TGTCCATAGCAACTTCAGCATCTCCAATAGCTTTGATCCATTCAATTCATCAGGAACAGTGTTGATGGTTGATGGAACACAATCAACTGGTGGAACGACTGTTGGTGGAGACGTTGATACAACCTCTAGATGGGCTTCTAATGTCCATAGCAACTTCAGCATCTCCAATAGCTTTGATCCATTCAATTCATCAGGAACAGTGTTGATGGTTGATGGAACACAATCAACTGGTGGAACGACTGTTGGTGGAGACGTTGATACAACCTCTAGATGGGCTTCTAATGTCCATAGCAACTTCAGCATCTCCAATAGCTTTGATCCATTCAATTCATCAGGAACAGTGTTGATGGTTGATGGAACACAATCAACTGGTGAAACGACTATTGGTGGATCAATAGATACAACCTCTAGATGGGCAGCATCACACGCAGGAAATAGTATCCATAGCAACTTCAACATCTCCAATAGCTTTGATCCATTCAATTCATCAGGAACAGTCTTGATGGTTGATGGAACTGAAGCAACTGCTGGAACTGGCGGAGGATCTGTATCTCTGGTATGGGATAACGCTGTTGCGAATGCGACTAACTTAGCAACTTTACATTCAGCTGAAGCGGCACAAGCCAGTGAAAATTATATAGTTTTGGCAGATGGAACAAAGAATCCTAATATTAAGGCATTTGACAGATCCACTCTTGCGGAATTGTGGTCTTATGATGATGATAGTTTTTCTGACGGACTCTCTTCACCACATCACCTTGCAGTCACAGATAATTATGTTGCATTCGTAAACATAAGAGGAAACAGTAATCAGGGAGAAGTTCAAATATTAGATATAAACACTGGTTCTAAAGTTGCAACATTAAATTCTGGAGCTGCCGGTGGTCATATGATGGGAATAATAACTCTTCCCAATGGAAAACTAGTCACATATGGCAGATTCGCTCCGACTTATCTGCAGCAGTATGATATGACAGATCCATCGAATCCAGTACAAGAGTGGCAGATATCAACTGCTCCAACTCAATATCAATACGCAGGATTTGCAAGTGAATACGGAGAAGTTGCAGGAACCAATTCATTAATTGCAGTAAACGCAAATGGTGATCCTTGGGACGGCGGTTCTACCGTAGATAATAACAATCCGGCGAAACGATCTAATGGTAGAGTATATCTCGTAGACACATCTGATGGAAGTGTTCGTAGCAGTGTAGGAGATCCTAATTACCCAGACGCAAGCGGAACAAACTCATTCAGAAGAGTTGCCGGTATTACTTCAACAAATAAGTTGTATGTAGGTGCGCCGAACACAGATGGAGATCAGGGTTATGAGAAGTATGAAGGAAGAATTCATGTATTTGATGTATCAGATCCAGACAATCCTTCACTAATAAAATCTCTTGCACCAGCTGATTTCGGTTATGGAGATCCTACCGGATCAAATTCGTGGAGTAGAAATTTTGGAACGGCAAACACTAGACTAGTCGGAGATTATTTATTTACAAATGTTGGTACGGGGTCTGGAACGGAAGACACTCTTATAATCGATACTTCAGACGATAGTCTTGTTGCTACGTTAGATACATCAAGTCTGGGTCAGTATACCACCTGGCCAAGAGATGCCGGTAACGCTGTGATACTAAGAATCGGGCCTCCGTGGACAAATAACTTCTTGTTACCAGCAGAAGAGGTCGCGGGCCCTGCCATAATTGGTGGATCTCTAGACACAACCTCTAGATGGGCTTCTAATGTCCATAGCAACTTCAGCATCTCCAATAGCTTTGATCCATTCAATTCATCAGGAACCGTCTTGGTGGTTGCCCCCGTCGATAAGATCGTTGTTGGCGCTTATTATGCAGATGCCAATGGCCAGACAAGCGCAGGAGCCGTTTATGTTTATGACACAGATGGAACTAATGAAGTAAAAATTGCCGCAAGTGACGCTGGGGCCTACGACCAGTTTGGTTACTCAGTTGCAGTTAGTGACGGTAAGATTGTTGTCGGTGCAAAAGAAAACGCTGACAATGGAAGCGCCTCTGGATCTGTTTATGTTTATGACGCAGATGGAACTAATGAAGTTAAAATCAATGCAAGTGATGGTGCGAGTGGCGATAACTTTGGTCACTCAGTTGCAGTTGGAGACAACAAGATTGTTGTTGGAAGTATTTGGGAGGATACCAAAGGACAAGAGTCCGGATCGGCTTATGTTTACGATCTAGATGGTTCTAATGAATTTAAGATAACCGCAAGCGACGGCGACTGGACTGATTACTTTGGCCAATCAGTCGCAGTTGGAAACAACAAGATCGTTGTTGGCGCATATGGAGATGATGATAACGGAAACGGCTCTGGATCAGTTTATGTCTTTGATCTAGATGGTTCTAATGAATTTAAGATAACTTCGGCCGATGTGACCGATTGGGAATATTTTGGATATAGGGTTGCAGTTGGCGAAAATAAGATCGTTGTTGGTTCATACCGCAATGATAATGAATCTGGATCAGTTCATGTTTATAACCTAGATGGTTCCAATGAAGTCCACATCAAGGCAAGTGATTCCGCAAACGGAGATTATTTTGGAGACGCAATTGCAGTCGGCGAAGGCAAAATTGTTGTGGGAGCACGCAACGAAGATGAGAATGGAACTAACGCCGGTGCTGTTTATATCTACGATCTAAATGGAAATAATGAAGTTAAACTCATGGCCAATAGCGGTACGGATTATCAGTACTTTGGTAGTTCCGTGGGAGTTGCAGACGGCAAGATTGTAGTCGGCGCGTTTGGTGACAGTAGCATAGATAACCAATCAGGGGCAATTTATATTTATGATCTTGATGGAACTAATGAAATCAAGATTACTGCAAGCGATGGTGGATTTAGCCATAAGTTTGGATCCGCAGTTGCATTTGGAGGATCATAATCATTACGGGATATGTAAAGAAAAAAATTATAAATAGTAACATTAAAAACTAAGTTCATTTAATTCAAAGGGAGAATAAAAAATGGCAGATATAGCAGTATCGATCCCCCATGGCGGCGGGTCAATCAAGGAAAGTAGTAATATAAGAAGCAATAATGCAAAAAGTGCTTTTACCTATTGTTGGTTGGGAGGTACGGCAACGACCGGGCCAGATAATAACCTCTTTATATCAGTAAGATTACAACAGAACCCAAATTTTGCGGTAATCGATCTGTACACTTATAATTTGCGAGATTATAGCACACACGGCAAAGTCACAAAGCGTTCTAGAATCTACGGTCTGGGTGGACAAGCTTTCAGTAACAATACTAGCGATTTTAAAGATAGAATGATTAATATCGAAAGAATTAACAGTACGACTGCATTATTAAAAATTCCATATACAGAAGATGAATCTACCTACTATGTAATAGAGGTGGATGAATCTACATATGATTGTGGTGTTTATGTATTTGAAGAAACTGCGGGTGGGTTGTATCAGACTACCAACAGCGATCCGGGCAACGCGGCAGCATCGTGTCATTTATTCATGCAAAGAGTTGAAGATAATGTAGTAATTACTCACGATCAGGATGGGAATACTCGAGGATACTTAAATCAGAGAGTATGGAATTCGTCAGCAAAGACACTGACTAAAACAAGAGTTGCTTCTAGTGACGGGGGCAGCTCGTACTTAGATATAGACAATTTTAGTAGCGCCTATGGCGCACAATATCTACCGACATACGGCGTAAACTCCGGTGGTGGAACTGCCATAAATCCGGCGACTTGGAGTACTGCTGCCTCTTCGAGCTCCCCTTATATCAGTGCAGTAGAAGGAAGAGATGGCAAGTGGCACTTCAGATTCACTCAAAATGGATCTACTAGTTGGTCGAGTCTGCGTTATCCAAGTTACTACTGTTTTACATATATTCCATCTTCTACGGGAGGCGATCTTGCGACTAGTGGTTTCTCGCAATCTTGGGGACTAACTGGTGGGTTCACGCCGGCCAGCAACAACAGCGGTTACGGCAATCTGGCCAATAACAACGGTTCTTTTGGAGTTTTTCTTCCTATAAATGTTGTGCCGAGTGCAGTCTCTAACGCGAGCACAAACTATCCACAGTTTTACATGAAGTCGTGGGCAGAAATAGGTGGTTATAGTATGATTGTCCACGAAGACGGAACTGCAAACACAGAAATGAATTATGAAAATAGTGTCAGCGGAAACTCCACCTGGCGGGGCAAACAGGCGGTCTGGTTGGATTCTAATCATTTCTTTGTTCATACGAATACTAATATTAATAGTTACTGGACGGGCAATTCGCAGTACCAAAAGTATTTTGTCAATCAGTATATCGACGAAACTTATACAGACAATCAATCAAATGGAAACATCGCATCGAGTTACGCATGGCAAACTATGGCCAGCAACGCGGGATCTCAGTGGACAAAAATTGATGATTATACTTTGACCTGTCAAGGATTTAATTATATTCATAATATCTGGGCTCCAGAGTAACCAAAACTTTCTGAAATATCATGTGAATCAGAGTCCGGATGCAAATCCGGACTCTTATGATACTTACAATAGGAATCAAGAATGTCAGATACAAATTTAGACCCCTCAATCTCAGCACTCTCAACAAGAGCAACTGAAGTTGCTGCATCAGCAAGTGCAAGAGAACTTCTTAATCTTTCTAGAATTGCTCCTAGTTTGGAACAATCAGAGAATGCTGGGTTAGAAGTTGCAATTAACTCAAGAGCAGCTGGTCTCGCTCCATCTGCAACTGCGACTGAACTAAAGAGTATCGGTAAAGCAATCGGTAATGTTCTGGAACCAGACACATTTGTTGCTGGTGCATTCATTCCTGCTCAGTTAGATCAGAGTGGTAAATTCTTAGGAACTAGTGGTACTTCTAAAAACTGGAGCGGTGTATCCGTATCCGGACTATCAGAAGTCAATATTAGTTCTATCGCAAATGACGAAACATTAGTATATAACCATGTCTCTAGTCAATTCGAAAACTCATCTCAAGTATTCAATATTCCGCAATACGCTCAAACTGCAGATCTCCCTGCCAGTGCAACTTCTGGTGCTACTGCGTTTGATGCGTCTACTGCAGAACTTAAATACTGGGACGGATCAGAATGGAAAGTCGCAGCAGTTGTTGCTGCCGGCGGAGCTCCTACATCGTCAATAGATTTTGGTGGGACATCATATATCTATACGTCCGATTATTCTGGTATACAATTCAATACAGGAGATTTTACCGCAGAATGTTGGGTTAAACTAAATTCACTTCCATCTGGAGGATCTCCAATATCAGGAATTTTTGGAAAAAGAACCAGCGCGGGCGGATATTGGAGAGTAGCCGTTCATACAGACGGTACTATTTCATACCAAACAGATGAAAATGGATCTTCCGCAAAAATATCTTCTGCTGCAGTTTCTTTAAATTCTTGGCATCATGTTGCGATATCAAGATCATCAGGGACAGTTACCATATACTTGGACGGCGTTGCACAAGATTCTCGCGCAGACACCGACAACCTAGACTATGCGGGGCAAGGGATTTCGATAGGTGCTCTTGAGGGAACTTTCATATTAGATGGTTATATTTCGGATGTAAGACTTATCAAAGGTACATCAGTATACACACAAAACTTCTCTGTACCAACTGCAGCACTGGCAGATGTCGCAGGAACATCACTACTAATATCTAGCAGTAACACCACAGATATCGTTGATGCGTCTTCGTTTAATCAAACTATATACTGGGGAGGCCCTGGCGTTAATGCCTCTCTCGTTACAGACAGTCCATATCCAGCACCCTCTGGAGGTGGTTCTGGTTCTGTCGTATTTTCTCCAGCATATCAATCAGAAGATACATACTCTGCAGGAACACACACATTCAATGTTAGCGGAGAGTATATCATCACACCATCAGCAGATGTTACTGCCACAGTTAAGATGTGGGGTGCCGGTGGTGGGGGTGGATATCGCCATGATGGTAGTAATTTAGGAGTAAGTCCTCAATACGGCGGCCCAGGCGGGTATTCCGAAATGTCTTTGACGTTAACTTCTGGTCAAGAATATGTTATTCAAATCGGGGAAGGTGGCCGTGGTTACAATAATGACGATAACGTAGATCAGGGCGCAACCTGGCAGGCAGGTGGAGGCGGGGATGAGTTCGCCGCTCCAAATCAGGGGGCATCTGAAGGTGGAGGATATACTGGACTATTCTTAGGAAACGGTGGTGGCGACACTGCAGTAACTCAAGGACAAGCAATTCTTATCGCCGGTGGCGGTGGTTCTGGCGGAGACCCTGTATATGGTAGTCATGGCGGAGCCGGTGGTGGTGATATCGGTCAAGACTCAGTTACTGGAAACTTTAACGGAGGTCATGATATGCAGGGTGCCACGGGCGGAGATCAATCTTCTGCCGGTTCTAGTTCTCCATATAATGGTAATAATACTAGCCATGCAGGGCCATTACGAGGTGGGTTATCTCAATCCGGCAACCAGACGGCCGATTGGGCTATAACGACCGGGCTTGGAGGCGGAGGTGGTGGATACTTCGGTGGCGGTGGCGGTAACGTCGGCGGTGGCGGAGGTGGTTCCGGTTATGTAAATGATACATACGGAACTGGGATTACTACTTCTATATCAGCCGGACTTGGGTTGAACCATAACGGTCTTCCCCCATATGACGATGATTCGGATTATCCTACAGATGCCGGTAAGGGCGGATATGGTCTAGGAACTTCATATAGACCTGCAGGGGCTACAAATTCTACTTCCGCAGATGATGGCTATAACGGATATGATGGTGCAGTGGTAATTATAATTTCTTAATGAAAAGAATATGGGGGGTCTAAGACCCCCCTTTCTTTATGTATTGATAAATCTCTTTCCAGTTTCTGACTTGACGCACAGACCCATCAACAGTTCCTTCGTTGAATCGATGTTTCATCAGGATAGACTCAAGACCCATCTCACTACCCAGTAGGGCGTTCTCTCCCTTGTCTTCAACCCAGAGACACCCACTATTGCGGTATGGTTCTAGTGCTTCGTTCTTGTCTGCACCAGTCTCCAAACAAACAAGTTTCTCGCAGAATGTTTCTCCGTATAACTTCTTAAGGTTTTCTTCTCTAGCCTTTATTGCGTATGGGTTAGAACTCAAACTGGTAATCACATGGAAGACATAACCCAATTCTTCATGTATCTTACGAATATACTTTATAGAGTCTCTCAGTGGAGTTAGGTGAGCTATATTGACGCTCTCATTGAATTCTTTTACAAGTTTCCTACCTTCCCCTTTACTTAATGCATATCGCTGACCGATATTATACTTGGTGTGGTAGTTTTCGGTTGTCTTGTAACCCCTTTCTTTCATCCACGCAGAAAAAGAGTGCCCCCAATCCAGAAGCACTCCGTCACAGTCTGTAAGAATTACTTTATGTTTCACACTTCCTCAATAAGACAGTATTCGGTATGAATTCCATCTACGATTGCTTCCCAAACTTCAGCACCAAAAAACTCAGAGGCCTCCGTAGAAGTCTCAAAGACTTTCTCTACACCAGAGGTTGATATCTGAACAACGATTTTATCCGCCACTATGAATCTCCAAAACACGATAAAGACCAGTCACAATTAATATGGCAGAGAATCCTGCCCAAAGGATACTTTCTTGGAGAGTTAGAGTATCAACCTCCAACCCCCCAGCAGCACCAAGAACTAACAAAAGACCCAAAATAACTCGTATCATTAGTTAGCTCCTGTCCAAGTTGCTCCGCCAAAGTTTCCTTCAAGGATGTTACCCCTTGAGAAGTTGCGAGCAGGAGCATTCCAACTTGCAGCCTTCAGAATGTCACCCTTCTTGAACTTTGCGTCCTTTTCGGTGTTGACGATGAAAGAGTGGACAGAATTTCCGGTGATGACTTTGATATATTTCTGACCTTCCTTGGTCGCAAGGCCGGCGACGAACTCTCGCGCCATCTTACCAGAAACCGCATCTTCACTTCGTCCCGCAGCACCGATCCAACTTGTATAGTCTTCGCCGATGTGGTGGACATATTCTGATAGTTCTTCTCTCATTTGGTATTTCCTCATCAATTTATGGTTATATTATACTAAAAATCCGCAACCCTGTCAAGGGTTTTTATGAATTAATTGGCATTAAAGTGGTAATTTGTGAAGAAAACTCTTCATTTTTTGCAATTTTCGCAAGTCGTTCTTCGCGATATCCCAATGCACCTTCTCCCAAGAAAAGATCCCCCTTTGGGCCACGAAACAGAGTCGCAAGAGATGATTCTGTGTCCTTCTTTCTCTGCAGAGCGGAAAACTCTGCCTGTTCAAAGGTAATTTTACCATATGAAACGAAGTCTAGAAGCATATCCGAAAAAGGAACCTCACCATTTGATCTCCAAACAGTGAGACCCTCGACTTGAACAGTCTGTTCGAATTTCTCTGGGATAGAAGTTTCCTTTTCTCCAGTAAATGTTCCCATCGGTCTTCGTACAACCCTTTCACCGGCTATCTCGACTACGTTGGTCTCAAAAGTTTGTACAGACATAAATTCTCTCTCAATTGTTTATGTGTATATTATAGACTAATATTAATCAATAATCAAGAACTTTTTTGTATCAAATTGTATCAAAATGTTACAAAGTGTTTCAGAATTGTGGCCCGTCTGACAGGAGTCGAACCTGTAACCTACGGCTTAGAAGGCCGTTGCTCTATCCTATTGAGCTACAGACGGATATTTGGCTCCGCGAGTAGGGCTCGAACCTACGACCCAGTGATTAACAGTCACTTGCTCTACCTACTGAGCTATCGCGGAATGGTTCTATACGTCTACTTCGTAAACTGCACTAAGGATATATTTGAGACTTTCCACGAAGAGACTGCCTCGGATGATATGAGGATCTCTTCCCCATCTTTTACGATAAACATCGATGTAAATCTTTTTATAGATTTCGAATTCTTCTTCTCTAGTCATTCACTTGTTCCAATGATTTAACAGAATTGATTCTAAACGACTTCCAAGACTCAGACTCTAAATCCCATACGGAAAGAGTTTCTGTGTTTTTTTGTCGTTTTGCTTCTACCCGACTGACATTAAATTCTGCCTTGGGCATAAACTTTTGAGATAGAGTACAGAGAAGTTTTCTCTGATCTCCATTGACTTTGGTAAAATCTATCAAGAACTTGCCCCTCTTGAGAGACATTTCAATTTCTTGTCTCGTTAACGACTTCAAGTTAGTTCTAGTTGCCACCACTGCTCCTCTAGATAATGTCATTATTCGTCTCCCTTTTCGGTCTCTACAGCCTTCTTAGAAGGTTGTTGCTTCTTGAAAGGACTACCCCAATACTCTCTGGCATTCACTTTGATGTACCGAGCATTGGTTACGTTTTTGTCCGGATTGGGAACTGTAAGAACAACATTCTTACCTTTCTTCCATGCGTTGAGTTGGTTCATCGCACGTTGCATTGGACGATTAGGATCGCCTGCCCAACGACTCCTAGATGGGCCCGCAGATACCTTTGGGCCAGATGAGATATTTGCGGTCTTAGATCCGCCCTTTCCTTTTGCCATAATTTAAACTAAACTCCTATCATAAGTTGTTGATGTTACTGTTGCTTTGAGGTCATACATACGACTCTTAGCAACGAATGTTGGCCATCGGAAGAAGTCATTTTCTTCATTTGACCAGAACCAACCGGCATAGTATGGATCATTATTCCACTTTTCCGTATCTTCTGGACGCATATATTCTTCAAAATCTTGCATTATGAAGCTCCTGCTAATTCTTTTGCATAAGTTCTTGCTTCGTTTTCTCTGAGAAAGAACTTTGCGGTTACTTCTGGCCCATTTTCTCTAGACCACTCAGAAGCAAAGTCAATAAGTTTGACTTCATATCCCCAAGTCTTTCTAAAGTTGATTATAGGCCGCAATTTGACCACTAGATTTTTAGAAAAGTTTTTATAACTTTCTATTTTGTGGTGACGATTATTTTTGTGAAAATCTTTCTTGTTTTTCATCAATTATCCCATTATATTTTACATGAACAAAGTCATCGATTAAAGCATTAGTTTGATTGAAACATGACATAATAAAAACGAAAACAAGAACTAAAAATGAACCTTTCACGAATTTACTCATCATATTCATCAGACTATTACTCCCCTACTGCTTCCGGTAGAAGGTCTGGATGAACTTCTCTAACTAATCTCTCAGTCAGACCGGAAACCTTTATCTTGCGAGTGATAATCTTACAGAGGATTTCTGCCTCTTTGGGATTAAGACTCTCAAGAATCTGAATAAGAATGATTTTCATTCTTTCTTCGGATACGTTGCTGTCCGTGTAGAACAGTCTAAGATCTTTCATTGCTTTCTCTAGATAACTGTCTTCCAGTCCTAGAGGTGCCTTGGATGGGCGATATTCTGGAATTTTTTTGATAGCGAACTTGATGTTCCTATCGAACATATGTTGTAAAACACTCAAGAATCCAGTCCTTTTATGGCCGGATAGAATATCTTTCTTTTGATTAATAGATCGTGTGGACTCTATTTCCTCAAAGATTTCAGATACTAACTTCATAATTTGCCTCTTTAAACTCAGATAATTCATCCATAAGAAGAATCATCTTGTTTTTAATAAAATAATCAAAAACTTTCTTCATGTCACCAGTCGGAAGTTTCTGATACTCTTGGAGAATTTGATTCTCTATTTCTTCGGGAACGAATGTTAGATCGACCAGTTGCTGATTTCTTTTGTAATTCTTCAACATATTCGAATCACAGAAATCCTCTGGATCTCTGTCTATGTCCAACCAATCTACCATCTTATTTTTGGATAGGGCCTTCTGTCTCTTACCTGACACAAATACATCATCTGGAGACAAAAAATTGGGAATACCATCACCTCTATCGCCCCTAATAATATGTTCTCTGATATATTTATAAGGATCGGAAGTTGAGATAAATTTCTTCAAAATAGGACTGTATTGTGCAACTCCTTCGTATCGTTGAAGTTGCTTGAAGTCTTTGTCACTAGAGATGATCAGTATCTTTTCTCTTGAAGAAAAGTGTCTTGTGAGAACACCGATTATATCATCTGCCTCTGCGTGTTCGACTTCAAGTATCTTGTAAGGAAAAACTTCTCGTAGATCTCTCTTTACATCAGTAATAGTATTAAAGATAAGATTCCAATCATAATCAGAATCTTCACGCATTTTCCTACGAGAAGCTTTATAATACGGATAAATCTCCTTACGCCAAAAATTTTTATTATCACAACAGAGGATAATATTTCCATAGTCTCCAGAGAACCTCTTTTTAACACTTAGAATGCTGTTGAGAATCATGTGTCGAATTAAATTTTCATCGACAGTTTCTTGGTAGGAGTTTATCTGCGTCATCAAGTTAGATATTACAACTTGATTCAAATCAACCAAAATCATTTAGAAATCCATTTTTATATTGTAGAACAGTATACCGAGATATTCGGAGTTTGTCAAGAAGCTTTTCCTATGACATCTCCAATCGATACCCTATTGAACTTTGTCTCATTTCTGTTTGTGTATTGATTAAAATCATGAGACTTGACAGTTCCTTTGAAATGAAAACAAATATCAACATCTAATTGATCATTGTTATCAGCAAAGAATGATCCGTACCTTCCGGTCTGGGTCACAACGCTATAGACTGTGCTTGCTCCATAGTGAGTATTGACATCTTTCTTTTCGATGATCTTTGCGAACCAAAGAGCCCTTTCACCAATCTTTCCAATAAATTCACTCATACTTAAACCACTCCGGTACTTTTCTGTTAGTCCATTTCATATTGAATCTTTTCTGTTTTGTCATGTAAAATTTTTGATATGACTTAACAGGATCTTCTGGGAACATACACTCTGGATTTGACTGCATTGCCAGTTTAAAATCGGTCATTCTGGTGCGTGGGATGTTGTCTGGCATCCTTTCCAGTTCTTCTCGTAGTTTCGTATCAGTTGCGTGAACCTTACCGTAGCGGTGCGTATATTCGTCACAGAGCGCAGAAAAATGTTTCCAGTGCCACCTGTAATTGATGAAAGATTCACCAGTCCATACAGTGCATGGATGTTTATGATGAACAGCCTTGTATAGAGTTAGTTCTCTATTGTCCGGCAACATATAATACTTTACTTGTGTTTTTCCGGATACAGATGGTTTCAACATTTCAACTCCATCCAGTATACGATGGACTGTTGAGAGCATCTGAGCTGATTCAACAACCATCTTCGGAATGTGTTTATCACACTGTTGTTGTGCTGCCTCAACCGGATCGCGACTTAATACAAATACATTCATTTCCCCATCCTTGATATTTCTTCTGCGTATTTTGCACTTGTAACTGGGACTGCGTTAGACTTATGCATAGTGGCGATACCTACAATAGAATCGCCTGTATATTTTTGTTTTTCTATCATACCACAAGTAGTCGAACTTGTCAACTCTCTAGAAGGATAAACAGTTTCTTGTCTAAGGACATTAGGTTTAGTCTTGAGCGGACGAAATTCTTGTTGGTATTTTTTAGTAGATTTGCGAGACGTTTTCCGTTTTCTACCTGATGGATCGTGTCTCATGCTGCCGTAAATTATCTGCATAAATTTACTCAATTAAAAGATAAGACCATTCTATAGAATAATCTAGTCTTTGTCAAGTAAATTTATACCATATTTGCAAATATAATAGGAATCTATGATATCCGATATTGGATTTCCTATTTTTGTAGATTTAGATTCTAGATACTGCTTCAGATCAACATCTGTAGAAGAAATAAAACTCTCATACATCAGTTCTTTATTCGCATTTCCTTTACCAGAAGCGAACTTTTTAATCTCCGCTGGTGATACTAGATGATAATCTATCTCCGAATTCCATAGTTTCCACTTCAGAAGGCCACAGTTTTCTGCGATATGAAATACCTTTCCTGTAGAGTTATAACTATAATCTTCTATATAAACAGATTCTATCTCGTTTGTCAATACAATATCTATCGCCCAATCGGATATAAAATCATATCTCTCTTCGGGATACTCATAAGTAAATATTGTCGATTGACCGTCTATGTTCTTGAAAGAATACTCTGAATATTTTTTAGTAGGTGACAGGAAGTACACACCACAAGACTCAAATGAAAAATCTTCTGGTTCTCCTGTGTATACACATACAGATGGTGATGTTAAACTGTAATCAATTCCGCCTAATCTGACCATAACCTATTAGTTTCATTATATAAATCTCTACCCTCATCTTCATCTTCATCTTCATCATCTTCTAAAGAGTAACTGCCCGAAATTTGTTCTCCACAATTCGGGCAATAATTCACACTATCATCTATATTTCTTAAAAATATTTCAAAGTAACAAGAACAATAACGACACTCTAGAATCTCTAATGCGTTATCTCTTGACATCTACATTCCTATTTATGCGTAGGCATCATCCCAACTTCCAACCAGCCCTGCAACTTCGTATTCCGTAACCCTATTTTCGAAGAAGTTGGTGTGATCTGCGCCATTTAGAATCCATTCCAACCAAGGAAGAGGATTCGTTTTTACCTTAAACACAGGTTTTAGTCCCAATTGAAGTAATCTTCTATCAGTTATATATCTAATATAAACTTTCACCTCATTTGAAGACAGTCCATCAATATCTCCTAGACTGTAAGCCAAGTCAATAAACTTATCTTCTAACTTAACTGCAGTCTTGGACATTTCATAAATTTCTTTCTTAAAGGAATCATCTACAATTCTTGGATGTTCTGAACAGTATGATCTGAATAGATTTGCGTTTCCCTCAACGTGCATAGATTCGTCTCTGATAGACCACTCTACGACCTTACCCATTCCTTTCATCTTTCCATATCTCTGGAAGTTGAGCAACATTACGAATGAGGCAAACAGTGCGACACCTTCGTTGAATACAGATTTTGCGAAGGCGAGCCCCAAACCTCTTACAGTAGAAGGATCGGAGTCTGTCATGAACTCTACCTTGTCGGTCATTTCCTGATACTCCAAGAATGCGTGATACTCACTATCAGGCAATCCAAGAGTCTCGTTTAACAGTGCGTAGGCCCTTTGATGGATACCTTCTCTCGCAGCGAATGACCCCAACATATTACGAACTTCATTATTCTTAATTCTGGGAATGAATTGATCGTAATAGTTCTTACCAACTTCCACATCTGATTGAGTAAACAATCTAAGGATGTTTGTTATGTATTCCTTTTCTGTTTCTGACACCCTACCAGTCTTCCAATCCATCACATCTTCGGATAGGTCAACTTCATCTTCGATCCAGTGAACTTTTTCATGTTTCGTAGTCAGTTCTACTGCCCAAGGATAAAAGAATGGTTTATATGTCTGAGATACTTTTGTCAATCCACCAGATACTTTCTTCAGTATCTTATCTGCACTAACCATCAAATCATCATACCCACCGATATGTTTGTCATCGACAAATATCTGAGGCATAGAGTTAACTCTTCTAGGGAACGAACCTGTCCCTAGAACTTCTTTTGAACCATTTATTCTTTGATAAAATGATAGACGCTGTTCTTCATCATCAAGAACAACCTCTGTATATTTAATATCAAAATCTTCAAACCAATCTTTTGCCTTTACGCAAAAGGGACAACCCGATTTTGAATAGATAGATACATCCATATTTTTCTCCTAACCTTGACAGGCTTCACATTCTTCCTGACTTTCATCGGTTGGAGTTTCGTAATCCTTCAATGCAATTCTAGTAACCTTTTGTGCAACATTCTCTGCTCTACTTGAACTCTCAGTTCTCAAGTAGTAAAGTCCTTTACATCCACTTTCCCAAGCTCTATAATGGACTTTATGTATATACGATTTATCTGCAGATGGCGGAAAGAATATATTCAACGACTGTCCCTGACAGAGATAATTCTGTCGGTCTGCTGCTTGTTCTATCAATGCCATCTGATCAATTTCTATCGCAGTCTTAAATACCTCTTTAAGATGATCACTTAAGAATGCTAGGTGTTGTACAGAACCACCATTAGTGATTATCGAACTCCATACTTCGTCAGTACTTTTATCGATTTTTTCCAATTCTTCCTCTAAGTATCTGTTCCTAACCAAATGTGAACCAACTCTGGTTCTATGGGTATAGGCGTTTGCCTTCAGAGGTTCAATTGAGGGAGAAGTATTCACAATAATTGAACTATTCGCATTGGGCGCAATAGCCAATAAATGTGAGTTACGAAGTCCAGAACCTTCCATGTCCGGACACTCCCCTCTTTCTTCAGCGAGTAACTTAGATTCTTCTGAAGCCTGATCTTTAATGAACTTAAATATCTCATTGTTCATTTCTCTTGCTTCTTCCGAATCGAAAGAGACTCTATTTTTATGGAAATAGGAATGCAATCCCATTGCACCCAATCCCAGAGACCTCTCCATCTGTGCGGAGTATTTTGCCTTTGATATCTCATCTCCGGCATGGTCTATAAAATATTGTAATACATTATCCAAGAATCTAATCAAATCTCTGACAATATTAGATTCTTTCCATTCGTCATATTTCTCGATATTTAGTGATGACAAACAACAAACAGCGGTTCTATCTTCGCTTGTAGGTAAATGAATCTCGTTACATAAGTTAGACCCATGTATCTTTAATCCTTTCTTCTTCATCTCTTTTGGGAGTGATCGATTTGCGGTATCGATGAAGTTTAAATATGGTTCTCCGGTTCTATATCGGGTTTCCAGAATAGTCTCCCATAACTTTCTAGCCCGTATTGTATCCTTTGCAGTCTTTTCATTTGGGTCAATTAAATCCCAGTCTAAATTTTCTTTGACTGCTTCCATGAACTTGTCGGTTATATTGACTGCGTGATGTAGATTAAGATTCTTTCTGTTCACATCACCAGTTGGAGTACGCATTCCTACGAACTCTAAGATGTCTGGATGGTCTATATCAAGGTATGCTGCATAAGACCCCTTCCTAGTTTTGCCCTGTCTGTACGCTGTCATATCCGCATCTACGGTGTGCATAAAGGGAATAGGGCCGGGTGCTTTATCAGAGACTGAACGGACAGTGCTCCAGTGACCACCAACACCACCACCCTTCACTGACAACCATCTCAATTCAGATGAGTGCGAAATAAGACCTTCTAGTGTGTCTGGAACATATGAGAGAAAACAAGAAATCGGCAGGGACTTTGGTTGTTTTCCTTGTTTCGGTGCGTTAGATAATACTGGTGAAGAGAACATAAACCAACCCTTCGACGCACCTTCATATATTCTCTGGGCGAGTTTTTTATCTCCGTAAGAGTACGATACTGCGGCTCTTGCGAATGAATCTTGGGGGGAATTTTCACCTTCAATGCAATAATAATCTTTCAATAATTTGTAGGACTGTTCTGATAACTTCTCATCTCTCTCATATTCTAATCTCAACTTCATCCGTACTCACCTTAACACTTTTTCCATGCGGAAATTTTTAATTTCGCTTCTAATCCATTTGATGTGTTTTTACTTATAATGTCTTGTAATTCTAAAACACTCATTCCTGACAGTATCACATCATTTATATCTTTTTCTTTTATTTTATTTGGCCAGACAAAAATACTAAATCCCGTCTGGATTACATTCAACATTCTCTTGACAATTTGGGGGTTTCTGGGTTCATTATCGAACACAAAAACAACGTCACTGAACTTGTCAAAGTACTTCAAACCAACATCACTACCCGCCATTGCGATTGCATTATCAAGAAACAAAGAATCGATTGGGCCCTCTGTCACATATACAGTTTTACTCTTATCTACTCTCTCCAATCCATAGATCTTTTCTGCGTCTTCATCTATCTTGATAGTAATATATCGCATACCAGAAGAGTCTAATGCTCTACCCTGTAATGCGACAAGTTTCTTGTTTTCGTTGAAGAAGGGAATTACAATCCGTTTTTCATTATCTACAAGTCTGTCATACAATCTAGAATTGTCACCAAACTTAGAAAGTAATGTATTGACTGTTGACTTAAAGTCTTCAGTATAATATAATACATCCAAGTTAGGAATTTTTCTGTTTACCAAATATCGTTTGGCTGGGTGTGAATCATCCAACTTTTTAATTGGAGTCATACCCTGTAATTTGTCTTTGAACTTTGCCTTGAAGTCTATATTGAACTCGGTCTGTTCTTCTTTAACAAGTACTGAATTATCCCTAAAATCGTAATAGAACTTTAGAGGTTTATGTTCTTCCTTCTTTTGTTCTTTCTTTGGATTATTATCTTTCCACTTCTCAAGTCTATATTGTTTATGAATTTCTCCATCAACTATACTTAAGAACTTACCAAGAGACATGGACGCACCACAATTATGACACATATAGAAGAACTTACTCTTCTTCTCAAAGAAGAACCCTCTGGCTTTATAAGAGTGTTTTTGAGAATCACCACATAGAGGGCACCTACAATTGTATAGGTTATCTCGTTTCTTTGCAAATCTTTCTAGTTTACTACCAACTAGATTTATGTAGGTATGATCAATATATAACATAAGGGTGTACGAATTTTAGAAACCATTCTACACTCTTATTTGTGTCTTGTCAATCTTTACTTTCCTTCAATTCTTTTAATTCTTCTCTAAATTCGTCTCTGGTGATGTAACTTGCCATCTCTTTATTGATCTCTTGAATATCCTTTTCAATATCAACCAACCTTCTACCCTGAGAATCGAGTGAACCTCTCAGTGATACGGACTCAGATAAAACTTGAGCGAGTCCTACTTTTACATCTACCAATCCAGTGCCAACCCATGTCAAAAAACCAACAATCAAAACCATTGCGACTGTTTGTATTCTTTGTTCCATAGAATGTATCCTATCTGTGTTCTGTTTAACAGAATCTTGAAAGTCTTCTACACTGTCCACGCCGTCTTGTGCTGACATAATTGTTCCTATTATTTATCTTCAGACTCTTCAGATTCATCTTCCGATTCGTAATACTCTCGGTATTGAGCAAGAATGAAACTTTGCTCTTCCATATATTTTAAGATCTCAGCCATATTTATAGATATGGCCTCATACGAATCTTTGTCTAATGCAAATATCGCTAAACTTTTTCCGTCCCTCTTCAATTCTTCTATTCTGGACTCATATGTTTCCGGAGTTATGATCATCCACTTTATACCCAACCAATCAATTGGTTCCGGATTTTTCAATTTAAGAGGAAGTTTTTTAATTAAAACCTCTTTAGTAATTATTTTTTCAACTGGTTCTGGTCTTAGTATTGAACAACCAGTAGAAACTGTCATCAAAAATACTAGTAATAATAAACTAAGAATCTTTATCTTCATCTACATTTCCTGTAATTCTATCAAGACGTTGTTTAACATCTCTATCTACTGCTCTATTTACTATTTTTTCTACCAAACCGGGCTTCTTACTCGCAAGATAACCCAAATCGTGTTCTCCAAGAGTTACTCTTAACTTGTCTACTTCTTTTTCTAAATTGTTCCTGACTGCCTGAACTTCGTCCGTGACTGTTCTCAGTACGTTAATATTTTCATTCAGTCTATTTATCTCTCCATCTTTGGAATTGATTGCGTCTTCCATCTGTGCAGCGTTGATTTTCATCTGTTCCAAAGATTCTTTCAATCCCTTGATATAGTACCACCCCCCAGCTCCCATAAGGAGAGGAATGAGTATCATAACTATCTTAAATGTACTGAAAAATGCCATTTCAAATCTCGTTGTGTCTTCTTAATATAGTCATAGTTCCATAAGAATCATCCATGAGTACCACACTCTTCTTTGGATTTCTTCTTATATAATCTCTAATATCTGATGCTTCTTCCGCAGAAATATAATTCTGCCATCTCGCATACTTCTTCTTTCCTTTGAGAAGTTTATTATAAGTATCATTTTTTATTCTAAAAACTCGCATTCCAGCAAAAGATGTCGGAGGCATTTTACCCAACCCTGCAAGATGACTTGCGTCTCCAATAGAATTAACTGGAGCATCTTCCATCAAAAGTTCTTGTGTTTTCTCTTCAAGTATATTAACATAGTCACACAAGAAACCTTCTATTTGTTCATATGTTTCGTCATCCATATCTTTGAGAGACTTGTTTCTTTCTTCTCTGAGAAGTGCAAATGCGGCCGCATAACTTGCAATACGACTCTTACCAAAAGGAAACTTTTCTAATACTCGTTTAAGATTAAATATCAATCTATGAAAGAGTGTGTACGAAGATTTTTCTTCGGAAGTTTTCAATTGATTAGATTTCTTTAACTGTTTTCCATTCGCATCTACAATACCGTGTTCAAATGCCTCCATGTCTTTCCAAGGAGTCGTTATAACTTTGATAAATTTGTATGCTAGAAATGCGTTAAAGACTGATGCCATTATAATTTCCTGAGTGTTTCTATTATATCATCATCTATGGGTATGTCAATACTATTTATATCAGACCCATTTACCCCATAAATGCGGTTTGGCATCTTGTTTATAAAGACTAGAAAACTCTTTAGTATATAATACTGAGAAGGGTCTATCTTTAAAAAGAGAATTCGCGAAGCCGCGCTATTCCCTAAAACATTATATAAAATAATTAGGTGATTGATAATCAATCTTTCTTTCAATATACGTTTTGTGTGGTATCTAAAAAAAAGTCTCTTGATATATTTTATCCGCTTCATATCATCCACAAACTCTTCGTATGTGTGACATTGCGGATTATCGTAAGACTTCATTTGATACATCAAGACGTTTTCTTCCGTCAAGTTGTCAAATTTTTGCATAAAATAATCTTAGTAGTTCAAATTACCAAGTATCAGTTGAGAATTCTACTCTCTTCCAAATATCGGCATTTCCATCAGTATAATTCGCAGTACATCTATATATATAATCATTATCCATCGCGACATCTCCAGAGGCATCTCCTGACGCTCCCTTAGATGTTGATGGTACAGAAACTAAAGCAAGATAACCAGCACCATTAGTCAACTCATTATTGTTAGTTGGTATGGTTGGCTGGTTTGTTAAGTTTGTATAGTCTCCATCAAACAATGTAGGTTTATTACTTAAACTATCATAATCCCCATCGAATAGAGAAGGTGTATTAGTCAATGAACCATAATCCCCATCGAATAGTGAAGGCGGATTAGTCAGAGAACTGTAGTCGCCATCAAATAATGTTGGTTTATTCTTAATAAAATCTACCGCAGTATCATCTGTCTGATCATAATCTGATTGAACTTGTGCTGATGGGATAGTAGGTTTTCCAGATAAATCCGCATATGCACCAGAAAATAGTGACGGTTGATTGCTCAAACTTCCATAATCGCCATCAAATAAAGATGGTTTATTAGTCAAAGAATCATAATCACCGTCAAACAAAGAAGGTTTGTTCTTGATAAAATCTACAGCACTACTATCTGTTTGATTATAGTCTGATTGTGTCTCTGTAGTTAAATATCCTACAGTACTATGGTCTCCCCAAGTATATGCAGTATTCCATTGTTGGATGTGGAATGTCGTAATTCCAGAGGAAGGATGGGCAGTAAATACTGGATCTGTCTCGGTATAAGAAGTTAAAAACGAACTCAAATCTGCTGGTGCAAATGTAAACGCACCAGTAGAACTATCATAATTAAGAGAACCAGAACCACTTGAAGATACGGTGTTGACATCCAAATCTCCAAGAGCTGCCTTAGTTCCTATTTGAGTTGAAATAGTTGTTGCAAAATTTGGATCATCTCCCAAAGCATCAGCAAGTTCATTAAGAGTATTTAATGCCTCTGGCGCAGAATTAACAACATTTGCAACTTGAGTAGAGACAAAAGACTCTGTTGCGTATGTTGATAGATCAGAAGAAGTCAAATAAGAACTCAAATCTGCAGGAGAGAATGTAAATACTCCATTTGCGTTATTATAGTTAAGAGAACCAGAACCACTTGCAGCGACACTGGAGACACTTACTCTGGTCAAATCAATAAAGTTTGTATCGTTAGAAAAACTACTTAATGCAGTAGGTGCATCTGTAAGCGATGAATATGCACCGTCAAATAAAGTAGGAGCTCCAGTCAAATCTCCATATGCACCAGAGAAGGCATCAGTTATTCCATAACCAGCAATAGTAGTTGGTTTTGCGGATACATTTGCGAATGAGATTCCTGTGATAAAACCCTGATCATTAACATAAATTTCTGTTGCATACCCTGTAAGATCTGCACCTTCGGGGATTACTGGTTGATTTGTAAGACTATTATAATCTCCATCAAATGCATCAGTAATTCCGTAGCCAGAGACAGTGGTTGGTTTAGATGTTAAATCTGCAAACGCAACTGTTGTTAAATAAGAACTTAGATCTGCAGGAGCAAATGTAAATACTCCAGCATTATTATAGTTAAGAGATCCGGCACCACTTTCAGCAACAGTAGAAACACTAAAGTCGCCCAATTCAGCCTTTGTACCAATCTGATTTGATACTGTTGTTGCAAAGTTTGGATCGTCTCCTAACGCGGCCGCCAATTCATTCAAAGTATCCAAAGTTTCTGGAGCAGAACTTACTACACCAGCAACCTGAGTATCAACATAAGTCTTTAATGCATAAGTTGATAAATCAGACGCAACTAGATAAGAACTCAAATCTGCAGGAGCAAATGTAAATACGCCACTAGAATTATTATAGTTAAGTGAACCGGAGCCACTTGCGGATACGCTGGTAACACTGACTCCAGATTGAGATTCGTCTAGAGTGATAAAGTTAGTATCATTAGAAAAAGAACTTAATGCAGTTGGGACAGTCGGTATAGTTGGTCTATTTGTTAAATTAGTATAATCTCCATCAAATGCATCTGTGATTCCATAACCAGATATAGTAGTTGGTTTAGAAGTTAAATCTGCAAATGCAACTGTTGTTAAATAGCCAGAGTCATTTGCAAATGTAGAAACATTAGTGGGAGCTCCAGATAAACTAGAATACGCACCATCAAATGCATCAGTGATTCCGTAACCAGAAACAGTTGTTGGTTTAGAAGTTAAGTCTGCAAATGCAACTGTTGTTAAATACCCTGAGTCATTTGCGAATGTAGAAACAGTAGTAGGGACACCAGATAAACTAGAATATGCACCATCAAAAGCATCAGTAATTCCATAACCATCGATAGTCGTTGGTTTTGATGTTAAGTCTTCGAAGGAAACTGTTGTTAAATAACCAGAGTCATTTGTAAATGTAGAAACATTAGTGGGAGCTCCGGATAAACTAGAATATGCACCATCAAAGGCATCGGTGATTCCGTAGCCCGAAACAGTGGTTGGTTTGGATGTTAAATCTGCAAATGCAACTGTTGTTAAATATCCAGAATCGTTTGTAAAATCAGAAATATTAGTAGGAACACCAGACAAACTAGAATATGCACCATCAAATAATGTTGGTTTACCAGTTACTTCTGCATAAGATATAGTAGTTAAATACCCTGAGTCATTTGTGAATGTAGAAATATTAGTAGGAACACCAGTCAAATCTCCATATGCTCCTGAGAACGCATCGGTAATTCCATAACCAGAGACAGTTGTCGGGGAAGAAGACAGATCATCAAAAGAAACTGTTGTTAAATATCCAGAATCGTTTGTAAATGTAGAAACATTAGTGGGAGCTCCAGATAAACTAGAATATGCGCCGTCAAACAAAGAAGGAACACCACTTAAATCTGCGTATGCACCGGATGTTGCGACAGAAGACAAATCCGCAGTGTTTGCCTTTGTGCCAATTAAATTAGCAGTTGATGTGGCAAAGTCTGGATCATTTCCAAGGGCAGTTGCCAGTTCATTTAAGGTATTTAATGTTTCCGGAGCAGAATTTACAACTCCAGCAACTTGAGCGTCTACATACGTTGTCAGTGCATATGTTGATAAATCAGACGCAACTAGATAAGCTCCCAAATCTGTTATTTGAGATTCAGTTATAGTTAATCCAGAAAGATCATCCTGAGTAACAGTATATCCTGTAATATATCCAGAATCATTAGTGAAAGAACTCACCGTTGTTGGGACGGTAGGTATTGTTGGTTTATTTGTCAGTGAACCATAATCTCCATCAAATGCATCAGTAATTCCATAACCAGAGACAGTGGTTGGTTTAGATGTTAAATCTGCAAATGCAACTGTAGTTAAATAAGATTGTAAATCACTAATCTGTGATTCTGTAATTGATAATGCGGTTTGGTGGCCAGTAACATCAGATTCAGTGACTGCATAACCAGTGATATATCCCTGCGAACCAACAAAGGTTTCTGTCGCATATCCATTCAGATCGGCGGAAACTAAATATGGTGTCAAATCAGATATTTGAGATTCAGTTATGGTGAGTGCAGACTCATGACCAGTAACATCAGATTCAGTGACGGTATAACCAGTAATAAATCCTTGGGCATTTACATATGTTTGTGTAGCATAAGATGATAAATCTGCAGCAACTAAGTATGATCCCAAGTCAGATATTTGAGATTCAGTTATGGTGAGTGCAGACTCATGACCAGTAACATCAGATTCAGTGACGGTATAACCAGTGATATATCCAGAATCGTTTGTAAATGTAGAAACATTAGTGGGAGCTCCGGATAAACTAGAATATGCGCCGTCAAAAAGATCTGGTTTATTTGTCAGTGAACCATAATCTCCATCAAATGCATCAGTAATTCCATAACCAGAGACAGTGGTTGGTTTAGATGTTAAATCTGCAAATGCAACTGTAGTTAAATAAGATTGTAAATCACTAATCTGTGATTCAGTTAAAGTTAGTGACGCCTCATGTCCTGTTACGTCAGATTCTGTTACAGTATAATCAGTGATAAATCCTTCATCATTTGTAAAATCAGAAACATTAGTAGGAGTTCCGGTCAAGTCGGCGTAAGAACCAGATGTTGCGACATCAGACAAATCGGGAGCACCAGTTAAATCCGCATATAAACCAGATGTTGCAATATTAACCAAAGTAGGAGTGCCGGTCAAATCTGCATAAGAACCAGATGTTGCAACTTGGTTCAGAGACGCAGCCAAAGACGCCAAATCAGTTGCGAGTGCCTTTTCGCCAAGCAATGTCGCGGTAGATGTCGCAAAGTTAGGATCATTATTCAACGCAGCAGCCAACTCATTGAGCGTGTCCAATGTAGTTGGTGCAGAATCTACTAAGTTTGCAACTTTCTCATTGATAGTTGCTTCGAGAGATGTTCCATCTGAGGTTGAGATTCCTACAAATTCTATCTTTCCGGATAGTGGATTATATCTATAACTCATTACGCCGTCCTTTCAACAGTCAGTAAGTTTCCGGATGAATCATATGTAAAATCTAAACGGGCAACCACTGTACCGGACGAACCTCCAAGTTTGTATTCAACTGCAATCAAATTATTAGTAGAGGATTCGTATGAGTTTTCTATAAAATCGTGGGCAGGGATTCCTAGGCCGTTTGCGATATAGTTCTCTTGACCAAATTGTGATACTGCCATTTTTCCTCCTAAAGTATTTCTACTTTAAATTTTCCTGTATTTCTTCGATAAGACTTTTCTTAGTCTTTCTTCTGTCCAACTCGACATCTATGTGTTCTCTTGCCCAGAGTTCCAGTTCTTCTTTTGTCATTGATTCAAAGTCTGGCGATTCTGGTTTTGCTGCGAAATGATTTTTCTGTTCGCGTTTCTTCTTGGGTTTCTCTTCGACCACTGGTTCTTCAACAGGCTCTGGTTCTGCAACGACAGGTGCTGCGGCGGCTTCCATATCGGTCTTTAAGTTTCTCATAGAAACTAAGAGTTCTCCAGTTCTGGAATCTTCCCATCCCTTATCTGTCGCGACTGCGAATTTTGCCCACTTAGGCGGCGTAAACTTACCCATGATACCTCACTTATGCAAAACTGGCGATCTTCTTCGCTCTAGTTTTGTTCTTATATTTTTCCATTGCCATTGCATGAACCTCTTTCTTCAATTCAGAGTTAGAAATTTTTGGTTGCAATTCTTTCACTAACTTCGACATCTCTGCTGCGTCTTTTTTATCAGAAGACTCAATTAATTCTTCTATGTCTGTATATTTAGACTCCTTTACAGCCATCAATTTTTCGTGATTCTTGATAGCATAGTCATCTGCTTCTTCCTTATCCTCAAATTCTTTTACTTTCTTCCCGTTGGCATCATAGACACAATACATCCCAGTTTCTTTATTTTTCTCAACGTGTTCTGTAGGATCCATCTTTTCTTGCAAGGATTCCTCAAGAGAGTCCTCAAGAACCTTCTTTGCAGTATCTCCAGAGATCGTTACTGGATAAGACTTACCACCAAATGAGAAATTTTTCTTTCCAGCCTTCTTAGCAGCAGACGCGGCACCAATAAACTGTGCAACATCTTCATCGGTAATTCCTTCTTTCTTCATTTTCTTAGAACTACAATGAGCTTCGAACATCTTTCTGATATCTCCACCAGAAACATAATCGGGAAGCATATCTTCTAGATCATCTACGGTGACAGTCTTCATCTTCGCAACTTTAGCAGCAAATCCTTTCATAGTCTTGGATTTCTTCATGAGTGCAGCAATTTCTTTTCCTGTCGCTTCTTCTAGTTCTACTTCTTCTTTTACTAATAGTTTAGCATCAACAGACTTATCATTATTACCACCAAAGTTTACTTTGACATCACCATCACCGTAGTCCTTCACAACCTTGCCAGACTTCCTTATTGCGTCTCCATAACTTCTAGCAGTCTTTGGGTCGATGCCTTTCTTGAACTTGACCTTATCCCCAACTTTCAATTTCTCATCAAGTTCAACTTCTTCATTGAATAATTTATATCCATACATATCATGTTCCTCTTGAACTTCTTCTTTAGAAAGCATTTTGTAGACAACAGAAGCAAGTTGTTTTCCAGACATCTTCTCCATCTTCGATTTATTCTTATCGTTTACTTTATCATAAACTTGTAGAATAAGACCAGCAGTGGTCAAATCAATTCCCTTCATGTGTTGTTTTCTGTCAACAATTTTACGAGCAAGTTCGATACCACTTTCTTCAGTGATATCTATAAGTTCTTCTAGGTTCTCAAAGAGTTTTGCAGCCTGGCCTAGAGATATAACCTTAAATGCGCCTACATTTCCGGTCTTATCCGTCACTCTAAACTTGAACTTTTTGCCGTCCATAGAAATCTTAACGTCATACTTCTTACCATCTTTTCCTTTGACAGTCTTAAATTCTGACTCATTCATCTCAATTTCCTCCATAAATTCAGAAGCCTTCAGTTTAATGTTGTGAGTTCTTCGAAGTTCTGTTGCAGCTATCTGAGAGACAAAGTTAACCTTTGCCTTTGCAATTTGAGTCAGAGCTTCTTTATCCTGAGACTTAATCATCTTTGTTAATTTTTTATAAGAAGAACTAGTAGGATCTACAGTAGAAACAGTAGAGTATGCCTTCTTCAGTTTACCAATCTGTGATGTGGTGAAACCTTCTGTAGTTTCTACCTTCTTTCTTTTCATAGTTCTATTGTGGAATAGATATTCAATCGCACCGTCTCTTAATTCTTTATCCGACTTCTTTTTATTGTCTGGATACTTCTTCATAATACTAATTGTTTTTTGGATTTTCTTTTCATCAGAAGGACTGTACTTCTTCTCTCGAAGTTCGACTTCTTCTGTCAATCTATAACTCTTAATGGATGCGCCCATATCTCCAAGTGCGAGGGTGGCATCTCCACCCTTTCTGCTATAGAGAAAGAATTTCATTCCGCCAGTCTTGTCTGTCGGTTGTAGTCTTATCTTATCAACATCATACTTCGCACTTCTGGATCTATTGACTACAGAAAACTCTCTAGTCGTAGAACCAGACATGGTGCTACCGTAATTTATTTCTACCTTATCGCCTTTCTTCAGTTTTTCAAAGTCTTTTCTGGACATTCTCTCATTAAGTTCCATAGACTCAATATACATATTCAGTTCGTATGACTTTCCGGTGTTGTATACTTGAACGCGAAGTTTCTTATTTCTTTCTCCATCCAAGTCTAAATGATAACTGTTCATCTTTCCGTTTGATGGTTTGCGAGGGCCAAATGCGACCTGTGTATCTATCGAATCTGCAGATACTTTGAATCCTCTTTTCTTTGCCACCTTGTAAGAATGTTGCATTGCGGCAGAAAATGTTTTGTGATACAAATCATAATCTAGTTTTTCTGTTATCGTGGCATCTTCAATCTTTTTCTTTGGTTGGCCAGGAGTTCCTTTGCGATATTTCTTTTCTAGTTCTTTGGATGCAAATTCTCCAGCACCAGCCTTGGATTTGAATGGTTGTTTCTCTGCTCCACTAAAAGACTCTGGGACACAATCGGGAACCATCTTGTTCCCTTTCTTTTTCATTCCTATTTGTTTATATCCATCCCAACAAGGAGCTTGTTCTTTCTTGGTTCCACCACCGACTTTAGCAGCGAGATCTTTATCCGCACCACCCCATGTTCCTTTTCCTTTGGTGATAAAGGAGTTGACACGGGCAAGTGCCCATTGTTGTGCAGTTGTGCCGGGGCGATGACCTGTCTTGTATGCAGCCATTCCACGATTGTAGACTTGTTTTAGAATTCCAAGAGAGATACCACTTTTTTCGGCTTTGCCTTTAAGTGCTTCATCAGATTCCTCTAACTCTTTGTTATGAGGTTTCCTCTTATCTCCACCACGGACTCTTCTTTCTGCGCCTTCTTTCTTATGCCACTCAAGGAAATTTTTGAATGAATTGTGACCAGATTCCATAACGATCCCCATTTAGGTATATTTATCCTCAATATTTATAATTTTTAGAAAGAGTACTTTTTCGGGATCTTACCTTTTTTAATTAAAGATATGACATATTTTTGAAGAGGTAAAGGTTCTAATCCCAAAACTTTAGAGGCCCTATCTAACGCATTTCTAGAATTATGTTGTGGATCTTTGTCGTAAAACTTGAAAAAGTATTGAAGCGCCATCTTATATCTACTTCTTCTAAACAATCTATCTAGAGTATCATCAATCCAAGGAATATTAGTAAAATCTTCTTCGACATTCTCTTCGCTAAGAAAAGACTTGAAACCTGAGATAGATGATTCTCTCTTCTGTAGATTAACTGGGGTATAAAATTCTTGTATGAGTTCCTTATCATTAAATACTTCTATAGATTCTACTGTAGGAGACTCTATAAATTCTCTGAAAGTATTAACATCAGAACCAAGAAATATTCCTAATTCTGTTTCTTCTACTTTCATTGCCTTACGCAACATTTTAAATAGAAGGTCTCCGCCTCTAAACTTAGATGGCAATCCATTTTTAAACGAGTCATAGTCATTTGCTGCAGCGGCTGTTCTCATCTTAGACGCAGACATACCGGAGACACCTTCCGCATCTGGATCTCTTTCTCCTGCAGATACTATTTTGATTCCACCTTCGAAGTCATAGAAACCATGTCTGCCTTCAACTCCATTATACTTATTAAGGACACTATTAAACTCTGATACTCTATCTCCACCCACAACCATTAACGCTTCTTTGTATCCCAGTTCATGAAGAAGACTGACAGCATTAAACGCAGTCTTGACTTTATTATTTGACATAATGTTCTTAGAATACTTCGGAAACATCTTCTTCATAAATTTGACCTTGGATCTGAAATCCAATGGATCTTTCTTTGGGTTTTGAGAGTGACTAGGGAACACCAAGAAATCAGCCCCCTCTCTAGAAGCAACCGCATAGACTTTATCCAACAACTTCTCATGTCCTATTGTTGGAGGATTAAATCTTCCGAATGTGAAGACTACTTTATCCTTCATCGGAAGTCCTTGTTATTTCAAGTATCTTTTCTATCTGAGTTTTGATAATCGGTTCACGATTGGGCCAGTAAATATAATCTTTCTCTTTGTTCTTCAATAAATTATAAAGAAGTGGCATAATAAGTTTTTCTACTTTCATTAACTTATCTTCCGTAACTTCACTGGTTATATCTAATCCGCTCAGTTTTTCCTGATACAGTTGTTTCGTATCGACCAACTCAGACATAATATCTGTCTGAAGTTCTACTAATTCTTGTATTTTGATACCAAGATTTTGTATTTCACTATCTACACCGTCAATCTTGACCGAGACTTCTTGAGGCGCAGATCGGAGTTCCGCAAGTTCGTCTTCATCGACGGCAGTGAAACCGTAATCTATATCTTCGTATTTGTATTCTTTACTCATAGTACTTGTATTTATCTGTTCGTTATTTCCGGAACTCAGTAATTTCGATAATAAGGTGGCCACTTTTTTTTATTAACCTATGATATTCCATTTCCCATATAATAAACTCATCATCAAATTTTAACTTTGCTGGTAAAATATTATCTTTCTGAAAATACCAATCTCCTACTTCTATTACTCTCATGTGTCTTGTGTTTATATCTCTATGCCATACGAGAGAATCTTCATCGACTGTTTCTGGGAATGTTCTGAGGAATTTATTTGATGTTATTGAGGTTTGAACGTATGGTTCTACCAAAAGAAGTTACCCCCGCCAGAAAGTCCCAATGATTTAGCATACTTCGGTAAACGACAAGCCCAGTATCCGGCCTTTGTTTTGTCGTTCTTTTGAGCACATTTATGCCTAGCATTAAAGGATTTTCTTGCTTCGGGGTCATTGATTTTTGCAGAGAGTCCAGTATCATCACCAAACGAAATCTTTATAACATTTCCTTTATCATTCTTAACATAAACATAATATTTTTTACTGCCGCCTCTCTTGGGTTTATTCAGTTCCACATCTTTTTCTTCTTCTGACATAGGTAAATCCAGTGGGACTTCTTCGCCTTCAAACTCCGCAAAGTCTCCTATGTCGGTATTTAATATCTCTATGTCGGATTCATTTAGGTGTTCTAATTTACCTTCATGATATAATCCTTTGGCCTCTATAAAGAATTCAAAAAATCCTTCAGAACCCATACGAAATATATTCTCTAGGAATGGTATATCATTCTCTAAATGAAATCGGATTGCTTCGCTGCAATCTTCACATATAGTCTTATTGTAAGACGCGAAACTTTTCATTACATTGCTTCCAAGTACTCTTCGTTGAGTTGTGTTTCTAATTCTTCCACTCTAGTTTTCATCCAACTGATTGCGGTAATAATATTTCCTGTCGCAGATGGACGAACCTGTGACTCTGCATAAGCAATTTCTCTTCTCAGAGTATTTACTAAATCTTGTTTTTCACTAACACACATAATTTATCCTTTCTTTTTCATTTTGGTTCTCTTGGATTTCCATGTCCTAGAACCCATTTCCTTTTCAACTTGTTCAATTGCTTCTATGAGGTCTGGAATATTCATAGACATCCCACCCTTCTCCATAAGACTTCCGGCTTGTTTCCAGTTTTTCATTTTGACTGCGCGAGATAGTTGATCCACATAACCCCTCAACTTCATATTGAGAGTACTATATGTATATATTCCATTAAAGTATACTTGAGGATCTTCGAAATCTTCAAGACTTTGTGGATTCTGTACTTCTACCTTGACTTTTTCTGTCATGTATTGTTTAAAGTCTTTCAATCTTCTTTCTCCGAATACATCATGTAATCATAGACGGATGTCATATAATCACTTGCCTTAGTAATCTTTGCCTGAACCCATGCGTCCAATTCGATATCCTGATTAGGAGAATCACGCAGAAGACCAATTAGTTCATCTGAGAGTTGTTCTGCTTTATCTGCGAGGGCTCTGAGTTGAGTTAATGCCATCTTCGATTCTTGATCTTCATATATGTCCATAGAATAATCCTCCTTGATACCTCTTTGTTTCTTCACCTGAGTTATCCAATCTTTGCCGATACTATTCTTGGGAGGTTTAGTAGACCAAGTTTTAATATCTTTATAAACTCTCTTTGAGTCTCTTGCGAAATCTGCACCGTCAGAGTTGTCCACCACATAAAAATTTGTCTTAAATGTGTTCTGGAATCTACCGATATTCTTCTGAACTCCCTTCCACATCTTTTCTACTTCTGCGTCTGGCAATTGTCTTGGACGATTTCGGTTTCTTTCTAATGCAGTCTCAAGATCTGTGTTGACAAAAATCATTGCAGAGTCATATCCTAGTTGATCTAAGTATCTCTTTTGTGTTAATATCTTCTTGAAGTTCTTCCCAGTTCCGTCGATGACAAGTCCCAATCTTCCCTTAATATACATTGACTTCTGAATGTCTGTCAGCTTAGTTGCTTTACCTCTGACTGCTTGTCCTTGCGGCGACATTATATCATCTGGAGTTGTTGATAATCCTGCTTTCTTGAGTAACTTCTCAAATGCTGGATCTGAATTAACAAGTTTCATGCCAAGCGCAACCAGTCCAGTTTGACCTACAATGAATGATTTACCGGATCCGGGCCCTCCTGCGAGGAATACTGCCTTGAATATAGAAGGATCATTTATGCCTTCTTCTAAATCTACTTCTTCTGATTTTTCTTTGTCTTTGAGATATGCTGCGATGGCCATCTTTTGAATCTTTTTGTCAGACTTACCCTTAAACTGAGGAGCGTCTGACTTGCGGAAATCGTCTATATAATCTCCGGCATCATCCTTCTTAGGATCAAGTTTCTCTTGTTGTTTTTTCTTTTCTTTTTTTGCAATGGCAATCGCTGCCTGTTGGGCAGGAGATACTGCTTCGTTCTCTTCCTCACCATACATCTTCTTATACTTTAATGTATGTTTGGATGGTTTTGTTTTCGCACCAGCATCGCCTGGAGCAGGCCCAGACTTCTTCTTTTTGAAGTGTGCTGCACGTTTATCTTTAGTTGATTTAGACATATCTCCAGCGTAGTACTTCTTCGGTTGAGTACCTTCTTTATCTTCGATATCTTTGTCCTGTGCAACTCTCTTGAGTTTCTCGTTGAGGAATATTTGTTTATAATCTCTCATTAACTTTCCGCAATTTCAAATTCTACCGTTCCATTCTCATAGAGGTATTCTCTATTCTTTAGATGACCTTCTTCAATATCATCTTTGCTCTGACCGTAATAGGCAACCGCCATCTTGCGTTCTATCATCATATCGTTTAAATTTAATTCTACTTCAAACGTAGGATGACCAGCGTTATCTACTACAATAAACTCACCAAGTATTCTACCAAACTTACCCTTTTCGTCTTTGTGAGTTTGTAGTAATACCTCATCATATTTATCTCCCATTAAGGCTTCCTGTAAGAAGTCTTTTGCGAGTAATCCAAATTTCTTTTCTTCTAAATCTCTGGTTCTGGACTCTGGAGTGTCAATTCCATATAATCTAACTCGTTCTTTCTTTAACCAAACACCAAATCCTAAATCGATATCAACATCTACTGTGTCACCATCAATAACTTTTATCACATCAACTCTATACTTGTACATATCACTTATCCCAGTTTTTCGCAGCAGTAAAGTTATTATAACTAAACTCTAATCTATCGACCAGTTTTACCGCACCCTTACCACTCCTATCAATAGCAACATATCCTTCCGGATTACTTACTTCATATCCAGTTGAAGTTCTTATAAAGATATCGGTAAGTTGTTTCACTTTATTCAACTTCGTTACAATAATTGACTTCGCAGAAACTAATCCTTGCATGAATTCTACCAAGTTTATTATTAATTTATCATACGAGATCAATTGTTTTACTAATTCATCTCTCTCTTGTTCTTTTGCCTCTCTGCCCCTTGCAGACTTCAATTTCGATATTACTTTTTCATCGTAATACTTTTTAACGTACATAGAATAATTTAGGTTTTTGACATTTTGTACAGAAAAATTATTCCCAGATTTGATGAATTGATTTAAATATGTTTTGAATGACCCGCCGACCTTCGACTTAGAAAAACTCTTATCCTGCATAGATAAGAACTTTCTTAATTCAGATGATTTAATTTTTCTGAATGAACTTCCAACGCCAGATAATATTTTAGTCACTTGATCGGTTTCGGATTTAGTAAACTTCGCACTACCAGAGACATCTTTATATGTCGCATCGTCCATCCAAACAGAAGAAGACTTTTTAAGTCCGGATATATTGACACCAAATGATGCAGACATATCTTGTAGATCACTTCCTTTATATGTGGTGTGCCAAACTACTCCAATCTTGGCCTTATTAATTTGTTTACCAAGATCAGAATTTACTTCTGCAGCATATACTAGAGTGTTTGGTTGAAATGTATAATAGGTTTTACCATCTATCTTGGTAGTAGAGACATCATCGGTGAACATCAAGTCTCCCTGTATGACACCTTTGATATTGAGTTTCTTGAACTCATTAAATGCTATTTTGAATTTGGAATCAAGTTGGGCAGATAAAGTATCATCATTAATATCTTTAATGCTCTTATAAAGTATTGGGTTGACATTGAAAACACTTTTCTTTGCGACAAAGAACTTGCCGTCTGATGGATCAACTCCGGCGAATATTGCTGGAGCTCCGTCCCACTTAACGGTCATATTAACTCTAGAACCTGATGTTCCGGCGAGCATATTACGAAGAGAACGAAGAAAATTTAATGCAGCGCGTCCACCATCAATTCCATGATTGATGATTTCTTCTTCTATATGTTCTAGGTGTAGATTTTTTCCACCTTTCGCTTCCGTTAAGAAATCAGTAAAATCGTGCATCAAAAATATTCCTTTAATAGAATATTTATAATATTACTGATACCGCAAAAATGTTGATATAACGTATCGTTCTTCCTTTGAGGGAGTTATTTGGGAAGGATGAGTCCAGAATGAAGGGTGTATAAGAACTCTTCCTGTGCGCGATTCTACGCCGATATTATAGTCGGGCAGAGTATATTGACCGTCTTCTGTATTGTTGAGAAAAAAGTTTACAGTCAAAAATCTTTTGTGTTCGTCATCAATCATAACATCAGAATGATACCCTACCTCATCTGTCGGAATATACTTTCTCATCATCAGTTGTTCATTGACAGCCTGCGAAGGGAAGAATTCAATGTTATAAAATTGTCGATATATTTCACTATATCGCTGGAGTCTTTGCAGTACGAAATAAGAAACTTCTTTCCATCTTGGTTTAATTTTCAGTAGATTTTCATCCAGAATATCAAGTTCAAAGCAACCGTAATTTTCTTCATCAACTCTTCGCGGAATAGATTCCTTAAAAAGATCAATTGTTTCCTCACAGTAATCGGGAGGCAATGCATCATCCCACATACAGATATAAGATTTTGCAGCCGATGGTTCTGTTGGTATTTCTATCTCTTCTGATTCAAGTTCAACTTCTTCTAATTGTTCTGTCATAATGTAACCTCTACTTTACCAAATTTAGATTTAGTATTCTTTGTAAAATTTGTCGTATCTTCATATGGTGCTTCAATCAAATCAGATTGGGCAGATTCTTCCACATCATATAATCTCATTTTAGATCTGTCAATTCCAACCACAAATCGTTTGTTCATATTCGGATCATTATATCGATTCTTCAATTGTTTAATTAGAATCTGATTCATATCTTCCAGTTCTTCTGTAGATATAATCGCAAACATAAAGTCAGCAGTCGCAGGCAGACCAAAACTCTCTGAAGTATCTTCTAGTCCAATATCTGAACTAGTGAAACCAGATCTAGTTGTCTGTGTTGCACTCACTATCGGGACATTAAACTCTACAGCCAATCCTCTGAGTTCTTCCGCAATAGATTTGATGTAGGTATATGAATTAACATTTGCACCGCCGCGGATTCTCGCAGAACTACAAATATTTAGATAGTCAATAAAGACTATATCCGGATAAAAGTTCTTCTTCATTTGGAGTTCATTAAGAAGATGTCGGAAATGATTTGCGTTTGCAGATGCAGTAGGATATTCTTTAATAACCATTTTGCCAGATGTTTTCTTTTCAATACGTTTGATTTTATTCTCAAACATATCTTTACTCATCTCTGGTATTTGTTGAATAGGGACGTTCAGAAGGTTCGCATCTATCCTCTCAGCGATCTTTTCTTCAGACATCTCTAAGGTAATATATAAAACATTCTTTCCCTGAGAGAGTTGTGCAGACGCAGAATCGCACATAAAGAGAGACTTACCCACACCAGTACCAGCCAACGCAATGTTGAGAGTTTTCTTGGATAATCCACCTTTGGTTATCTCATTGAATTTCTCAAGATGGAAAGGAAGTTTCTCTTCTACCCTCTGATAGAATTCAAAACGCTCTTCCGAGTCATCAATAAAATCATGACCAACATGGTTATCAAAAGATACGGCGAGAGCATCTTGTAATATCTTTGGTAGGGAGCCGGGATCTTCTTTAGTATTATCATCTTCAATAATCTTAATAGATTTAAATATAGCATTATATATTGCTCGGTCTTGACACCACTTCTCTGTGACATCAACCAACCAATCTATATTTATATTCGAATCATATTCTTCAATAACACCGATAGTTTCGATACACTCTTTGTGGAGGGCATCGTACAGATTAAGATCTTCTAGTGTTATTCGAAGACTTGTTTTTTCCGGCAGGGCATTATATTTTTCTATATGGTTATAAACCATTTTAAATATTTCTCTGTCTCTTTCTTCGGAGAAATATTCAGTCTCAATAAAGGGAATTACTTTTCTAGAGTAATCTTCTCTATTGACTAAGTTCTGCAGTATTGTGAGTTCCGTTAATTCCATTCATGGCGTCCTGTATTGAAGTTGTCAACATAAAATTTAAAACTTCACCTACTATTGTACCAAATATGATATCTTTGTCAAGTTCTTCTATTGTATACGTTTCATTTGGACGCAATGCATTATAATCGAAGGTACAGGCGGCTCCTGATTCGTCGCCATCTTCTTCTAATTTTACATTACCTATCTTGAAGATAACATCTTTATAATCACCTTCATCGATCCTAAATGCAAAATGGTCTTCTTGATCAGATTCCATTACGGTAAAAAAGTTTTCATTTATTTCCATTTAACTCATCCTTTAATTTAATTATCTCTCTTTCTAAAGAAACTATAGTATTTTCTATTTTTTCTTTTTTTCGTTCTTCCGTCATTATAGCTTGTTCTTCCGATAAGAGTGTCTCCGGTTCTCGTTCTTCAGTTCCGTAGACTTCAACCCATTTATCTTTTGGACATCTAAGTTTCGCAATCTTTGCCTTTGCGGGCATGAAACACCCACATTCTTTACACATATGAGCCGACTTTATGTAATACTCACAAGTCTTACATATAGACAGCCTTTCTTTGTAAATGAACGCAGATGCGAAGAATGCCATTATGCCTCAATTTCTTCTTCCATAATAGAATCGGTGACTAACATATATTTTTCTTTCACATAATTCTTAAAAGATTCGCTCTTCAAGATAGGATTCCACAGGTCATTTCCTACAAGTTCTTTTGCACGATACTTCTTCTCTATGATCTCTCCAGTTTCCAGATCCGTCAACTGATACCAAGCACCACTACGACTTATTACACCGGCGTCTAAGGCCATATCAAGAAGACCCGACCACTTATCAATACCGCCGTCAAAACTGACGCTGACAGGGATCTTAGACTTCTCCTTGACGTATCTAGACTTCTCTACATTAATGACAAACTGATATCCAGTGACATCAGAACCTTCTTTCTGTTGTCTCCTACCGACGATCCAGATTGTATCAGAAGAGTAGTAGATACCAGTTCCCCCAGACACTACTGGCTTGGAGAACATTTCCTGAGAGTCATATGTGTGATTCACAACAACCATCGGAATATTCTTTGACTTCAGATATGGAGTAACTGATCGGAATAATGACTTGATAGATTTTGCTCTAGTCATATCACCAACCATCTTTCCATCCAGAGCATCTTGGACTTCTTTGTGTGACGCAAGATTACCAATAGAATCTACAAAAATATAGACTTCATCTTCTTTTTCCAATTGATCCAACTGCTTGACGATATCAATCTTTAATTGTTCTACATCCATAATCGGTGAATGTAATACTCTGGACATATCGATGTCAAATGTCTCAAAGTATTTCTGGGGAGTACCAAACTCTGAGTCATAGAATAACGCAATCGCATTTGGTTTTGACTGCAGATATGCCTTCATCATCAATAAACCAAATGCAGTCTTAAAGTGTTTAGATGGCCCTGCAATTGTAGTCAGTCCAGATGTCAATCCACCACAGATAGTCCCTGATAACGCAATATTAACTGCAGGGATGTCGGTAGGAACCATTTCATTATTCATAAAATCAGAATCTTTAAGCAGTTGTGCTGCTTTGATAGTTGTGTTAGTTCTCAACTTATCCATCAATTTTGACATATTAATCTCCTAAAAAAAGTCATCAAGTGTGTATTGTTTTTTCAATTGCCAATCAATAGAATCTGTGATTGTTTTAATTGGTTCTAAAAACGATTTTTCAAATTGTATGTTATAATCAATATAGTTTTCTAGATTGAACTCTTTGGGCAAACTAGACATTAACGCAATTGCATTATTTTGTATTGGGTTTGGAGTTTTAAGATATGCAAATTTAATCTTATCTCCATTCTTTATCTTTTGATATATATTACCCAATTTATATTGATCTATCAATAAGTTATAAAAGAGAACACCCTTTACATGAATAGGAGTGCCCTTTTTAAATACATCCTTTGAGTCTTTATATTTTTCTATTCCGTTGACTCCTCGCGGAAACGATATATCCGGCACCGGATATGTTTTAAATTCTTTTTCAAAATCTATAATGAACTTCATCAGATCTTCATTCGAACTGTTCATGATGATCTTTAGTGATTCTTTAATCTTTTCTCTGCAGGCCTGTGGTGTCGAAGATCTGACAGCCTCTATTCCCATAATCTTAAGTTCCGGAGACTTGTATCTAACTCCCTCGTTATCGTGAACATTAAGAATGTATCTCTTCTTTGCAGTCCATATGCCCTTAGATGCAATCACTTCTCGCTTCATAAACATCTTCTGATCATATGCATTCATATAGTCTGCAAGTTCCTGATAACACTTATCGATATAAGGTTCTATCTTATCCTTTGCGACTGTATCAAGAAAGTCTACCACTTTACTATCTTCGGGAACTTCCTTAAATACTTTCTCCACAAAATCACCAAGGGCAACATAGATTGAATCAGTATCACTCGCAATAACATAACTCTTCGGTTCTTCATTGCCCATTAGTTTATTAAAGTAATCATTGACCTTATTTTCAATCCACTTGATAGACAACTTACCAGCGGTAGTTATAGATTCTGCCTGTCGAATATCATAATATCGAAACCACTGATTTCCCAACGCACCATAAGCGGAATTAAGAAGAATCTTAGCGGCCATCTGTTTATTATCTAATTGAGATATTTTCTTATCTATCTCTACAGGATCACCTTGGCCTGATTGTTTCTTTTGTTTCCACTGTATCATCTCCTTCTTATACTGGACACGATCATCATACATCCTCTGCATCAGTTTGGGAAGAAATCCTTTATTTGATTTTAAAAACATATGACCAGTAGGGCAGACAGTTTCATCTTTTAGTCCAGATAGATCTGTCTTCTTTTCTAACAATTCATCGATGGAAGTTGGTATAATTTCTCCTTCTATCAATGTTTCTGGACTGATATTATACTGCATGATTAGATGAGGATATAGACTATTTAAGTCAAATGATACTACCCACTTATGCAGCCCAACAACTGGATCTTTTACATAAGCCCCTTCGAAAGATTCAGATTTTTCATTTCTAGATTTATTGGGAACTACAGTTTTAGTTTTCTTTAGTTCATCAAACGCGACTGTATCCCATATCTTAACAGGAGAGAAAACATCTTCAAAATTAACTTTAGACTGATAAGCAAGAGTCACTAGAAGTTCCATCAACTTCAGTTTATCCTCAAGTTTATCAACCAACTCTACATCTTTGATATTATAATCGATATACTTCTGGTAGTCTAATTTATAGAACAGATGCATCTGCTCAAATTCTGAGTGATCTAATTTTCTTTCGCCAAGTTCGACATGGGCAATAAAGTCCAGAGAATAACTTTCACGGTTCACATAAGTAAACTTCTTGTATAAATCTAGATAGTCTATAATGGCGAGGCCAGGTAGTTTGACTTGAGTTTGTGTTCTACCGAACAAAACTTTTTCTATCCTAGAATACATTCCCCAAGGAGACATTCTTCTGACTTCTTTTTCGCCAAAGAGTTTTTCAATTCTGTTGACAAGATAAGTCATATCAAACTGGTTTACATTCCAACCAGTCACAATATCAATCTTAGAACTTTCCCAAATTTGTAAGAAATTGCGGAGAAGACTGTGCTCATCCTTGAACTTCATGTACTTTATTCTGGGAAGATTGTCTTTATTTTCCCAGTCACCAAGACCAAGAACAACATAGAATCCGCCCATCTTCATAGTGATGGCGTTAACTCTTTCTATTGCTTCGGTTGGTTCTGGGAATCCAGTTTCGCATTCTACCTCAATATCGATATTGCAGATGTTGAGTTTAGAGAAATCATACTCAATATTGGAAGGATATTCATCAGAAATGAACGGATAAAGATATTGGTCATGGCCATATACCTTCATATTATCTATGTCTTTATACTTCTCTTTGAATTCTCTGGCCTCTGCGATAGAACCAAACTGGACTCTATCTAGAGGTTTTCCGTCTAGAGTTTTGTATAAAGAATCTTTCTTTCCAGATATAAACAGAGACGGCGAGTAGTCTATCTTGACTTCTCGACGTTTATTTCCATCAATTTCTCTGAGAAAGATTTTGTTTTTTACACACTGAACATTAGTGTAAAATCTCATTCAATCTCCGAATCATAATTTAACAAACGCAGAATTGGAAGAGGATGTTGCTGCATTTGCGGTAGTAGACTTAATAGACTGCGTACCTTCAGGCGGCAATACAATACCACTTCCAAAGACTTTGTTATATTCACTCAGTAGTTCATTAACCGGCTCAATAACAAATCCTACATAAAATTTGTTAAGAGTGAGTCCGTCCTTGACTTTAGTATATGGAAGAAATGGTGCGATACCAATTCTTGCAGTCGCAGATGTTGGATCCGCATAAGAACTTGCGATTTGACATACATTTTTAATTCTGTATGTATCCTCTCCATCCTCAGTTATTTCTCCCATTAGTTCTTCACCTGAGATCAGGCGAATAACTTTTATATCATTTATAGACATTAGGACTCTTCGGTTTCTTCGGGTGCGCCAGGCGGTGCTTGCTGAGGAATATTAACAAAAGTTGATATAAATGTTTTGAGATTTCCTTCTGCCACCGCCAATTTATTTATCTGTGCATCCATCTGCGAAACTATGTCTCCATGTTCACCAATTCCTGCTGGATTTGTAAAGTATACATTAAGATTGGCGATTGCCTGATCTCTTTCGTATTCGTACTTTCGTATCAATGCAGCAGTTAATGGACTGTTAACGTAGTTGAATTTCATAATCTTTTCCCTTTTCACGATACCATTTTTTTTCACTTTTAATGTGGTTTCTTAGCAGTTCCTTTAACTCTAGTGCTTCGGGAACATTACCTAACCATCGGACGATTCTTCTTTCGATATACCGCCACTCCATGTTGAGAACTCTTTGTACAACCTGAGGCTGTTCTTGCATCAGTTTTTTATTGTTACAAATCAGTTCTATAATTCTTTGATTGGGAAGTGCTGGAGTCATTCTCACATCACCAAACGAATTCGATCTATTTTTAGTTCTGTATAGAATCGGTTCTCCAGTTTCTTCATCTTTTCTTAGATGAACATCATACTTTACTTCTTGACTATCCATTCCTTTTCTTCTTGAATCTCTGATCTACGAACCTTTGAAGCCTTGATTATTTCCATGAGTGCCTTACGAGCTCTAACGCCAGCAGATTTATTTCCTCTCGCAAACTTCTCATTCTCAAATTTGTATTGTTCTAATAAAACGATAAGTTGTTCATGCGTTTCCATTGTAGTCTCCGGTAAATTATAGAGGGGGTACAGAGTACCCCCACTACAATTATTTAGTCCACCAGTAATTTAGGGGAACTTGTTATGTCAATAACTCTTGGTTTTTTCTCTTCTGGAACAACCAATTCTAGAGTGACTACCAAAAGGCCGTCGTTAATTGTGGCATCCACAACAACTAGATCTTTAGATAGAGTAAACTTCTTAACGAAGTCTCTAGATGCAATTCCTTTATGAAGATACTCTTGCTCGGGTTCTTGTGTTGTCTTTGAACCAGATACAGTAAGTACATAATTTTCATGTACTACAGAAAGATCTTCTTCCGAAAAGCCTGATACCGAAATTTCTATTCGATATAATTTATCGTTCTTGACGATGTTATAGGGCGGATAGTTGTCCTGAGTTCCTTCGGTCATAGAATCTAATGTTCTAAACAAACTATCAAATCCGATAGTTCTCTTCAAAAATGGATCGAACTCAGCTAAGGTTCTCATTGTAACCATTGTTATCTCCTTGTATAAGCGAGTTATATATTGTCTCCGACCATTGTCGCAAGACTAAGTGAGGACTCTTTACGCAATCCTCATTTATATTTATAACACTATACAGGTTTATTTCTTACTTGTCAACTGGTTTAGTCTTTCTGCCGATATTATACTTGGGCACCAGTTCCCATTCAGATTTATCTCTATGCGAAATGATTTTTATTTGAGACAATGGGGCAGGATCCATAACATCTTTCACTGGAACATCAACTAACTTCCACTCTTCTAATAAATTGACAATAGCGTTTCTTCTTGCTCTGTCATTGTCAGAAAAGTCTGATGGTTTTCCATCTAATTTGAATAATTCTTTGAAGTGGACGATATAGTATTTTCCACGTTTATGCAGAATGTGGCAGGATTGATAAAGCTTCTTTTCCTTTTTTGAAGACACACCAATCCGTGTCAGAGTTTCTCGTATTTTGAGAAAATCTTCCGGATCTTTTAGAGTCACCTCTACTAAGTCTTCTATGTTCAGAAAATCCACATTATCCGCCTTTGTATAGTTTAGTTCTGATATATTCTAACTGCGAACTAGATAAAATGGACATCGCTTCTTCAGCTTTTCTATTACTGTACCCATAATATTCTTTAATCAAATCAATATCAGAGTTGATTTCTTTTTTAGCCCAAGGAGAAAATCTTTTCCTTGGTCTTACACTATTTAGTAAATAGTCGAATTGAAGTTTATTATCTATCATAGAATATTGATTCATCTCATTCGCATACATGATAGTGTCCATATAGTATGAGAATGTTTTATTTATCAAGTATGGTTGGTAAGATTTCTCCCATAGTTCATCCTCGTTGTCTAAAAGGTTCTCTTTTGTATGAGACAAAGCTGGGACATAATCTTTAAATAGATCATACATATTATTTCCAATCGCACTCGACCATTAATTCAGTCAAACACGCAACCATGTTGATTTCTTGATCCGCAACAAAGGCGGACTTGTGTTGATAATCAGCAATCGTAACCACAGCCTGTGGAATAGATTGTGGTTCCATATAAGAATACAATCCGTCATAGACTGTCCGGAAGATTGTTGAAGGATCGTTGTCAAGATTATCGACAACCCACTTTCGCATATCGGTGAACTTTCTATCCTTGAGAGTATTACTTAATCTCTTAAGACTAGACTCACTGACATTAACTAGAATCCCTTCATCTATCTCTCCGCCGACAGAGTATCGTTGAAGTTCATTCAGAACTCTACGCCAATCAGGATAGTACTTGTTGATAAGTTCCAACAGAGATTTCTGTTTGTATTCAATGCCTTCTTCTGCAAGAATGTTTTTGATTCTTTCATAGAATCCAGCTGAGAGTTTTGGTTTCTCTGATTTAGGAATCTTGAACTCCACTACCGAACATCGACTATGTAATGGATCGATAATTCGGTTGCGGAAGTTACAAGTAAGAATGAATCTACAGTTGCCCGCAAACTCTTCGATGAACCCACGCAGGGCTGGTTGTGTGGATTGTGGATTGAGATAATCTGCCTCATCCAGAATCACACACTTACCTTCACCAGAGAATGACACGGTAGACGCATAGTGCCTTATTTTGGTTCTAAGAGTGTCTATATTTCCATCCTCAGACCCGTTTATCATAAGGTGATCCAAACCTACCTCTTTGCATAATATCTTCGCTACAGTCGTTTTACCGACGCCTGGCGCACCACTAAGAAGTAGGTTTGGAATTTCTTTGTTGGCCACAAACTCCCGAAAAGTATCTTTCAACTCTTCGGGGAGAATGCAGTCATCAATTGTTTGTGGACGATATTTCTCCACCCATAATAATAAATCTTTCAATAGACTTCGCCTTAAATATCATACTGAGAATCTGATTCCAGAGTGATCCAGTATTGAATGGGCCTAGTCTGATGTCTGAAAGTAGATATCGCATTGCGAGACACACTCACATTATAATCGCCTTCAATCAACTTAAGATTCTCAGACTTGAAGTACATCTTGAAATTGACATTGCTACTCCCAACTGGCTCTTTTGCGATATCAGTTGTATCAGACTTCTTATCTAACGCAGTAAAGAATATCTCTCCACCTTCGGTGATCAATCCATAGTCTGGTAAAGAATTTATCGCAGCGACTTTTTGGATTGTCGCAAGAGTAGAACTGGGCAGAGTGACATTGATATCATACTCAGGAGTCGCCTTCACGTTCTCAGGGTTGTTCCTAGATCCTTCCATCGCAAACATAGTTGTAGGATGGATAATCGCACTTGGTTCCGCAGCCATGAACTTGTAGGTCTTAGACCCATCTGCCATAATTACAGAAGTGTCACCAAAGTTCAACTCAGGATATACCGCAAGGTTTCCCAAGAACCGAGGCAAATCATAGATGCCAAATTCTTCTGGAAACTCTTCTTCGATATCAGCAGTTGCGAGAATGTTTCGCATTACTGACATTGTGGCAATTCGATTATTACCAGTCAATAAAATTGAAGGGTTAATACCCGAAAAGTTCCTTAGTATAGTTTGAGTATCTTCACTAATCATCATTTAAATCTCCGTCATTGTCATGATTATAAAGGGCCAAAAGAGAGTAGTGTATGATCTTCATCAGATCTCTTCGCCACTCTTCTGGTGATCCCTTCCTTCCATATCTCTGGGCATACTTCATAATATTCCCAATTAAAAATCCAGTTCCATGGCCAGAGTCAATGATAAACTCTGTCGATTGAAACTGGTTCTTAGAATAATGCATTGAGTAGGTTTTGTCAATGTATATTTTAAGTTCTTTTAGCAACTCATCTTCATTGAACTTGTATTCAATCGGATAGTTGCTAATTTCTCCCAACTGTTGTTGGATTAGTTTATTTAATTCTGCCGACATTCTCGATCCTTAAAACGCAGTGTCATTATCAGAGGCATAGTCGGATCCTTCTGGAATCTGACCCTCGCATGAAGAGTCTTGAAACTCTTCATTCGGGTCACTGATCTTCTCAAAGAGATCGATGAATGATGCCTTAGTATCTTCATCAAAACGACTGACGCACAATTCAATAGACTTCATTTTGTTCTTGAAGATTGAGAAAGTCTCGACAATGTGAACCAGGCGGCGAGTAGAGATCAACTCATCACAACCGCCTTCCATGAAGGTCTTACGAATTGCAGAAGCCCATACGGTCAAATCTTCCGCGAACTCTGCATCCTTCACGCCGAAGGATTCAAGGTAGTTGTTTAGAATCTTCTTCTCAGTAACCTGAGTAGGATACTCTTGTTCGAAAGTAACCTTGAATCGCTCTAGGAAAGCTTCGTTTAGGACATTGGTTCCAATGAATCGACCATCGTCGGATCCTTTACCTTTAGTGTTCGCAGTCGCAATGACAGTGAATCCCTTCTTAGGAATTACGAATCGGTTGTCCTTCTTAAGAAAAACTCCCTTGCCGTCAATGATAGACTGAAGACACATAATCTTATTTGATGCAAGGTCAATCTCATCCAAGATCAAAACCGCACCAGTTTCCATCGCCCGAACTACAGGGCCAGGAACAAATCGGATGTTTCCATCCACTAGAGTCTTATCTCCTAAAAGATCCGACTCATCTGTCTCAACAGTTATCGGGATGGTGATACACTCTCGCTTGAGAGCCGCACAAACTTGTTGAGCACCATGAGTCTTACCATTTCCAGAAAGACCAGTGATGAATACCGGATAGAACATCTTAGAACCTACGATGGTCTTGAGATCATTGTAGAATCCAAACTTGACGAAGTTGGGATCTTTTGCCGGAACCAGATTTTGTTCCAATGAAATATCGATAGAAGTCTCTTCGACAACCTTAGATACTGTTTGAGTTTTAGTTGGCGGAGTTCCGGCAACACTTTCCGGAAGTTGATACTTTCCGTAAGAAACTTTCAGTTCCATTGAACGCAACCATTTAGTACTAGAAGATCCAATCTTCTTAGCAGCAGCCTTGATTTGACCTGTAGTGACAATTCCATCAACCGCTTCTTCTTGAAGGGCGGTAAGAAGAGTCTTTCGGGTTTCTAGGTTTGCAGTGCGAGGCATAATTTTCTCTCTCAGTTAAAAATTCCAGTTTATATGCTAATCTATTCTTAGCTCTTTGTCAAGGGCTATTTTACTAAATCGACAAATTTATTTAATAATTGTCGGTTTACAACCTTAGATCTATTGTGACTCATGAAGCTTTTTGCGATTGCAGCCTTTGACATAGATGAATTTACATCCAACTCATCAGTCTTAGGATCTACCTTCGCATTGATGATATAGTACTCATTGTGTCCTGAGTTAGTCGCAACAAAGAAGTTATTCTTGTTGAATTCTTTTCGCAGAGTGCGATACTCTTCCATGTATGGTTGTAGATTGTAGTTAACAAATCTTTGAATGACTCGTTTAATCTCAGTTCTCCCATGAGAATTCAAGAGATAGAATCCAATAGAATTGATCCCATGCTTCTCTCGCAAGATCTTGATAAGAAACTTAGAAGAGTCGAAACCGTCAATTCCACTATACTCATTCTCAGCAACCATGCGATAAGTCTCATTAGTAGATGTATCTCGCACATAAATGTTCGAAGCATATCTAGTTGTTCGTTCCGTTGGATAGTCATCATCTATTTTCTTATAAGTAAGATGATCGGTAGGTTCTCCATCAGTCAATAGAACTAAGTTAACCTTCTCTAAAGAATTTTCTTTGCGGAACTTAGGAATCACTCTGTCTAGAAGAACCAGTGCCTGATTAGTAGGAGTGGCACCAAACTGATCCTCAGAGACTGCAGTATGCATCAATCGATAAGGAATGTAGTATGCCCCTATCGCATTCCCTACTATCGCAGCAATGTTCAGATAGTTTTGACAGGCCTGATTAAAGACCTTGCCACTCATTCTACTGGATAACGTATTTCGCAATGCGATACTCCTTAGAAGAATGTCTCCTTCCGATAATGGCAAGATACTTGGTTCCGGAACAGCCTTCTTATTAACACTGGTAAAGTTGTAGACCTCAAAAGGAATTCCAACTCTCTTACAAAATGTTGCGAGAACGATGGTCTGTTTGACAGTGTTAAGAACAGTAGATCCCATAGATCCACTCCAGTCTACTACCATAACCATACCATGATTCTTGCCGTCTGGAGTGTTAGTCTTACGAAGGAAAATATCTTCGTTGACTTGATAACTCCACAACTTGGAAGTGTTGATCGCACCAGTCTTGGATTCTGAACTCAATGCCTGTGCGCGAGCAGCTTTCTTCATTTCGAATTCTTTTACAAGATAAGAAATGGTCTTTGAGTTTTCTGAGATCAATTCTTTCAGAGAAGGAAAATTTAACTCTGGTGCATCACCGTGACTATATTGTTGACGATGAAGTACTTCTACTGCAGATACCTCGCGTTCAAAGTCTGCCTGAACTTCTGTATAGTCATGGACATACTTCTCTAGTTCATAGTTACTGTGAAGATTGATGTAAACACTTTCGCGAGTATTTTCATTAACCATCTCCTTGAGATTTTCTTCTAGAGACTCACTAGTCTCTGAAGTGAACTCATCGGTAAAGACGCTTGACTGATTTCCATCTTGAGGATTTTTCTTTTCTTCAGAAGATGATGCGGTAGATTGTTCTTCGGTCTCTTCTCCAGACTCTTCTGGTTGTTCTTCAGAAGATGATCCAGAAGATTCCTTGGGCCCTTCTTCTGATTCTTCTTCTCCGGATCCAGAAGCCTCTGTTGACCCCTCAGATTCTTCTTCTTCATCATCAGAAGGCATTTCATAAGTCTCGCCTTCTTGAGGTTCTCCTTCAGAATTAGAAGAACTGGGAGACATTTGTGCCTGTTGCTGTTGTTCTTCTTGCTTCTCTTTCAGATACTTGTAAAGATCTTCACAGATATCCGCAACTTCCACATAAGTTTCTGCATCATCGATCCTGCGAATGAAAGTCATTTCTTCTGAATTGAAGATGGATGGTGCGTATAGGTTCAGCGCATATCGCAACTTAAAGAAGAGATTGATGCGGTCAATGAAATTGCGAGATTGAATAGGTTGACCCTTAAGACTGAAAAAGTCTCTCTCGTAAAGATCTTGATACGCATTCTTGAAAGGAGCCTGAAGACCTTGAAACTTTCGCTTCATTAACTTCTCAATTCGCGCATCTTCCACTACGTTAAGAAACGCATGGTTGGATCGCTTCATGGCTTCTTCTAGAACTTCTAGATCACTTGGAGTGTATAATGCGTGAGCAACTTCATGGCCAACAAAAAGGTCATATATATCAGGAGTATATGATTCATCTTTCCAGATAGGAAGAAGTAATAGTCGAGTCTCTACATTGAAACTCGCTGTCACAACTTCTGAAGAGTGTTCGACGCGAATGTTTTCTTCCGCAAGTAGACGAGCAAGAAGACTCTTGGAATTCTTGGAGACGGTAACTTCGGTCATTTGGTTCTCTATCAACAAACTATACAGCTATTCTAAGGGGCTAGTTGGCGAATGTCAACTAATTATTTGGCGATTTATAGAACTTTTTGGAATATCGTTATAACTATTTTATAGCGATTGCTCCTACGAATAGATGATTTCTCCAAAAAGGTTGAACTTCTTGGAATCCTGCCTCGTACATCATGGATAGTAAATCGTCCCAGTGCATTGGTTTCAGCATTGATCTCAAAGTATATTCTTTGTCCATAATATCTTCACAGGAAAACTCTTTTCTTTTATGGTCATAAAAGAGGAATGTGAGTATCTGTTCTAGTTCTGGAGATGAGGCATAAGTCTTCTCAGAAAAAACGAATGCTCCGCCGGGAAGAAGAGAATCATATATCGAATCCAGAATAGATTGTCGATCTCGTTTTGGAATAAACTGTAAAGTAAATATGCTCGTTATGAATGAAGAATCAACAGGAAATACAAAGTTTCTTACATCTTGAAAATGTAAACTGAGATTAGAATCAACATATTCTTCTTCTCTGGATTTCATATCTTCCGCAAATCCATCTGCGTTTTCAACTCCATGATACTGTGCATTAGGAGCCGATTCCTTATTCTGGTCAATCATTGCCCCTAGAGTTTTTCCAGTAGAGCAACCAATATCAACTACACTGGTATCATTCTCTACAAAGTATCTAGACATTGCAACTATATCATCATGAAGTGATGAGTAGTGACGAATAGATGCATCTATGTGAGCATCGAAGCCCTCTTTTCTGTGTGCAAAAGTAAAGTCTGCCATTATGAAACTCTCCGTAATTCGTCGTCTTGCCAATCTCCAAACTTAAACGCTCTGAAGGGGGGTATACTAATGAAAACATCTTCTACCAACTCGCCATGAAGTTCTACCCACTTTTTTCGTTTGGTGTGCATATACTCTGTTATAAGTTCATCTGTAATTACTATCATCTTATCGAGATTTTTACTAAAAGTACAACCAATATATGGGATATTTTTGCCCCTCCAATATTTTATTTTTCTCTCTAATGCGTGAGCATTTTTATAGTTTTTTGGCCAAAATGGATCCCATTTGAAATAGTAATCAACTTCAACTAAACATCGAACATTAGAATTTTTATCTATTATTCCCAAGTCTACTCTTTTTTCTCCTAAAGGGTCATCTATAATATCACATGGCTTAGCGTCACTTTTTATTTCTGCATAGTCTAAAATAAATCTGACAAAATCAAGGTCTGTGCGAAGGAAACTTTTAAGCGCGTTTCTTTGGGCTTCATCGTTAAAAGGATCATCACCATTATGTTTAGCGATCAATTGGCTTACGTTGCTCATATTTTCTCCAATACATTTTCATAGATAGACGCAGCAATTGACTGCATCATTTTTGGCGGAACCATTCTACCGATTCTTTCTGATTTCTGGTTCCATTTTCCGGTCAACTTGAAGTCATCAGGTAAACTCTGAATCCTCTTTAATTCCCCCAGAGTGAGTTTTCTAGGTTCGGCCCAGTGGAATGCACCTGCTGTAGTGTCATTACTCCCCATCGCCGTTAGCGTGGGTGCTGGTGCGTATCTGGACACTCTTTTGAGGTTAAAGTGATGTCCTTTCGGATGATAATCCATTCCAGTCAAAACTTTCTTTGGATCGTCTTCCATCTTACTTCCGGTCTGTAACCAATACGCAGTTTTAGTAAACTTCTCTGTGAGATAATCAACTTCTTCTTGATCGTATTCTAAATCTACTAGGGCATCCATCAAGGGAATTATTTTTCTGGACGGTTGCGGAAAAATATTTCCAACAGTCATAAAGTTAAAACCAGCCTTCTCAGTAATATCGTGTCTAATGCCGATAAAGATTACCCTAGTTCTTGTCTGAGAAACACCATAATATCTTGCGTCCATGACTTGAGATGAAACATCATACCCTATCTTTTCGAACTCGTTGAGAATTTTATTATAGTATTGTTTCGCCTCGCCTATGGTCAATCCTTTAACATTCTCCGCAACAATCACTTTGGGTTTGATATCATTTGCAACTCTAAGGAACTCAAAGAAAAGATCTTCGATATTCTCTACCATCTTTCCGTCAGAATAATTCTTAGTCTGACCCCAACCATCTGAATGTTTTCCAGACACATTGACTATAGTTGTCTCTCCAAACAAATCAACCATCTCTTCCTTTTTAACATTGTGAGATAGTTTTCCTGCAACTGAAAATGCAGAACACGGTGGCGAACCATCAAGAATATCTAACTCGCCCACACCCAATCCGACAATATCTAAAAAGTCTGATCCACTCAACTCCTTAATATCGTTAGGTAGTATAGGAGTGTTTGGATAGTTTTCTGCGTAGGTATTTTGTGCCTCTTCGACAAATTCATTTACACACAATACATTACCGCCAGCAAGACGATAACCAGTACTAGATCCACCACCGCCAGCGAATGTAGATATGACGTTAAATTTATTCTGTGCGGATGCTGCAAACACATCCTTTAGAGTATAAGGTTGATACATGGGAACCATTGTCTCAAATTTTCTAGCCGTTGTCAAGTTTTATTTCCACCGAAAAATTATTAATATATTCTTTCATAAATCTGCGAATCTCTCTGGATGCACTGGAATCATTCAACTCACACAGAGCAATAAACTTTTTCTTCTCTTCTTTGTTGACTTTTATCAACAGAGTAGAATCCTTCCTTTTGATTTCTAGATCCACGCCATCCATTACTTCTCTTCCACTATTTTACTGAAGTTTTTGATTTTATCAAACTTGATGATACTTCTAAATTTATCGTAGAGGATCTCTCCTTTGTGTGAAATAACAAATACATTATTTCCGCCAAGTTGATTGAGAAGTTTTAAGAACTCATCTGTTCCATTACTATCTAGAGAACTATCAAATACTTCATCCAGTATCAAAAGATTTGTATTAACACTATTCTTCATCTTCGCGACTTCTCTCCAAGTGAAGAGTAGAGCCAGGTCTATTCGCATCTTTTCACCTTCGGAGAATGAGCTGTAAGAAAAGTTTTCTCTATTGCGAGACTTAATATTCTCTGAGAAGTTTTCATCCATTGTAAAGTTAACATAGAAATCCATTTGATGAAGATACTTGTTTATCAGACCATTCATAATGGGAAGATAATATTTGATGATAGAAGTCTTAATACCACCATCCTTAAGAAGTGTAGAAGCAACATTCAAGTATTCTCTTTCTTCCAAAAGTTCTTCTCTTATCCTTTCTATCCTATTTTTCTGATCAGTAAACTTCTTGAGATCTTTTCGCATCTTAGTGGTAGATGTATCTGTCGATTCAAGTTCTTCTACTTCTCTTTCGTAATCCTTTATAGAACTTTTGAGGCCTTTATTGTGAGAAGTTTTTTCGGATATATCTGCAGTAAGATTAGATACTTTATTCTGAGTATTTAATAATTTATCCATCCTTGCATTAATAACTTCATATTCACTCTTAAAATCTTCTATGGCCTGTTCTATTTCTTTTTGTTTATCTTTCCTTTCTGCAATCATCATTTCTTTATGAGATGCATCAACATCTTGTTTACAGGTAGGACAATTATCAATATCGTGAAAGAACTCTTGATCTTCTTTAAGAGACTTAATCTTAGAAGTCAGTCCAGCACTAATACTATCCATCTTGGATATTTTCTTTTGTACTGGTTTTAATTCAACAAGTGTATCATTTAACATACCAATCTTTGCGGTAAGTTTTTCTATACAAGAATCATTTTCATCAATCTTTAATTGATACTCTTCTATCTTTTTCTTAGAAGTTTGTATAAGTTTCTTTCTATCCTTCTTGATTTCTTCTATGCTAGATTCTTGTAAGTGGATCTGATTGTCTATATTATTTCTTTCATTGCCGGTTTCTCTTAAATTTTCTTTATGGTCTATTAATCTGGATTTCAGTATCTCATTCATAGAAGAGAATATCTTAATGTCTAATAGATCTTCTATGATGTCTCTTCGATCTTTTGCCGAAAGTTGCATGAACGGAACAAAAGTAGCAGATCCCAAGATCACTGTTTGAGTAAAAGACTTAAAATTAAGTTTGAGAATATTATCTTCTAGATATTTTTGATAGTCTTTTATCTTGGAATCCTGATTGATCATCTTTTTATTATGATATATCTCAAAGATGCCAGGCTTGATACCTCTACGAATCTTATACTGAGTCTTTCCTATCTTGAACTCAATCTCAATAAGACAATCTTTCTCATTGACAGAGTTCGCCAACTGAGGTTTGTTTATCTTTCGAAAGGGTTTACCAAACAATCCAAAGGTGAGTGCATCCAGAACCGTAGATTTTCCGGCTCCATTTGCACCAAGGATTAATGTGGTTGGAGATTTGTCAAATAATATTTCAGTAAAGTTATCACCAGTGGAAAGAAAATTCTTCCACCGTATTTTTTGAAATTCTAACACTAGGCAGGCTCTCTTAACGCAGTAATGTATAAATCTTGAATCAAACCTTTAAGCCGATTCTTATCCAAATCTAAATTATAATCATCTATGTATCCAGAGAGAAGAGACATAGTATCTTCTATAGATTGTGTCTCATCCATCCCTTCAAACTCGTATGTATCGTCAACTACAGATACATCAACGACATCATTGTTGTATAATTCATCTATTAGATTATCCAATAAATGTTGCTTTGTTTTGTTTTTGACAATCACCTTAACATATTTCTGATTGTATGTCGAGTAATTTATTCGGTCAAGGTTTTCTTCATCATAATATATCTTATGAAACATACGATATGGGTTCTGAATAAATTCAATTTCATTTGTATCCGTATCATATATGTGAAAGCCTCTTGGATCATTATAATCTATCCAAGTTGTTTCGTATGGGCTTCCAAGATAATGAATATTTCCGTTGTTTGATTTATGATGGAAATGTCCAGAGCAAACTAAATCAAACTTTTTAAACATATGAATATCAAATCCATCTTCGCACTTGATTCCGCGACTCATTTCAAATCCGGCAATTTCAAGATGTCCGAATAAAGTTTTTGCTTTGGTATCTTTAATGTGAGATCTACAATCGGTGTAGTTACCAGAGTTGATCCACGGCATAAAACAAATATCTCTGCCGTCAAAATTCAAAGTAACCGGATCCGAATAGACTTTAGGAGAGTACTCGTGGTTGAAGTCTATCAGTTCATTCATAGAATTGATATCATTCGTATTCTTAAAGTAAGTATCATGGTTCCCAATAATGATATGAGATTCTATCTTATCGTCTTGTAATCGTTTCATAAACCGACTATTCATGCCATGAAGAATATTGAAGTTGATAAACTTTCGTCTATCCACAACATCTCCAAGATGAATCATAGTTGTAATATTGTTCTCTGACAGGTATGGAAAAAACACATTGTCATAGAACTCCATCATGTAATCAAAGAAGACTAGGGAATCACCCCTAGCTCCAAAATGAGTATCAGTCAAGAGGGCTATTTTCATTCTGTTCCTTTTTCTTTGCTTTTGCTCTGGTCTTTTTGACTTTCTGTGATTTCTCAAAATCTTCGATAAATCCAGACATATTATTCTGCATAAACTCTAGATAACTTTTCTTAGTCACTCCACCGGCCTCAAGTATATCATCTTCCAAGACATGACGTTCAAGAGACTTATACTTAACATAAGTTTGTTTCTTCTCTTTCTGCATTCTTCTTATAAAGGCATAGTAGATTATCTGAGTAAAATATGCGAAGGGATTTTTAGATTTCTCTGGATTGAAGTTATCTATGTATAGGAGACAATTCTCTATCCCATCGGAAATCATTTCATCTTTGTATGTGTAGTTAATAAAATTAGGACGATACGACAAATGCTCAGAAATCTTCATAATACATTCTCCAATGTAATTAGGAATTCTGGGCCTTGGTTTATCATTCTCTTTCGCCTCAATAACAGAATTACGAAATTCTATCATCGCAGCAAGGAGTTTTTTGTTATCTACATAGTGTGCGTTTTTCTTTTTTTCGGCCATTATATCCTCTTTAAAAGTTGCATACATTGTAACAAATGAGGTTGGATTTGTCAAACACTAATTTTTTTAAATTAATACTTGACAGAATGTGCTTCTGTGTGTATAATAATTCTGTTGTGATTTAAGGATTATTCTAATGTTTATCTGGTGAATCGAAGTCTTTTAGAACTTGCATATAGTCTTTGGCATTTTCTACTTTCTCTCTTCTTTCTGCCATAACTTCGTCAAATGCTCGGAAGTTAGTCTCTCCGCTTTTTGACTCAATCAGTTGATCATAAAAATCTATAATTTCCTGCTTACAAGATGAGATGATGAGAACATCCCTTTTAGCAATAGAAAAATCTTTTTCATTTGTGTAGGGGTTCCACTCAGAAAAAGCAAGGTAAGCCTCAGAAGGTTTTACACCAGTTGGAATTCTAGAGAGTAACCAAGGATTTCTAATCCTATAATAATCTCTACTCTCACTTACCAATTCTGTGAGCAAATCTTCTCCGTTTTGTAACCTGACTACTTTATGATTCATTTATACATTCTTATTTCGTTAATTTTAAAATCAAATTTCTCTTCGTTGTAAATATTTATACGTTCAAAAAAATGCCTCAAAGCAAAGTTCGTGTAGGACTTATACTTGAGATTATCTACAATATCGTAGAGTACTGCATTCTCTTTTCTATCGCCCTTTCTCAATCCCCTTCCGATTGATTGAAGATTTCTTATCTTACTTTTGGAGGGAGAAGCAAACACAATATTATGAAGATTCTTTATATTAATACCAGTCGAGAATGTACCATAAGAAGCAACAATGATTGCATTTTCAGATTCTTCTGTGGTAGTTCTGATATCCTCTCTATTGTCTACTTTAGTCTCACCACTTACATAAAAAACTGGCCTCCCCTCTTCAACCCTTTCTTGTATCTGAGAAAATAAGGGCTTACCATGTTTTTCTACAAAATTAAAAAGAACTAGTGTATTACCTTTAAGACTATTTGTCAAATTAACTATGAAGTTGTTTCTTTTTTCATTTCTCACTATCCAATCAATCTCATCCTGATATGGCATCTTTTTTATTTCTTTACATTGTTCTTCTGAGTATTTGAGAACCAGACACTGAATCTTAAAACTAGAAAGAGTTTCATTGTCAATTAATTTTCTTGTAGTTGTGACCTTTTTGACATCTCCAAATAAACCAGTGAGAACTAACTTATGAGTCTTAGTTCCATCCAATGTTCCAGTAGTTCCAAATCTATACTTACATTGAGTCATTTTCTCCATAATTTTTGTAAGAGAATTAGCCTTAAATAAATGACATTCATCACCGATAACTACACCAAATTGATCAAAGTAATCTTTCCGTTCTTTATAGATAGATTGCCATGTAGAGATTACCACTCTCTTATCCGTAGTCTTGGATTGTCCCTGATAGATAACATGACACTTATTCTTAACATCAAATCCATAATCTTGGAAATCTGCATACATCTGAGACACCAAAGAAGTAGTCGGAACAATTATTAATATCTTCTTACCAGACAGATCCGGATGTAAAAGATAAAATCGTATCAGAGTGTATATGATAAGAGACTTACCAGAAGCCGTAGGTGATAGTAAGAGACACCTATCTTTATTGATTGCAGTTTGTATCGCGTCTAGTTGATAATCTCTATAGGTAAGAGGTTGACCTTTAGATTGAGGTTTAACATACTCTGCAAGTTCCTTAAGATTATCTTCTCCGAATAATTTTTTTTCTGGTTTTTCGCAGAAAAATTCATATTCATTCCTTTCACAGAAATTTTGAACCTGATTGATAAGACCAGCATATATCTTTCTATTGGTAGGATTGAACAAACGAATCTTTCCGTCCCACACTTTGTTCCTGTATGCAGGCATAAACTTTGCGCCAGGCACTTCGTAGGTAAAGTAATCCACCAATTCTTTCAGAATGAATAGTTCATCCGAATCCAGAATGTAATGCACTTCGCTATGTTTTTGTGCAGTAACCGATTGCATTAACCGCCCTCTAGAAATTTCCGCACGTTAATGAGATCCTTGATCAACCATTTATTGCTATCAAGAAGATCCATCTGTTTCTCTATGAAGTGTAATATTTCTTTTTGGTAGGTGAGTTTCTGTGCCTCTGTGATAAGATCATCATCGTCATCTAACCACATTTGTACATCACCTTTAAGAACTTTATATCCATCAGATTCCCACCCAAGACGATCCATCTCATCTTCTGTAAGTTTGCCTAGATAGTATTTCTTTTTCTTTGCTTCGAGTTTTTTATATTTGAATTGATTCAAACTGACAATAGAAGCCTGTTCAATACGATAGTTATGCCACTTAGAACATAACATGGAAAGATTGAGAATAGAGGTTTCAATATCAGTTCTGTCAATTTGGAGGTCTTGAGAAGCCTCTTCCTTGAGTTCACTTAGTTTCATATTTTATTCTATTTTTCTAATTTCATATGTTGTATATTGGAAATCTGCAGTTGCCGCAGTAGGTTCGTCTCCAGTTTCTAAGGATGATAGAGGTATATCACCTAACGCAATTGGAAATAAATCTCTGAATACTGCTTCATATATTGGAGCACCCTGATTGTTATATATCATCAAAGATCCATCGGAATAAACATCTGTTCCGATAAGTTTTCTTCCCTGTGCAAAACTTCGATACTGATCAAAGCTTTCTGGGAATCCAAGACCACGGATCCATTCATAAATTTCCATCCAAGTTTTCATTTCTTCATCGACTAGAAAACTTACAGAAAGAACTGAGAATATTATTTTATCGCCCGGTTCCTTTCTATCCGCAAATGGTGTTCCAAGAAGTGCTTCTCCGAATGTGAGGCCAGGCAAACTGACACCCTGTACAAACGGACTCAGTGAAGGACACTTAAGAATACTTAATTGGAAAGACTGATTACTCAGATAATTTGGATTTTCAAAATCGACATTTAACGCCACAATAGATACTCCGTAACACTATTATTTATATCAAAAAAAAAGGGACTCCGAAGAGTCCCTCTAAAGTCATAAGGTATATTATTATGCTTTATATGTAACAACAGCATCCTGTACTTCAACACCAATATAGATTTGATCATCTCCAAATCTGACACTGGTTCCAAATCCACTGAATGAAGTAGTCCTACCATCAATATCCCACCACAGCAGATTATTGTCAAATGTAGTTCCATCCACCTTGACCATAAAACATCTTCCCACATCTCCACTGAATGAATCTTGAGCACCAAATAATACATAATTTCCATCGGGAGTTATATCAACCGTACTACCCCATTTGGTATTAACTTCTCCGACACTCTGATCGGAAGATCTCCAAGTAATTATGTGAGCTCCAGTACTTACATCATATACGGAGACTGCTCCTCTTTGAGTATACCCTGATCGTCTAGTATTTTGATCTCCTATAACCAACCTAGAACCGTCTGGAGTAATTCGCAGTTGGTCGTGATAAGCTCCGGGCGCACTGGTTGCATCGCCTTGGTCTCCTAATCCATCTGCACTCTGCGAAGATACATCAATTTCTCGTACAAAAGACCCATCCGCAAGGTTGTAGATGAAAACTGCCCCACTCACCCTTTCATTGCTTGAATATGAATATCCTGCCGCGGCAACAGCGAGAAGTCCAGCGTCTCCGGCTATCGCTATCGAACTACCAAACCTTATGGTAACTCTTGGAGTTCCTGATCCGCCAACTGGTTGGCCTGGGGTTCCGTTGTATGGAGTGAATGGTCTTTCTAAAACATATCCATTAGCAAATGCAGCTGCCTCGTCCGATTGACTAAGGTCATATACAAAAACCTTTCCAGAATTTTCTAGTGCATTTCCATCTCCGTCATATGGAGAATCGAGCCGGTTCATTTTCGCTCTGTAATCACCGACTGCCAAGTAACCGCCGCCCATTGCAATTGATTGACCAAACGCAGAGAACCCATTAAAATAACAATAATCTTGTATTCGTTGATCAAGATATGAATCTCTTGGAGTGAACATAAATTTAGCAACTGGCTGGCCATATGTTTGAGTTCCGTCTGTATTTACTTTCCAAACCTGTACATCACCATTATTACTGTGAGATTGGAATGCAACCAGATTTCCATCTAGGCATAGTCTTGTTCCTGCGTTTTGTGGAGTGTATGTTCCGGTCAACCAACTCAAACCATGACCGTTATTTGACGCGGGCCCCTGACCGACACTACTAGATATCCAAGTCGGAATAATATAATCTATTTGTTGTCCTAAAGGATTGGTGCCGGACGAACTATCTTGTATGTCTATCATTCCTATATCGAAATAACCTGGCTTGGAGGTTGTGAAAAATTGACCAGATGTGTCCATCCATCTACCAAAACTGTTGTTTTCGTCTTTGGAATATGGAGTATAAATGTCAATACTGTCCCAATTAAAACCAAACACGAGAGTAAACTCTGAAGGAGTTGTGGTTGTTAAGTTAGTTCCGTCTGATGCAGTAAATGACAATGAGAAAGAACCAGCATCCGCACTATTAGAACTTGCGGAAATTGTGAAGACATTATCTGTCTGTGATACTGTAGTTCCACCCAAGGCCCCTGCAGTTACTTGATAACTATATGTGATTGCGTCTCCTTGTGGATCTGTTGCAGCAAGAGTGATCACCGTATCAGCGCCAGGTGATAATGCATAAGAACCATCTGGAGTTGTTGTGAAGTTTGGTTTCTGATCAACCAATCCTACACCAACCCATGATGCACCTGTGAAGATGTAGAGTTTCTTATTCTCTTCTACGATACCCTTTGCACCAGCTGCAACTCCACTTGCAGGCAAATCTGCGACTGTTGCGTAAACTGTTAATGCGTCTGGTAGTGCAGTGTAAGATAGAACACCAGTTCCTGCATTATATGATAAGTCTCCAGATGCACTGAATGAACTTCTAACTCTAGAGTCAGTTACATAGAGATTACTAGAACCTTCCGCAATCATACTAGATGTCGGAGTTGCAGCGCCCGGCGGAGTTCTGAGTTTCTTGACACCAAATGCAAGTTTCTCAATATCTGCAGTGGACGCACTAGTCGCCATTGCAGATACTTTTGTATCTAGTGCAGTCTCTAGATCTGCATCATCGTCCAGATTTGCTCTCTCAATTGAACGAGACAACTTTACAATCTGATCTGCAGTAGTCGCAGAACCTACTGCGGCCAAGAGTTTTGTTTTGAGAGTATCTCTCGAAGTAAATGTATTTGCCATTTTAATTTTCCTTTAAATTAAGAAATTATTCCTTTTATGATTCTTAGATTTTGTGTATTCAAATCTCCGCCAATCGCATAGTTCTCTACTATAGTTACTCTGTCAATATTAAGAAGGTCAGTTTCATGTTTAATTTCGCCCGTAGATATCTGAACTATGAAAGAGTCCCAATTGTGAGAAATTAATGCGTAGTCTCCGTATGCTTCGATTTCCTGACCAAAATTGTATCCAGCAATGCTCTGTCGCGCATAAGTGGTTATGCCTGACCCACCAGCAGTGTTTTCATCTATTGTGAATTCTAATGTTCCTGTGGGCATATCGAAAATGTGGACTTTACCATGACCGTCTTCGGGATCACCAATAATAGCCTTGTCTCCAGAAACTGCAATTCCATTTTCTCTCCCACCAATACCACCAAATCTACCATTAACTCTAGGATTTGGATCGTCAAGTCTAGAAATTTCTTGGCCAGTAAGAACATCTACCACATATACACATCCAGCTTGATATGCTCCGGAATGACTATACATATCTTGAACTGCAAGATAATTTTCTCCCATGTCGTGGTTATAAGCCGCGATACCAGCATTTGGATTTGAATTAACTATGTTCCAAGGATGATTATTTGAGTTATATTGCCAGACTATCTCCCTTGTATCCCATTTGACCATGGCATACTCGTTATACGCTGTTCTGGGTAAGAAGATATAATTTCCATGCATACTAATACTCTCGACTTGGAAGATTCCCCAGCCTGGGATACTTTCAACTCCATTTTCAACTGACCCGCCGTCAACAGCACTTCCGTCAAGCGCTGAACGAACTCTAACGCTCCCTCCTTCGACAGCAGCAAAATAATCTCCGGAAGAAGCCATTGCTCCATTATCATCTGGGACATGACCCGACGTTGATACAGTCCATATCAGAGAGTTATCTGCCAAATCATATGCGTAGAAATGACCGCTATTGACGGCCGCGATTACTACATTTCTACCATCTGATAATTGAGTAGAAGTTAGAGTGTGACCGATTCTAGACCCCCATATTGTGGTTAGTGTTGAGTCTGCTGCAGTCCAGTCTACTACAGTGTAAGATGAACCAGAACCGCCTCCAGACATCGCCTGTTGGAATACATAAACCTTTGCTTCCCCAGTAGCACCCACTGCCCACTTTCCGCTTCCAGAAGCATCTACTGCAACACAGAATCCGAATGAACCCCATGTAGTAGGATTTGGGCTTGATATCTGACTAACAGAAGTTCCATCTAAGTTATAAACATAAATCTGACCACCGCCTGTTGTATCAGTATTTGCATAAAGACCAGCAACCAATATGTAGTTCCCATCAAAGGCAGTTGAATGACCAAATCTCGCGTTTGCTCCCCCATCGGGATAATTTATAGTCGCAGTTGGTGTTGCAGTTCCGAAACTATTTGAATCCCAAATTTTAACTAATCCGTTTTCTGTAGGATCTGCTTGCCAGTCTGAAGCAACAACAACTAAATTTCCACCAGAATATTCTCCTCCGGAAGCAATAACTCTAACTGCTTTGCCGGGAAGACTTTGTTGTAATCCATTTCCTGCTGCAGTCAGATCAAATATAAAAGTTCTACCTGTTTTAACTCCACCATCTTTCCAATCTGGAGCACTTACAACCAAAGTATTGACTCCAGAAAAATCTAAATCAAATCCAAATAATGAGTAAGTATCACTAGCTGGTAAATCTTCTCCACCAACAGAATGAATGGGTGTGTTTGACAAGTTATTTAAATCGGATATATCATATACAGAAAATCTCCCCCACTTCCCTCCTGTCGATGGCGAAGCTTCGGGAGACCCAATTGCAAGTTTAGTTTCATCGTCATTGATGGCAACAGAACGCCCATAGTGATTGCTAGCATTTACGCTTATATTCGTATCACCACTAACATCAAATGTTCCTAATAAATTTCCATTGGTCACATCATAAAGTCTAACTCTTGCTCCAGTGTCTCCATATGACCGAGTAGCTCCATCATTGATAACAAGAAGATTTTCGGACATGAACATCCCCTTCTCGCCGTTATTAGTGTATCCATGATAATTATGTGATTCCGTCCCATAAACAGTCCATACTTCAGAACCATCTGCGACTAGATATACTGTGACCTTTCCGTTGTCTGTATATCCGCCCTGATCGAATTCATAATCCGATACCGCGACATAAGTACTATTCATTACAACCATTCTTCCGAATCTAGTTGTACCAGATCCGCGAGGTAATGTGGCAAGAGTGGTTTGTGATCCTGTCCAATCTACCGTAGAAGTTCCACCACCACCGGCAGCTGCAACAACCGCTGCAACTTTCCATTCGGATCCGTCCCAGTATTTGAGTTCTGATGTTTGTTGATCAAAAACAACCTGTCCTTCAAATGCTCCAGAAGCAGGGATATTTTCTGTTAAACCGATTTCTTGGATTCTGAAAACCTGTGAGTTATTTTCAAAGAGACCATTGACATGATTGTAAACTAAAGTCTCGTCATTCATGATAGAAGATATATTGACTTCACTAAGAGTAGAGACTGAAAGTCCACCCCAAGATTCTGCAGTTCCATTTGTTGCAAGGAAGTTACCAGAGTTTTGTGCTTGATTTGGAAGTGTCCCACCAGCGACAAATGTTTCTGGTTCTAGAACATTACCGATTGCCTTACCAATACTCTTGAGTTCTGTTGCAGTCGCGGATGGAGCCAGATCTTCTGCCCTTGCGTTGATTGCAACTTCTAAATCTGTGTTCTCTGACTGTTCCAAACTAGGAGCAAGCCTTGAAAGATTCATTAACTCTCTTGCAGTCGCAGTGACAGCAACTGTAGATGCCCTATTAGTGAGGGCGGTTATTGAAGGATCTAAATTTGTATCTGACATTTGTTTTTCCTATTTAAATTAAGCTTTATAGACCTTGATGGTCGGCCGACCCCCAGAATAGTAGTCTGTTCCATCTTTGTAAAAGACTACAATATATTCATCCTGTATGGCAACTGCAGGAGGTCTATAACCCATCTGCGAAGTGAAGGGCATTGCATCGACCAAAGTACTGATTATACTTCCATCTGTCGCACTATAAATATCGATGTCTTTTGTATTTCCTCTACCAGCAACAACCACATCTCCATTAAATGCAAAATTCTTTCCTAAGAATCCAGCTCCAAATGAGGTAGAGTTTCTGTTTCCATATGATTGATTGTTTGGATGTTCTATATCTGTTATAAGATTTCCTGTTGTTAAATCAAATACGAATATCTTTCCGCCTCTTTGATACTCTTCTTCTGATACATTAAATGAACTTCCACCCCATCCTTGGTTTTGACTTCCTCCAGTCCCAGAAAGAGAATCTGCAGTATAGTTTCCTGGCGCACCGACAGCAAGTTTAGTTCCAGAAATTTGGATACTAGATGCTCTCATCGGATTTGTCGAATCACCTCCAAAATGTACTCTGTGATTCATTTGATATGGAGAATTACCAATTACTGAAGTAGGAACATTTGCACCACTATAATCCGGATTTTCTAATTTGTACAAAAATGCAGGACTAGCAGGATTTGTCATATCATAAACATACACAGCACCAATTTGGTTATGGCCGTTGGCGGGCTGTTCGTTTGAAGCAGAAACACACATATATTCATTATTCATTACTATATGTGATCCAAAGTAACCGTTGGCTTCTGTTGTGTGCCAAGAATCAGTCGGCCATCTTGTGTCTTGATAATGAGTTCCTGTATGATATACCCAAGTTACAAGATTTCCAGTTGCATTTTCAAAAATACCAACTTTTCCAGATTTAGAATCATAATCTGTTTTACCAACCGCACAATGAGTATCGTTGACCGCAACTGCTTCTCCCCAATTCCCCATATGAGATATATTGGGGTCATTTATTGTAACGTAAGAATCTGTATCTAAATTGTATAGATATGCCATTCCAGCAGCTTGTCTACCAAAATCTTGCGGAGGATTTTCATTTTCTGCTCCGGTAATTACCCAAGTTGCATTTGGTGATACATCTACCTTTTGACCATAATAGTCGGGTTGGCCATATGAAGCAGAATATGGATTTGGATTCTGATAACTCCAATGAGCATTTTCCCAATCACCTCCATATTCTTCTTGTAGTCCTGCTGCGGGGTGTAGGGCGAGACCATAAATTAAACCATCAGTACTTCCATCTGTTACCTTAGAATCTCCAGCAACAACCCAACTTTTTCCATTTTTAAAATATGACGCTACTGCTGTCTGTTCTGAACCGCCTGGCCACTGATTTTGATTACTGGATACATTAAGACCATGCGATTCGTATATGTTAACTCCCCACCAACCTCGAACAGCTATTTGAGTTGGATTACTCCAATCAATTCCATGAGTCAAACTAAAACTAGAAACTGATGTTGCAACATTCACCGTATCATTTGCGGAGAATGTTAATTCGAAAGTAGCATCATTTAATCCGTGTGGACTTACAGTGAATACATTATCTGCCTGTTGTACTGTAGTTCCATTGAGATCTCCAGAAGTGACTGCATATGAAAATGTTACTGGATCATTTTCTGGATCTGTTGCAGTTAATGTGATAACTGTTGGAGTCATGTCAGTGGCGAGCTCGTATGTAGCACTGTTCCCAGATATACTTGGAGCAGTGTTAATTAATGCTACTGCATACCAACCGTCTGCAGTTTTGATGTATAACTTATTATTTGATTGAACAACTGCTTGATCTCCGGCCGAAGCACCAGCGGGCAAATCACCGACTGTTGCAACAACTTGTAGTGCGGAAGCAGTGGGAGCGGTGTAAGAAACAACACCGCCGTTGTATGATAAATCTCCAGAGACACTTATTGATGGTTGAACACTTTCGGCGTTTAGAAACTTATTTCCGCCTTCTGTGAGACTATCTGCGTTTGCAACTGTTCCCATATCCGCAGCACCAGTTCTTAATTCTTTAAGACCTTCGGACATTTCTACTAGGTCATCTACTGATGCACTAGGAATTACTGCAGCCATTTCGGTATCGATATCAGTTTCAACTTCTGAATCATCGGTAAGACCGACAAATCTTGCAGATTTTGCAAGTCTTCCTAAATCTCTTGGATTAGAACCAGAAACACGATTTCTGATTCTAGTTTTCATATTATTCTTTGCGTTGACTAGATTGGAATTAGGCATGGATTCTCTCTCTCCAGTGTAAAATGATTTTCTTATATTTATAAAAAAAGTATTTGACTTTCCCAAAAAAGAAGGGGGCATTGCCCCCTTCTACCACCTTTTTTATAAAGAATTGCTCTTTAATAATTTAAGTAAGAATGGAAGTCGTTAAACGACCAAACTATTTATAATCAACCACAAAAAAAGGGACTCGAAAGTCCCTTTTTTCTTTTTAGATTTTAAGTAATCGATTAACCGATTGCTGTCAATCCTGAGATGGCAACCTTTCTGTAGTATTGGTTTGAACCAGAACTCATTGATGCAAATGGGTTTGCAACAATTCCGTATCGGGTCTTGAATCCAATCTTAGGTTGGAAAGTATTTTCACCCACTGCGCGAACCATTTGTAATGGGACGTATGGGCAGTAGAAAATACCAGCATCATAAGGTGAAGATCCCTTATAACCTACAACCAACAACTCATAACCAGAGGTTGATGTAAAGTAAGGATCAATATAAACTCTCATTCTTCCGTTAAGAACACCGGCAAAAGTTTGACCTGTGTCATCAACTGAAAGATTAGTTTGTAGCGCAGGGTTGTAATCTAGTACACCTGACATGGCGAGAGCCGAAGCAACGTCTGAAGAACAGATAACCAAGTTACCTTTTCCTCTACGAGTTTCTTTAGCGATTGCGTTTGCTTCTCTTTCGATCTGGTAAAGAAGACCTTTGTACTTCTCTACTGACCAACGACCATCTGCGTCAGCATCTAGATCAAAAACACCCTTCGTAGTTACACCAGCTTGTGCGCCAGGCTTTGCAACTGCGTATACTGTTCTCAGAACTTCTCTGTTGATTTCAGCAGTGATTTCTGAAGAAAGAATGTTTGATAATTCGCTTTCAGCGTCTAGACCGTGAACTGCCTTCAGATCTTGTGCCAATTCCATAGTGTATTCTGCTTTCAGTGCTCTTGATTGCGCTGTCACAGATACTCTATCGATTGAGAATGACATCTGATTGAAGTGACCGCCTGTACCCATTCCAGTTACAGTACCGTCTCCCAATGCTTCTGCCTTAGCAGTAGCGGCGGGCCCTCCAGATGTGTAATCGCTACCAGAGTAATCAAGTTCGGCAGAAGCGCCAGAACCAGTTACTGCGACACCACTGAATGGATCAGTTCCGTTGTGAACAGGACTTGAGGCACCAGAGAAAGCAGTATCTGCTTCGCCGTAAAGTGCTTCGCCGGCCTGATCGCCGTATTGTGATTTCATCGCGAAGATAAGACCTGTTGGGCCGCTCATAGGTTGAACACCTAGAACATCATACGCCATCAGGTTGGGCATAGAACGTCTGATCAATGAGATCAGTACTGGATCCATACCTTTAATGTTGCCTTCACCACCGACAACTGGAGACATACCGCCACCAACTGCATTTATCGGCCCTTCAGTCAACATTGATGCTTCTTCTCTTGCAACTTTTTCTTGGTTTTCAAGAAGCATAGCAGTTACCGCTCTCTTGTAAGAATCTTCGATCTTAGGTAGATCGGGATGCTCGATTACCGGCTTCCACTTCTCTTGAAGTTGCTCTGACAAATGCATTTCTGTATACATCGTAGTCTCCTTTGGATTAATTCAATTAAGTTTTTGTCAAGTTTTTCTTAATTTTCAGTTATTATTTATAATATTTTGATTTTTACTGTTTTCTACTGAACCTTGAGATTGCTCTTGCGTAGTTCTCCATTACAGGATCAGAAGTTTTCTTAGAAGCCTGTTCTTCAAGAACAACCTCAGAATCTTCAACCGCAGTAACTTCTTCTTCGCCATCTACAACTTCACTAGAAACAGTTTCTTCACTTGGAAAATAATTTTCCTTAATGACTTTAACCTTTTCAGCAAAATCTTCAGCAGAAGTAAATTCTACACCTTCAGACAAAGAACGAATCTTATCAGCCTGTTGTATAGTCATACCTTCCACGACATCCCTAATGATTCCATCTTTCTGAACAGTTTCAACTTCTTTAGAAAGTTTAACATTCTTTTCGATTGCTTCATTGAGTTGTTCTTTGACTTGTTCTGCTTCAGCAACTGCTTCTGCATACAAATCTGCTTTCTCTTCTGGGACTTCGATATAATTTTCTTCGAAAACTGTCTTCATACCAGAAATGAAATTTTCCATGATTTCAAGTTTAAGGCTGCTTTCAACAACAACCTTATTCTCTTCCAACCACTCTTTAGCAACATAAGATAGATACTCATCTACCTTTTCTGCAATTTGTGATCTGACTTCAAGAACTGACTTCTCAAAATCTTCTTCATACTGTTGATCTATCTTTTCAACTTCTTTGTTTACTTGTTCTAGAACTGCAGCTTCGAAAATTGTGCGAGCCTTTTCTTGGAAATCTTCTGATAATTCATGACCAGACAACATTGCATCAATGTGCTCTGATACATCAATATCTTCTTTCTTGACCTTCTTCTTCATCATAAAAGAATTCTTAGGTTCTTCTTCGTCTTCTTCATCGTCGGCTTCTTTCATTTTTTTCTTGCCGTAACCGCCTTCTGCCAAAGACTCTTCTTCTTCACTTTCTTCAGAAGTTTCTTCTTCGTCTAACTCGGCAAGAATTTCTTCTACCGCTTCGTCAGCTTGTTCTTCAGAAACTTCTTGAACTAGTTCGTCTTGAGACTCTTCAGAAATTTCTTCAGACTCTACTGAATTCTCTAGTTCTTCAACTTCATTGACTTCTAGTTCATTAGCCATCGTATTATTCTCCTAATTGAGTTGATTTTACCAAATATTTATAATAATTTAGTTTTTAGACAATTTTTCGAAGAAATCTTCAAAGAGTCCTATCTTAGTAGTTTCCATCTCTTTAGACTTTGCAGACCTAACTGCATTTCGATAACTGTCAATTTGTGCTTCGCGGATAATACCATTATCCCAAATCCATTCCTTTCCTTCCATGATTCCATTTACGAATGCATCAGGAGCAGATGGATCCGCCACGATATCGGCCGCAGTCGCAAGATAAAAATCACCTTGCACTACATTGTTTCCTTCTTTCGTAGACTTCACACTTCCCATACCTCTAGAAGAAACACCAAGAGACGCACCTTCTTTGATAAGATTTGATACTATTGCACCATAAGGAGTTTCTTTCATAATCTTTGCTTTACCGACATAATTATCGCCCTCAAGTTTGAGAGATTTAATCATGTGGGAAACTCTTTCTAGGTTAATAGAGGGCCCATCCGGATGACCTAATTCACCGAATGCCCTGTTTTTATTGATGTAATTTTCTGTATATCTTTTGACTTCTTTCTCAAGAACTTCTTTTGGATACACTCTGCCATTTCTGTTTTCTACATTTGACTGGAGAAAAACACCTTCGATATAAAGGTCTTTTCCTTTTTCTTCAACAATTAGATCTTCGCAAATTTCTGTGATTAGTTTCATGTCTATGTTCCTGTACGTTTGGCCATTGACCTTGCTCTGCGAGTATTAGAAATAGCAACTTTGCCCTTTCTCTTTCGAGCAGACTTTTTATTTCTCAAACTCATTTTGACTTTATCTGATGCAGAAATTTTGACTTCTCTTTTATTGCCGTCAACTTTGTATCCGGCCCTGTCAGACTTAAACTTAATCTTGCGTTTTCCGCCACGGATAACAACTTTACGTTTTACCGCTTCGTCTAAATCATCTTCTAAAAATTGAGAAAAAGTCTTCATAGTAATTCCTATTCTTCGGTTTCTGCAACCTCTGTCTCGACTTCTGCAGATGTTTCTTCGGTATCTTCTACCTCAACTTCTGGTTCATCTTGAAAAAGAGTGCCCGCAAATTCTTGTTTATGACCTTCGATTTCGCCGGCCATATTTTGACTCAGTATACCTTTGATTGTATTCTGAGCATCTGATAATTCACCATTAACAATGTCATCGACAATACTTGTTGTCGCATCTACTTCATTATTTATATTTTCTTCATTGTCAGTCATTTTTTACACTCCTATATGAAATTTTGTTCATTATCTTGTTGATCGTTTCCACCCTCTTCTCCACCTTCACCGTCTTCTCCTGACGGCGGTTGGTCTTGAGGTTCTTCACTTTCCAATTCTTTCTTAATCTGAGTATCCATCTGTTTAATTTCGGATGTAGTCATCTTAAGAATATTTTTTCTCACCCATTCATTAGAATAGTACTTACCAATGTAGTCTTGCATTTCAGCAACCAAGGCAATCCTATCTCGCAGCATTTCTGCATTCTTAATTTCTGTATAATATGAGTCTTGAGTAAAGTCAAATATAATATCTTGACTCATCTCTTTCCATTCATCAAGACTGATATAACCTTTGAGAACTAATTGTTTTTTCAATAGATCGGTAAATAGATCTGAAAATTTATCTCGCAGTCGTATGATAAATCTGTTGAATTTGTATTCGTCTCTAGATATCTCCTGAGCCCTTCCCAACTGCATAGTATTCTCTGGTTCTAATCTTGAGATAGGAACATTAAGAGACTTGTATAATTTCTTGAGGAAGTAATTGACATCATCCATCTCGCCTAGGTTTGTACCGCCGGGCAATGTTTCAATCTCTGTTCCTCGCCCACCTTCTCTACGAGGGAACCAGTAATCTTCTAACATTGATAGATGTTTTCTATCGTCCCTGACTTCACCAGTAGTTCCATCATAGACAATCTTGTTCTTGTGTTTGGTCATTATTTCAGAAAGATATTGTTCTGCTTTCTGTTTTGGTAAGTTACCAACATCGATATAGAATACTCTTCTTTCTGGTGCTCTTGTCCATCTGTAAATGACAACGGAGTCTTCTACCAATTTCAACTGATTGAGGGGTTTGATTGCTTTATGGAGATGACTTACAACATAGTTTCTGCGGCCATCTTTAAGTCCTGATGTGATATGACAAATAGAATCGACAGTAATTGGAAGTCCAGAAACACCTTCCGCATTTACAATTCCCTTTTGATTGTAGACATAATACTCTTCTTGTTTAGAAACTATCCCTGCAGTATTCACCGGATCTTGCGGAGAAACTTTGTCTTTCTTAACTTGTTTTACTTTTTTGATTTTGCGAGGATCGATACTTCGAAGTTCTCTAATTCCATCTTTTGGTTTGGACTCGTTAATGATGATATGATAGAATAGTCTTCCGTCAACGTACCAGTTGCGGAAAATGTCATATCCTCTTTCTTTAAACTTGAGAAGTTTTAGAATATTATTAAATTCCTCTTCAATAGTTTTTCTCAGAGAAGCACTCTTAATATTCTTTGTGTGAATTTTGACAGGGTATTCGATAGTGTCATGAACTATCGCTTCTGATGTGATATCGTCAACGGCAATCTCCACTTCTGGATGCATCACCATTTCACGATATTTGTTTATAAGTTCTGAATCTGACTTAGCATTGTTTTCCAATTCCAAGTAGGTTCCGGAGAACCCACTCTGAACTGTTAATGCGCCGTCATCGGTTTGATCTTCTCTAGGAACAAAGGAACGAACTTGTTTATTCTCCTCCGAACTCCTAGATATATTGAATCCAAAAAGTTTAATCGCCATTTAACATCACCTTAAATCTACACAACTATTTATAATGAAAAAATAGTTGTGTAAATTCGGGAGTATTATAGACTTACGGTAACCCTCAGGCCTCCGGCTGCTTCTTCATGCAACCAATAGTCATATGCAAATGTGCAAGTAAATTCTTCAATCTGATCATTAGAATCCCACGCGAGCTCTACCGCACCAAGTTCTGTTGGGAAAATACCAACAAACTTGTATGTTGCAATAACTGAACCGTCTTTACCATAATGAACGACTTTAGAATCTCTATTCTTATAAGATGTTTGACTGTTAAACTGTAAATTTGATGCATGATCATTAATTCCACCCATCCAGTTTTCAAGTGCAGTTCTTACTGAGAAATCTTCATCATTAAGAATTGTAACCGTCCAAGGCTCAAATGTTCTGTTTCCGGCAATCCTCACCTGTCTTCCAAAATAAGGAACATCAATTGCGGGTATTGTGGATGCTGGTAACTGGGCCGCTCTGCAATGAAAACGAAATACGTCATCTGCAGAACCGTCAATTGGATTTCCTACTTCTACTTCAAATAGATTAGGTCTTGCTCCACCGTTTCTCAATCTTGATTTGAATGATGCGATATCAAACGCCATTGTTTTCTCCTAAAATTTTAACTATATTTATAACGATTATTATACAGATCCAACAATTTCTTCAAAATCTGTTCCAGTTCTTGTAGCAACAAAGTTTAACTGGATGAAGTTGATAGATCTTGCAGGCTTGATAAAGATGTCACCCACAAATTCATTACTATCTACTATCTGAGCAGTATTATTTGTTGAGTCACAAACCACCTTAAAATCAAAAATTCCCCTTCGGCCCTTTACTTCTCTCAAGAAAGGTTCTACCAGAGATACAAATTGTGATCTCGTAAATTCATCATTCATTTCGAATAATGTAAACTTAGATGCTGTTGCAATAGTTTTCTCTAGAACAATAAACAATCTTCTTACATTTATTCTGTCAAAGGCACTTGGTTTTGTAGTGAACGTCTTGTCACCATAAAGAACTGTACCTTGGCCTGGGAATGTAACAACGGGATTTAAGGCTTTTCTGTAAAGATCGTCTCTGTTTGCCTTCGTTTGTGTCCAAGCCGTTTTAACAACATTCTTGATAACCCCACGGTTGAAGCCAGCAGGAGAGAACCAAGGATCTCTTTCGCTGTCAGTTCTTGCCATAAGACCAGCGATGTCTCCATTTAGCGGAATCCATCGATACTTATCATTGTACTTGTCGTATTGATACTTGTAGTTTGAATCTACAAATGCATAATTGCTGTTACTAGTCATTGTAGAAGTGAAATAACTAATAACATCAGAGGCTGGAGATGATCCTGCACAATCTACATATCGTGCAGATATCAGAGCGACTGCATCTCTTCGACCAGCCGCAACTGTGTCGATGATATGTGTTTGTACCGTATTACCATCTGTAATATCTCCCCACTCTCCAGACATTACTAACGCAACATCTGTAGTTTCTGAGTCTTCAAAAACTCCATATCCTGATATTGCTTCGCCTGCTGTTGGAACAGAACCTTCAGTGCCACCAGAAAATTCTACATAAACCATAGAACTTAAAGTTGCAAAGGTTGTACCTAATGCGGGAGTTCCCCAGTTTGTTCCTTCTGTTGTGTGATTTACTACAAAAATAAAATCTGAATATTCATTGACATAATCCACATAGTAGATATTTGTTCCGTCTTCGAGCTTTCCATCAGACGCCTTTGACAGGAATGAAAACTTCTCGACAACCTTATCAGTTCCAGACTCATAAGAACATACAAGAACGTGAACTTCGCCTGCACTTGGAGCTCCAGAAAATTCATTTTGAAAAGTCGAGGATAAACTTGAGAAAGTTCCTGCATCGACCATATAAACCTTCAGAAAATTACCGTGAGGGCCAGGGGTTCTTGCAACAAACTCGGCCCCGCCTGCTTGACCGGAACCAAATGAAACATCGTCAGAAGATCCAACCAATACTGGGGTATATGCAAATGATGTAACTGTTGGGCCTTTGACTGTAATTGTGATATCACTTACCGGAGCGGTTGAGAAGTCAATTGATTGACCACTAACAGTAAAATCAACACCAATACTAAATCCGTCAACTTCTACTGTGTCATTTGCCCCAACTGTTTGAGAAACTTCAAATATGCTTCTCGCAGGAACATCTACAAGAATAGTTCCAGTAGGAGCAGAGTCAAATGTCAGTGTAGTTCCGTCTACTGTGAAATCTGTAGTAGCAGTTCCGTCCACAGTCACTGTCAGAGTTTCGTCGTAAGTAACTCTAGAAAGAGTAAATGTTGTATCTGCACCGTTACCAGTGAATGTTTCTCCACTTATTGCAACGACGGCAGTTCCTGTTTCTGTTGCAAGAGTAGGAGTCGATGTAGTAGGGACTCCTGCGACCGCGTTTAAAGTTCCGCTTCCAACAACTCTAGAAACTTGCAAGTTTCCAGCGTATGCCAAGAAATTCGCGGCGGTGTAAAAAGATCTGTAGTTTTGGTCTGTTGGTTTACCAAAAACTTGCGCCAATTCAGTTTCACTAGAAACCGTAACTATTTCACCTACTGGGCCTTTTGCGAATTGACCCACCAAAGCACCTACGGATACCGCAGCTGCTGGGGTGGTAGTAGTTAGGTCTACTTCTGATACATTAACGCCGGGACTTACTTGAAATGGCATTTTATCATCTCCTTAAAATTTATCATAAACTCATTAGTTTAAGTGTATTCTTCTTTGATTAATATTTATAAAAAAAGTGTTTTTTAATAATCTTAAAGACTATTTTCAACAACTTGCCAGACTTGTCCTTCATCGTCTGAAAAATTGCCAATTTCTGCACCATCTTGAATGTATCCAAACGGCGTCATATTCTCCTCTAACATACGAATTCTTTCTTCGTAAATCTCCTTTCTGGTGTCTAAATCGGACAGTTCTCTGAAGTAATGATCTGTGACCATCCAAGAGAATAACATCACAGTGTCTACCATGTCATCTGTCTTACCATTTTCTGCTTCGTATTTGTGTCCTTTTGAAACAAAAGTTGTCAATTCGTTTATGGTATCGAAGTCGTTAATTATCATCTTGTCTTCTTCGACCAAACTCTTCATGTTAAAACAACCAATTTTTTTGGTGGCCTTGGTTGTTCTGATTCCCAGTGTAAAGGCTTTACCAAAACCAGAACTAATCGACTGGCCTTTACGAGTATCGTTATGAATCGAAATCATGTTTTCGTACTCAAGATCATGGTATAAAATATCACTAACCTGTTGTCCTACGTCATTAATCTCTACTAGTATATACGCATCATTATACTCAACTGCTAGTCCTTTTATAAGTGTCGGATATACCATAGGAGGCATTTCATTAGATCTGAATGTTGCGACTTGCTTATAAGGTACTTCTGATGCGTCAAATATCGATAATGCAGAATAATCCTGACCTCTTCCTCTACTTACATCTACAGTAATAAAGTATGTACTTTCTTCTTGTGGCTCCTCATATATTTTCACGGTTCCATTACGAGTCATCTTTATTGGTGTATTGTAGGAAAGATTTTTTAACTTCGCAGTATTAATAAGAGTATTAGTACTACCTAGAAACTCAGTCTCAAACTCCTGTCGAAATTGTTCTTCAGAAGTATTCTTAATTGTTTGTTCTTTCCATTCTTCATCCCGGCCGGGAACCTCAGACCAGTGAACTTCTATAGATTTATAAGAATTAGTATTTTGAACTGAATCATTCCAGAGTTTATAGAAATGATTCATACCTTGTGGAGTAGATACAATAATAACTTTTGTAGATTCTCCAGAAGAAATTGTAGGATATACTGAGTTGAAAAACTCTTCTGCAATTTCATTTGGAACAAACGCAAATTCGTCCAAGAATAGAATGTTGAATGATCCACCTCTTATAGCAGAGGATGAAGTCGCAGCAGCCATTATCTTCGCACCGTTCTCCAACTCTATATTAGTCTTGTTCCAGACCAACACTCCTTGTTGCAACCAAAGAGGAAGATTCTCGTATGCTCTTTGCAATCTACCAAGAAGTTCTCTCGCAGTTGCAAGTTTGTTTGCAAGAAGAGCAACAGATACATCTTTATTAAAGAGTATATAATGAAGGAAGAAAGCAATACAAGTAATAGACTTTCCGGACTGTCTTCCAATCTTACATATAGTAAATCTCTCCTCATGGAAAGTCTGAATCATTTTTTCTTGAAATGGATATAACTCAAATGGAACCAGACCAGTGTCTAGGTTTACAATCTTCATATATGTCTTAATGAAATATACTGGATCTTCTAAACACTTAACATATTCTTGTGCCTGTTCCTGAGTCCATTGAATTTCAACCCCCGCATTTTTGAGATTAGGATTATTTAAATAGACATCACTCATGATCTATAACTCTGTTCTTACCTTTAATAACTTCTAATAAGTCATTTGTATTACCGACAAAGACTGCATTGTTGTTCACTACTTTACTTGGCCCACCTTCTTTTGTATTTTGTATCTTGTTCATAGTGACTTGAAGTTCTATGAGATCTTTTGTGAGATCTCCAGTAGTTTTCATCAATTGACCTACTACTTCGTATGCTCTTGGATGTTCACTCTGTTTTGCAAGTTCGATGAGATTATTCAGAGTGTCCTGACCTTTCTCTACTAAGTCATGTAGATTGTGACGATGAAAATCATAATCATTCTCAATATCTTTTTGACGTTGTTCATCTTTCTCTTCTTGATATTCTTGTATATCATTATTGGCTCTCACAACTAACTCCTGAGATGTTTCTTTTATCTCAGTTTCGATTCCAAGAAAATCGTTGAGTTTTTCGTCCACACTTTTAGTCTTCATTATTAAACTCTGTTATACTTGTGCCAAATCCATAATCATCAAGTTCTGTGGCAGTAGTAGGATCTATTTCATATTCTTGTTGAGAAAAATCTCTGTTTGTATCTATATTGACAATCTTCGCAGTTGATTTTTTGATTGTCTTCTTATTATCCTGAGAACCATATAGATATCCTTTGAGTGTAAAACCTAGAGTCCACTCTAAAACTCTTCTTGTTAAGTAGTCTCCTTCATATGTATCTTGAACATCTACTGAATCCAATATGACTGGAGTATCTCTTACTATATCTAATTCTTCTACTTCTTTTATAGGTACTATAAAGGAAGGAGTAAAGAAAGGGAGTATCTGTTCTAATATCTGTGTACCATCCTCTGCATTCTTTACTAATAAAGAAAGCGTCAAAGATATATCCCAAGGAACAGGATTGTAAACAAATGTTTTACTTCCCTCTGGAGTATGAGCACCAGTATATCCAGACATCTTATTAAGTTTTCTTCCTGAGTCATAACTGATGCCAGATATCTCAAAACTCATTCTGGGAAGAACTACTGCGACATCACTACTCTCTGAGTTAATTCTAGAGATATACTTTTGGGCAGGCCCATACGAAAGTGGTACTCTTATAATACTCGTAACATTCCCAGAAGAATCTTTTCTCTGGATATCTATGTCATCAAAGAGAGAACCGAATCCTATAATATAGTTTCGAAGAGTTCCTCTATATTGTGGGGTTATGCCTAACATTAGTAACTCTCACTGAATGGATTGGTGACTGAAAAATCGATAACTGTGTCAGCAGTTCCAGAGAAATCTGAACTATTATCTACTACATTTTCTGTTGTTTCTATATAAGTTATTTGTTGTGTCGCACCTAAGAGATAATCTGCTGACGAGGTTGCACCGATTGTATTTGTATTCTGTGCGAATGTTCCGGTAAGTGAACCAACTCTCAGAACATTAGTTCCAGAGTTCCAAGAGATTACTTCTCCTGTTGCAGTTGCGTTTGCAAGATCTGCTCCCTGATAGATAGTCTCACCTACAGAAAATTCTCCAGTTCCAGTTCCAAAAGTTAGGTCTACACTGAATGTTGTATTCTCAGTTCCGATATCGTCTATCTCTGCAACACCAGTATCAAATGATTCGTGTGAGTATTCGAAGAGCTCTGTTGACAATCTGAATACATACATTTTGCCAAGTTGATAGAATGGCACTTCATCTTCGACAAATTGAATTTCGAAACACCTATCAACTAAAGGGAAATATATTAAGTCTCCAGATAAAGGAATTGTTTTACTGGTTGCTTCTGTGAATCTTTTCTTTGATACAATAACATTTAATTGGTCTCGTACTTCTAGACCAAACTTAGAAAGAAAGTCTCCTTCACCAGCAAATCCATCTGTATCTTCTATATGCATCTCTACCAGATATGCGGTATTGAATTCACTTAGAGTTGCTTCGTTGAATACAGTATCAGAGTTAACTTCAGTTCTTTCTATATAATAGAAGTTCTGACCATGAATCTGAATAGACTCAACGACCAAATCCTCCAAAAGATTTTGTTCAGATGCTAGACTTGTCTGATTAAAGTATTGATTGACAGCCATGTTAACCTACCAAGAAATCTACAGGTAATTCGTAGTTAGTAGACATCTCTTCCTCAAGTTGAGTTATCTCTTGGTTTGCTTCGTCCAAGATTCTTGTCCCACTAAATGTCATGCCGCCAGGCATTTGAATTCCTTCGTACTTCGATAGATTCTCTCCCCATTGCTTCTTTATAAGTGCAGTTGCGTATCTCTTCAACCATCTGTCATTCCAAACATCCGTATAAGTATCCGGATCCAAAACACGATACACTTCTACAATTAGATATTCATCAACATCCAGACTCTCCTCCCAGTCTATATCTAAGAATAAACGATTTTGGTGACGATTAAATCTAATCGGCACTCTTCCTGTGATCATATCATTAACTAACTGAAGATGTGACTGTGTGAGTTCATAAGTCAACAACTCCATACTTTTAAGATCATAAATTTCGTTGAGGTGCATTTGATAACGAACATCAAAGAAACTTTTAGAATATCCGTCTGTCTTATCAAATAAAGGAAGAACTCTTTTGACACCAACAATCGCATCGTTAAGTTCGATGTATCCGTTTGTGATATTATCTTGAGTAACTTGATGTTTCAGATAAACCTTTTCTACCGCATCATAGTGATAGTCGCGATAATGTTCAAATGCATCATCAACACGATCATCGACTTGTTCGTCGGCTATGTTTATCTGGATGACAGGTTTGCCTAATTTTCTGAGACAGTATTCTTTGAATTCGCTTCTGCTGGTTATTGCAGACATACTAATACTCCTATTCTATAAGAGTATTTATATTTTTAGGATTTCCTTCTTTTCCTTGGTTTATAAAAAGGAAACTTAATAACCTCAGAGTCTAGGTTTATTTGATGTTTTTCGAAGGTTTCTTCGTTGAGATCTATCTTCTCTATACGAGCATTGACAGGAAATTCCTCCATAGGAAATTCTTTCATTCTCTGGAAAAACATACCTTCAACATTAAACTCAAGATCCGGATCTTCTTCAAATAGTATATTCTGTCTTTCGGAAAAATACGATACATTATTACCAAGGCATACCGGATAGAATCGTTGGTTCTTATAATTAGAAGAATATGTGTAGTGATCTAATTTGGTATACTTAGAGCTTTGATTGTCGTATAAGAATATCTCGTTATTTGAGTTGATAGATACTTCGTAATCTCCAAAGAAGAACTTCTTATCCTTGAATGCAAATCTGGGGATAGACACATCAAAGATACATACGCCCAGATTAGTATTGATAACCAGAGAGATCTTATTCTCTTCTTTAGTTCCTATCTCTACATTCTTGATTATTTTGTTTCTTAATTTAATCTTTCTTGCGGATTGGAAATTATTAGAAACAATTATGATTTCACTTTGAGTGATAAAAAAGTTATAATAACTCTTTCCAAAGATCGCAGTTTTTGATTCCACCAGAGAATCTATTTTAAGACTAGAGGAATTAATCCAAGCTTTCTTTCTTGCGTGACTATAGTTGAGAAGTGATATGGTATTGTTGAATACTATCGGGAAAGTATTTGTCTTTTGTTTCTCTTGAAAAAAAGTTCCAAATGTGTTAGTATTGCGAGTTCTGTATTTGTACTCTATCTTGTCATTTGGAGAATAGAAGAAAAGAGATTCTTTTTTGTTTCCAATACAGAACCCCCCTTTGTTATCATAATTGAGGGAGAATGCGAAATTATTATCAACCTTGATGGGAAAGTTACATTCATATTTCGATGTTAACTTCTCGCCATCAAGATTGTAATAATCATCCAAGTAGTTTATTGAGTCTTCACTCAGCGTCAATTCTTTCATAAAGAATATTTATATTGTATTTTAAATTATGCTTTCCAGACGTTACCTATTGGCATTCCGCCAGAGTTGCTGCCTCCAGTTTTACCTAATGCAACAATATAGTTATCTTGTAGAAATACTACAGGAGGCCTATCAAGACTTCCTGTAAATGGAGCTGCATCAACCAAAGTTGTTATAATACTTCCATCAGATGCACTATAGACATCTACATCTCTAGTACGACCTCTTCCAGCGACCACGACATCCCCGTCGAATGCAAATGCATGACCTAAACTGTATGCACCGCCAAGACTTCCGGAAATATTTGAATATCCATAGTTCTGGGGATGTTCAATTTCTGTAATGAGATTTCCAGAAGTTAAATCATATATAAATATCTTTCCTCCCCTTGATTCTTCGGGGCCCTGATTATATCCAGTTCCATCCCATCCGAATACAGAACTACCACTATAGTTTCCAGCAACCGGCCGAGGGGTATTAGTGAAATGGCCAGGAGCACCCACAGCAAGTTTATTTCCAGATATTACCATGCTAGAGTTGGATCTACTTCCTCCGAAATAAACCTTATGATTCATTTGATATGGTGCATTAACTCCAACCATCGATGTCGGAGCATTTGCGCCACTATATCCGGTAGGTTGTAACTTATATAAAAAACTTGGATTGGAAGGATCTGCCATATCATACACATAAACTGCACCAACACCGTTATGTCCACTTACGGGTTGTTCGTTTTCAGCAGCAACGCACAAATATTCATTATTCATTACTACGTTTGCGCCGAATAAATCACCATCTTCTGGCAATTGCCAAGATTGTTGAGGATAATCTGATCTTTGATAAGTAGTACTATCATGAGTGACATATGCTAAAAAATTACCAGTGGCGTTGTCAAATATGTGTACTCTTCCGGCCATGCCGCCACCCTGTTCGCTGTAGTCGGTTTTCCCGACAGCAGTATGAGTGTCGCTTACGGCAATTCCCTGGCCAAACATTCCGACATGACTTATATTTGGATCATCTATGGTTGTATATGTATTTGTATCTATATTATAAAGATATGCTCGGCCGCCCGAACTTCTTCCATATAGTTGAGGTGCGTTTTCTTCTTGAGCGGAAACCGCAACATAAGTTCCACTTGGAGAAACAGCAACTTTATGCCCGAAATTATCATAATTATGTGGAGTGGTGTATATATTTGGATTTTTGAAAGACCACCTTGCCGCTGCAAAGTTTCCTCCGTTGTTTCCTTCAAATCCGTATGGATCATGAAGTGCTAGTCCAGCAATAAAACCTCTGGTGTCAGTACTAGCATCTCTAACCTGAGAGTCTCCAAAAACCATCCAACTCTTTCCATTCTTGGAATAAGATCCAAAGGCGCTCTGGGATCCTCCTCCAGGCCACTGATCAATATAAGCGTTGTATGTATAAAATCCATTTTGTTCATACACATAATTCAATTCATAGTCTCTATTAGATCCTATTTGGGTAGGACTGCTCCAATCTAATCCGAACACTAAACTAAAACTTGAAACTGCAGTTGTGACATTTACTGAGTCATCTGCAGAGAATGTTAATTCGAATGTTGCTGCCTGTGATGCGTGTGGAGTGATAGTAAAGACATTATCTGTCTGATCTACTGTAGTTCCATTGAGATCTCCAGAAGTCACTGAATGTGAGAATGATACTGGATCATTCTCTGGATCAACAGCGGTTAATGTAATAACTGTAGGGCTTCCGTCTGTTGCAAGCGTATATGTCGCATCGTTTCCTGATACTGTTGGTGCAGTATTAATCAACGCAGTTGCATACCAACCATCTGCAGTTCTAATATACAATTTATTATTGGATTGAACAACTGCTTGATCGCCGGGACTTGCACCAGTAGGAAGATCTCCAACTGTCGCGACAACTTGAAGTGCAGCAGAAGTCGGAGCAGTGTATGAAACCACACCACTGTCATAAGACAAGTCTCCAGAGACACTTATTGCTGGTTGTACGTTTGATGCTTTAAGAAACTTATTTCCGCCCTCTGTTAAATTATCTGTATTACTGACTCTACCCATATCTGCAGAACCAGTTCTTAACTCTGCAAGACCTTCAGACATTTCTACGAGATCATCTATGGATGCTGCAGGAATCGCAGCAGCCATCTGAGTATCAATATCAGATTCTACTTCTGCGTCATCTGTGAGTCCCACAAATCTAGCAGACTTCGCAAGTCTACCTAGATCTCTTGGTGTTTGACCAGCTTGGACTCGATTTCTAATACGAGTCTTCATGTTGGTCTTTGAGTTTTCTAAATTAGTATTAGGCATTATTGTTTCCTATTTAAATTAAGTTGTTCTGTGGACAGCGATCTTTCCCTTACTATCGTAGACCCAATAAGCAAAAGTTCCGATACCAGAAGAGTTGACTGAAATTGAGTTTCTTGGCCACCCTGCGAATCCCATAACGGATGAGAAATTCTTTTTCAGTGACATATCAGAAGTATCAACAATTGCATATGCTTCCCCATTGTTGCTAGAATTTTTATAAGATATCAACATTGATGTCTGGGAAACTTGGATTGACCTTCCAAAATGAACCGCATTACTCAGACCAAGATCTGATGGTCTGATGGTCTGGGTAAGAGTTGGCGAGGTTACATCACTTATATCGTATATATGGATTGCTCCATCCGTATTATTGGATCCGTATGTATTTCCTTGTTCTCCCACATACAGAGTATTGCCATCAACATGAGTTCCTCCGGATCTATTATTTCCCCCACCGAATCCATTTTCTCGGTTTGCATCCGGTTCTCCTAAAGGAGAATACAAAGATGATTGCAATGACCCTGCATAATCGTAAAGGTGAACTGAACCATTATTTCTCGCCCCATTAACACCATTCCAAGGTGCGTTAAATGCTGACATTACTACTAAGTTATCTCCAAGAGAAACCTCAGATCCATGAAGCCCCCCTTCGTTAACTACCGAACTATCCAGAAATGCTTCTCCAACATTTTTGCCATGCGATACCAGTTCGAAATTGAATGGTTCTAATGAATTAATTTTAAATAAAAAATGATGGTTATTATGTTGATGAGCACTAAAGACATACCAAGGGCCATCGCCGTAAAGTGCAACACCATACCCCAAACTAGTACCTACTGCAGCATCAAATAAGTATCCATATACATGACCATCTGATGGTCTTACAACAGCCATACCGCTTGCACTGTGGCCATGGGCGGTATTTGCCAATGATGTAACAAAGAAGTGTTCATTTCCCGCAAGTGAATCAGAATAATGCTGCATATACCCAGTCAAGTTCGATTGCCAAAGAGCACTTGAAGAACTTACTTGTCCAGTTTGAGAACTCATATCAAATCCCCAATAAAGTGTACCACTTTGCTGTACCGCAATTAGATAATCTCCTGCAAGTCTTAACGCGGCTCCGAGCTCTGCGCCGTTCGCCTGTCCTGATACAAGAGTTTCGTAATTTCCATCTAACGCACCCCAGTTAGGCACTACTGTAAATTGCACTGTGAATTCTGAAGTTGTATCTGTAATATTTGTTCCGTCACTTGCTCTAAATGTTATTGAGAAGGGGGCAGTATCGTTAGTATCAGAACTTCCTGTGATTGTGAAGACATTACCGGATTGTGACACTGTAGTTCCTCCCAAAGACCCTACAGATACCACATGAGAAAATGTGATAGGATCTCCTTGAGGATCAGTAGCAGACAAGGTAATAACTGTATCTGCGCCTGGGCTCAATGTATATGAACCGTCTGGTGTTGTTGTGAAGTTTGGTTTCTGATCTACAAGACCTACATTAAGCCATGCAGATCCTGTGTTAATATAAAGTTTCTTGTTCTCTTCAACTATTCCCTTTGCACCAGAAGGAGTATTTTCGGGTAAGGGTAAATCTGCAACTGTCGCATAAACTGTTAACGCATCTGGTAATGCAGTGTAAGATAAGACACCAGTTCCGGAATCATAAGATAAATCTCCAGTTGCACTAAAAGAACTTCTAACTCTAGAATCAGTTACATAAAGATTACTAGAACCTTCTGGGATCATACTAGAAACTGGATCTGTTGCAGTCTCAGAAGTTCTTAATTTCTTGACACCAAACGCAAGTTTCTCAATATCTCCTGTAGAGGCAGTAGTTGCCATTGCAGATACTTTTGTGTCCAATGCGGTTTCTAGATCTGCATCATCGTCTAGGTTTGCTTTTTCTATTGTTCTAGATAACTTGACAATTTGATCTGCATTAGTAGCACTACTTAATGCTGCGAGTAGTTTTGTCTTGAGTGTATCTCTTGCGGTAAACGTATTAGCCATTTAATTATTCTCCTTTGAATACATAGATTGCGCCAACATTATTTTGACTTGCATGATCTTCGCCCTTTGCGGAGATTGCTATGAAAGTTCCTGATATTGCAACTTCTGAACCAAATCTATCATCAGTTCCCCCACCAGAATATACATTTGGATCTTCAATGGTATGTAATAGATTTCCTGATACTACATCATAGAGGTAACACTTACCAGAGTCTGCTCCTGCAGCTCCAGTCTCATACCATGCACTGACTATTGCGGTTTGACCTTCAACATCAACTGACCAACCCATGTAATCTACTTCAGTTCCGCTGTCCGGATTTGGGTTGTCAATGGTGTGTAAGAGTGTTCCTGTTGCGACATTGTAGAAGTACGCCTTACCAGAACCAGACCCTACAGCAGCGTCAGATTCCCCAAAAGCACCCACTACGAGGTAGTTTCCATCAAGAGCACAATCAATTCCAAAGTTATCCAAGGCACTTGTTCCATGTGCGTTTGGATTGACAAATGTATGAAGTAAACTACCAGCATCTACAGTATACACATATGCGACACCTGAGTTACTTCCATCTGCAGCATCTTCTTCTACAGTAGAAACTACCATGAAGTTTCCGGAAATATCAACTACCTGACCGAACTGATCCGGAGTAGATCCGTATACATTTGGATTTGTCAATGTATATAGAACCGCACCTGTTGATGTAGAACAGATATATGCCTTATCTTGATTATATCCACCGACTACGATATAGTCTCCATCAATCTTAACAGAGTGACCGAACATTGCGCCGGAGTCAGGGCCACTGATAGTTCTTTGAATTTGTCCTGACATATTGTAGACATATACTTCATCTTGATCCCTATTACCAAGAACAACATGAACACCGTCTGTGCCGACAGAGTTTCTTCTTGCGAAACTTCCTGATGTTAACGGATTGGGATTGTTTATGGTCGCAGTAACATTTCCAGATACAGTATCTATAATATATGCTGATCCGTAACCACTATATGCTTTGTCTACTCCAAGAACTGTGTATGTTTCTGTCATATCTACTGCAAGATCTGACTCTCCTGTAGTTCCACCAGTAATAGTGTGTACACTCTTACCAGCAGTCTGTATCAATGTGAGCGGACTCCAATCTACTGGTGTGGATGAGCTAGAAGAACTTCCAGAAGAAGTAACTCCTGCGACTGTAGGAACTGCAATTGATTGGCCGAAGAGATCACTAATTGCTCCATCACTTGCAAGAACTTTAACCTCATTAGATCCGTCTAGATCATAGACGTAAACTGCGCCATTATTTGCTCCAGTCTTATCATCATTAGATCCTACAATAACTTTTCCGTTTGCAATTGCAACATCAAAACCAAAGTTATCATCGACATCAGGATCGCTTGCAACAATTTGAATTTCATTACTTCCATCTAAGTCGTAAAGATAGACCTTTCCTCCATTATTCACTGCACTATCTTGGAATCTAGCACCAACTGCGATTTTGCTTTCTCCTACCGCAACCGACCATCCAAAATAATCATGTTCAGTTCCAGCATCACTAGCAGTTATTTTAACTTCGTTGGTTCCATCTAAATCATAGACATATACGGCTCCATAATTATTTTGTCCGCTATCTACTCCACCTGGCCCTGTTTGTTGTGATGCGCCAACTACAATTTTATTTTCTCCAATAGCAAGAGATTGTTCATATGAACCAAATCTTGCATTGGGAGTTGAATCACTGCCAGTTATTATAACCTCGTTGGTTCCGTCTAAATCGTAGACACATACGGCTCCAGCACCGCCGTTACCTTCAGCACCAACTGCCAATTTATTATGTCCAATAACTACAGATCTTCCGAAACTATTGCCTGCTCCGGCACTAGGAGTTATTTTAACTTCGTTGGTTCCGTCTAGATCATAGACATACACGGCCCCATCATAGTCTGATTGTGCGTTTGCACCGACAGCAACTTTATTATTTCCAGCCGCAACCGCGACACCAAAATTGTCACCAGCGGAAAGATCGGTAGGACACAATATGACTTCATTAGTTCCATCTAGATCGTAAATGTATGCCTTTCCTGCTGCGTCACCTCTAGTATCTTCTTTATATGCACCGACTACAATTTTATCGTTTCCGGTTGCCACATCTCTTCCGAATTGATCCCCCTGTTGAGCATCACTTGCGGTTATTTTGACTTCATTAGAACCATCTAGATCGTATACATAAACAGATCCAGTTTGTAATCCACCATTATCATCGTCTCTATCCGCACCCACAACCATCTTATATGTAATTGTCGGAGTGGATTCTCCAGAACTTTCAGAGGATTGTTCAGAACCACCACCAGATGCTGTATATGGAGTGTCTGTAACAACAGTAGGACTGCCGGATGCAGTTATAGTTTCATTAGATGAAGACGCATCAACAATATCTGTAGTGTTGCTGCTAGATATTAGTAGTGATGTTCCTGCGACATCTCCTAGTGGCGATGTTGTCGGAGTGAAGTTTGCGTTATAGACCGATGTGCCTTTAACGATACGCAAATCTGCAAGCTCTCCATCAAAATATCCAGTAGTGGAACTAACCCTTCCTATTTCAAGATATCTTGGTAATTCCACATCCCACTGACTAGACGATGTATTTATTAATTGGCCATCAATATAAATTCTAATGTAATTATCAGATTGTCTAGTCAATGCAATATGGTGCCACCCATCTACAGTAAGACCACCTCCGGAGTTGGATGTAATATCTCCGTTATTATACAAAGAGACATTTCCTGTGCTAGAAATATACAATAACTTTTCATATGTTCCCAAATTATTTGTAAAGTTCAATAATCCGTTGCCATAATTGTTAGCAAGATCATTTGGGGAAATCCAAAATTCTACAGTAAACTCTTCATTGGAAGAAATGACAGTTGATTGGAAATCTACGGTTAAGTAATCATCCGAACCATCGAACTGTATTGACGATGTGGGCGAACTAGAACTTTCTCCAGAACCACTGGATGCAGAATCTTTAGTGAATACATATCCCATTGCCATATAATCTGTTTCATTATTCCAGTATTGTCCTTCGCCAGCTCCGGAATTAACATTTGCTGTTCCCATAAGATATGCAGTGTCTGAATCTGGATCTTCTCCAATAACAAAACCTTGTCTTGCGAATCTTGCTCTCAGTTCTGGATGTGGATTTGCTATTGTTTCTAAATGAGATCCGTCAGACTTATTGAATACATGAATGACACCATTCCCTACTGCGCCGTTGGAAGTTCCACTACTATCTGCGATATATAATCTATCACTTAAGATGTGAATTCCGCCTCTTGTCCAGCCTACATGAGAATTTTTTGGATATGCGTTGCCACTTTCATCCACTCTGGGATTTGGTATTGAAATTACTGGAGTAGGTAAAGCGTGTTTCCCTCCATCCGTTGATGTAAGGGCAGAAACATCATAAACATATACAGGAGGATTATCAACTTGTCCACCACCACTACTATCATGTCCAAGATATAAATATTGTGAACTTGGATCATATGCAGCAGTATAACCATAATATGCGCTGCCATACGGACTATCAAAATAATATGACGCTAGTAAATTCGGGGCCTGAGTTGATAAATCAGATATGTCATATATCTCGACCTGGCCCGTATTACTATTAGCATATGGATCCGTAATAATGAGTTTTCCTGTAGATGCATCTACAAAAATGCCGTTATAATCACGCAACTCCTGGCCATTACTGGTATTCTTTCCAACAAACCATTTGTGTGTCGTTTGAGTATTAATCAAATCGTATACATAAACTCCTCTAGGGGCCCCACCAGGCAATATATAATAATTTCCGTCTGGAGTAATAACTCCCTTATTCTGAGAACTAAATCCACTAGAATATCCTCCGAATTGAAATTCCGGTGATAAAGAACCATCGGTTACATTGAATGCATACGTTTGAGTTGCGCCGTGCAGCGAAATAAGAACATAAAGTTTATCATTGGATGGATTTTTCCAGAACTTTATTCTTTTACCGAACTCTTGACTATCATAGGAATTGATAGATTCTGATTTATAAGTTCTTATTGGCACAGTAGAAGAGTTTGACATATCGTAAATATAAACTCTACCTCTTCTGGCATTTGCATTGCCACTATTGTCTGACTGATTAAAACTATCTGCTATCGCAAGATAATTTCCATATGCATCAATACGAGGAGGGCCCTGTGTCGCTGGCCCAGTCTCCCATCCACCGTAGGATGGAGTCAAATTTGATTCTGGGTGTGCTATATTGAAACTAGACCCTCTTGTCCAAGTTACTCCACCAGCAGTTCCACCTGTCGCAACAACCGCCGCAACCTTCCATTCCGTTCCGTTCCAGTATTTGAGTTGAGATGACTGAACATCAAAAACAACTTCACCAGCATTTGCAGACGCTGGTAGATTTTGTGTTAGTGAGTATTGTGGAATATCAAATGCTCTTGAAGAGTTTTCAAATTTACCGCTGACACTATTATACACAAGTGTCTGATCGTTCTCTATTGTAGACAACTGAACCTGTTGAAGACCACCCATAGTGACTCCACCCCAGTTCTTCGCAGTTCCATTTGTAGAAAAGAATTTTCCAGAATGATTGGTTTGAGAACCAATAAACTCTCCTGATACAGAAGCAGTTTGCGGTTCCAACATATTTCCGATTGCTTTTCCAATCTTCTTCAAGTCAGACGCAGACGCAGTTCCAGCAATTGCTGCTGCTCTGGTGTTGATTGCAACTTCTAATGCTGCGTTTTCTGATTGTTCAAGACTTGGAGCAACTCTAGATATTTTCTGTAACTCATCCGCAGAGGCCGATACGGCGACCTCTGATGCTCTTTCGCTAATTGATGTTATCGACGTTGATAGTTGTGCGTCAGCCATTCGGCAACTCCCTTAAATTACTTTGTTATTGACAGTATAAGGAACCAACCAAATATTAAGATACTGGTACGCTATACCATCCTGATCCTGTGAAGATGTACAGTCTGTTTGTAGAAGTAACTAGTGCCTGATCGCCTGCGTTATTTCCACTCAAAGGTAATTCTGATGAATTTGCGTAAACTGTCAAACCACCCGCTGGGGCAGTGAAAGAAAATTCACCAGTTACTGAATTATAACTTACGTCTCCACTAGTCTGGACTAATGCTCTTGCTCCACCCTGAGAAAAGTATTGGTTTGAAGAACCAGCTGGAACGTCATCAGAACTACTGATCTGGACTCCACCTGTATCTACATCTCTTGTGATAAGTTTCTTAATTCCTCTACTTAACTTGTCTACTTCGCCTGCAGTAGCAGTTGTGGATAGAGACAACGCTCTAATGTTGAAATCTCCCTCAACATCTCCGTCTGTATCCAAACCTGTATTCTTTGCAGCCCTAGACAACTTTAATACATTATCTACATCCGCACCACCGACTTCTGCACGAATTTTTGTTTTCATCGCGCCGATTGCGTTTTGTAAATTTGAATCTGCCATGTCTTTTATCCCTCGTTATTTTGTCTTATTAGGAAGCTACAAATGAACCAAATGCAGTCCATGCAGTTCCATTCCAATAATAAATGTTACTGTTCTCTAGAACATATGCAAAGTCACCATTGCTTGCACTTGCGGGCAAACCAGCGACTGAGTTGTATTCTGCAGCGACAGTTTTGTTTACTAAGCTTTCTCCGGTAAATCCAGAACCAGTATAAACTGGAACTTCGCCGTCAGAAACACTGGTTAAATCAGAAACATCTGATAATGCTGGTGTTCCCCAAGAGACGTTTGTTCCGTCTGTTGTAAGATACTTACCACCGTTACCGGATTGTGTAGGAAGTTCTCTTCCTGTTTCTGTGTTAGGTTGAACCAAGTCCAGTACCTTTGACAAACTGTCAGAGAGATCTAAAAGAGTATCGACATCATCTTCCGTAGAAAGAAGTGATTCTAATCTTGCGTTGATTAATGTTTCGATTGTTACATTATCAGTTTCTCTTAGATTCTTGACCATTCTTGCATATTTCAAGAGGTCATCTTTGTTTGCGGTAGAGACTTGTGCTTCGATGTCAGCAACCATTGTAAGTCTTGCTGCGTCTAATGCGCTATCTAAATATGACATTCCTTTTCTCCGTTATATTTCTTATTAGTTTGCAGCCGTTACTTCGACCCAAGGCCCCGCAACGGTAATAGTTCCCACCATTGATGAGTGATTTCCACACTGATAGTATAAAGTATCCGGAGCGTCAGAAGGAACTGTGATCGTTACACTTCCTGATGTTGCTCTTGAATTAGTCACTCCAGTCGTATACTCTCCAGTATAACTTCCTGCATTGCTTGTCGCAAAATAGAATGGATGAGTTGATGTTGAAGTTCCATCAAGTGCGAATGTGTATGTGCTTCCTCTATAGAAAGTCAACGCAGGATTATTCTCTGAATTGATAACATATGCACCAGTTACTGCAGTTACACTATGAGTTACACTCTTAACACAATAGAATTTAAAGTCTGTACCACAAAGAACTAGTTCGCCCTTCTCACCATCTGTTGGGAGACTTGCGGCGTCTGCGTAGTATCGAATTTTTGCAGCATCGGCAGGAGTAGAAACAAATGCAGTTGAACTAGCATCATAAACTAGAATATCTCCAGCGGTAGGAGTTCCAGATAGAGCATTCATATCAGATAAAGATACTTTCGCCCATTGAGTAGACATACCAGTTGTCTTTAGAATTCTATCGGATAATCCAGTATCATCTGGAAATTGAATACCATCTACAAATTTTGTTTCCAACATATTTGCGACAGCTCTGGATAATTTAAGTTTTTCGTCAATCGTTGCAGTAGAATACAACGAACTTACTCTTGCGTTGACAGCAGTTTCTGCTGTTGCATCATCAGTCTTTTTGATTTTTTTAAGTGCTTCGGTGATGTCAGCAAGTTCTGATGCGGTTGCACTTGAAATAAGTGATTGACCTCTAGAAAGTACTGCAGCAATAGAAGTGCTTAGATTTGAATCCGCCATTTATGAATCTCCTTTGCGAAAATTAGAATTAATTTAGTCTCATCAAGTAATTGTATGTGTATATTTATTATTTTAGTTGTCTCAAAAAACCCAAAAATAGAATTAATTTAGAAATAATTCTAACTTTTTACTTCCCTTACCTCTTGAGATGTACCAACAAAATATAAACTACCAGCCAAAACTCTTTCTGCGATATCAAAAAGTTCTCTCTGATATCGGATATATGCCATTTTATCTTCCTTGGAAGAATTTGCATCATAAAAATTAAAGTCTTCTAGGTTCTTTTCTATCTTACTTATAAATGTAAGAAGTTGTGGGCCATGTACAGTTCTTTTACTCATCGTCTAACATCAACTCCAATATAGTTAAGTAGTTTTTTACCAGTCGTAAATGTTCAGAATATGTTTCTCTAATATCGTCCTCATTAAAATCTGCAAGAATACAATTTTGTTTAAGAATACTAACCGCCTCTTCGATGGCCTCTTTCACTCTTTCCGGACTTTTCATTGTCTGGATATTATATAGTTTCATTGGAACCATTTAACTTTCCTTTTGAATGTTCACCTTCTATTTATAATATATTTTTAAAAGAATATAAAAAAAGGGGAGCAATGCTCCCCCTTTTATCACTATAGATATGTATTAGATATCTGACATTGACATTACAGATACTCTAACGTGTCTTGCTTCTGTTAAGTAGCAAGTAAGAGTATTTGCGTCAGTCTCTTCTACAGGTACGAGATCGTTAGCATACAATCCGTCATCACCCAGTACCATAACTTGTACAACCAAGAAGTTGGAGTTCAAGTTGTGAGAAACTGTGTGAGTCGTAGCTGTTGATGTAGACTGGAAGGTAAACTTCGTAGAGTTTACGGCAGATCTGATCGCACTGTCACCAGAAATTCTAGCAGCAGTTTCTGTTGAGAGGTCACCCTCAACATCAGAGATCAGTGAGTCTAACTCAGCAGTACTAGATGCAAGTTGTGAATCTAGTGCAGCGTCTACTTCCTTCATCGTTGTCGCAGAATCAAGATAGTTTGTTCCACTGTGAGCAGAGAACGTACCATCTGCATTCAGACCAGCAGCGGTTTCTACAGCATCAACTTCTGTTTGAAGTCCTGTGATACCACTAGATACTGAACCGGCAACTGAATCTGCAACAGACTTGATTTGTGCATCAAGAGCTTCGTCAGCAGAAACCAATGATGTAGCAGAAGCAAGATAGTTGGTAGAACCATTTGCACTGTATGAACCGTCTGTTCCAAGACCAGCACCTGTCTGAGTAGCATCCAATTCAGATTGGAGACTAGTAGCATCAGACTGAAGTGTAGAAATGTCACTGACTATTGAAGCAGCAACTCTAACACCAGAGGCCGTCTTTGTAAGAGTGGCACCGTCTAACTTCATCTGAAGCGTAGCATCAGTATGAGTTGAAGCACTAGAACCGTCTTGTGACAACATCAAACCAGAATCAGACGCAAGGTCTAGACCGATTTCGTCGGAAGGTAGTTCTACAACACCAGCACCAAATGACAAGAATAGTTCATTACCATTCTTCTTAATACCAGCACCAGCTTCGATTTGTCCAGCACCTGAGAACTGCTCAAACGTCATGTTGGTAGAACCAACAGAGATGTTATCTGCACTTACAAGTACGAAACCGTTGCTTGCGTTTGTAGTACCTTCTTCAACGAATGTGAACGCACCAGAAGTAACTTCTGGGTCAGAATCAAAATCCGCAGCTCTTACAGCAGCACCAGATGCCTGAGCAACATAGATACCGTTCTGAGATGCGTCTGTTTGATCCTTAACAAGTACTCTGTCACCACTTGACAGTGTAACACCGTCAACTGTTGAACCATTAGCGAGTGCGCTTGAAAGGTCTACATTTCCTGTTGTAGTAACTCGTACTGATGCCTTAACATCAAGACCAGAAGCAGTTGCGTCTACATAACCCTTAGTCGCAGCATCCGCATCGTCAGAAGGAGTAGGCAAGTTAGTGATTTTGTTGGTGCTCATATTCAGAGTACCACCCATCGTATCACCAGCTCTCACTACTGCAGCGTCAGCAACATCAGATACTGCCTTAGTTGCACTGTCAAGTGCTTCGTCAGCAGTCTTCATAGATGTTGTTGAGTCAAGATAGTTAGTACCACTGTATGATACAAACGATCCATCAGCAGCAAGACCTACTGCGTTTTCTATGGCATCAACTTCTGATTGAAGTCCTGTGATACCACTAGATACGGAACCAGCAACTGAATCAGCAACAGACTTAATCTGTGCATCAAGAGCTTCGTCAGCAGATACCAATGAAGTCGCAGAAGCAAGATAGTTCGTAGAACCATTTGCAGTGTAAGCACCACCTGTTCCAAGACCAGCACCAGTTTGTGTTGCATCTAATTCAGACTGAACTGCAGCAACAGCGCTATCTAATGCTTCATCGGCAGAAACCAATGAAGTTGCACCTGTGAGGTAAGTAGTAGCACCATTAGCACTATACGCACCATCGGCACCAAGTCCAGCACCTGTTTGAGTTGCATCCAACTCAGATTGTACATTTCCAATAGACGTTGCGTTTGCGCTGTCTGCAGAAGCTCTTGAAGTTGCTTCTGAAGTAATCGCATCAGCATTTGTCTTGATCTGGGCATCCAATAAAGAATCTGCATTCTTTAATGAGGTTGCACCAGAAATATAGTTTGACGAACCATCAGCGGTATAAGTACCGTCTGAGTTCAACCCTGTGCCAGATTGGCTAGTGTTGATTTCGTCTGATACTGCTTTAATCGCAGCATCCAACAATGCGTCAGTCCCTTTAAGGGTTGTTGCACTGTCAATATAGTTTGTTCCACTGTGACTGGCTAACGAGCCGTCAGCAGATAGACCAGCACCAGTTTGTGTGGCGTCTAGTTCAGATTGAATCGCCGCGTCAGCAGATTGTCTCGCGGATTCTTCAGCATTAACGTCCGCAATTCTAGCAGATGTTTCTACTGCAATTGCCGCTGTCATCTCTGTGAGTGTAACCGCTTGACGTACTACGACTTGATCGCTTCCGTCTAAACTGGAGAACTTAAATACTTTTTCAGTAGTATTATACCACAAACGACCAGCGGATGCTGGTGTAGGGTCGGCAGCCACCTGCTCAATTCGTAAACTTTCGATTACTGAATTGTCTGCAAGCTTAATGCCATGAAATTTAATATACTTATTAGACATTTTTTTCCTCTCTGTTAAAAAGATTTATTTTTGCAAAATTAAATGATCCGGTAACTCGAATCGACAGTGTTCTATTTATAAAATAATTTAATTTTAAGGTTAGTTATCTGGCAATAATTCTACATTATCGAAAATAACATCGACATAACCAGTAATTGTTTCTGAAAGATGTACTTTAAAGCTATTAGAATCTATTACTTCTACATAAGCAATGAATGGGGTTCCGTCAGTTTCGAAAAGTTTTTCATGAAAAGAAGTAGTTCCTTTGTCATGTTGGATGACCCACTGATTTGCAGCACTATTAATAACATATCTAAATGTTCTTAATACTGGTTTATTAATCAGATCTATATAATCTGAAGTTGTAGCAATACTGGCAAGTTCTAGATTAGTTCTCGCTTCGGCGGCATTAGATCCACCAGTTCCACCATGCTCCAGTCCGATATGCTCGCCGGTTTGAAATTCAGCGAGCCCCTCGGTATTTCCTGTGCCATCCTTATTAACTCTAATTGGGATAGTAGAGTTAGACATATGTTACTCCTACTTACGATGATAGGAGCCGCGTATCCGCCTGTGATGATGTGATTCCATATCCAGCGACCATTGTCAAAACTCTCATACCATTACCAAAAGGTTTCGTTGACATAAGTGCCTTATACAGTCTTCTCTTGTCTGTTGTACCAGTAGTACTGAATCGATCACTTGTTATCAAAGTATCCTGACCTACGGCACCTCCATCAGAAAACGCAATCAAATCCAATTCTTTTCCTGTAAAGAAGTATCTCTGTGATCCCAATCTATTCGGGAACTGGATTACTAATTGTCCGTCTTCATTCAATGCAAGTTGTTCTAATATATTTAGTACCGCATGAGAGTCCGTCTCAGATATACCGGCGAAAACGTGTCTATCCCAAGGTTTCAGTACGTCTTTCTCGCGAACTACGAATCTTCTGAATCGTCCTTGGTTCTCAATATCAAAAGCCTTCAATTCCTGTTCTACAAATTCATCGACTCTGAAGTCAAAGATTCTAGATCCGAATTGATTTGTTAGTCCTTCTACAAAGGCAGAAGTTGTTCTGTCTGTAGTTTCTCCACTGGATTCATCTACAGAGAAGAATGGAGTCAAATCGGAATACAACAAAGGCGGTTCAGACGTTTGATATACACAGTGTACTGGTTGTGATAATGAATCATAATCCGGAACACCAGTTGTAGAATCAACGTGTCTCTGAATAACAAACCATGCATAATCGTCTGCTTGTGCGCTTGCGGCTTGATCTCTGAGATAGAAAACAACACCGTGATCCGCAACAGTTAATGTATAACTCATTGGGTATGATAATGCAACACTTCTTTCTTGTTTACCAGTTCTTCTAAAGAATCCTTTCTGCATTCTCAGAGTACCAGTATTGAATGGAGTATCAAATACTAATTCTGTACTTGATCCTCTCAGATATTTATCTTCATATCTAAATTCTGCTTTAGTTGTTTCTGTTCCGTCAGAAGTTCCTCCCCCAAGAATTCTTTCGCCTTCTGTGCCAGAAACTACTTTATTATAATCCTTAAATCCAACAATACCGGCAGAAGGATTCAGACCACTAGTTCTTATTGCTTGAAGTGATTGAACTTCCAAATAATCAGTAACTTCTGGCGATATTAAGTGAGTTCTTGCTCGAACATATCCTGAGTATTGAGGTCTAACACCACCAAGGAATCCTGGCTCTCTAAATTCTCCTTTTTCAAGTCCATCTGCACTTTGTATAGAAGTTACAGTTCCATCACCTTTAATTTGATATTCTGTCGCAACGTGTACTTTCAGATATTCAAACTCAGTATTTCCTTTATTTCCCCCAACACCTTGATAGTTTTGAGTTGCAATAAATGGAGACGCATCTGTTACTTCATAACCTCTACTGACTTCGAAACGAATTCTCCAAGGTTGATCTCCGCCAACACCACCTAAGTTTGATTGGTCATTTGTTTCAAGAACAATCGGCCCGATTGAGTGATCTGCGATAAACTCAAAACTTTCTAATTCTAAACCACACTCATGGTATGGGAAAGAAGAATAGTGTGCGTAGTTATCGGACACAGAAACTTCTGGATGATACCCTCTCAGATCTGGGTCAAATGAGGTTTCTGGGCCCTTTCTATCTCCCTGAGATATAAATCCGGTTGAAGAATATGTAGTCCCAGCTTCAGAGACAAACTTAGGCCCTGCTGCACCAATAACGTGTTGTTTGTAAGAAGTAAAATACTTAGTATTCCCTCCCAAAGTTGTCGGATGAGACGTAGCATCTGCAGTAGATGTGGATGAATTATTATAACTTGCCCCGACAGCATCTGATAAGTGAGTTATTGGATCCGCAAATGTTCCAAAATCTCTGGCAAATGGAAACTTAATTTTAACTTTTTGTCTTACCAGAGAAGAAGGTAATTGAGATCTTACAAAACCAATTGTTTGTAGAGGCCCCAAACCTCCAGTATCATCGTCAGTGAACTCATACTGAGTCATTGGTGTAACTGTAAGTTGACCAGTAAACACTGCTTCTGATGGTAGATCGTCTACATACATTGTATTGTTTGTGTATTGTGTTCCGTCCCATACTTCCATATCATATAAAGATACAGTAGTAGGAATATCTGTATATCCATTTGATGTCATTTCATTCATAATAACTAAGAATGAATCGTCTGCTAATCCTGTCGCTGCAGTAATTACAGAACCAAATGGATCTGAATCAGATGATCCTGTAGCATAAACTGATGTGTATTTAGAAGAATTTTCATTCATTAATCCATATGCACCAGTTTGGTTATGTATAGATGTCTTGTCTAGATACGCCCATGAGTCTGGTGTATATTCAAACTTAATTAGGTTTGATTCTAGACTTACTTTCATAAACTTAGATATATAAGAATTAGTTATAACTGAATTCTTAATGGCAGCACCTAACGATGCGGAACTGTTAAATCTTCTATCCGCAGTATACTCCAAAGTTAAATCAAAAGTTGAAGGAGTAGTGTAGATTTCCGAAATAGAACTCTGAGTTATCAAACCACTTAATACAAACTCAAATTTATCTCCATAGTAGGCTTCGTTTGGAAGAGCGAAATCAATCTTATGATGATATCCTCCCAAATAATAATTACCATTTGCATCGGAACTATCCTTTACAGCAACACCGAAAGAACCGTTGATTGCAGTTATACCAATTGGAGTAGAAGAAGCGCTTCTAACACTCGTATCGACTGGACTCATTCCAAAGTTGGCTCTATCAGATTCTATTCTAACTGGTTCTAAACTTTCTGAATAGTTTGAAGAATTGTAACCAATAGATAAATCAAATCCTACTTTATTAGATCTAAACAATATATTAGATGTATTCTCCGAATCTATCTCAAAACTATATTCTGGTAAATTATCATTCAACTCGTTCGCTAATTCTAATGCAAAGTCAGAAATAGAAGTAGACTCTACAGTAATCTGAACAGTTACTGGATCGCCAAATAATACATCACTAGAAGCTCCAGTATATCTTCCTTTAATCCTTTGTAGAGTAAAAGTATAAACATCTCCTAACTGCATACCTGTTACCGCCAGTGCCGATGGGGAACTATTATCTTCTGTTTTCATAGATAAAGTCATAGATCCCAGAAGAGTCTTTGGTTCTATTTGATCTGAAGTAAAGAATGTTTCTGATTTATCTAACGCAATCCAGAAATGATGTTTATTTCCTTGAACTAGTTCTTCTTCTTTATACTGAACTAAACTTGCTTCGGTGGAAGTAGACAGACCAGTAGTAACATCTTCCGGAGAAAACTTAACACCTCTTGCAGAATTGATCAAACATCTCTTAACTTTGTTATATTCATTTTCGTAAACAAGTTTAGCAACTGTTCCGATTCCTACATATCCAGTAGAATACCCAGTTCCAGAAATTACCCCACCTTGCGGATCTTTCTTTAGAAATGTCTTACCTTCTCCAGAATTTACAATAAATTCATTAGACTCTTCGGGTTGTACCATATCAAGAGTTACGTAACTCATTCTTTCTGTAGGAGATGCACCTCTACCATCATACTCGTTTTGTTCGTCAAAAGTTACCCGTTGCTTACCGGCAGGCATGCCGGAGGATTTTGATTTGATCCATCCGACAACTAATGCCGGAAAATATTGAGTAGTTGCAGCGTTTCTTACATCATCATTGTCCCAAGAACTAACAGTAAAACTATCTCCGACTTGATGAGAAGTTCCCAAAGAATCATTTACAAGATTCACAACCACTTGATTATTGATATCAAACTGATCAGTTACAGGTTCTATTTTGTTAAGAAGACTTTTCTCTCTTTCAAATTCTATTCTAAAGGATAAAGACTCTGCTGAACCGGCACCAATACTTGAACTGTGTACTATATCATTAGTGTTTTTATCGGCGACATTTGTTAATTCGGTTTGAGCACTAAATCTACTTAACTTTGAAAAAGTAAGAGCTCCAAAATCTCCTGTCTTATCTCCCTTTTCTCCAAGAGTTTGAACACCGGAATTAGAAAATCCGGTAGATTGTGGAGGAATTCTAGAAAGAGTAGTATAATCTGGTTCTTTGGCCGATACAGTTACTATAATCTGAGCATTACGCAATGACGACTGTTGGCTGGGCCCACTTTCAGTTGCATTTGCCTGGCCAGGTCCAGATTGAGTCCAATAATCATAACTCCCCGAAGGATACTGAATTTGAGTCGCAGAAAACCCTCCATTTTTTAGTCTTTGGCCACTATTAGAAGTCAAAGTTGCTCCTTCAAGAATAAATTGATCCGCGGCCGAAGCTTCTCTTTTAGATGATGTTCCGGAACCAACCAATCTATAAGGTCTAACTACTATACTTATATCATGATCTTGAGCATTAAAAGTGCCAGCCATAGTAAAGGTATTTGACACCGATTTGTTCTCATAGTTTACAGTCACATCTATTGGTTCTGACCATCCAGTCAGTTCTGCAGTAGAATTGTCGTCATCTCCAAAAGGGTTTTCTGAAAAGATTTTTTCGCCGGGGAAGAAATCTTTAGACAATGCTTCTACTACAAGTTGTCTTCCCTCTGTCTGTTCTACCCATTCGTCTATAAAGACAGTTTTTCTTTGTAGATTTCCATATGGTTTCTTTTCAACATTAACTCTTGTGATTATTTTTCCGCGAGTAGAATCTTCGTCATCGGGCAAGTCGTATTCTGGAACATAGTTTCCACCATAAACCATCCCAGCACTTGGGAGTCTGCTTTTTAACATTTTCGGGCCATAAGAGACAGTTACAGTCAACTCATTTCCTACTGATACTGGTTGTCCACCAAAATCTAAAAATGTAATTCCAGTTCCATTTGTAGAATAATTTGGCGTAAGACCTGTCGAGGTTAATTTTGTTACGACATCAGAAGAATCGGTTGTAGTTACTGTATAAACTTGATCTACAGTTTCATCAAAATCTGCGATAGAAAAATCTGTAGAAAACTCTAGAACGCTTTTAGTTCCATCAGAAATATGTGTTGCAGTTTGGCCTCTGACATTTGCAAGTAACTCTGGGTCATACATCATATTCTTTTCAAATATGTTTTTACCCACTACACAGGGATCTCCATTTGCATCTATAAATTCTGTTACAACACCGATTGCTCCTGATTGTTCACCAACAACTCTCTGTCCAACTCTAAATTGAGCAACTTCAGTAAATCTTGCTGCAGCGGGATATATTTCTTTTGCGAGAGGAAAATTATCATCTATACTTCCACTAGAGTCATTATCTCCAGTAAGAGATCCAGTTTGACTAGAAATACTAATTGCTTCTTGTCCTCGATTTGATCCCAAGAAGACACCGGAACCCTCTTCACCAACAGTATCCAGTTGATTAAATACTCTCTCGTACTTATCTGCACCGATATTAAAAATAATTTTCTTAACTCGACTCTGATGATTTATAACACCAGAAGGTAGGGTTTGACTAGTTTCATTAGTCATCATATTCGATGGGTGTGGATTTAAATACGCAAACAATTCGGAGTTTGGGCCAAGGTAAGATGCAGCGGATGTTGATCCCGAAATTTGTTCTAATGTAGGGAACTCTGACCACCTTTTATTCCATCGTTCTGCATCGGCATATGCTTGGTGAATGTATTTGAATCTTTGGCCTGTTGGATCTTCTCCATTTCCTAAAGGTAAGTCGTAAACAAATTTATTATGATCATGTTCGTTAACTGCAGGCACAGTATAGTTTGGTATTTTTTTGGAGTCTTCAAATGCATTACCAAACGCTCCACCTCCAACCGTAGAGGGATCAGAATCATAGTGGTATACGATAAATTTATCGATAAACGAAGTCAACTCGCTGTCAGAGATTGTGAGTTTAATTACTTCTGGCCCAACGTCTGTAAATCCGTTGGCCAATAGATCGTCTGTTAGCTGACTAAGAAGTGGTTTATCGTCATCTTTTTCTTTATCCCAATGATATCCGTCAAGATGTATGACATTATTTCGTTCAAGATTGACGCCCATATGGAGCTCCTTTGCGCTTAAATTAATACTATATTTAGTGTGATTGTCTTAGTATTTATAATTATTTTTCATTCTATTACGGAGTGGATCCGGATATTAACAAATCAATATCGTCTCTGTTCCCGTCTGTTAATGTAAACCTCAACAAACCACTGATCAACTCTTGGCCATCGAATGTGGTCAATAGAGGAACTTGTTCTTCTGTTCCGTTATTTAGTAAAAGAGGCAAGAATGGAACACTACTACTCCCTCCGCCTCCTCCTGATGCTGATATAGTCGATGGAATAAACTTACCAGTCGTATCGTCATATACAATACCTATAGGTTCTCCGCCGGCAACCAGAGTATCTATTTCTGACTGGGTGTGTCCGGAATATTCGAAGTTATTTAGTGCGTTCTGAACATTCTGTATATTATTTACGAGAGACTGTATGTTTGCTCCAATCGATCCGCCGCCAACTCCAAAGTCTCCGACATATCTCGCACCAGATATATAAACTACATTTCCATTAATTCCGCTCGGAAGATTTGTTCCAATAAAATGAAGAATACCACTTTGATAGTCAAAAAACCATTCGTCATTATTTCCGGATCCAGCCGCAAATATTTGATCTCCTGTAGATTGGGGGGTTGACATTCCAGAAGATTCGATGTATACTTTGACCTGATATGTGGATCCGAACTCAGGCGGTATCCAATCTGTCAGTCCTGTAATCCATGTCCTATTCGCAGAAGCGGTCAAATCCTTCGTACATTCCACTGTACTGGACTGAGAATCCAAATAGACACCAACATAGGTATTAGATGATGTAGGCATTACAGAAGGAATCTGTGCGGAATCTGACCACAATTTATCCCCTCTTATCAATAAAGGACTAGGAATGCTCTCGTTTGTCGCACCTTTGATTGAATTGATATCTGTCTTTGAAGCACCATAACCAAGCTTCTTCCACAGATAGTCAATTTTTTGATCGTCGGAGATTGCCATTATTGCCTCTATGTGATACTAATAGAATTGACTGACTGTCCAGAGTTCAATGCAATTCTAACCAATGCAACATTTCCAGTCGCGTTTGTCAAGTTCTCTGTTCCCAATGTCATTCTGTAAAAACCGCTTAGTGTGGTGTTTGATTGTATTTTGTCCGAACCTGTAGACGCACAACCATTGCTTCCGTTTCCTCCAGCAGCAGTATCCTCGCCAGGCACACCAGCACCAGCATACTGAACCGAACAATCCAACCATCCATTGATTGTACTGGAGTTATCTATTGTAGTGCCAGGCGATGCAATCCAAATACCACTGATACCCCCAGAGGATATATTGATATTGAAGTTCGCAGTCACTGTTCTTCTGAACGCAAAAGTAAAATACTGAATTCCTGTGTCACCACTTCTATCTGGCCCAACCGGAAGATATCCAGAAGTATAATCTGCGACACTATGAGACAATCTTCCCAATCTTATTGTTGCTTCTTGTGTTCCTACTACGCCGGGATCTGATGACTCTGCATAAAGACTATTTGTATAGTAATTTGTGGAGTTACTTATGGAAGGATTATCCGTAGTCTCTGAAGCAAAATCGAATATCCTCACTCCGTTGTCATTGAAACCATCTCCAAGAGATGAACTTACGGGTATGGATAATTCGTTGATTCCTGTTTGATTTGCGGTGTGAACCTGTAAAATCATATCATTAGTTTCATAACTGCCAGAGCCGTTGACATTCAGACCTCTAACTTTTATTTTTTCTACAGACCGAACACTTGACGGTGTGATATTGACAGTCAGATCTTTTATGGTATACTGAGTATCTTTTGCTGTATTTGCATTTGGTATTCCTCCAGTCAAGAAAGAATCTAATGGATTGTCAACTTCAGAATAAGAATAATTTTCACTTGCAATAGAACTTCCACTTGTCCCTTCTAAGTTTGTGCTCGAAGAAACTTCTATCACACTATTAGTTACTCTATATGTTTGGCCAATAAAGTTCGTTATTTGTATTCCGCTCCATGTTAAAGACGATCCAGTATCGTAGTAAGGAATACCACTAATATACTTGTAAGTTCCGGTCTTTTCTGTTATAGTACCATTTGTAACTGTTGGAGTAGATGTCAAATCATCTTTGATAAATTCTACTTTGTTGGTGTCTCCGGTTTCTGTGTGAGATAACTGAAAACTGTTAACACCATTCGGAATTGTGTTGGAGTCTTTTGATACCCTCGCCTTAAATCCTTTATATAAATCTGGGCGATATATACTAGAATTAAAACTAGTGGGAGTTCCTTGCGCGCTCAAAAGATTATAGTCACTTTCCTGTGTGAGAACTAAACTTCCGTGTGTTCCTGCATTACTTCCGGTAGTTAAAGTAACCGAACCGTCTGAAGTTTCATTTACTATAGCACTCAACGCACCGGAGTCTGCGTTATGTGCAAATGAAGTTATCTCACTAGATTCAGTAGTCCCAGAAGTTGATGTAATTCTATTGACTTCATTTCCCGCAGATTGAGTTGTGACTCCGGTGTTATCTGTAAACCCATGTGCAAGTCTTGGCGAAGAACCCACATCCTCTGTGAAAGAAATTGATTTAGTACTCAAACCATCGGGCGCGGCAATACTGTCATCGTAAACCTTTAGGCTTAACGTACTATTTGTTGGAACTGCATTCGGGTCTGCAGTAGTGTGAGAATCTAGTGTGAGTCTCATAGTATCTCTTCCTGTCCCACTATCTGTTCCATCCGCCCATGTATGTTGTAGTCTGTCTCCGCTCACTCCACCAGCAGCAGAGTCATTTGCGATTGTATCGTTAGTGGAACCATCTCCCCAGTCCATGTCGTAAGTCACATCTGCCATAAGAGTGTTTGTTGTAATATTTTCTAGATATAAAGAACCACCCTCTACAACATACAAATCATTACCTGTTAACGGTGTTCCTCCAGAAGAATTTCTGTATAATCTAAAGGCAACAGCAGGGTTAGCAGTAAATACGATAATATAATCTTCTCTTGTGTGAAATGCTTCGCTTCCAGTTCCTGTGGCCTGATTGTGGAATGCCCGGACAGTAATAGTATATGGACTGTTAACATTTGAAGTATAAATGTGACTTGGTGTAGAACTGGAGGATCCATTAGTTTGAGAACCATCTCCCCAATCTATGTCATAACGATTTGGATTTCCATCGGAAGTTATGCTAAGAGTAACATTCATTCCTTCTCCTCCAGTAAGGGGAGAACCGGAAAATAAAACACTTTTGACAAATGTATTATTTCTGATATTATCTAGTGCTTCGTTGAGATCATCGATGACATCTGCAGTCTTCGCAGTATCAGATATCCCTATCGCACCATCATCGTAAGTTCCGTCTGTAGGAAGACCTATAGTCAGTTCAGTTGCTGTTAGAGATGCACTAACAGAAAGAGTTCCTACTTTAGTTACTGAATCATAATCAAATATTAAATTGCCATCGAATACTAGTTTCTCTACTTCGACATCGTTTATTGCAACTCCCGCAACGTCTGTACCAGAAACTATTTGTGCGCTGCCGACTTCTATCCAAGTATCATTATGAGAATAGTATAGAGATCCGGTAGATAAATCTTTTGCGAGTCTACCACTTTCTGGGATCGCAGGGAAGTCTGCGAAGGTTGCGAAATCTTCGTATTTAATTGCGCTGATATTAGTTCTAAATTGATCTAGTGTACTAGTACCAGTTCCGCCACTCGCGACTTCAAGAACATCATCCTCGTTGAATTCTCCAAGGATAACTTCTCCATCACTCTGGAATATAGCCTTTAATGGTCTTGGTGTATTAAATGCCAAAGTTTATCTCCTTACCCACCAGCACTAACATTGTCACTTCCCTGCAAGATAGCAGATCCACAAGATATTGGATCTCCCTTTCTCGCAAGAGGTTTTCCATTTACATAAACACTAGAAGATCCCACAGAAGTAACTCCCCCATGTTTAGAGTTTCCGCAAGGATGTAGATTCCAAGCATCTCCTTTTCGATGTGCCGCCTTTCCATTCACAAAGACGTTACTACTACCCTTGATGCAAGCTCTAGGCGCATAACAACCATGACCCGTACAAGAGTCTCCTAATCTAGTTACAGCTGACATATATTGGGTATCCTCTTGTCGTAACTCTTTCTGGATTGTCTTCGTAGTAAGTTTGTTCGTCCACTTCTTCTTTACAATCCAATTTAAATTCTTCTATTCTTTCTAATCTTTCGTAAGTTTCTTCTTCGAAAGGATTACCTTTCGATAACTCCAGAAACTCTATTTCTTCATTAAACTGTTTCTGAGTAAGATTGGTTCTGCCTGCTCTGTAATCCTTTGTCAATTCATTTATGGATTCTTGTATTGCAGCGATATTCGCATCTACATCAAATCTATAATGACCTTGACTTCTCATGTAGGTCAACCATTCATATTGATCTTCTCTGTCAGATATACCTTCAGTATTTAATAAGAACCTATCTTTATCATAGGTGTAATTATTATTTATGGGGAAAATTAAGTCAATTTGTTTTATTAATCCACTAGCAGTAGATAATTCTGATTCCAGAACCATCAACCCATTTGCCCTTTGGATACTTTCTAGTACAATTCTCAGTTCATCGTTCACAATTATCTGATTTATCTCTGATGCGATGAATGAGCCTTCAATATTATCTATTTCATATCGTATAATATTGAGATCTTGTGGGTCTGCGCCAAGAACAGAAAACTCTCTGATGTAATTAAATAGAATTCTAGTTATTGTAGCAGAACCCTGTAAGTTGCCAGAACTGTCTCTTTGTGTTATAATATCTCCAATAGAAAATCCAACGTCATCTATAATATCTATAGTTCCTCGCGTTGTGGCCCTACCAACAATTGTAACTTCTATTTCCTTGACCTCTTCTGGATTGAAATCTTCGTAGTTGGTATCTATTTCTAGATTTTGATTTTTAATCCACGATTCGTATGAATACTGTTTCAGAAACTGTTCTGTTTCTCCTATATTTCCACTAATGATAGAATTATTGAGAGTCAAACAATTAGGCAATCTGCCACTGACCACCTCATAAACAAAATTAAAAGTATCTCCTATTGCGTTTTGATCTAAATCGTGATATACTGGGTCAAACTCAAAAAGTTTTCCAAACGCCGCATCTCTTCCCACAACACTTTGAAAGAATCTGTATTCTTGATCAACATTTTCTGCAGTAGTTTCTTTTATGTATTCTGTTTCCATAAGTCTGGTGCTATTACTCATGACCATAACATGAGGAACAGTATGACCCAAATGAGATCCTCCGTTTATTGGATGATTTGATTCTGGTCTATAATATAATGTTTCATGTGGTTTTATAGAATCATGCGAAGACAAGTTTGTCGATAAGAATAAATCATTGATGTATTCATAAAGAGTATCATAGTCTTTATAGTATCCGGCATATCTTGCTTCCATAGTATTGTAAAATACAAATACTTCTCCAGCCTCAGTGACCACATATTTACCACCAAACTTAATTTCTTCATATCTAAACTTAAAGATATTCTTATCTGGGATGTGAACTTTTGTTTGTAAAAACTGTTCGTCCGGAATATATGCAGTATCTGTAGAAGATTTAACATATGGAACATAACCAAGATAATCCTGATAATCGTCTAGTTCAATATAGAATATACTACGAATAAAAGTCTTGTCGTTATCTGAGATATACTTTGGTTCTAGGTTAATTAATATATCATTTTTCTCTTGGGTATAAAATTCAGTTTCAATTACAAGATCCGAAATGATTTCATGATGTTCACCTGATGCTGCTTGTCTTGGCATATATCTTTGGAAGAAATTATTAATTGGATGATATTCTACATTAGGACTTCCGTATATTAAATTCTGAGCCTCATACACTCTATCCACATCGTTATCAAAAAACATAGAATCGTCTATCTGTTCTATCGTATCTTTAAACTCTAGATAGTAAAGACCAGTTTCCGGATTTTGTAGAATGGGAACAGTTTCTTCAAAAGTGGCCCTTTCTATTTCTTTGTATATTCCCCTTTCTTCTATATCTAAAATAAACGAACTCTTATTTAGTGAGAAGTCTTCTAGTCTAGATTTAATAAATAGTTCAGTAACAATATTTAAATTGAGAGTTCCGTCAAGAGGATTTAGTGCGGATTTAACATCTTGACTACTTGTGCTAAAATAAAGTGCTTGAAGTAATTGTTTCGATTCTATATCTTGTCCGCCAAGTTCTTTTATTTGATCCTCGACTATATTTAAATTTCTAAGAGCGTACTCTTTCTTTCTTTCAAATACATCTAGAGTCATAAATGAATATGCTAACAATTGCACTCGAATTTTTGCACTTACTTCTTCGTAAGACATTCCAGTAGAAAGAAGATTATCCAGAGATTGATATATCTCCGAAACATATTTGGTGTTTATAAGATTAGTGTTGTCTTCTGTATTAAAAGAAGATCCCAAAATATATTCCAAGTTATGCTCGGGGGAATTGAAAAATGTATTGTATCTTTCTCCACTATAGACTTCCTTGGTATCAAATGAAGTAGAAGTAACTCGGTCAAGATAATCGCTGTATTTAAATGGATCATAGTAAATATTTTGACGCTCAGAAAACCCATCAACCATGTCAATGACATATTCTTTGAAGTGGTTTTCATAGGTAATATCAACTTCGGAAGCTTCAGTATAGATAAATGAAGACATACGAACTGTCTTCGCTTTCGTTATTATATTACCGGATCCAAAAAATACTGGCATCTTATAACCTTATATCCCTACTTATTCCAAGTCTATCTATAAATGGCCCAATGAATTGATCAGAAGTTGCGATTCTGAATGGTCTTAGTTTATAAAATGTCATCGTCCCGTCTCGGAGTTGTATGATTCCCTTTGTTTCAAAGTCATCGTTCACCTCATCTGGATCTTGTCCGTCGTCTGCATTGTCTAACGGAGTCTCTGATTCACCAGCACCATCACTAATATTTCCTGCGTCAGTTTCAGTTTCGTCTGCTTCATCTGTTATTTCACTTACTTCATCTTCAACATCATCGGAAGAATCTCCTATGTTTGTTGGATCGTCTTCGACTACATCTGTAGAATCGCCCACGATAGATGGGTCTTCTTCAAAATCGTTGGTAGAATCGCCGATTTGAGAAGGTGTTTCTTCAACGACATCCGCAGAATCTCCAGTATCTGTTGGTTGTTCTGTTCCAACATCAGCAGAGTCTCCGGTGTCTATTGGATCTACTTCACCAACATCAGCAGAATCACCAGTGTCGCTTGGATCTACTTCACCAACATCAGTAGAGTCTCCGGTATCATTTGGATCTACTTCTCCGACATCAGCAGAATCCCCAGTGTCGCTCGGATCTACTTCTCCGACATCAGCAGAATCCCCAGTGTCGCTCGGATCTACTTCTCCGACATCAGCGGAATCACCAGTGTCATCTGGCTGAACTTCACCAAGATCTGCCGAATCGCCAGTGTCATTTGGATCTACCTCACCGACATCTGAAGATATCGCAGTGTCTTCTGTAACTTCTATCGCATCTTCTGGAGATATAGACACATCCGGAGCATCTTCCAATACTTCATCTGCTGGATCTGATATATCGGATGCTTCTTCTTCTGCTTCATCAGAAGATAACCCGACATCAGATATTGGATCCACTGCGTTATCTGGAGGAGCAACAGTATCGGAGGATTCTTCTAAACTTTCATCAGAAGATATACCAACATCAGATATTGGATCTACTGCGTTATCTGGAGGAGCAACAGTATCTACTATTTCCTGCTCTGAAACATCTGAAGAATCACCAGTATCGACTACTTCTTGTTCTGAAACATCTGAAGAATCTCCTGTATCTATTACTTCTTGTTCTGCGTTTACAATCTCTGGAGAAGTTTCTCCTAATTCGTCTTCTGCTAATTGAGATGATTGTGTGTCTTCTCCAACAGTGTCCGTACCTTCTGTTGTGGTAGAAGACTCATCTCCTATAATATCTTCTCCGAAGATAGTAGAATCAGATTCTTCTTCGCGTTCTTCCTCTCCAGTAACAGTCTGAGTGCTTTCGTCTCCTATTACATCGGATGATGAAATTGTTTCGTCGGTTTCATCTCCTATAGAATCTTCTCCAGAAACAATAGAGTCAGTTTCCTCCTCTCTTGATTCTTCTCCAGTGACACTCTCGGTAGTTTCATCTTCTATTATAGATTCGCCACTGATTGAATCGTCGGTATCAAATAATCTTAAAATATTTTCTACAAATTCACTTTCTTCTGTAGATACAAACCTCAATAGATCCTGTATCTCTGGGACATCTTCAGTAAAATCTAAGGCCTTCAATTCGTCAATTATATCATCAAAAGATGATTCTATTATTAAACTTTCAAAATTATTTTCTAGTTCTGATATAAGGGTTTGATCTAGTAACTGAACCTTATCAGTATCTTCTATTAGATTTTGAACATTCTCTAGGAATGTTTCTACGAAACTTACAATATTGAGATTGACCAGAGTATCTAAGAGAGTTGTCTCTGCTAAATCATATTGAAATTCTGATTGTTTTTCTAGTTCTTCTATTAAAGTTTTTGCGAAGACATCATCTATGTCTGTTATCTCTGTTCTTCTTATAGTTTCTAAATCAAAGGATTCTTGTTCTTCTCCAAACAATCTCTGTAGTGCATCGACTAATAATTCTTCTTCAGCAGTGACTAAGGTTTTTATCAGGGCTTCTTCTATAAATTCAGAAACTAATTTTGTCAATACATCTATTATTTCTGATCGTTCCGCAAACAACCTATCACTAAATTCATCTATAGTTCTGAAACCTATTGACCTTATTTCATGGAAAGATTTCGCTTCAAACCTGTCGGTTTCTAATGAGGTTTGGAATAATTGTAAATTAGTTTGTATTAGATCATCCAACTCACCAAATAACTGGGTATTTTCTTGTATGATATCTAATGTTTCATCAAACTGTGGATCTACATTAATTCCTAGTGCTTCTTGAATATCTACAAATACTTGAGGATTAGATTGTTCTATTTCTTGTAAATCTTGGAATGTTTGTATAGATTGTTCAACATTCTCAATTAATTCATCTATTGGTTTTGGATCTTGTAAATCAATTAACTCAGAAAGTTCTCCAAGAACTTTATCATTAATTTCAGTTGACTCTAAGAATTCTGCAAACGCCTGTTGAGACAAATCCGCATCATCAGAACTCTCGTCCACAGATTGTTGAATTGATTGTAATACTTCTTTTGTTTCTGTCAGTGTTTGTGTTTTTTCTTCTACCAATTCAGAAACATTTATTTGTGTCGTTTCTGAAGTTATTGATGATTCTTCTGCAATAGTAGTAGAATCTATTGCAGAAATGTCTTGAGTTTCATCTGTATCTGTAGTTTGTACGGAAGTAGTTTCTGATACTTCAGAAAACATTTCGTTCAATCTATTTGTGAATGATTCTTTTAATTGTTCTGAAGTATTTTCTATGTCTACTATTAAATTTTCTTCAGCATCTGAAGTGAATTGTTGTATTAGAGTTTCGTCGGATAAAATATCTTCTACAATATTTCTAGAGGTATCGTTTATAATTTCTCTAAAGCTGTCAAATACTTGACTTAGAGAATTTAAATCTATTTCTCCAGAAGTATCTGTTTCTATAAATCCAGCCTTTTGTAAAACTTCTAGAATTAATTCTGGTTCTATTTGGCCCAATGTAGAGGTTGCAGAACTTCTATTCGCAGTAATCGCTTCTGATAAACTCGAAGCAACAATAGATGTCAGAATGTCTGATATTCTATTATTTTCGTCGGTGGAAGATTGTGTTGAAAATTTTGCCGGTTCATTTGCCAGAGGATCATTTATTTCCACATTCCATGTAAAGGAATCAGTGACCTCAAAGACAAACCCAGAAGATCTTTCTAGAACCAGTATTTCATATTCTACTGGTTCGTTTATAACTTGATGATTAACTTGTAATCGTAGCCTATCGCCATTTTGTACGGATACGATATTTCCCCAGAAAATATCATCAACATACATAAATCCATTTTGAAAAACCAGTACAACGGAATCATCCAAGCCGGAAACTAAAATTTCATTCGATCCGACAGATTGAGGTTGTGCGCCAATCTCCGTAGCGACATAATCTTCAAATAAAAATATTGTTTTAAAATCTGCCATCGGGTTCTCTGGATATAAAAAAAGGAGACACAAGCCTCCTTTTATTTATGATAATTTATTAAGGTTTAAGTCCTAACAACAAAATCCGAATATATAGGATTGATTGGCCCACCTCTTACTAGAACGAATATTCTCATGCCGTTTCCATAACTTTGTGTAGATTGCATACCCACATAAGATCTAGATGCAGAAGTTGTTGATGTGTCAGTTCCGGTGTGCCAAGAATATATGTCTCTGTAGTTAAGAACATCACCACTCGCAGAAGTATAATCCCCCGCAGATGATGCGCTAGGCGCAACTCCAATTCCGTTGTCGAGACTGTAAGATCCAGTGATGTCAGTTGCAAGACTTACTTGTTTTCCATCCAGATCGTATTTAGGAGACGCTGCAGTACCAATACTAGTGAATCCTCCAAGGGTAGATGAACTTGCACCAGAATAACACAGTAAATCCATTTCAGAGTTTGGATAGATAAACTTCTGAGTTGTCAAAGGAGAAGGGAATGTAAATACAAAAGTCTTATCCTGAGTGATTGACAATTGTTCCTGTGGGTTGATAATAGCTGGACTATCTATTTGTGGAATTATCGCAGACACATGAAAATCCCAAGGCTTAAGAACATCATCTTCTCTCACAACAAATCTGTATATTGCAATTGTATCTTTGTGCAAATTAGACCAAGCACTTGGTATATCTCTATCTTCTGGTATTTCCAACAAATAAGATGCTGCAGAAGAGTCCGTTTCCTCTGCAGAATTATAATTTTCATAAGAGAATTTGAGTTGTTCTCCCTTCACTAAATCATTCTTAATATATATTGTATCCTGAGGCATAGAGTAGACATATTCGTTTTGTAAACTCAAACTTATATCTCTAAATGTTACATCACCATCAGATTCTATAAAATACCCATTTGGATACGGAGAAGAATTAATTTCTACTCCATTTACAAAAACATCTAACCTATTAACTTCATAAAGAGGTTTAATCTGAGTTTGTGATCTTATTTGTGATGAACCTCCAAATGGATTGATATATTTGTTTTGATAACCAGCCCCATTCCAAACATAAGATAAAATAATCTTTGTATTCTCTGGACTGAAATAAGATTTAATTTCTAGTACATCACTATTACCAAGTACTACAGTATCGCCCCTAACATATTTAAATATCGGATCTATTACCATAGTTGTAGAAACTTCGTCAACAATAAACGTATAAGTGTTTCCAGAGTCTTCCATAATAACACTGGAACCTATTGGGAAAGGTGTCGAGTCTGATTCATTAACTACTACAGAAACTGCAAACTCTCCTTGTGTTCCGGTCTGTGTTACAGATACTCCAGATGCTGTTCTATTTCCATTATCAAAAGTAAGATCTGCAGAGGCGAACCCTGCCGGAATATTAAAAGCCGCAACCTTGACTGTGAAGTTTATTTCCTGATCAATAGTATAATGCGAGCTTGGTATGATTGCCCCGTTTAATAGAACATTTCTTGGTTCGACTAAAATGCCAGAAGAATCATACCACCCCATCCTAGATAAAGATTTAGGATTGGAAGAATTTGCGCCGGGCATATTTGGGCCCTCAACAAGATCAGATATGTATGCATTAGGAATGATATTATCCGTATCTTTTGTGACAAATTGAAAGTACCAGTATTCATCATTTTCTTTTACAATATTATAATCTATTCCTTCGACAAGATCGGCTAACCCATTACTTCCCCCAGAATCAATGTCGAAAATTTGAACTTGATATGGAGATAACCCAGATTCTGCTGGGCCCAGTTGTTCTTGTCTAGAAAGACTTAATGTATTTAATTTTTTAGGGACATATTTAAGCCCATCCGGATTAGATAATTGAATACCAGATGTTGCTGCTGATGCATAAGATATGACCGCAAATTCCTGATCTGCAGTTTCTATCGCATCAGTTGGTGCGTTGGGAGTTGGAGTTCCTGTCTGACCAATTGGATATCCCAACATATCGCCTGCAGTATTAAGTCCCACATCGGGTGGCATAAGTTTGTTATAAACACCCTTTGTAGTATAATTAGATCCAAGAGGAAGTGCATAGTTTCCAGAACCCAAAGCATAATCTGCAATATTGATTTCGTGAATTGGATCGTAATCACTAGGAGGGATTCTATAACTTGTTCCTCTATAGTATGATGTTCCTGCAGAAGAAACTGCTACTGGATCTTTGTCAGTAACGATGGTAAATTGTATTGGTGTCTCTGGTGTTAGTTGAGTTCCATCAGTTTTAAAGATTGGGCCCAAATCTGTTGTTTCAATGACTGTCTTTCCGTTAGCAAAGGTTTGTGATGAATATGATGCATAGAAACCCATGTTAAAATCGGACGCCTCTGTGGGACGCTTAGAGGGTGCATAGACACAATGAACGGGAGACTTTCCGTCTTCCAGATCTATTTTACCAGAAATATTATTGACATGACGTTGCACAACAAACCATGCATAATCATCATCGTCTATAGATGCTTGATCTTGGATAAAAAACGCAGTACCATGATCCGAACAAGTAAGTCGATATGATATAGGATAACTTCCAGCGATATTTGTATCAGTCTTTCCTTGTCTTCTATAAAAACCAGATTTTGCTTTATTTCCTCTTTCGTCAAACTTATAGTATACATCGGAAAGTTCGCCGGGATTTCTTGTGGGGCCAGATGTTATGCCATCCCTGCCTACTGTTTGAGATATATCTCCATCGTCCATTATTTGAAATTTAGTTCCAATATTTACATGAATGTATTCATCTCTAGTATCATAAAAGAATCTCATTCTCCATTTTTGTGGTGTTCGATTTTCCTGTGCGACTTGAGAAGCAACGGCAGTAGTAGGTATAAATGTATTAGAAGAATCAATGTCTTTTAGTGAGGAAAGAATGTCTGTTCCCTTTTCCGATTCTACTACAAATACAGACCCGATTCTTCTGATACAATCCATAACTGAGGTGTGATCTTGTTGTCCATCAAAATTTATTGATGGATGTGTAATATCAGAATCTTGTACTCTCGGATAAATAATATTATATGCTTGAGGTTCTACATCAGAGCTAGGAATTATTAACATCCACTCTCCCTCTGTATAAGAAGTCGTAGAGGAATCGGACTTTGGTGATACTACAGTTATATTTGCAACATTATCTGTAACAGAATCTATCACAAACATACCAGATCCATATTTCTCTCTAATTCTTTTTCCGACATCATTTGCATCAAAATTGACTGAGGCCCCATCAGAATCAGTTACTGTTATGGTTCCTGACTGTTCAACAAAATTAGTTGCAAGATTAATGGTGGCAGTAGATTTCTTCTGTTGATTAGATGACCATGCTTCAGAGAAATCATTTCGATATGGATGTAATGTTAAATCTTTCGCAAGACTCTGAAGAATTCCTGCTGGATCAGCATTTCCTGAGTTAACTACAGGAAAGTATTGAACTAGAATTTTTAATCCTCCAGCTGGAGCAGTTCTAAATGTTATAGTTCCGTTATCAGAATCATCTGAAGTTTGCGGAGGAGTATAATAGAATTCGCCGTTGTTTGAGAAAGAAGAATCGCCAGTTATATTATCTAAACTATATTCTGGCCCATTGACAGAGTTTTGAAACACGCGAAACTGCTGAACGTCTGATAAGTTCAGATTTGGTTTCTTTCCTTCTTCCGCATAAACTGGAAACGAAGTTGATGTCCCATCTCCTTGTAATAGGTGAGTATAATAAGGAGGTTGAACAGTAAGTATTTCATTTCTTTGTACTGAAAATCCGGAAGACTTAAATGGATAATTCAAAGTCGAAGACATACTTTCCTCTTTATATTATTTATGAGATATTACGAAGGGGGAACTCCTTATGCTGGAGCTTCACCTTCGGTAACATCACTATAACGTACACTAGAACCAGTAACCTGTAAGAACACTCTCATACCGTTACCATTTGGTTCTGTACTCATCATACCTTCATACTTCCTCTTATTCTTCTTCCAGATGTACTGTCTGTTGTCTGGCCCGGTATGCGCTGCAAACCTAAATGGCCCAGCACTATCAGAAATTCCAGTAGGATTGATACCTTCTTGATTAGCGCCAACAAATAGAGTTCCGTTCTTTCCGTCAGAGTCAGAATACTTGTCAATTTCAATGTGACCAGCCTGTGTAGAGAAGTCAGCAGAAGAAATCGCAATCAAGTCTAATTCACTTCTAGGATAATAGAATCTCTGAGAAGTCAACTGAGTTGGGAAACTAAATACGAAATCCCTATCCTGAGTGATTGACAACTGCTCTTGTGGGTTGATGATTGAGTTAGAATCTGCCTCATGCATTGTTGCAGAAGTATGATAATCCCAAGGTTTCAATACATCACTTTCTCTTACGATAAACCTGTTGATAGTCTTAACAGAGTTTTGGTTACGATCCGGAAGATCTCTATCCGGCGGAACCGTCACAATGTATGTGGTCTGTGATGGAGTAGATGAGTTATAGTTCACCAACTTCATAGAGAACGAAGAACCTGATCTTGGTGTGTCTCTAAAGTACAGAGTCTGGTTGAAGAAGTCATACAGATACCTGTTGGGCCCTGCAGTCAAGTTCAGCTGAGATGTTCCGTAATCTGAGAAGATTGGATCTCCTGGCAATTTACCTCTCAACCCAACAGAATCTGTAGAAATTACTAGATAGGCTGTTGTATTTAGACCTTGTATATTAGTTACAAAGTCAGTATCATAATCGTCTCCAGACTGACTACTGGTACTCTTAGATTCGTTTTTCGCATTCCCAATGTTAGTGATAAAGTTCGCAGTGACATTGCTAGAATTTTCCGGCAACTTAAAGCTAGTTCCAAAATTTTTAACACCAGCATTATCAAGACCCTCTAAGAATCTTTGTACTGTTGATGGATCTCCATTTCGTACCCATTCGTCATATGTAAGGACATATGCGTTAGGATCTCGTAGGATTTCTACTCCGTCAAGAGCAACTACTAAACTTTCAAATACCTTTTCTCTGTTTGCAGATACTTCGTTGAAGAGGATATCTAAGAGTGCATAAGATGGATCGTCCCAATCTGAAAGAGTTGCAGGAGCAGTAGCAGTCGGGCCCGGAGTTTGACTAGTAGCATCTTCAAAATTAGAAACTGCTTCTAATGCAGAAACTGGGAATGTTACGTTTCCAGAAAGTTGTGTTCCAGTCTGTTGTGCTGGGTTTGTCTGCCAACTTGCACCATTTTGAGAATTAATCGAAACAGACGGTGCTGTCGCCGTAGCAAATGGCCCAATAGTATTGGCCACCCTTCCGATATTTGTTCCTTGTCCAGATCTTCCTAATCTCTCAAATCCTAAAATTTGTAATTCATTTATTGGTTTGGGATCGCTTGCTCCATCATTCCAATATAGTATTGCGATATCATCACTGACATCCGCACCGCCGATAAAACCAACATCTAGTTCATCTTTATACACCGATTGACCACCAGAAGTTTCTGGAATAGCGTATGTTCCTGTGAAGTCAATTGCGTTCACAAAGTCATTAAAGAAACTCTGATCTCTATTTACAAAGATTGTAGGAGCTTCTGTTTCTAATTCTCTACCAAAACTATCGAAGATATTTCTTGGCTTAGAAAGATCTGCAACATCTTGTGTTGAGTAATATGTGTTTAAATCACTAATTTCTACTGGTCGTTTTGTTGGCGAGTATACACAGTGTACAGGAGACTTACCTGAGAATTCTGGTTGTCCAGTAGATTGATCAACATGACGTTGTACAACGAACCAAGAATAATCATCATCTTGGTCTACTGACGCTTGGTCAAATATGAACAATCCCATGCCGTGGTCGGTTACTGTCATTCTATATGACATTGGATATGATCTTGCGACCTCATCCTCAGATTTAGAAACTCTTGTAAAGAATTGTGACTTGGCCTTTTGAATTCTGGTGACAACACCTCGACCAATACTTGGTTCTTGGTAAACATCACATAATTCGCCCGGCTCTCTGTAGATGGGATATTTCGCACCATCTCTTCCTTGCCCTTGCGTAATTGTCATGTCATCAAGGAGTTGATATTCTGTTGCAACATTGACCTTAATCTGAGCACCATCACCACTATACTCAAAACGAATTCTCCAGTTTTGTGGTTTGGTCTTATTTGATGTTGGATCGGTAGAGATCGGAGTCAATTCGTCATCTGATAGCAAGTCAGTTCCTCTTGCGGATTCTACAAGAAATTTTGTAGTGACTTGTTTCAGTGCAGCAAGAACATCTTCTTTGGAATTACTTACTGGTTTGGGGTGAATCAGATTAAACGCAGGGATAAACTGTTCGTCATCTTTGAATTCTAGTAGGAACAGATCTCCTGACTTGATAAAATCTAAGTCTGCAGATTGAGTTTTACCAGTGTTAAGTCCAGTCGCAACCGGATTATCTGGATCGGTATCATCGACAAGATCAGAAAATAATATAGTTGCTCTATTTCCAGAAGACGGGTTGGTATATGTGATTTGTCCGCCGTCAGGATCGAATGGCCCAAACTTTGCACCAAATGGAACTGCGAGTGAATGCTTCCAGTGAAAACCTACAATAACTTCGACGGAACTTGCGTCAGATACCCAGTTGAATTCAGAAGAAGCAACCAATAACTTAATGGTTACAGAACGATCTGAGTTTTGTTCAACAGACCAGTATTCATCTTGGATAACTCTTCCTGCAATAGATACTCGGAATTCTCCGTCTCCTAAATCAGCAATAGAAAATGGGAAATCACTAGTTAATGTTTTTGGAGTAATGTTGGACGGATCTGAGTCCGATATATCTACAGCCGAATATGTTACTGAGTGTTCTCTAATAAGTTTGTAAACCGCATTAGGAGTTCTTGCAGTTTTTCTAGCATCCTCAATCGCTTGAGCAGTGTTAGTTGCTGGGTTCTCACTAAAGTCCTCACTAAAAGACTCTGAAAGTCCAATTGGACTAGCGGAACCCATATACTTGAATATCTCTGGAGAATCATACGGATGGATACACATATCACTTGCAAGTTGGAAAAGAAGTCCGCCTCTGGAACCAGTCCATTGAGTTTCATGTTCTTGATATGTAATCTCTAGGATTTCGTTGCCGGATGGAGTATACTCTGGTGCGAATTCGATGCCCCCGAATACACCAAGACTCTGATCAAACTTTACCGCGCCAGATCCAGAAACAGTATCTCCTTCTGCATAGGTTTCCGTAGAAGAATCCCAAATTGCTTGGTCAGTCTTACCAGAAGCAGTACCGCTGGCCGCTGAAACTCCCTGAGCATTTCTTTGGGAGTTTCCTCCATTTGTAACAGAGGCAGGAGAGATTGTTCTGTCTAAATCATAGCGAACACCACCAACTTTGATGCTCCACTCCCAATCTTTACTTGCGAAATCAATCTTAGACCTCAAGAAAAACTGGTTCTTTGTACCTTCAGCAGAATGGGTTTCATATTGCTGACGATGAGGTATATTAATGATTTCATTTCTTTGAATACTATATCCACTTGCAACAGGCATTATTTTCTCCTTTGAGACATATTTTACTTATCTGACTATTTATAAAACTTTTTTCATCACTTAAATTAAGTTTGCGGAAGTATCTGTTCCAATGTTAACATCACTGTTAAAGATGTGTCTTCCGTTCACTAATAACATAATTCTCATGCCATTTCCATTAGCAAGAGTTGACCTCATTCCCTGATATCTTCTATTGTCTGCGTTTCCAGAAGGAAGATATGTATTCATAGGAACATTACTTCCTTCAGCCACAACCTCCGCAGAAGAAAAACATATGAGGTCTATTTCTTCTTTCGGATACATAAATCTTTGCGTTGTCAAACCAGTTGGGAATGTAATTACAAATCTATTGTCGTTAGTGATTGCTAACTGTTCTAGAGGATTTATAATCGCATTACTGTCGGTCTGGTGTTTAGTCGCAAGTTTATGAACATCCCAAGGTTTTAATATATCAAATTCTCTCGCAACAAATCGCCAGATAAGTTTTGCAGTAAATTCATCTGCAAGAGAATCTTCTCTATCGTAAGGACTTAAAATATAAAAACTATCATTTCCTAGGCTATCTACTGTGTACTGATTCCCCTCATTATCAAAAACACTGTTAACTGCAGTTTCTGCAGTTTGAAGGTTTGCGGCAGACTCGGAGAAATATACACCGAAATCTCTCGCATATACACTTTCTCTGGAACAAGAATATAGAACATGGACAGGAAATCTGGTAGATTCGTCTGACGGCGTAGTTCCCTCTGTATTATCAACAGTTCTTTGAACACAAGTCCAAGCATAATCATCTGATTGATCACTGGCAGCATCATCAAACATATATAAAACAAATCCCCGTTCTGTCATAGTTAATCGATATGACATGGGATAAGTTCCTTCAAGATTTGTTCCAATTTTAGGAAATCTCTTGAACCAACCCTTTCCCTTTCTCTTATTTCTAAATCTCTTACTTCTATTTATTTGTGTAGTAACAAGAGTTAAAGAAAGAGACAAAGAACTATTTGCGCCAGTAATAGTTTCCCCCTCATCAAAATCGATGTTATTCCAATCAGAAAAAGTAACACTTTGAGTTGTAGAGGATGTCGATACACTATGAACAGTAGCAGATGCTCCGCCAGGCCCAGAAATAACTTCTCCCACTGAATATTGATTAATACCATCGTATGGAAAAACGAGAGATTGTGCTGGTATCACCACATCTTCAAAATGAAGATCTACCAATTCGCCCGGAGTTCGTACAACTGATGTAGTAAGAGTAGATCCATTTTCTAGGGTGATAAGACCATCGTTACCCGATATCGATTCTAATACAGTTCCATTGTTCAAAAGTTGATTTGATGTACCTACATTAATTTTCATCCATCCATACATACAATTTGGTATCCCATCGGATACCGCCCAAGTGCCGTTGAACGTATAACCAGTATGAACTAAATTATTATCTGCATCTTTAGTGGTTTCTAGTTGATGTTGCGAAGTCGAGGTTTCGTTTATTTGAGACCCGACAACATACTGCGCTCTTCCCATAGACCTCAGTCTTAAATTTAACTGATACAGTTCTCTATTAAATTCAACATCTGTTGTATGTAATCTGGGGCGTTCATCAAATTCAAATCTTACTCTATATGATTGATCGACTCCTCTAGATACTGATCCGCGATTTGGTAATATTTCGTTGGTTGTTTCGAATAGTAAAACGTGTTGTCTTAAATTTCCCACTGGCCCGAAGTTTGCTTGACCGAAATACGTCTGAGAATTGATAGGCAACTGATTAAAAAATTGTTTAGTAACATCAGTATTCGCATTATCTCCGACACCGACCAATTGTATTTTATTGTCTGGAGTTGAATCTCCATTATATAGTTGCCAGCTGGCAGTCATATCTGATGCAAGAGTCATCATGAGACCCACGCCAGAAACTGCTCCAGTGCTATCGATTCCTCCAGTATCTGTGAGTTTGGTAAACCCAGATCTAGACACAGAAACACCATAATTAGGCAAATCGTTAAGACTGTTTATTAATTTTATTGCCATACTATATCTCTATTTACATCCTATGTTATACGACTGATCCAACTACGAAGGTGCCTTCGTAGTTGGCACCCATACTAAATCGGGGTATGCACGATCTGGATTGGGAACAAGAACCCACTTTCCTTGTTGAGTAGTTTCTTGTTGAGTATTATCTTCCGCGATAGTAGACTCGGTTGTAGTATTTGTATTACTAGAAGTGTTATTATTATCTGGATCCAATTTGAGCTCTAGAGTTTGGTTCCAAGTCGCAACTATTTCTCTAGTATCAGCATTCCTAATTTCAATGTGAAGCCGGGTCTTTACTTCTTCGTTGCTGAAAAGTCTATATACTGCCTGACTCCCACCAATCGTCATTTTCTTATATTGATTATCTGCCATAGTAATTCTTTTGCCAGATATAAGCCTTGCCTTAGCTTCGTAAGTCCCAGTCATTGCCGAAGTTCCAGCATCCTCATGCCATTTGAATTTATTACTCACAGTTACAATAGTCGATCCTCCAATTATTCTATTGTTGGCGTTGTTGCCAGAAAATAAGATTGATTTTTTCGCCATGCCCTGTAGTTCAATAAATCCATCGGGAAGAAATGATATCGTAACGGATTGGATAGAATTGTCATCAACGGGAGTATATTTATTTGTAATATATCTAACATCTGATGTAGAAACAATATCCTCCGTTTCGGTTACAACAGGAGTACTGACTGAAGGAGTAGTGCCAGCAGTGTCTGGTTCCGGCGCAGCTGGTTCCCACCTCAGTCTGACAGAATTATCTGATGTTTTTGGCAATGAAAGTTGAGGATATGATTGTAAATTCGACCGCACAATTCTGGTAAACTTATTAGAAGAAACTTTATCTACATATTGACTTTCAGTTAATAGACAGAAATTTACTTTTTGCATAAATTTTATATCATTAAAATCTAATTCCGAAGAAGGTCTGCTACCAGAGCCCTGTCGAGAATATATTTGAACGAAGGATATGTCTTTATCCGTCCAATCGTCCTTTTTTGCCATCATTGTTACAGAAATTTGAGTGTTAAAAGAGAATTGATCTGGATTTGAAGTTCCTTCCCAGTAGTCTGTAGTATTATCTCTAAAACCTCTTGATGCATCCAAACCACTGTCATTAGCGAGAATAATAACCCTTCCGCTCTGAGAATTTATATTTGCATCACCAACACTATTCATGGCATTACCTTGTTTCCAAGGAAGTGGTCTTACATCATAATTCTGTGGATTCCTCCCCTCATAGTTAGCTAACCTATAAGTGCCTGACCTATTTTTTTGACCAATAGTAAAATTCCTTTGACTATTATCGTTTGGTAAAAGATATACATCATCTAGTTCAATTCTGTTAGTCGGTTGATTGACTATCAACGGAGTATTAGATGCAATACTTTGATCTTTATCCAATCGACCATTTGAAGTAGAATTTGCAGTAGTGATAAAAAATAAATTATTAATATTATTATCTGATGGGCTACCCAGACAATATGTCTGAAATGTAAAGGTAAGAGGGAAATATCCATTTATAACTGAAAGATCTTTTATAATGGTATAATCTTTTCCTCCATGAGTAAAGTAATTGCTTGATTTATAATTAGTTTCGAATGTACTATTACTAGAAACTCCATCTCCCGAACTAGTGCTAAAGTTTCCTACACTTTTATTCTGACATTGTATTTCATTAATTGCCCAACCATTAATTTGAAAATAACATTTTCCAGTTTCATTTCTCCATTGATCATAGGCTAACCAATTTTTTCTTAAACTAGTATTATAGTTCGTACTATTAGGCAAAGTTACTTGCGTAATATCTTTTGCCCATACCAAATCACTGCCAGAATAAACTTGAGATATCGAATCTCTTCCGACATAAATTTCTTTTAGGTCACTGAATGTGCCATTGGAATTTGGTACTTGTATGGGCATACTTTACTACTCTTTGATGAAGTAAATGGTGTTTGCATCTGTAGAAGAAGGCAGAGAACTAACCACTGATATCTTTTTACCGCCCCAAGTACTATCATCGGGATTTCTCCATGCAGGGGTGCCACTGGAGTTAGTTTTCCAAACTTTATTATATTGGCCACTGCCGGAAGCAACATAACCTTCTCTGGCATTTGTATTCGAATGCCAAGTATTAGTATTTGTAAAGGAAGTACTTATTACTGTTCCGTTAATATTAATTCCTGTGCCGGGGCTATATGTAGTGTCTGTGTTTGTAAATGACGGAGTATAAGATAGGGTAGTTCCGTCTTGTTTCGTCAAAGTCAAAGTATTACCACTTTTAGAAGGCTTCTTAATATATTCACTGGGATGAGTATCATAGAAATCTGTCATGCCTATGCCACTTCTTGCGAATCTAATTCCAGATTGTTGATTTCCAGTAACGGAAGTAAGTGGTTGCAATGAAGAAAGAGTTCCTGTTGGAAGATTTGAAGTTCCTATTTTACCGAGGCTTATCTCATTGCTGCTGTCGATACTCAGTGGCAACTCTGCTGTGTATGTGGTATCATTATCAGTAAATGACGGAGTGTATGATGTAGTAGTCCCATCCCTGTCAGTTAATGTTAGAGTGTTTCCACTCATAGATACATCTTGAACATACTGATTAGGATGAGTATTTTCAAAACTGACGTTTTGACTAGAACCTGCTATTCTTAGAGTTAGAGTATCTATTATAACATCAGAAATATTTGAAGTAGATCCATCAGACGCAGAATATACTGTACCGTTTGGTAAATTTGATACACTTAATTTATTAGTGTTCTTTAAGAAATATTCTGCTGGTGTGCCATTAGTAAACTCATTTAGATTTGTAGGAACATTTGCAGAATCGAGGTCATCATAGTCTCCACTTAACGCCACAGGATGAAGTGTTGTCGGATCGAATTCATACCCTGGCTTTGCCTGAATTATACCTATTTGAGTTTCATTCTGTTTGACTTCAGTATCTAGAGACTGTACAGCATTACGGACAGTCTGCGAATCTATGTAATTTGTTCCAGAGTAACTGTGAGTATCTCCTAAAGCTGCACCTAAAAAAGAATTAATAGTTGTTGCGGTTCGTTGCAGTCTAATTTCATGATTGGCCAGTTCACTGTCATTAGAAGATATTTGTTGTTGTAGGATAGTGTCTGCCTGTGATAGAGTCGATGCACCAGAAATTGTTCCGATATACCCTCCAGAACTTCCAAGACCGGCACCACTCTGAGTCGCGTCTAATTCATTTTGGATTCTATTCGCGTATGCATTCAGATTTGCAATTGCATTTTCGTTGACATATACTTGACTGTCTAGTGCGCTCAAGGATACTTTAACTGTACCGGAAATATAATTTCCAGAAAGAGGTAAAGTTCCGTCTGCTTCTGTTCCAATAGAACTTTGAGTAACATCTAGTTCTTGTTGAGTTGCATCTAGTGATTGATCTAATTTTGTATCTGCGTCTGCAAGATTGGATGCAGATGCAATATACCTGAGACTTGATTGTTGAATATATCCGCCGTTTCCGGTCAATCCAGCAGAAACTTCAATTGTGTCTATTTTACTTTGTAAAGTATTATCTTCAGCAAGTCTTGTTGCTGCTTCGTTTGCAACTTGTGTATTGGTATAATTTGTTGCAGTCGTATACAAATTATTCATCGCAGTCGAAAGGTTCGATGCAGAAGTATATGCAGAATTAAGAGAGGCAACATCTCCAATGTTTGCGGTGTTTACATCTGTTTCGCCATGAATCTCATTGAATGCCCCGACTATAGTTTTATTAGCCGTGTTTAAGTTATTGAAATTCCCTATCAAGGACTCAATATAAAGTCCGTGAGAATTCAACTCATTAGTTTTATTCTTCCACGCATCAAAGGTATCAGTCCTTAATACATTGTTTGTTGTTGGATAATTAAATGTTGCCATGTTGTTTGCTCTCTAAAATTTTATTCAGAAGTCCCTTTATTTCCGTTATTTCGGTTTTTAAACCTTCTATTTCCCTCTCTTGCATCTCAATCTTTTTCAACTTTTTCATGTATTTAACATACGCACCATTATCAAAATTTATTATAGCACCAGAATATGGATCTCTTCTCAGAGTTCTATCTTCCTTTACTATTAAATAATCTTTTATATCTTTCATGAATATTTATATTAGTTCGCAAGAGCGATAATCCTCAAATCTTTTATTCTAGGTGGCAATGCAGAGTTCTTACTTCGCATTACTATCTTAATTCCAAATGATGAAAATTCAGTTAGGCCCTTAACATCATAATCAAATTCTGTAAACTGATCTACTCCTATAGAAGATTGGGAGTATCCCTCTGGTCTAGAAATGTATTCATAATTCAATTTTCGATAGTCTTGACTATCACTAGTTTTTAACTTATAATACAAATCGACATCTGCATCTTGAGGGCGATGCATTGTTAACACAATTTTAAATGATGTTGCCGGTTGATTTAATTGTATTTCTCTAGTAATATACTTAGATTCTACGGTTCCTCCAGTATTTTGTCTTTCCGATATAAAATCTGTATAATTAGAAGAAGTATCAGTAGAATTTCCTTGTGAATCTGTATTCGTAGTCCATATGGGATAATTTACCACATTAGATATTAATGTAGAACTAAACCTTTGGGTATCAATTACTGGAGATATATTATCTTGCGTTGATGATAGTGTCAACTTATACGCAAGAGATTTTTTCTCAAAATTACTGCTTCCTGTTCCAAAATTATTTTCGTTATATGGGGAATACACTGCTCTTGGGGTATCGAAAGATATATCTTTATTTGGAACAAAATTAGTCCAAGAGCTATCTTTAACGCCAGTCGGCATATCTGAGTCTTGGGACTGTCCGCTGGTAGTCTTCATCGAATAGGTGACATTTGTCTGTGGTAATTGCAATGTTTGTATTATAGGAACTAAAACATCAAACTTAGAGTTCACCTCTGCAGTAACTTTCCCAGAAGAATCTGGAGATGGATTAAATCTTCCTGATGATGCAAGAGTAGAAGCCTTTGATGTCCCTGCAATACTGTTTCCTCCGACATATTTGACATTGGTCATCAATATATCGAAAGTGTTTAATGTAGTAGCAACTACTTCATGAGTTCCATTCAATTCAGACCCCAACCATGCGTTTGTATTTGTATCTCCCCCATATCTTGCGTTTGAATTGAGTCCGGCAATAGTCACATAGTAATGTGTATTCGACCCACCAGAAGATACTAAATCGTGGTTGGGAACATGAAATCGAACATTGTCAGATCCAGCGAATGTTTCGATAGAAGATGTTCCTAACTGAACGGTATTCGAAGGATATCCTAACTTATCCGTCCCCTTATTCTCAAAATATAATGTAGAACTTACTGAAGTATTAAACTGAGCTCTAAACAGAGTAAACTTCATATCCTCCATTTGTTCCGGTGCCCAAGAAGTTGATGCCGCCTTAAAGAATACTCCACTATATGGTTGTTTACTAATAGTTCCAGTCCCATCTAGAGAATTTTCACCAAGTCTTGCAACATGAACACTATAATCCTGCGAATCTGCCAAAACGACTATTGCATATTCTACTCCTTGTTCTATGTAAACTGGAGCGTCAAATAAAAAGTTTGTTGCAAGATTTCCGGTAGAAGAAGTCAATACATTAGAAGGATATAAAGTTTTTCTAGTAAGAACTGTCTTGCCCGGATACCCCCCAACTGTATTTCTCAATTCTACACTTACTGGTATAACCGAATCTTTTGATGAGAAGAAAATATTTACTGATGTAAGAAATGCTCCTCCAATCTTGTCTGTCATGACCGTTTGTGCAATAGGATTAAATTGATTAGATCCTTCACCAATTTGATTTCTTACCGAACCATTACTCTGAACGAACTGAGAACTATATCTTTCCTGTCTAGTAGAACTTGAAGAGTCTAATTTACTCTTTGCGGAGTAAAGTCCTTCTGCCTCTGTTTGACTAAAAGCTGTACTGGATTGTTGATCGGACAATTTGAATATTTTATCTCCGGTTCTAAACCTCATTTCTTCCGTATTTGGTATTGCGAATAAACCCCTTAAGTTTCCAGATTCGTCAGTAACTAGAGTTGAACTATTAGAACCAGTCTCTAAGGCAAATTTGCCTGGCGATATTCCGTTGGTAAAATTGGGCCCGACTAAGAATACAGCCTGTCCGGCAGTGAAAGTGTTTGTGTCGATATTGTCAATCACATAAAAATTTAAACTACTTGCGTCAACGTACTGAATTCCCACTACTCTAACTTCATGGCCCTGATTGTTCACCAGAGTCATATCCCCAGTATTGTCAATAATTTCTGATTCATATGTTTGAATAAAATTATCTGCAGAAGATACCCCAGTAACTTTGATAGTTTTTGTGGTTATGCAAAATTGTGATACAGGAGTTCCATCAAAGTATGCAAATACTCTTGTCTTTGGTTTCATTCCAGATGCATGGAAAAATACGTTTCTTTCTCTAATAAAGAAATTTTGTTCTGGTCTAGATCCCTTTGGAGAACCATCACTCAAATCATCATCTTCATCCGATTCATAAGGAGGCCAATTTAAATCTCCTCCTACGCCTCCATTTTGAGAACCATTGCCCCTATTAGTGTCTTTCCAATCATCTTGCTCTGGGAATAGTTTAACATAACCCCTAAATCCCATTATCGCGTATGGATTGACCGAAACTGTTTTGGAAGATTTGCCTTGTCCCGCAAGAACGGCCGAAGAATATGGCAGCATAACCATCCCATCTTTGATACTATAAAGAGTCGATTCCGACTGATTAAAATTCATGGGAGTATTCTTTTGATTAAAAACTGGTCTAAGTTCTTTATTTACTACATCAATTGCACAATTATATTGAGTATCAAAAACATCCCCAATATTATGACTTGTAAATGGTTCTACAACAAATCCGTTTTTAAATCTATCCAGACCATTTTCATCAAGAACATCCATATCTTTTGTTTCTTTTTCTAATAAAGATAATGATGTGTAGTATTCTACAGTCTTAATTCGTTTTTCTAACTTGCCAATATCCCTCATAGTATATCGTCTATTATCCAACATCTCTGCAGTTATGCTTTCTGTCCCTAGACTGTATGGATCCGTTGCGAGTTTATAGATAACCATGCCGTCATTTGGATCTTCTGGATAATTTGGAGAAATTGATGGAGCTCCATATTTTATTAAGAAATCTCCTTCTTTACTCAAATATACCTTATCCTTTCTTGGCAGATACTGGCGATAATCTGCAATAACATATGAGTTATCCAGCGGCGTGCTAGAAGTAGTAGACACTTTGCCAAACTTTAGGGGGGTTGCTAGGGAATATTCAGTAAATAAATCCGCACTGACAGTCTTAGGTCTAAAATCTAATACATCGGATAAGCGACTATCTTTAAATGTTGGTATCTGTGAATATTCTATACCAGAAGTCGAGTGTGTGTAAGAATCTGCAGAGAAATAATCTCCTCCAGTACTATGATCAAAGTAAGAGTAAACGATTGCAACTCGACCAGCACATTCGCTTTGGCCTGGTTGTATTTTAATATCTCCAATGTCATACATCCCAGTTCTTTGGCCATTATCTAAAGTATATCTGTCAGTTATGTCTACAATTTTTACTGGAACATCTGCAAATCCGGTTGGATTAACTCCTGTTTCTTCGTATTCTAAGTATGCGTCAAGAGCAAACTTTAACTCGGCTGCAGTCATTTCATTGTAGAATTTTTTAGTGCCGACAGAATCTATTTGATAGATTACATTTGAAACAGTACAGGTATCATATACTGCAGTTAATTCAAATATATCAGAATGTTCTAATTGAATAGAAGTCAATGCGAGAGAATTTCCTAAACTGTCAGTAGTATTAGAGTTGAAAACTGATCCAGTATTATTTGTACCATACAGATCTAAAGAATACCATGTGGAAGATGGATTTGCCGCATATGTTTCAGACGCAACAAAAGTTCCATCTGTCTTTCTTGCTGAATATGGGAATATGACTTGATTTTCTACCAGAGTTTTTGTTTTTTCTGCAGCGTTGGTCTTAATTACTGGAGCATAAACTACTACATTATTGCCAGCAGACAAATCTTCTATCGATACTAACGCAGTAGTAACTCTATTATTTCCATCAGTGGATAATACCACGTTATCAGATGTCAGTTTATGTACTACAGGTTCTCCGCTTCCGGTAGTTGGTGTGTATGCAAAATAATATTTTTCGTTAAAGGAACCAAATATTTGATTGGAGTTTGTTCCTAGAGTTAATTCTACTTGACTACCAGAACCTCCATACGCTTGCGAAACATTTTCAAATTTCATTTGAACCGTATATGAAGTATCTACGCTGGAATTTCCGCTATCGTCATCGACAAACCTAATAGTTTTAACAAAATCAGATCCGGTGTCTATAATACTTGAACCGGAAGTATTAAAAATAACATTGCGAGATATAACTCTTGCGTTGTTTGGGGTTAAACCAATATCATGATTAACAGAACCAGAGAAAGCATTTTCTGGGGTAGTATCATATTCAACTTCTCGTATTACTTCATTGCTCTCAAAAAGTCTTGGATTTAACTCACCGACAGCCACCGAAGTTGGATTTCCTGCTCCTAAAGTTTTTACTAATATTTTATTAGAAGAGCTGTGATATACAACTCCTCTAACCAGAGAATCTTGATACTCAGAATATACGATATTCTTATTATCAAAAGTAGATAATTGATCTACTAGAGTATATTCTACCAAAATATTTCCGTTAAATAAATTAAACGCCCCAGCGACAGACTGCGACTCTATCGACCTCAAGTCGTTTAACAAATATTCTCTGTTTGTTCTTGGATTAATTTCCATCTTAATGTCGTACAAATATACTTTGTAGATTGCACTGTCATCATTCGACACGCCAGGCGCAAAGTTTGCGGATAAATAATCTGAGTCTTGGTCATGTGCGTAATGTTCGACATATCGTATCTTTGCAGTACCAATAACATCAGAACCGATAGGATTATTTGATGACCATGTAGAAAAGTCGGCACTTATTTGATTTTTATCGTAAGTAGATTTTCCCTCACTGGTAGATCCATCGGAAGCATTAAATGTCGGGTCATCGTCAATTTTAACATGAGTATTACCGGCAACATTAATATTCAATAAATCTACTGTTTGATTTGGTATGGGCAGACCCATGACATCTGTAAGGTAAACAAAATTTCCTAATTTTGTTGTAAGATATTCATTATTCTTTTGTATGTGATCCCTAGATTTCTTATAATCTACAAATTGAGTTACCAAAGTTTCTAATTCATATCCTCTAACGTATGATTTGCCTGGCTCAATTCCAATCGCCAATCTTCCTCTAAGTGCGGAAACTAAACTATCGTGAGTTTTGCCCGGATAGAATATGGTTCCAGTAGAATCTAAATTTTGTTCTGGATATTTTGTTCTGTCGTTTGGTGTTGCAGTGTGAGCCTGTCCATTTCCAGTTGCAAGGTCAATCATATCTGGTTCGTCAAAAAACCGTGTTCGGGCCATTTCTTTAGCATCCACTTCGTTTGTAAATTCGAAGTCCGATAACGTAGATACACCCCTGTTGCCATTCTCATTTAACAGTTCTCTAACATCTATCTGGTATGGTCTTACTGTATAATCTCCAGATTCGTCATAAGTTCTTCTTGCCAGAGTTTCTTCTAAGACAGAGTATTCGGTAGTTCTCACATGAGATTCCACAACTCCGTTACGAACACTGATAAGTTCAATGAAGTTGCTTGTGTCTACTTCGTCAATTGACCGCTTAGAGAATACTAGGGATATTCTATATCTATCAGCGCCGGGCGCATTAAAGTTTGTTGTTCCCTGTGCATTGTCAAGGAGAGTATTGTCCATATTACTTGTGACAAAAGCTTCGTTGACTTGCAGACCGATTTTGTATGATGGTTTATTCGAGTACTTATCAAGAACTATTTTTTGGTCATTCACCATTACCAAATGCTTTTGAAGGTAATAAACTCCAGACTCAATAAATGCAACGGAACCTTTTCCAATTGAAGTATCGGATGATGGTTTTACTTCACACGCATAATCGCTCATTGAAGAAATTGATTCTGTGGTGAGAACTTCTTCCGGCAAGAAGGATATACTATCTCCCTCAACAAAATCTACCGAAGAATAATCAGAGACATCGGCACCACTAATAAATTTAACATAGAGGGTATCGGGATCATCGGTATCCGTGGAACCTGTTGCGTTTTCTGCATGGACAACAAGAGCTCGAATTCCTGTAGTAGAACCGACAACTACTCTGCCTACAAAATCTGCAGCAGAGTTGTATGTAACAGAATTGTCTTGATAACCTATTTTTAAAAAAGTTATATCTGTATCAATCGCTGATTGGCCAGGAATGATCATCGCACCTTCTTTGAAGAAGTGGTCTGATACATTCGCAATCTGTTGTTGTAAGATAGACTGAATTTGTGTCAGTTCTCTTGCTTGAACAGAGTTACCCGGCTTGAACAGTATTTTGAGATATCCACTATTTACGTCATAGTCATCATAATATGGAGTTACATTAAAATTGGATGCCATACTCTTTCTCTATCAATTAATTTTTAAAATTCGAATACTACTTTAATATCTTCGATTTGGTCTACTGCTCTTGAAACAGGTTGTCTGTTTTCTATGTAAAGAACTTTACCAGTTCCGGCGTTTACGTCAAACTCAGAGTTTCCATCTCCGTATTCTGGATGTGAAGGGCCTCTGTAGGTTGTATTGTATGCAATCTTACTTGTAGAAGTGTCTACTGGATCGGATAGTATTATAATCTGTCTGAATACTGGGTCAAATCCACTTAAAGAACTAGATACGACAGGGAATACAGATTCGGTATTTCCATTTCTAGTATCTTGTTCGTCATATTCTAATTTAAGAGCAACCATTGCATAGTAACCGCCAAGTTCTTCTACTGGGTTGCATCCGTGTCCATCGCCTGGCGACATTATTGCTCTAACCTGACACTCTGTTCCACTGGAAAGTGCCGGCAAAACTGTTGCAGTTGCATAGGTATAACCACTTCCGCCGTTGCTGACAACTACCTTTGCGATTTCAGTTCCTTGGGTCAATCCGTATGCCGTTGCTCCAGTTCCATCTCCTGCAAGTTGAACTTCCGGTGCAATAATAATATCACCAGTTTGTGATCCTGTCAGGCCAGGAAATACTCCGTCTAAAGTTATGTCAACTTGGCCAGCACTAAAAGAGAACGAAGAAATTGTCTGTTGATATGATGTATTTCCTGATATAAATACTAGAGAATAATCGTCATATCCTCCTGTACCGGCATCGGTTGCTCTTTGAATCATATCGCTGGAAGACGGAGTGAAAGAAAATGAGGTTGTAGTTGCACCAATAGTCACTCCAGAATGATTCATATTTTGAAGATATCCTCTACCTCCGGCGTGGCCAGAACCATCTCCATCGTCTACAATTTTAACAAAGTCAATTGCACCAGAAGATGATTTTGCACTTTGTTGTACTTGGTACTGTACATAATCTGCTGAAGTAGTATTTGTTGGCTGTGCAGTCAAATACTTAACTGGAAAATAATCTTTTGTTAGAAATTTCAGTGCTCTATCCAACTGCACAGAATACATATACTTCCACACATACCCGTCACCAGTTTCTATAAGATCTGTTGTAGAAGTTCCTGTTGGTTTTACTGTTGATGCGACTGGCGCTACACCGACAGAAGTATCCGTCCACTTAGAATTATTGATACACTTATAAACATTATATTGGTTATTTCCTTCTGTAAGGACATAACCATTTGGAATAATTTCTTCTGGATCTAGATCATCATACATTGTATAGACACTACCAGTTTCCCAGTCAATTCTAGGAAGTGCTAGAGTAATAGTATCTTCTCCGACTTTTTTCATTGCAATCAAGTCGTTTTTTACTGTATAGTGTTCTTTTACTGAATCTGATGGGGTTGGGGGGTTTGAGTCATCTGTCCAAGATGTGTTTTTGCCGATGCCCAAGTAAAGGTTGTTGTAAAGTGACACATTATAGAATGCCCATCGCAACACCGAACCACCAGAAGAAACTCCAGTAGTATGTGTTGGGGGTAAACTAATATCGGAAGTACCGGCCTCTACTGCGATATAAAGGTTTGATTGATATAAAACCACATCGCCCTCGGAGTAGGATACCCCGCCCTCCCACAATGGAGTTTGTTCTGAAAGTGATTCAATGAACTGCTGTGCATTAAATATTCTGAGTCTATTTGTGATTATTGCCGCCATTGATCATTATCCTCTAAAAATTGTCTAATCCTATATTTATAAAACTTTTTTTAATCTATCAATTGCACTAAGGATTCTAGTTCTTGTAGTGTAGATGGAATATTATTCGTATCATAAACACTCAAAATTGTTTCATGTGCAAAATTTGTTTTTTCCAGATATTTTGAATCTATGTCTGTTATTTTCACAGTTTCGAAGTTGTTGTCTAATACTTGTGGAGTTTCTCTGAACTTAGATCTTTCAATAGAAAGATTTGTCATTCCGGCAACTCTCAGACCATCGGTTTCTGGATTTTCGTCAGTTATTACCAAGTATTTTGGAGTTAAAGTAATTCTAGAATCCAAAACTGCGTGATAATTTCTTTCAAATAATTCTTCTACTTTTTGTATTGTTGTATTGGGCCAATCATGATCTGTTCCATCAGTAATACCTACAAAATTATTTTGCGAAAATACTGGGACAACTCCCCATACATTTGTTTTATCTTCTTTCTGAACTAACGTGACCTGATTTCCTGCCATTGAAGTATTTCTAAACGCACCAGTATATCCGTAATATGCAAGATATGGAGAATCTAATGCCTCTTGTTGTGGACTAAAACGATATCTTATCAAGTCATCAAATGAGAATGTAGTATCAAAAAAGAACTTAAATCTTTCTAAACTTCTGTAAGATGTTCCTAGACTCGGTATCTCTTGTTGTCTAGTAATGATATTTACAATAAACTTTTCATCTCTGGGATCTGCTCCATCTCTTACAGAACCTACCCAATTAGTATTTATCCGACTAACATTGCCCCTTGAAACTTTATCCCATCTAAATTCTACTGTATTGCCCGGAGTATTCAAATCATTATCAAGATCTCCATATGATGATAATAAATTAACTCCAAGTAAAATATAATGATCAGTAGAGGCTGCACTAGTTACTTCAAATTTAGCGAATGAACGAGTAACTCTATGTTCATCTCCAGTTATTATTTCTTCTGACACATTGTAGAAAGTAAAGAAATTTCCGATAATACCACTTTCATAGTAATGTTTCTGACTCTTGGAGAATTGATCATGATGATTTAATGCAACGTAATTAATTTCTGAAAAATTATTTGCCCCTCCACCAGAGGCATCCGCATTGACCATCAAAGTGTATCTACCTTCTCCTTTATCGACTGTTGCGCCCACTGGAGTATCGTCTGAAACTCCACTAAGAGAATGTAGACTGTATTGGCGATTATTGTACTCTAAGATAAGACCGGAAGACATCAAATCCTGTGAGTTGACTGGAGTTTGTTTATTGACAACATTTCCAGATCCGTCAAGTTCAGTTCCGCCAGTCCATTTTCCAAGTCCGTCCATGTTCTTCATCGTGACATCGACATTCTTGATGATTTCGTAGAATAAATAGAGAATTGCTTGCTTGAGCCTCTTTCCTTCAATCTTAGAAGTAAGAGTAACTTCTCCGAAGACCATCATGCCCGCAGGATGAATGACTCTCTTGATAAGATCTCTCCACTCATCAATAACTCTGTTAACTCTTACAACATATGAGTAATCTTGCCACAAATATCCATCGTGAATTCTGTTATCGGACGATGCAAAACTTTGATCATCTACAAACGCCCCTTCTCTGACACATAGAGGCCCAGTAAGTACATTTACTTGCGCCATACCGTCTCCTATGGGAGTTAAATCTATTGTGGGAGGAGTTGTGTACCCTACGCCAAAACCATCCTGAGAGGGATTTGATGAGTCCTGACGAATTGTTATTCCTTCGATACCTCCAATATTTGAACCAGTCACCGATACTGATGCCCCAGCACCTCCGGACACATAACCGTTGGAAGTATCGGAGATATATGCATATGGGTTTCTTGCATATCCAGATCCACCAGTAACCAAATCAATTTTTTCTACCGGCCCTTTACCAATGTTCTTAAATTTAAGTTGTAAGGATTGCCAATCTGGTATTGCCGTAGGAACTAAATCTCCTCCTGTGTTATAGTCCATAAATGATATTGTATTGTTGACAGAACTAATTGAAAACTGGTAGTCAGATAATCTTCTCGCAACTTGAATGGGGTCTAAATCCCAACCAAATATTTGGATTGCTCCAGTTGTCTGATTTTGATATTCTGTAAATCTTCTTCCTTTAGTTATTCTAAAAGAACCAAAAAATGCAGTTGACATATCGCTACCACTATCTGCGTCATCGTTATCTGCGCCAATAGTAAGAATTGCATCTTCTCTCATATCTACAATTAAATCTGGAAAGTCTGCTGCTTCTGTTCCGTCAAGATATATCGTAGTCCCATCAGCGGCAGAAGAATATATTGTAACGTGTCTCCAAGTATTCGATTGGGTTAACTGAACATCAGTGGGGGAAGTATAATCTCTTCTTACATTACCTCCATCAGAAGCAATCATCTCAAACTGACCGGATGCGAGGTGACGCATCACAAAAAGATCTGCGTTATCATTCTGGCCTATTCCGTTAAATGCAAATACGACAGAATCTGAACCTCCAGTTCCATAATACCAAAAATCTATTGTAAATGAGGGTATATCGTGGAAATAACTTGCAGCTGTAGGTATTCTAACATATCCATCTCCCCTTAGAGATAAACTAAAGTTACCTATCGCGGATCCGAAAGAAGGATTTTCTCTATACGCATTATGGCGATCACTGTTAGTATCATTTTTAAACTCATAAAATATTGATGACGATTTTACCGTATCGAAATCATATAATAAAACAACATCATCATAACTAGTATCTCTGTTTACCAGATAAACTTCTACTTCTCTAGAAGTTTGAGAATCAAATACAGCATCTGGATAGTCCGATATGTCCCATACCACTTGTGGATAACTTGGATTTCTTGTGTTTTGAGTCCATGTAATATCGAAATCTCTTTCAACTCCACCAACTCGCGATATCCTTCCTATGGCTCCAGATCCAAATGTTCCATCATTTACAAACTCGACAAATTCTCCGGTAATATAGTTGTCTCCGGCAGTATTGACATTTATATTGGTAACTTCTCCAGTTGTTGTATTATTAATTTTTGCACTAAATCCAACGCCAGATCCAATCGTTCCCAAATTAAAGTCTAAAACGAAATTTCTAGGATAATTGCTGCCAGGATTTACTACTTCAAAACCAGTAATGCAAGAGTATAACTGTTCTCTGACCAATCTTCCATCGTCCATCTCGACAAAAACATTTTCTTGGTCTTGAAATTCACCCGAAACATCTCCTAAAAAATATTCATTGACGTTGAAATTAGAACGAGTGTAATTAATTTCAGATTCTACTATCCCTATTGCAGAACTCGTTTCCCCTATAATTCTGACAGGAGTTCCAGCCGCAGAAGTAGTATTCGGATTCGTTCTTATACTTTTACTCTGAACCCATCTATTATTACTTACTTTAAAAATATTTTCTTTCGGATAATAAACATCAATATCTTCGTTGAGAAATGCTCTGAATAAAAATTGCAAAGATTTCTGAGAACCTTTTGATTGATAAAAATCTCGAAGTAGTTTAAGAAAGTGATTTTGATCTGTAAATTTTTTCTTTTTTTCTTCTTCTATATTTTTATCTGGAGTTGTTGTAGGATTCGTCCTTAACTGAAATACTACTACAATAGAAACTCCATTCAATGGAGCCAGAATATTATCTTCTTCTCCAAAAACTAATCTATCGTCATTTAAATAATAATCTGTCCCTTCTGTTAACTCTGTGTAATCGTTGGGAAAAGATAACAGACTAGAATCGGTTGCAGGAGAGCCAGAAAATGGATTAGATGGATTTGTATAGACTTTTAGATCAGCAACATACGGAGAAACATCTCTTCCGAAATAATAAGAAGGATCTCTATAAGACATTAAAAATTCAGATACTATTCCATTCCCCATAAAAGTGTCTTGAATGAATGTTTCGTTTTCTGAATTAGACTGAACGGTAGAATTAAATAAGGCACCTAGAATTTTAGCATTTGTATTTTTGTCTCGTATTCTTGTAACAGATGGAAATACTGCACCGATTTCAGACTTGAACTGATTTACAAATATATCTAATGTTTTGTCGAGATCGCCATATTCTGTAATTTCAGACATAACATCAAGAGGATTTCCATCTTGACTCAACCACTCATAGTATAGTTCTATAAATTTTACAAAATTATCGTACTCCCCTTCCCTAATATGGAAGGGCAAAGATTCTTTAACAATAGAAGAAATGTTTTTTAAGTTGGGACTTGACATTTAATTATCTTCTGATGATACTTACGCTTTGAGTAGTGATGTCGTAATTATTATTATAATCATCAGTATCTGCCATCATATTTATTGATACTTCTTGTGTATCGATAACTAATATTTGATTTCTTCTAGGGAATACATCTTGATCTTTTGGAGTCATTTTTATTTTTAAAAGACTTGAATTATTTTCTAATTCTATTATAGTGAGATCGTTTAGGATTATATTTCCTTTTTTGTGGTCTATCGTTCCCGACACCGTATCAACATATACTTTCTTTCCATTAGAATCTGTATAGTAAAACTTGAGAGCAGTATCAGAAGTATCTTCAATATATAAAAGATTATTTGAGTTCATAGACTTGAATCCAGTGGAAGATATCGATCCGACAGCAATCTCATTATTAAAATTATAAACATATTGAGATCTGGCATTTAATGTTATCTTCTTTTCAATCTGAAGGTTAACTGTAGTAGTATTATTGGTTATTGCGTCATTAGAATTATCAATTGCACTGATGAAATTAGAATATCTGAAGTAATTGTCAAATTCGTTCATAAAAGTATCACTAAAAGTTTTGATAGTGTTTAAAACTATTGTTTTTAATTCGTCTTCTCCAAGAATAGTAGCCTCATTATCATATTTTACATTAGTGGATACAAGAAGTTTTGTATAATTTGGATCAATAATTTCTGGAAGAATGGTTAATATAGAATAGTCTGTTTTGAGTCTATTTTGTATCGTGGTTTTTTCGAAATCTGTAAGATAACTTCCGTCATTTGGTTTGATTGAAATATAAACTCTTCCAAATTGGGGAGGGTCATTGTCTTCTCCACCCCAAACATTTACAGAGGATGACTGCGTGTATATCTTAGGTATAATTGTTTTGTAATCTCTTACTGTTACTGCTCTATTTTGACCTTCAAAAGTTCTAGGAGCATAAAACTTGATAGAATCTGTAGTTTCTTTATTTGAACCCCCATAAACTTTATTTACGGTAGTTAATTCTGTTATTTTGAAATCTGTGTCTGTAGCGCTGGTATTTATTTTTGCAATGCCATTTGCAGCTGCTCCGGATGTAGTTAAATAATCAACTGTAATCAAATTTCCACTTTCTAACGAGGTTCCTAATACTCCGTCTCCGAAAAATATTTCATATAAGCCACTTTCGACTTCTTGGACAAAGAAGGAAGTAGATACATCACTTAAATCCATAGTATCTGTTGGTCTTTTGAATTCTGTAAATTCGTCAGTAGTCAAATCTTCTCGCACAGTAACTTTTATTGAAGAAGTATCCGCATCTGCATTAGACAAAATAAATCTTTGATTTGGATTAGTCGTATCTACTATAAAAAATTCTGTGACTGGATTTCCCTGCACCAAAACCAAGTCTCCTAAAAAATATCGAGTAGTTACAGTAATTCCGTCATTTGCAACAGTGGACGATAATACTGGGGCAGACCTCGGAACTTCTGGAAAAAAATTATAAGAAACACCATCCAAGTTTGCAGAAAACTTGAATTCGTTGTTAATTAGAACAGTAGATGTTTCGCTTTCTAACGGGCCAACCCTTTCTATAACAATTGAGACAACGGCTTTCGGGGCGACATTAGATCTGGATTCATAGCCCAACATTTTCGCTCTGGAAACCACATTCTCTCGGATTCTTGCAGTATCCAAGAACATTTCATTTGCAACCATATTTAAGTAATATGAAGTGTAATGTGTATTATACGATAATATATCCATTAGAGTATTCAAACCAGAAGCCTCAAAATCGTAATCCGAAAAAGTCGAGTCGGCCTTCATATATGAAATTATGTTTCTTTTAATATCTTTAAAATCAAGATCTGATATTTGAATAGTTCTTGCCATTATCTTACTCTCTCTATAGTAAATGTAGTTGTCACTTCCTCATCAGTTGCAATCAAGACATAAACTACTTGTATTTTTGCCGAATTTTGGTAGAGTTCTGGATATTCTACGGAAACACCCACAACTTGAACTCTTTTTTCAAAGTTAGTAATAGTTTTAGAAATTCTATCTTCTAAATCTCTTGCCGTAAATTCGTCTTGGGGCTCGAATAAAGAATTGTATATATTTCCCCCAAAAGATGGAGAGAATTGTCTTTCGAATCTATTTGTTAGAAGAAGATTTCTCAATGACTGGTTTACCGCATTAACATTTTTTTTCATCATTACATCGTTAGTAATAGGGTTTCTTTTAAAGGACAAATCAATATCTAGATACTGATCGCCCCCGAGCAAACCAATTCTATTTTCTGATGATGTGTTTGAATATGCCATGATGTTTTACGGATTTAAGTCTAGTTTGGGGGCCTCAATCGTGTGAGTTCCTCCCGAATTTACTTTATGTGTTCCACCATATTTATACTCCGCAGACGAACCTACATCAACAGAAATTTTTCCATCTACTATCATCTTATAATTACCTGTAATATGGACTGTCTTATCTCCCTCTACTATCTCATAATCGTCACTTTTTGACTTCTTAACTGTAGTACCGTCTGGGTGAATTTCTATGAATGTTCCTGATTTATGATAGATGTGTATTCTTTCTGCGCCTGGCGTATCATCGAACTCCACATGATGACCTGACTTAGTACTGATTACATTGTTGTGTGGGTATTCTGCCGCATATGGTGTGGATGGTTCTCCTGACTTTGAGTCTAGTGAATCCTTCTTTTCCTGTACAATCGTCTCTGAAGTATTGTCTCCAGTCGCAAGTCTATTGACATCAGATTCCCTAAGAACACTACCATTGGGTAACAAAGAATCTTTATTCTCTGTAGGATAAAGTCCAGCAGGATCAGAAAATTTATTTTCTTTGTTTATCTCATTTTGTGGTTTGCCCGGAACTGTACCAAATATAATCGGATCTTCTGCAGAAGACCCATCGCGAAAAAAACCAATTACCCATGCACCAGTAACTACACCAGTCGGAGATGTTCCAAGACCACCAATACTTGCAGAAGTAATTGGTAGTATCGGTGAAGCCCAAGGTAATAAATCGATATCTACTTCTTCTGTATGATATCCAAATATCCTAACCTTGACTCGTCCAATCTTCTCTGGATCATCGACATCTTGAACAGTACCTTGCCACCAAATAAGGTTGGAGTTAATTAGACTATCCATAACTGACTCCGGAACCATCCTTGACTAACTCCATAGTCATGGTGTAGTTTCTTTTCCCAAAGGTATGTTTTATTGCGACTATCAACCAATTTCCACTATAATGTTTATCTTCTTCTCTGCCTCTCTCGTCTTCTGGCGGAGATATTTCTGGAAATACTAATTTAATTACGTCACCAGAAGAAATTCGATTGTCACCAAAAACATCTATTTTTATTTTAAAGTTTTTGAATATTTGTTCGTTTGCTTTTGACTGTAGGTAAAATTTATCCTGTTGATATGGATTGAGAAAGTTTTCCGGAAGTAAATATTCATTTGTGGGAGAGTAATTATATGCAGAACTTGATTGTAATTTATTCTCTGCGAGTTTTGGGGAATAATTATTTTTCCAATAGTTATGATCAAACTGTTCATATGTTCTTCCTATTAAATCTACAGTTCTTGCCTTTGTTGCATACATTCCGGATGTTATATTATCCAATACAGAAAATTTGGATATTACTGAGTAATCTAATAATTTTGTTTCCTCTGCAGCGGGATTTTCTGTGTTTGGAACTGCTTTAACATACTCCCTTTTAGATTCTGATTCTGCCATCTGCAAAAGAGGTTTAAATCTATATTCATTAACAGTTTCGAAAAAATAATAGGGGGCAGAATAAGTATCAGAAAATGATTTATCTTTCAACCAATTTATTGCCCTGAAGGGAGTCATATTTGGTACTACTAAAGATTGACTGTCGTTACTTGAAGTAATGTTTAATTCTTTTTTTGAACTTAGTTCTCCAAACACTCTCTTAACTATTGAAGACGAGCTCTCATCTCTGTGTCCAGTGCAAATTCTTTTTTCAAAATTTGTAATGAAATCTTTAGTTGTCATATCTAATACATAAGTAATATTTTCTCCTTCTTGTTCTATGTTAGTTATGTTATAGATAACCAAATCTAGTTTTATTGGATCTATTGGCTCTTCTTCTGGTTCAGATGTCATTTCTAGTTCCAATTCTACCGACTCTTGACCAATAATGGGTATTAATTTTATAAAATCATAAGTATCCACTATAGTTGCCCGAACAGACAGACTCTGAGAGAATATATTCTCATAAATTGATAATTCTAAAAATACACCACCAAGATCAATTCCCATGTCTTCAGTTTGATATACTTTAAAACTTTTTACATCATACTGGCCAGCAAATTTCATAACCTAATAACTCTTTCATATTCTTTCACAAAATCATCTACAACATCATCTCTTATGACTCGGATAACTCTATTTTTTTCATTTAGTTCATTCTCATATTCAAACTTAGAATATAAGTCATATTGTGTTCGTTCAAAATCTTCGGTAAAAAAATTATAAGTTTCTGGACTTATTTTTGTAGAATTCGTTTTATGTACATAACAGTGCGGAGTAGTTTCTGCAGTAAGGACATCTCCATATTTTTCTGCTATCATGGTTGCAAATGCAGAAGAATTTAATGGCCATTCGTCATAAAAACTTATTACATTATTAAATACTAATATTGTCCAGTGATATAAAGGAGAACCATAATATAACTGAGAAATGATTTCTGGAGTATCTCCGTCTTTTACGATATATTCATATGAAGATGATGGTTCTACTTGATATTTCTCTACAACTTGAGCAACTTTAAATATATTCTTTACAACTCTATTTTTATTGTTGAGAAATATGTCATAGTTTGTATAGGGAACCTTATTAAATAAACTTTTACCTGCCATTCTTAAAATCCTTCGTCTACATCTTTTCTCGTAACCTGCTCATTTTCAGAAAAGGTCAAAGATAACTGAATATTAGCAGGATAACCAGCCTCTGTCAAAGTGAATCTTCCATTCGCTCCATATGATACATTACATTCTTCAAGATTGCATGGTTTAAATTGATGTATTATGGGTGCAGGGTTTCCATCTGCCTTTTTAATGACATATTGGATTTGAAAAGATTGCGGTATATCATAAAACCCCACAGAAACAATATCTGGCAACATTGCCTGTCTGAATATCTTAATTATTTCTTCAAGATTTTTAGACTCTTGTAAATTTTGTGGTACAAAATTATATTGAAATTGAAATTTTCTAAAATCTATTCCTTTGAAGAGTAGATATTTTGCTGCATTTGCGGCTCGGTTAAAAACTGCCTGATTGATAACATCTCCCGCTCCACCGCCGAGAAGATTGCCCGCTGTTTGTACTACTTCGTTTAACGCAGTGGCCCCCATATTTCCTCCGGCACCGACATCTTTGAGGTCTGCAAAACTTCCTCCAACTAGGTTAGTCAATGAACCACCAATTGAGCCCATTGTCTGCGAATCATACTGTGCAGCAGTAGGGGTTGCAAGATTTTCGGGAATGAATAGACTTATCACTGAACCAGATTCGACGCGAGTGTTTATCTTAGTGGTTGTCGGATCAGGGGTTTCGGGTTCACCCCCCCTTCCAAAACTTTCCATGAGTTTCTTTTGTGTCTGTTCCCTAGTGTTAGATTCTTTTAGAATTCTAAATTCTATGAAACTCTGAAGTTCTGTACCCCCTTCTCCCAACCTACTAGGAAATTTTAGACTTGTGGTCGGCGATCTGGCTTTATCGACCGCCCGTTCTACAGTATCACGCATCTTAGTTTGTGTAGTTTCTTCTGCCATAACTAGTCCGTTTTATTTTTTATAAATAATTATTTACACCTATTATTTATATGAGGTTTTTGAATGTTGCGGAAATTTACCTACAAAGGTAGATATACTCCAGAGAATCCCAAAAAATACATAGGTGATCTATCGAAAATAGTGTATCGCTCCAGTTGGGAGAGAAGATTTATGATCTATTGCGATAGAAATCCCCTCATTCTTTCATGGGCAAGTGAAGAAATTGTAATTCCCTATTTGTCTCCCATAGATCATAAAATACATAGATATTATCCAGACTTTATAGTAAAAACGAAAGATAAAGTTAGTATGATTGAAATCAAACCAAATCGAGAAACAAAACCACCCAGAAAAAAGAAAAATCAGAAAAGATATATCAATGAGATGAAGACTTGGGGTGTCAATGAAGCAAAATGGAAGGCCGCAGAGAAATACTGCGAAATGAAGGGATGGGATTTTAAGATCATCACCGAAAAACATATTTTACCCAAACTAAATAGTTAAAATATGGAGGCATTATGAGCAACGAACCAATGTGGACAGACGAAGATGAGAAAAGAATGGATGTCATCGGTAGTAATGGCAATGATGGCGAACACTATGCGGTACTAGAAGAAAGAGAATCCGCTGCAGCTGCGGGATTTGCCAGAGCAGGATCAGAACAAGATGAATTTACTGGTGAAATTCCTTCCGCATACGATGTTCCTCTAGAGACACTCAACCCAGTATGGAATAGACTCTTTGAAGAAAACAAAAGTCTTGAAATGTTTAAAAGACTTAGAGAAGAAGATCCAATACACTTTAATGAGACAGAAGTTGCTGGAAGATTCTGGTCATTGACAAAATATGATGATATCAAAAAAGTTGATATGAATCACCAAGAGTTTTCTTCTGAACCAATGATAACAATAGGGTATCCTGTCGGAAGTCCCCGTCCAGAAGGTTCGTTAGATATCTCTTTGTTTATCGCAATGGATCCGCCCAAACATGATCTGCAACGACGAACAGTTGCTCCGGTAGTCTCTATGAGAAGTATGATGGGACTAGAACCCATGATAAGAGAAAGGACTGGTGCAGTTTTAGATTCTTTGCCCGAAGATGAGACATTTAATTGGGTAGACAAAGTTTCTATTGAACTGACTACACAAATGCTCGCAACTCTCTTTGATTTTCCATTCGAAGAACGCAGAAAGTTAACACGATGGTCTGATGTTGCGACTGCAGTGCCTGGCGCAGGAATTATCGATACCGAACAACAAAGAATTGACGAATTAGTAGAATGTCTTCAGTATTTTACCGAAATCTGGGAAATGAGAAAGAAAGAACCCACAAATGACTTTGTTTCTATGATGGTCAAGGGAGAACACACAAAAGATATGGAGCCAATGGAGTTTCTAGGTAATCTTATTCTACTGATTGTGGGAGGAAATGATACTACAAGAAATTCTATGACTGCTGGTGTTCATGGACTTAACCTGTTTCCGTCAGAATACGAAAAACTAAAAGGAGATCTAGGATTGATACCGAATATGGTATCAGAAATTATTAGATGGCAAACCCCTCTCGCATATATGAGACGAACCGCAAACAATGACTGCATGATCAGAGACAAAGAAATCAAAAAACATGACCAGATACTAATGTGGTATCTTTCCGGAAATCGTGACGAAGAAGTTTTCCCCAATGGAGAAGATCTAATCATTGATAGAGAGAATGCTCGTAATCATTTATCATTTGGTTTTGGAATCCATCGTTGTATGGGAAACAGAACCGCAGAACTACAACTCAAGGTTCTCTGGGAAGAAATTATGAAAAGATTTGATCGAATAGAGGTTGTAGGAGAAGAGAAACGCACTTTTTCATCATTTGTCAGAGGTTATACTGAACTTCCTGTGAAAGTTTATCGAAAATAAACATAAATAGAACATGGCAGACTTTAGACCACTACTCAAACGACTGGCCCAGAAGGGTATACAACCGAACTCATCGGCGGCTAGAGAGTGGTTTAGCAAAAAGGTGAGACAGAGTGCAGTAACAAGTGCATTGTCCCGACAGCCGGGTAGGAGAAGTCTTTTATCTGACTCAGATAGAAAGGCAGCAACTCCACAGATAGGAAAAATGTATTTCTATAATTACGATCCGAAGTTTAAGGACAAATTGCCGTACTACGATGAGTTTCCGTTGATATTCGCAGTGGATTACTTCCCTAGAGGATTTCTGGGGATGAATTTGCATTATGTATCTCCTAGAAACAGAATGTTGATCATGAATAGTCTGAGTAATATTGCTACAAATAAAAACTACGACTCCACTACTAGACTTGCTTTATCATACAGAGTCTTACAGGGTGCAAGTAAGTTCAGTACAATTAAACCATGCATTAAAAGATACTTATACAATAATATGAGAAGTAGTTTTGTGACGATAGACGCAAATGAATGGGATATTGCAATATTCCTTCCAGTACAAAGATTCAAAAAGGCCAGCGCGAGTAAAGTCTGGTCTGATTCCGCGAGAGGATAAGAATGGCAGGGAATTCACCAACAAGTAGTAACCTTTACGGAGGTACTATCCTCAAAAGAGGAGGAAAATTTAGTATAGACAATTTTACTTCTAGAGTATCTAATGACTTATTAATACCCAATACTTATGCATTAAGTATACCGTATCCAGATGGACTTCCATCTACTCTTAGAGATGGAATGACAGAAAACTTGACTCTAAGGATTGATAATCTAGAACTGCCTGGCAAACAACTCGCTACAGAAGAAGTTCAATATTATGGCCCACCAAGAAAATCCGCATACGGAATGATATATGAAGATTTGTCATTCAATGTATATTTAAGTAAAAATTTGAAAGAAAGAGATTTCTTCAGTGCATGGATGGATTTGGCGATAAGTTATAAAACTGCATATGTGTCATACTACGATGATATCGTCAAAGACTGTACATTCTACTCATATGATAGAACTTCAAATCAAAATGAATCTCAGTCTACAACAGATAAAGTTAAACAAACACTTGGAAGTTTAGAAGATAAAGGACTAGAACACTTTTCAAATTATTCTGTGACCTTTGAAGAGGCATACCCGATTTCTATTGGACAGATAACCTACGCATACGCATCAGAAGAAATTGCAAGTTTACCTGTCACAATGGCATATCGCAAGTGGAGAAAGTCAGACTAAATAATAGTAGTGACTTATTTTTTATTATAGGAGATTAGAATGGCTCTACCTAAGTTAGATACGCCAACTTATAATCTTACAATTCCGTCAACCAAGAAAAAAATCAAGTTTAGACCTTTTTTGGTTAGGGAAGAAAAGATTCTATTGATGGCTAACGAAGGAGACGATGTTGAAGAACAAGTAGATGCAGCAAAACAAATTATTGCGAACTGCATTATTACCAAAGGCGTAAAGATTGAAAGTCTTGCGACATTTGATATAGAGTATTTGTTTGTCAACATTCGTAGTAAGTCTGTAGGAAACATCGTACAGTTAAATTATAAACATGACTGTCCGGCTGGTTCCGAAGACGGATCAACTACTGAGAAAGATGTTAGATTTGATATCAATCTCGACAATGTTGAAATTGAAAATAATGAGGATCATACAAATAGAATTGATTTAACAGATACTATTGGTGTGATAATGAAGTATCCAGATTTTAAAATCCTTAAGGGTGTTCAGAATCTGAATACATTTGAAGATACAATGAAAATGTTAAAAAATTGTATCGAATATATCTATGATGGCGATGAAGTTTATGATATTGCGGATTCTAATGATGAAGAAGTTTCTGAATTTCTAGAATCTTTGTCGCAAATGCAGTTTCAGAAGATAAATACTTTTTTTGAGACTATGCCTCAGTGCGTAACTGATGCAGTTGTGAAATGTCCTGATTGTGGATGGACAAATACCTTTAAACTACGAGGAATCACCGATTTTTTCGTATAGGTTTATATCATGAAACATTATATTCTCTCTATCAGACGAACTTCGCATTGATGCAACACCATAAATATAGTCTGACAGAATTAGAGAACATGATGCCGTGGGAAAGAGAAATCTATGTATCAATGCTCTTGAACTATCTACAAGAAGAAAAAGATAGAATGAAAAAATAGGAAATTATTATGGCAGTAGAAAAACCTTTAACAAAAAAAGTTAAAATAGATCTAGAAATTGACACAGATACAGTAAACAGCGGAAGTAATCCATACAAAAAAATGATTCATCTTGCTGCTGCAGTAGATGCTTGGAGAATTTTTCCAAGATTATTCTTATCTGTATATATATTCTTATTATACAAAACAGTTCTTTGGTATATGGATCTTCCAGCACCATCTATGGAACAATCCGGTCTTATCTCAGTGATTGTTGGGGCGGGTGCTGCCTGGTTTGGTCTGTATGCCGGAACAAGTAAATCAAACAAATCCTTTAACGGCGAAAAATAATGGCTGAAGCAAGTCTAGACTCAGTAATCGATAAATTAGAATCCGTAAATATGGACTATCGGGGTCTGTCTGAGAGTCTAGACAAAGCCTCTGGCGAAATGGAATCCAATACCACAAATGAGGCTCTGCGACAAGTATCAGAACTGATATCAAAACAGGGAGACATGGACGCAAAAGAGCGCAGAGCCAGTAGAAAGGAAATGGCGAATATTGCAAAGTTAATTGGAGACTCCAAAGAAGTCGGGGATTCTGACAAACAAAGATTTCAATCACTAATCCAAATGCATGACCAACGAGTTAAATCGGATTCTTCGTTGATGAATGATGTCGGCGCAAAGATTACAGATACTCTCACTGAAGGCGTAACTAATATTAGTGCGGTAGTCGCTGGTGTGGTTTCCGATAGTCCTATCCTTGCGTTAGGAGTTAAATTCTTGGGCGATAGTGTAAGAAAGGGGGTAGTTGCGTTCCGAAATTTCAGAAAGAAGAAACGTCAAGAAAAAGAAATTAGAGAAAAACAAAGAGAACTTTTTAGAGAGCAGGAAAGAATTGATTCAGAAGAAAGAAGAATTCTGAGAGAACAGATTTCAGAATCTGATGTCCAAAATAAATTAAATCTCTCCGAAGAAGATATACAAAAGAAGGCAGAAGAGGCTAATAAGACCAGAGAACAAATCTATAATGAAGAAAGAGACAGAATTATAGAACAATCCAAGATTGCAAAAGAACAAAGAGAAAACGCCCAAGCGGAACAAAAAAGGATACAGGAACTGAGAGACAGTGTAGGATTAGATTTGCAACCTACAGACCAAGAAAGAGTTTCTCCTATAACAGAAATTGAAGCAGACTCGGCAGAGGTAAATCAAATAACAAATCAAACTGCGCCAGATATAACTCAAATTTCTGGGCAATCTACAGACACAACTCGAATATCATCTACAAGAGAAGGGGCAGACAATAATGTATCCAATGTCTCTGATACTTCTAGAGAAACTATTACAGGAGCTCCGGGCGAACAAAGTAATACTATAGATACCTCTCAAGTATCAACTATTAGAGAAACTATTACAGGAGCTCCGGGCGAACAAAGTAATACTATAGATACCTCTCAAGTATCAACTATCAGAGAAGGAGCAGATAATAATATATCCAATGTGTCTGATATTTCTAGAGAAACTGTCGCTGGTGCTGCGGGCGAGCAAAGTATCACTAGAGAAACAATAGAATCTTCGTCTGAGGTTCCACAAATAACACCAGTTAGAACAGAAGAATCTTCCGGAGATTCTGAAGTACCTGTGAGTTCCCCCTTTCTTCAAGAGATACGAGATTTATTAGAATATTTGGGGTCTCAACAATCGGAAGGAGAACTCAGTGCAATAGAAACTCAAAGAGAAAAAAAGAGATCTGACCAAGCAAATTTACGAGTAGAAAGAAAACAATCATCTCTTCTAGAAGATTCGATAGAGAGTGCAGAAGAATCAAGAGAAGAAAGTAAGGGGGCATTTGAATCAATTGCCGGTGGCATTGGTATGTTTAAGGGAGTTTTGAGATTTTTGATGGGAATTCCTAGAGTTCTTTCTATGTTGTTCAGTCCAGTTGCATTAAAAATAATGGCAGTAGGCGCTGGAATTGCTGCCGCAGTTGCGTTTATAACTTCAGATTTTCCTCAAAAGATTGGTGAATTTATTTCATCAATTCCAGAAAAAGTCAGCGGGGCGATAAGTTCCGCATTTGATTCTATCAAAGAATTTTTTAGCAACTTAGTAGAAAAAGTATTAGGTATTATTAAGGGCCCCGTGGACGCCGTAAAAAATGTCGGAAATAATATAAAAGATGGAGCACAAAAGGCACTAGAAACAGGAAAAGAAGTTGCAGGAAAAGTAGGAGATGCTATAGGTAATGTGGGAGATAGTGTATCAAACTTTCTGGGTTTCGGCGGAGATGACGAACCCCAATCAAATATAACTCCAGCGACAACAGAAAATACTAATCAAGAAAATGTTACTGCGATAAGAGATGGAGTTTCTGTAGATGGATCCAGTACCCCAGTGAACCAAAATGTAACAGGAATTTCACCAGATTTATCTTCTCCTGAGAACGCAAATGTATCGATCATACCCACAGAACTCGCTCAAGGAACACAGAGTTCTTCTCAGAGTGTTGGAGACAGTGGGGGTGCAGTTATTCCTGCTAGAGAATCCACACCCATGCAACAAGTTTCTGGGGCTCCTACGCAAGAATTAGGAAATATAAGTTCACCTTCGGCCGGAATGAAGAATGCGGCCGCGATGACCATGAAGGAGAACGCGATAGAAAAAGTTGCAGCGACCAATATCAGTCCCATACTCAATAATCTGTCAAATGTTACTAACAATAATGTATCAAATTCAAGCAGTACTGTAATTCCAACAAAAGCATACAATACTGAAAACAGCTTTAACAAAATCAACTCAGCACTATCCGGTGCAGTATAAGGAGAATCTTATGTTACAATTAGAATATCTAAAAGCAAAACTGAAAGAGAAAGTAGGAGAAGCTTCTACATGGGATGGAGCAGTATTAATCGCCGCCGGCGTTGCAGTATTGTTTGTTAAATCTATTGTTGCGTACATTGCATACGCAGCGATTCTGTATGGTGCTTATAAGATTTATAAGAAGGGATAAGATGGTGGCGGGGGAAGGATTCGAACCTTCGAAGGCATAGCCGTCAGATTTACAGTCTGATCCCTTTGACCGCTCGGGAACCCCGCCGCAAGAAAGAATGGGGCGAGTTTCCTCGCCCCTGAGAGATATTAATCCTCGTTTGCTAACTTCTCAAAGTAAGATAAGGCATCATCTTCCTCATCTTCTATGGTTGCGACCTTTTCCCTAGCAGGAGCAGGAGCCGGAGTTTCGACAGCGAATGGAACTTCCATTGTGTCTTCAACCATATCCTCTGCAGCAGTCCTAGTCACAGATACAGTACCAAGAACTCTATCAAGACGTTCCTTTAACTGTTCATAAGTCTTGAATGAATCAGGAGAAACAAACTCTTGCAAAGAATACTCTTTGTTAAAAACTGCTTCTAATTCCTCATCATCATCAGACAATGCACTAACAGAGTCAAACTCAGACTTGTCATAGTTGATATAACCGTCTACAGTTCGAATCTTCAACTTGAAGTTCGCACCTTCCCATAAATCAAATGGGTTTGTAGGTTCTTCATCCTCAAACGCAGGCTGCATGATGTCAGAGACCTTATCAAAGATCTTTTTACCAAACTGGTATAAGAATACCTTACCTTCATTTTCTGGATGAGCGGGATCACTCACCACATAGATGTTTGAGAAATACTTCAACTTACGCTTGCGTTCTCTCGCAAGGTTTTGGTTTTCCGTAGTTCCAGTGTTCCACAATTCAGTGTTTGCTTCACTGACAGGGCACTTCTTACCCAAGGTTGTCAAAGAGTTCTCAATGAACCAACCGCCTGGGCCTTTGAACCCATGAGTAAAGACGCGAACCCAAGGCAAATCTTCATCCGCAGGAGGCGGCAAGAAACGGATTACAGCATAACCATTTCCGGTTTTGTCTGTAGTTGGCTTCCAGAAACGATCATCCCTGTTGGAAGAAGTTTGTTGGGGGGATTGGATCTTCTCTAACTCAGCAGTGAGCTTGCTGAAGTCCTTTCCTTTTTTGAGTTTTGCGAATGCATTCGACATTATATTTCCTTATATTCGTAGTATTTTTGTATGTTAATATCATCATTATGATATTGTGTAGTATCATACCAAAGTAATATTGGTTTGTCAACTACTAATTATCCCTACTTGCTTCCGCAAGTTGAAGAGATTCTTGTGTGAAACCCCGCTTTGAGATTAACTCATTTCGGAATTTTTGTTTTAGTTTCGGTTTATTTGCTGTATAGTATTTGTCCAAAACCTCATCTTTGCTGAGGCTCTTCATATAATAATGTTTTATTGTTTTCTTTTTTGTTTGTCGATTCACGTTTGTCGCGCTTTTCTGATATTTTATTGGCATAATATAATTTCTCCTTAAGTTTCTTTATTTTCTTTCAAAGTTTCGTTGAGATCTCTTCGACGTTTCTCTGTTCTATCAAGCCTCTGCCATCCATCAGAGGTTTTCATTAGTACATTTTCCGCATCATCAAAATCTGGAACATGGGCAAGTATGCCCCCTTCTACGAGTTTTGCATTCTTAACTTGCACCAAGTTCATATTCGCGGCAATCAAAAGAAGTACCGCAAGAGGATCAAATACAAATACGATAAGAAGTATTATCCACTTGACTGCGTTCTCTAATGCTTCTTCTGATGCGTTATTCCCAATAGCAAGTTCTGCAATATACTTAATTGGCCCGACTTCTGCTTCCAGTTGTCGATAACTGGTTTCCAGATCAAATTTTTCTAGGTTCAGATCGTCCAGTTTGTCTTCTAAGGTATCTATAATATTTCTTTGTTCTGCAACCAACTCTAATTTATTATCGTTCACAGGCGCACCCAGTTGCGATCTAAGACGTTGTATGAGAGCATTGGAGTCAGTTATCTCCTGACGCACAGTTTCTCTTATATCTGCAATTTGATCCATTGCGGAGTCTACATTTTGATTATCCTTGTTTCTTAGTTCGTCAATTTTTTCCAGAAGTTTGTCTCTTTCTTCTAATTGTTGATCTCTGAAATAGTCTACTTTAGATGCAGTTTCTTCTCCATAAGAACCATCAACAATAGTACCGACAATTCTTTGGATTATTCTTACGTTATTCTCTTTTATGGCTTCGTCTAGTTGTTCTACGCGAGAATCGATATTTGCAATTTCATCTCTGTAGGGTTTGACTCTATTTTCGATTATCTCATTCTCTCTTTCGATAATAGCCATTTGAGATTTTATTTGGGGATCCGCACGTTCATATGCGGTATCGATTCGTTGTTGTTCTCTATCTATTTGACTCTGTATCCCATCAGAGAAATCTATGTCCGCAGTCTCTAGATCTTTTATCTTTGCCTCGGATGCGTCAATAAGATAATCTGTCCGTTGAATTTCTTCTTCTACTCTGAGTATCTTAGATTGATTCTCTTGATTCCCTAATGTCTGTTCTATGTGTGCAGACGATAAGAACCCGAATATGCCCATAGATGTTATGAACATCAAGACTACTACCGCACTTACAAAGTAACTCTTGAGCAATAATGGACAAGTTTTCCAGTTTCGGTATAACCAAGATGCAGTTACGAGTTTACCTACCTCAAGAACAACACCCATAATGATAATTGGAAGAACGGCTGCAGAAAATATCTTTGCCAATCCAAATATAGAATAATAAGCGGCGACTCCACTGATTGCAAGTGCCGACAAAAGTGTAATTACTGCTAAATGCATTTTACTTCTCTAGTGATTTACCATACTCTTCGTAATAATCTTCTATTAGTATTTTCCTCACCTTTTTAGTATAGGTTTTATTATTTATGACTAAAAATCCTGAGTACTTTTTACACTTTCGTTTGTATATTGGCCAGTATATCGTATCCTGTATCTTAACATTGTCCAAAAAATCGAGAATTTTGTCTAAAATCACTAATGTTTCAATAGAAATCAATCCTCTACGTTCCATTTGCATGACCAAAGGATAATCTCCGTCGATACATTCGAAAATTTCGTTAAAATTTAACTGATTTTCCAAAGCAGAGTCCATAATTTTACCAAAATCTTCCTCAAACAGATACGAAAGACTCTGATTTCTCGTTTTCCAGAGTTTATAGTAATCTTGAGTCTCTTCTGAGAGTAAATCCGAAGAATTCAAGAATTCTCCTCTCGCAATTGCTGTTCCATTTTCGTTAGAAGACAGAAATACAGATAAAAAGTAATTTTCCAACTCTTTGCGAGTGTATTTTTTACTCAAATCCTTGAAAATCGCACGATCTTTTCGTTTTAGGTAGGTATTTTCGGGTATAGAGACTCTTCCACGATATTTTATGTAATCATAGGAGTCGTTTTTTGTGGAGAAATGATTTTTCATTGCTATAAACATCTTATAACATTCAAAATCATCCATTTTTCTGCTGGCCATGACCAGACCCGACCTCACAGGGGTAATTGATTAGCAGTTTTTGCCATCATGTTGAGGTTTTCCGCCTCAAATTGTATTTTTTGTTTGAGTACCGTACTCATAAGAGAATTAATATTCTCATAGTCCATATCATTCTCTTTACAATACATAATAACGGAATCCATGTAAGATTCTCTTGATATTTTTACATACTTTTCAATTTCTTCGCTGAACTCTTTCTGAGTCATAGTCTTTAGCATACTAGTTTTTTCCTATCGGTAGAATATGTGAGTTCCAATCTTAGTGGTATAGACCAACTTAGAATGGAATTTGGATTGAACATAGTCTGCATGATACCATAATGCTCCGTCTGTAGGATCACTATGTCGTTCTGATCCGTACTCGACTGTAACCATTGCGGCTACATTGACTGCACTTTTCCATGCAGTCAAATCAAGTATTTTGTCAGATTTACCATCACAGTACCAAGAAAATTGACATCTGTCCTTTACAGGGATGAATACCGCATCATTTGGATCTTTGGTTGCCCTAGTTTTCCAAGATTCTTTGTATTCTCCCTGACGGACTACGCCACAAATAGTGTCTGGATGTTTTGGTGCAAAAACACGATTGAGAGTAACATATGCGACAGCGATTTGTCCCATAACACTCTCATTTCTTGATTCAAAGTAGACGTTCTCTGCAAGACATCGAACTTCTTCTTCAATTGATGCATCTCTATCCAGAACACTAGTAGCCACTTTATTGGGTGTAAATATTCCCAACGCCACGGCAAACAGAAGCGTAAATTTCATATGCAATATTCCTGTGCTATGTTAAATAACTCAACAATTATATAACATAACGAAGGGTTTGTCAATAAGTTCTACATTAGTTTGTAGATAAGACTGCGATAGGCTCTAGGTCTGGATCATAATTCACCGAGGCGGAGTTTCTCACAGCGTTCTTAATCACATCAAAGTATTTAGTATAATCTGATGTTATCGATTTTACGGATTTGATATTGCGTTCTGTCGGAAATATCACGACAGTCTCTTCGTAATCTTCTCCATCCCAATTGAGGTCTGTTAGACTTGCTTGAAGTTGTCTGTAGTTTTCCACTGTGAGTGTCCTTAATTTGTGAATTATTTTTCTTCTAGCGCCTCCAATCTACTTTCTAATTCGTCCATTTTAGCAGAAACATTTGGATACTTTTTTCTCCATGTATCTTCTGCGTCCAAGACTTTTAAATTATACCGCACTGCGGCCCAGTCGTATAGTGAAGATACTTTTGCAAAGAACCATTTCCCTGCTGCAGTGTTCTGAAACCAACTGCTTGTAGCACTTCCGATTATACTTCCAGCGATAGCTTGAATTAACCATACCCACATATTTAGTACCTCACCTTCCGATTTTCGTCAAAAAACCGTGAAATAAATGAGGAATATTTGGAAATCATTACTTCCCAATTATTCCTTTTTTTAATTGATGGTTATTATTATTTGTCAGACCATTTTTGACATAATATTCATCAATCATTCCAATCAAATCTCCGATATGTTTGTCTCTTTTTGAGACATGAACTTCCGGATGTAATTCATTATCTACTGCAGCGATAATAACGACCTGAGAAACAGGTATTTTAGTTCGTTCTTCAAACATCACTGCATACCCCGAGGCCTGTCTCAGATACTTGTCTAATTTCTCTCCACCAAACGCACTGAGAGGTCTCTTAGACGTTTTAAAATCTATGATGGACAGTTTACCATCGAATTCCGCAATACAGTCACATCGTCCTGCTATTCCCAGATGATCGGAATACATCGCATACTCTTGAGCGTAGACATTTCCAATTCTTTCGTCAAGGACTGGTTTCATAATATGAAACATTTCTAAGTCACTTGGCATCGCTTCTTTTTTTGTAGGAAGATTGTTAATATAGTCTTCGCACATTAAGTGGACGTTGGTTCCTCTACGAGATGCTTTGAGAGAGACTTTATTTGCCTCTGCTTCTCCGACTCGTTTTCTCCACGCCATGATGGCGGCCTTACTAAAGTAAGAAATTACTGTAGTGATGGATGGATATCTCCCACCACTATCAGTAACATACCATCTTTTTCCATCTTCATTCACAGTTTTAAGTTCAAAGTCATCAGACTCAAACTCCACATGATTAAACATAATTTATCTAACAACAATCACAATTACAACATTCGCAGCATTTGCAATTCATGTTATGTGCCTCCTTATTTTATTTCAGCCTTAACTATCTCAGACTTAATTTTCTTAATCATTTTTCCGATATGTTCGTAAAATTGATTATCCACACCTAACTGTCTATCCAGACTGGCAGTTATTGCCATACTAATAAACGTCAAATCATCTAGCATTTTTCTTTCTGATATATTAAATCCAGACTGATCAATTGCGTCTATGATATTCTCCATCAGACTATGAGATATATTTCTAGAATATTCCTCTGCTTTCATATAATTCTGAATACCTTCCAAATCTTTTGCGTTGATATGTTTCCTAACCGCGAATACATCTCTTGCATCTACTAAATCGCCCATCGGTAACTCCTTAGACTATTCCAGCCTGCAATTTATTGAGTATATAGGATTTAACAAAACAACTTCTCACAATATCGTGTTCTTCGAATTCTGTAAATCCTACATCCGTCATGTTCTTCATAATATTCATGAATTGTAGTATGCCATCCTTATCATTTGTTTTGGTGAAATCGCTTTGTCTGAAATCGCCACAAAATATAATTCTACAATTCTTTCCTAATCTCGTAATAATTGAATCCAACTCATGGAAATTCATATTCTGACACTCATCTACTAAAATGATGGTGTCGTTTAATGTGACTCCCCTGATGAATGAGGTAGTCATGAAATTAATCGCACCCTTCTTTTTCAGTAGTTGGTACGCATCCCCTCTGCAAAATAAATCAGAGAAGATTGATTTATATGGAGACTCATAGACTTCCATCTTTTGTTCTTCCGAGCCTGGCAAAAACCCGATATCTCTTGTAGGTACAATACTCCTTACTATGCTTAAATTTTTATATCTCGGGCCTAAGTCAAATAGTTCTCTTGATGCTAGATACAATGAAATGTAAGTCTTTCCTGTTCCAGCGACACCATGTAAAAACAGGTGTTTTCCGTCTTCAAAGTCTTCAAATACTCTGCTCTGATTCGCGGTCATTGGATGAATGTCAACTAAATTAAAGTGTGACTCGTTCAATGCGAACCTCGCAGTTTTCCTTCTATGTTTACCCATGAAATGGCTCCTTGTGTTAAGCACCATCCCATAATATTCCATAATGTAAAACTCAAATCGCAGCGCCTGGCACTTTTCTGGCTTTATCTAAAACTCCTTCTTTAAAGTCTTTTGGTATCTTCTTGACACCTAATGCAATCGGATCGCCGACATTCACTTGCAATATAGTTTGAGATACTGTATTTTCTCCGCACGTTTCACATGGTTCCTGTAGAGGTCTTTTTCTTTCGGATATTTTCAGCATTTTCTCAAATCTATAATTACATGAATTGCAAATATAAGTGTATGTTGGCATATTATTCCTTATGCAATATTATCATAATAATCCGTTATGTTGTGGTCTTTGACCAATGACATTAACGGTATTTTGGAAAAGATTGATCCTACCATAAGTTTAAATCTAATCCAATCAAAATTTATTAAAGACTTTGTAGTGTATACTATTTTTTTCTGTTTGTCTACCACTTTTATGTCTCCGATATGTCTATAGAAAAGCATAGGTAACGGAACGGCAGGAACTATATCAGCTCCTTGTACATGACGGTAGATAGTTGATTTTACATTCTTTGCATATTTCCTATTTCCAACTCTAGGTTGGCCATAAGTATACACTTGACAAAGATACTTCGATCTAGCAGCTGCGACAGTCGCAAGAGCCCCACCAAGACTGTGACCGCATATGTAGACCAGATCTCCGGACGCATGGATTGAGTCCAGATAGAGTTCCACATCATCCCAAATTTTATCTAGGGCTTCTGCGAAACCACTATGGACAATCCCCTGTCTTTCTTCGGATTTTTTTGGAATGATATTGATATCGGCTAAGATATCTTTGAGTTCTGTTGGTTCAGTTCCGCGAAAAGAAAGAACAATGCAAGTTCCAGTCTTTACTACGAGTGCTTCTGTACCATCGTTATCAAAAGTTTTAAAGTGTGATTTAGTGTAACCGGATAACGCATTCTCTAGAAAGTGCTTGTTATCAGTCTTGTACACTAGGGTTGAAAAGAGTGCTAGTTGTTTAGCGACAGATGTAGAATACTCACCTATCTTTTCGATAGTTTTATATTTTTCGAATTCTGTTTTTAGATCCAGTTCCATTATGAACCCCCATAATATTACTATTATTTATAGTATAATTATTTTTCGTTTGTTTCTTCGCACGATTTTTCGCCCTCTGCAGTTTCAGACTGGATACCTTCGATGTATAGACAACGCCGTTCAAATGATCTAATTCATGTTGAAAACATCTTGCATCGATTCCGGCCAAAAACTCAGTTACTTTGTTTTCATGTTCGTCATAATACTCTACTTCGACAGATTTTGGTCTAGATATTTCTAAGAATATATTGGGGTAACTCAAACAGCCTTCCGTGTCTAATTGAGTCTTTTTGGATTTGGATATTATTTTGGGATTAATTGCTGTAATGTATTCGCCAGAACTTTTCTGCATAACAAATATTCGAGCGTCTAGGTTGAGTTGGTTCGCGCTAAGACCTCGACCAGCGTGAAATAACATGATATCTATCATCTCCACGCTTAATTGTGGAGCATCGTATAATTTAAAATCGAATTTCTTCACTTTAGTCGTTAGAATATTGTGAGGAGCTTCTATCAATTTCAATCTTTTGTAGAAAAGTCTATCATTAAAATTTGACATGAAAAATATTTAGTATTTTATTTTTTAGAAAAACCCCGATTCAGTCTCCCAAATCGGGGCGGTTCTGAAGATAAAATGGAGTTTTAACCAGCAACACCGAAATCTGTGTTAGCTACTATTACTCTACAATAATCAAATACGCTGTATCCGTTAATGAAAACTAAGTCTCTTCCTGTCTTTTTTCTGTACTGAATACCGTATTTACTTAGACATTTACCGAGCATCTCTCTTTGTGGACTTATATTCGAAAATCCATATCTGGAGAGATCGCTGGTAGTCGAGGTTGTGCATCCTGTCAGGGTGATGAATGCAACTGCAGAGATTATTATTCTTCTGATCATTACATATTTCCTAGCGCGTGTAACGCGGCGATAGATGGGCCAAACCCAATCGCGATATACATAAAATATTCTAACTTTCTTCCGAAATTATCTGTGAAAATCCAACTGTTAGATTGTTGACTTACCAGATTTTCCTCAATATTTCTCATTCTTGTTTTATTTTTTGCCTCCTTTAAGACATAGGGTTGAGTTACTTTGTGTAACGTCACTTCGTTACTCTGAGTAACGAAATTATTTATAAATAAGGAGGTAAAAATAGTGTGAAATGTGAACATAATTTTGATGTTTATTCACCTTTCTAGTGTTGCGTGGAAACAACACCCCGATCCAAAATCACTCCAAAGGATCACCGACTATGGGATTGAGTAAATTGTCTTTCTTGTCATATACACTAAGACGGCCATGAACAAGACCATAAGTAAACTTATTTGTGATTATATGCATTCCAGTATAATCTTTAATCTTCTCCTTTCCATCTGACTCAATTTGTTTTATCAACTGAGTTAATGTATTCCAATTTTTTTCTGCGTACTCAAGACCCATTTGTTGCTCGCTCTGTTAAATATTTTTTATAGTCCACCCATCCCTTGTTGGTATTAAACCCCCAAGTGCGAGTTTTCTTAGTTCTCATAAAGAGACTCAGTGCGTAAGATCCTTCCGGAATTTCTATCCAGTGTAAAGATTCTGCTTTGGCAAATCTCCAATGACCTGTCCCTCTCCAGAATTTTCCTTCTGGTGTATGTTCCCAGTATCCGCCCCAGAGAATGAATGTGAAGTAATCCCAAGGATGATCGTGAAGAACCGGCTCATCAGATAACATAATCTTATGAAGATAAATGTTAAACTTCAAATCCCTGCTTTCTCCCAAGGTACTGGTTTTATCTTTTATCAATTGCCACCGGATCATATAGGGACGTACATTGTCCCTATCCATTATAATTCTTTTCCGTCCAAACATTATTTCATTAGTACCTTAATCTTGCTTCCAACTCCTGGCTGCCTCTTGGAGTTAGTAGTAGTATACATTCCGTCTACCTCTACAGTAACTCTATAGTAGTCCACTTTCTGAAATACTTCTTCAGTAAAAACAGTCTCGCAATGGTTCACAGTTTTGTATTCTGCGTTCCTTTCTCTGCGATTTTGTTCTACCCTATCTCCAACACGGGCACCTATAACGACTCCAGTGATCGTAGCAAGGACTTTACCTTTACCCTCACCAACTCTACTCCCCAAACCGCCACCTATTACAGCGCCAACTAGACCCCCCGTAGACCCGAATTCACGTTCTACAGATTGACCGATTCTTCCGCCACCAGAACGATATCTTTCAATAGGAACCAAAACATCCCTACATATTCTTTGTGGTCTTTTATTAACCACTTCGTAATATACGGGCTCAGAAGATATAACTTCTGCTTCGATTAACTCCGCACCATGAACCGCATTTGTTATGAAAACAGTTGCAAAGATTATGGTTGCATAGATTGCTACATAATAATTATGGGGTTTTCGCATCAAGGATCTCCTGATATTTCTTTTCCAAAAACTCTTTATTTGCCTCAATATAATCTTGAAGTCTTTCAAAACGCGGAAGTTGATAATGCATTCTTTCTTTGCAGTTCTCGTTGTACATAATCAGTACCCATTCATCGAAACCTGTCATATTTTCTCTCCTAGAAATCAGAGTGTGCTTCACAAAAACACTCCATTGCTAAAGGCACTTCCAATCGATATGCCTCCTTTTCCCAAGGTTGTTCCATGTACTCGACGTTATCCCAGTTTTTCGGAGACTTTTTCCACATCGTTCCAACGTGCCAAGGGCCATCATAAACATCTCGCAATTCCTTACGAGCGTACTGTTTAACATGAACCATTTCATGACAAAGTGCAGATATCAAATCAAAGATTTTCATACCTTTCTGGATACGAATCTCAAACTCATTTTTGTCGATATGATGACATTCTGCATGAGTTCCGTCTGCAAAATTTTTAAAGATGACTTCAATATCAAGAGTTCTGAATCTTGAAAGAAGTTTTTTTGCACACCATTCAACTGTAATCCTAGCGATCTCAGATTCACCTTTCAGGCCGCCTCTTACAGAATAAACATTGGACATATTTTTGGATCTCTCTATCAACTTACTGAGCTATTCTCTCATATATTGAGAGTCGAGTCAAGACTTTTTTTAGATTATTTTAATCTAAGTCCAACTCCAGTAATTCCTTTTTGGTAAGATCCCTAAATTTTCTTCGCGAAACACTCCAATTGGATGGTGGCTTTGAAAAATATTTAGGAGTTTTAGTTCCTACTGGGATATACCCCATTAGAGAACTGCCTGATGTGATGTAGATGTGGTTAGAAACTTTTCCGTCACTCTCATCCCATTCCGTTATTTCTTGTCGATATCTCATGTTCTACCAAGTAAAGTTTAAAATTAAAGTCAATACTATAACAGCAAGTATTGGCCACGTTTCTGAATCTCTCATGATCTCACCCCAAGTGGGCAATTCTTCTTCCTCTTCTGGAGTCGCAGACTCCATCATCGCCTGTGCTGCGTCATCCACAGCACTAGGCGGTTGATCAAAATCTCTATATTCTTCATAGAGATCTAGATCAGTGGGAAACTTCCTCATAAGATAAGGTACTTTCCACTCTTGATGGCGTACTTGACTCCGCCAAATTCGATGCACTTCCAACCTCTGGTTCCGGAAGAAGCTTCGCGATAGAGTTCGACAGTTTCAGTCAACTCCACACCCTCTTCCATAACCTTGGTTGCAAGAAGATTCCAAGATTCAGCCCACGCCTTGGTGACACTGATCAGTTCATTTAACTGAACCGACTTGAAAAACTTCATTTCGGGAAGTTCGAACTTAGTTCCAATCTCTCCTACTTGCATATTGGTGAGGTCAAAGAGATCACCATCGATCTCTTGGATTGAATAGTGACCAGTCTGACCAGTCACAAAGCTTGCGGTATAACCCATAAAAGTCTCCTTATATCTTGATGTGAATACCAATTTTAGAAAGCATCTTTTCCCAAAGAGTTCTGGGAGTGTGAAGCTTGATGAGTGCGTTGAGTTCGCGCCTCCAGTACATGATCCAGTCATCGACCTTTTCACTTTCTTCGCCGTACTTATCGCACAACATCAGATACTTAAGGCGCATCTCATAGGAACCATTGGAGGCACCTTCGAATCCACCGAATCGATTGACAATCCGAGAAGCCTCTTTACGAGTCATCTGATTTATCATCGATTGGGGAAGTTCTGGAATACCTTTCATTCGCATATTTTATCTCTCAAATCAACTAACTTGGGTATATTATGAATGATTTGAGAGATAATGTCAAGGACTTTTTGAAAATAATTTAAGTTTTTTTAGACCGATTTGGTCTAAGAGTGATAGTTGATATAACTATAATACCATCGCGCAGATGAATGGTGACACCATAAAAAGTGCAATTGGACTGAGAATCCGTAGCAGGGCAACATTAGACATTTTTTACTCCTAATATAATTGTTACAAAATTGTGACAACTATACTATATATAAAAAAATGTTACAGAATTATGACAGTCCCTACATTAACTCAAAGTGAGGGGCATCAATGAACGGTCTTCTACCCTGAGATCGTCTCGTATCGATGTAAGAGTTCATCGCATCTTCCATCGTTCCATCCCAGTCACCGATATCACTGATAGTCCATGCAGCACCCCAACGAATCGCAACACCAACTTTCTCCGCACCGATTTTCATTGCGTCTGCGATTTCATCATAGACATTGAGTTCCCAACTTCCGCGACTACCGATATAAGCCATGAGATCGACTGCGCGACCTTCTAGGTGTTTTGACTTCATTGTTTGTGATGCACCAGCAGCAACCAGTTCTTCTTGTTTCTGAATAGAACGGACACCTTCGATGACTCCAAAATCAATCTTGGTTTCTTTGATTGCATATTTTACTACTTGGACTAAATCCGGATCAACTCCGTCTAGTCTCTTCAATGATCTTGATGATAAATTAAATCCCATATTATAATCCTCCGATTAAAAAACTATTTATGCTGATATCTCAATTGAAAAATCAATACTAAATGAAGCCTCATTTCCAGTTGGATCTTTTATTGTAAACTTATGTGTGTTTGATGCATCGCCCATTCCGTTTTTATCTAACCTAAGCTGCACAAATCCCAACGTGCCTGGGCCTTGGTAAGCGTAGGTATAATAATTATCGAAGTTAGATAGAACTCCGCCTTCAGTCAAAGAAGATCCCGTACCTTGGTTATCGCTGCACTTAAATTGATAACCAGAAAAACTAGATGCTGCGGATGTTGTCCACTTAAATTCTCGAAGAATCGATTCTTGAATAAACATTGTTGGATCAGGTTCGCTGTATCCAATAGACGAAGAGTGCATCGGAGTTGTATTTAATGAATGACCAGATATTGCGGTTACTTCCTGAGATCGAATTTCTATAAATCCATTCTCCAAAAAATTCACAATAATTCGCATAAAAGGTTGACCCGATCCAGTTGAGGTTACTTCTACCTCAGTCAATGCAGTTCCAATTGAAGTAGTCGGGGCAACAGGAGTAGTCGGGGTAGCAGGAGTTAATGGCCACACTTCGGTATTGTTTCCATTTGCGTCTGTATAGAATACTTTATTTACCACTTGGTTATTGTAGTAAACATTAGTAGGTACTCCGTTATTATAATGAAATTTAGTCATTATGTTGTCGAAATATACAGATTGCCATTACTGAATGATACTTTGACTCCACCCAATGCTTGGGAAGTGGCTGCAGGGATCGAAGAAATATACCCAGCACCATTTGTTAGTTGATTGTTATTTGTAGGAACTGATGGGATACTTGATGCAGTAATAAATCCAGAATTATTAGTCAAATGACTAGTGTGCGTGGGAACTGATGGGATACTTGATGAAGTAATATATCCAGCACCATTTGTCAGTTGATTGTTATTTGTAGGGATAGTAGGTTTTCCGGTAAGATCTGCATACGCACCAGAGAAACCGCCACCAGTAGAAGAAACCCAAGGAACATTTACATATGCGTTTGTACCAGACATCTGGACTGCGTAATTTTTTCCGTTTGTTGTATAGTTGGTAGTAATACCCCCCTTTGTACTACTAGATGCAGTTGGCAAACTATATGCGGATGGAATAGATGGTTTATTAGATAAGTCATTATAGTTGCCAGAAAAAATATCTGAAGTATTTGCTTTGTTTGCAAGGGCATTTGTTATTGTTGTGCTAAAGTTAGAATCATCTCCCAGTGCCGCTGCCAGTTCATTCAATGTGTTTAGTGCGGAAGGGGCAGAGTCTACTAAATTAGAAACTGCAGTATTGACATATGTTTCTGTGGCATAACCAGTTAGGTCTGTTCCAGCGGGAACATCGGTCAAGTCATTATAAGATCCAGAGAAAAGACTTGGTTTACTGGACAAGTCACTATAGTTACCGGAGAATAAACTTGGTTTATTGGACAAGTCATTATAAGATCCAGAGAACAAACTTGGTTTATTGGACAAGTCATTATAAGATCCAGAGAACAGACTTGGTTTATTAATTAGATCATTGTAACTTCCAGAGCTTGCGACTGCGTGGAGATTATCTATTCTAGTATCCAATGCGGTGTCTGCAGATGCTCTTGTAGATGCCTCGGAATCTATATTAGTTTGTAAGGTAGTATCTGCAGATGCTCTGTCAGAAGTTTCTTGTACCAACGCGGCATCAAGTTTATTATCCGCATCTTTGAGACTCGTTGCTGCGGTCAAATGAGTACTAGAATTATTTGCGAAATATTGGCCAGATACACTTAGTCCTGCTCCGGATTGAGTTGTATCTAATTCTATCTGTAACCCACTATCCGCATTTTGCCTTGTTACCGCTTCGTTTGCGATTGCATCTTCGTTTACTTTCGCCTGTGCATCTAATTTCTCATCCGCATCTTTCATCGTCGTTGCAGTATCTATGTAATTAGTATCTGAGAAAGAAATGAAAGCCCCGTCACTATCTAAACCAACGGATGCTTGCGTCCTATCTAAATCTTGCGCTATTGAAAATAATGCTGAATCTAAAAGAGAATCGGCATTCTTTAGTGATGATGCGGCTCGAAGATAGGTTGTATTAGAATCTTCTTCGTATAATCCGGTTCCGGTTAAACCAGCCCCCGCCTGAGTAGTATCCAATTCAGTCTGAAGTGCTGCATTCGCACTCAATACCGTTGTATGGAAATCCGCATCATCATTAATTGCTGCTGCGAGTTCATTGAGTGTATCTAGTGTAGACGGAGCAGAATCTATCAGACTAGCGATTGCTCTATCAGTATATTGCGTTGTTGCAACTTTAGTCGAGTTATCACCTTCATCTGGAGTTAAAGTATCTAGTGACGTTGTTCCTATATGAGAAGAGACTCTGGAATTGGTGTAGTATAAATTTGATGGATGTTCATCGACGTATTGAGTATCTATTCTTCCAAAATTATATCTTGGAGAATCTACTCCTTGGATTAACATGCGATTACCAGTGTATTGGATTAAATCTCCGATATCTGGTTCGCGATCTATTGCTTCTACGTCTACTAATCTTTTTAGTGATAATGTCACGTTTGAATCCTCTCTAAAATTTACTGAGAGGGGAACTACTTGCGTGTCTACGCCATAGTTATCTTTCAGATATGTTCTAACACTTTCTGCTTCTTCTTGAGTAGATGTTACTCTGAGAAAGCTGTCTTCTCTCAAAACCCCTCTTGCCGTTGTTTGAAGATTTCGAAAATATGTGACCGGAGGCACAACAAGAAACGCGAAAAAATCTTCCGTGATTTCTGGTAAAGTAGTTACGGTGTTGTTATATGCTTCGGCCATAATAATTCCTAAAGAACTATTTATATGGTGTTTTGCTCATACACCGTATTATATTGTCGAGTAGTACGGATGAACGTGCAGCACTTGGACATATCCTTGAGTGTCTTTGCTCCGATATAACTACAGGTAGATCTCAGACCCCCCAGAATGTCATGTAAGGTAGGTTCTACATTTCCCCTATACTTTATCAATACTTCTCTTCCTTCTGCGCTACGATAGTCTTTGAGACCGCCGTTGTGAGTTTCATTTGCAGTCTTGGAGCTCATTCCGTAGAATGTGATATTACCATCAGTTATTTCTGCGTCATCTTCTAAACCTTGTTTATGACCAGATAACATTCCTCCGACCATAACAAAATCTGCACCAGCGCAAAATGCCTTTGCAATATCTGCTGGAGTGCGGCATCCACCATCTGCAATAATATGGCCACCCAAACCATGTGCGGCATCCGCACATTCTATTATTGCGGAGAGCTGGGGATACCCGACTCCAGTTTTAATTCTAGTTGTACATACAGATCCTGGCCCAATACCGACCTTGACGATATCCGCTCCTCTGAGAATCAGTTCTCCAGTTTGGTCTGCAGTTGCAACATTGCCTGCGATGATAACTAAGTGTGGAAACGTATTTCGAATATCTTCTACATAGTCACAGAAACTTTCCGTATATCCATTTGCTACATCAATACAGACATACTTTATTTTTGTTTCAGAATATACTCGTTCCAACTTCTCTTTATCTTCTAGAGTCATTCCAATGGTTACTGCGACACATTCCGTTAGGTGAGTTTCTTCATTAAAGAAATTTATTAATTCTTCTGCACTATAATTTTTCTTGAGACAAGTAAATATTCCAGAATGAGATAGAGTCGATGCCATCTTCATAGTTCCAACTCCATCCATATTCGCAGCCATTATCGGAACTCCCTTATACTGGAATTCTTGATTTGGTTCTCGACCTAGACAACAAGGAAAATCTTCTATCTTAAGAAACTCTGGATAGTTAGGAGCGTATTGTGAGGGAACCTCATAGTTCCTAAATGTGTGAAGTCTAAAAAGATCTACATCTTCTCTGGACTTAAGGGCAGACCTTTTAGGCCTAATCAAAACATCATCGAAGTCATACTTCAACGTCTCATCAATTATCATTAACATCCTCTCCGTAGGGAGTTAGTTTATAACACTGCAGGAATGTATCCCACAATCTTTCAAATCTCATTTCATACAACTCTCGGATTCCCAGCAACTTATTCGCGACGTAATCTTCTACTTGGGGAGACATAGGATACTTCGGATTTTCAAGAATATACTCCATGAGCAAATCAATATCTTCTGTAATAAACCAGCATTGTTGTATGTCTTGTTCTAAATTAAATCTATCTTTCTTCGGGGAGCTCGTCTTTTTTGTTCTTATCTCTCCATCTCTCAATATGTACGACATTATTTTTTTCTCTTCTTTCTCTCTTCTTCGCAACTAAGTCTAACGCCATTTTGATGAGAAGTAATTCTTCATCAGACATTTCAGGCCCTTCATACTTTCCATCATCATCGTCAGACATCGAATTTCCTATATATTAATAAGTGCGACAATGTGGGATCAAGAGCGTTGATGAGGGAGAGAGGAAAGTCTCTATCACCCACAGTTGTCGCGGTCTTTTGGCAACCAACCCTATACCCTTATTTTAGAACTGGAAGGTATAGTTCCGCAGCCACCTCGTTCATAATTAATAACAAAAAAGAAATTGAGGTTTTTTCATTTCTTAGAATACACTATACAGATTTAATCTGCAGTTGTCAAGTTTTTTTACCAGTGATTCAATGGTTCCCAGGCCTCGCATAATAAATTATAATGATTTTCGCTCTTTGAATGGATTATTTTAGATACTGCGTATAGCAACCAGACTCCAAACATTTCATTGAGTTCTTTCCCGATTTTCAAAAGAGTAGGACAATGCATTTCATATGCTTCGTATCCAGTCTTATATGTCTTATCATCTCTTTCTATAATCTTAAAGATAGTTTGAATTTGGTTGACTTGTCTAGTGATGTCAAATACATCTTCTATCTCGCCAGTTGAATTGAAGTCGCCAGTTGAATTCACCCACACAGGTTCATAACTTACTCTCACAATATATTTGTCAGCGACATTTCTAGGAATTCTTTCTATTTTAACTTTAGGATCGTCAAAGAAAACATTATCCGCACTCATAAGCGTTCGCATCGTCAAATGCGAAGAGTTGTTTCCGGTATCTTTCTTTTTAGAGCCTTGTTCGTTTTCCATAATAGATTCCCTATACTCTTAATTTATAATCAATAAGTATTTAGAATCTCTATTTGGGTGGGGTTTTGGTTGGTTCGTCGCACTGTCTACATATTGTACCATGTATTGGGCCGAGTTGTGAATAATGCGCGATAACGAAGAGATCTACATCTTTTAATTCCTCACACCTTTTACACTTTCGTAATATGATCACGGAATCTCCGATATTTGGTGCCGGTTGAGAGAATCGAACTCCCGACCTTCTCATTACAAGTGAGTTGCTCTACCTGCTGAGCTAAACCGGCAAAGAGGGTAGAGGCGGATGGGAATCCAACCCATCGGAAAACTTGTCGTATCCTATCCTCAGTGCGTAGTACAGGAACCGTGTTGCCCACACGATTAATGCCATCTCTGAAGTACTAGGGGGCAATTGACTCAGGCTCTCTATAGAGCATTTCCTCAAATCGCAGACGCCTCATTATTCTATATTTTTTTCCAATCCTTTATTGTAGAAACTCGTATATCTTGATACTGTTTAGTTTCTGTATTTTGTACCACAATAACATCACTAGTAGAATTCTGATGCATCGGTTTACCTTTCATGGTTCCGATCACAGACTCCGTTCTACCAGAGTTGACAGTTTTGTAAGTGATTTTTGCTGTGCCCAAACTAAGGGTCTTCAACAGGTTTTCAATTGTATCCATTACAAAAGTCTCTCTTTGGAGCGGGTACTGAGAATCGAACTCAGATGATCAGCTTGGAAGGCTGACGTAATAGCCTTTATACGATACCCGCAAAAGTGAGCAGTTTTATCCTAGATGACTTACTCAGGTCATCCTCAACACTCAGACGATTGTTACCTCTAGGGATCTCCTTAATAAAACGGAGAACGAAAAGTCTAGCCTAGTAGGTGGAGTCTGCAGAACTCCATGCAATCACTGGTTGAGTATTCGACTCTATCGCCGATTCTGTCATATTATTTATACTGACTTTCTTCCTTGTTTTCAAAAAATTGATAATATAAAACAACATCTCTGTCGTTTTGTTTTAACTCATATTTGAGAGTCAAATGTTTCTTCTTTGCATATCTCTGGAGTTCAAATACACGATGGGCTCGTTCTGGTTTGGAATCAAAAACTTCAAAACATTTCCAAATACTTTCCATTTTATTTTTTCTTCCAGTCAATCTCAGTTTCCATTGCGTACTTAATCGCTTCTCTCAATTCTGGAAATATTGTATTGATTGCTGCGATATAAACTTCTGCTGTTTGACGATCCAATTCATTCTTTGCATAGATTCTTTCGCGGATAGAATGTATGTATCGCAGAAAAGTTTCATACTTCTCGGCCTCTAATCTTTTTTCCTCTTCTGTCAGATCTTCGTCTGTCTTCGGTTTATCTCCGCCGGGGAAATCTATGATATTCCCCATGACTATTCTCCGTAATAAAGAGAATCCGCAAGTTCGATCAGAGTTTTGTTCTCTGAATAGGTAAGATTGCATATGCGGTAGAGCGTATTATCTTCCTTGTTCCAATCATAGACGGCAACCCAAGTTCCACTGGGCCCGCGAGATGATCCAGCAATAATCTCCGAACCATCTACGGTTTCGTATACCTTAAGTTTGGTGACTGTAAGGGGATTGACAAATTGTCCAGCGGAAATTGTTTCCATTACGAATACTCCCATCCTAACCCGTGATTAGAGTCTAAAGTGTAGTATTCCATCTCCGGAATCTCTTCTCTTAGTTCTTGTTTATTCCAAAAAGAAACTAAGTTCTTATTACAAGAATGTATATTTTCCTTGTAATAAAATTCACCACCAAATTCTTTGCCTTCTGACTTTAGAGTTTCTAATTCTTTGCGGAGATATTCTCTAGTAAACATTATGCTGCCTCTCGCATTTCTAAAACGATGTCGCGAACCCATTCGCGGTCTATAGTGTCGCCTTCGAACTCATGTTCTTGGTGGCGAATAAGTCGTTCCTCGTAACCAGCAACAACTTCTTCCCTAGTGAATTGCATTTCGGGATAAAGTTCAGACTCAGGACTGTAAAAATCGAGAACGTACTCAATAAATTCTTCCAGTTTCTGATCTTGTTCGCCAGAAATGGCAAAAAGTTCTAATTGAGTTCCTTTAGATGACTTAATCACTACACAATCTCCACGATTTCTTCTGCGTAAACAGGCATGATAGTCCCAACCGGACGAATCGTACCCATGATGCTGACTTCTTTTGTCAACTCAATCTCTAATTCGATCTTGCCTCCGTAAAAGATACGGCGTCCAATCACAGTTCCCTCTATCGGGAACTCTCCAATGTACAAGGCACAGGCAGTTTTTCCAACGGCCTCCTCTTTAGTTGTCATTTCAGTTGCGATAGACATTTTTTTCTCTCTTTCCTTACAATCTTACCAAGTGAAATACAATTATACGGTATATTGAGTTATATGTCAACTATATTTTATCAAATATAATAACTTTTTTTAGATTAATTCGATCTAAGACTCTTCTTCTTCATAACTATCGGGCCTATGATACTTAGTTTTGTCCCTGTGCGTCTTTGCGGTCGCACCAAATTGGTGAGCATACTTCGCAACATAGTTGTTTAGTGGATTTTTCGCAGGATCTTCGGAAGTTTTTCCGATAGTTATCCTGCTTCTTCTACGTTTTGCCATTTTCTTTCTTCTTTTTTCTGCGTTCCAGCTTATCTGCGGCGATATCAGAAGATAACATCTCTCTCAACTCTTCGACAGACCAACTTCCTGTATCAAATTTTCGTTCTTCTGCAAGAGATACGACATTTTTATCCGACATTCCTTTAATCCAGTCGTCAGTGGACTTGATTACCTCATACCTTGAAAGATTTTCATCTAAAAAGTCTTGATATATCATACGAATGCCGTGAACAGTAGTGTGACTGCAACTCCAGTGAAGAAACTTACCCACGAGAGTTCGTATTCATCCAGATTCAATTCCTCCATGAACCTATCGAAGACTCGTTTATGGAATTCAATAAGATCTTTTAGGGAATTTCCTATGCCAATCATTACATCGCGATACATTAAAAGCCTCCTTCTTCAGCTTGTCGTTTCAATTCCTCCAGTTCTTCTTCTGTAGGTTGTGGTTGTTGTTGTTGTGGTTGTGCCATCTTCCCATCTCCTAGTATAATTTGCCAAATGGGCCAAACAGAGTTCCCTTCTTTTGAGACATAAAAAATAAATCTCTTATAAATTCTTCTCTTTTGGTTTTGGATAAACTCGCTATAATATATGCAAAACACACAATCTGAGATATAATGACATTATCTTTTGATCTTCCCTTCGTCCACGATTCTTCAAGTTGATCTACAAATTTATTTAAATCGCCGACAACTTGAAATAGAGATTTATTTGATTTTATAGTCGATATTTTTCTTTCGAAATCTTTTCTATCAAATTTCATATAATGTTTATGTTCTGGCATTTGATGGTTATTTTTTTTCAATTCAATCTTTAACATATCTTTAGGAACCTTCCCTAGAAATGCAGCTCCTCCCTTGGCAACAAATTCATATGTAATGTTTGCCAACCCAGCCTGATTACTCTTCACTCCCATTTCAAATATTTTACTTTGATAAGTGACTTGTAGTTTACTGGAGACTGATGTGAAAGATTTTTTTCTTTCATCATAAGGAATATTCAATAGAAATTTTGAGTACAACACCGGACTATCTTTCGCCACGGTTTTTAAATTTACGAGATCGTAGTTTAATTTCCTTCCGTCATTCTTCTTTAAAGAAATTCCAATAATATGATTTTTCTCAAATGCAGAAACTAGTATTGCATTACATTCTAAAACACTTATTGCATCATCTAATTTTTTTTCATACTCTCTAAAGTTGGATGATCTTATCAACCATATATCAGCAGGATTCCAAGAGTCTTTTTTTGCTATCTGAAATTTACTGTTCACCAATCTGGTTATATAATCCATAAACCCACCGTCCCGATTGTAAACATCAAATTTACTATTGGGAAGTTTAGTTTCGTTGACGATCTCATAAAATTGCAATTCGAAGGATTTAAACCAGCTCTTTTCGTATGGAAGATTTGGATATATTTCCAGAAGAGTAGGAAGTAATTGTTCAAACTTCTTATAGTTCTTTGTCTTGCTGGATAATAATTCTTCGAATATTTTAAGACTAATTAATTCTTGTTGTTGAGTAGAGGGGGCAGTAGAATTGGGATTAGATCCGTTTCCAAATTTGAGTGCTATTCCTGCGTATGTTTTCCTATATGAGTTTATGTCTACTTCTCTAGTAAACTCTCTGAGAATATTTGTGTTTCCGAATTTAGCTCTATCCGTATCAATGGAGATGAATTCATCGCGAGATCTTCCAAAGTTTGCTTCCATTTCTTTGAACAGGGCCACCACGGATTCTTCTTTTGCTCTTGGCAATCCAAGGTTGACAATATCTTCTACCGATTTTGGTCTATAATTATAAGCCATTTTCAACTCCGACAACTTAGAAAACTATTTAGGGAAAACGCGCTGGTTTTCCCGCTAATTTTCCTGACCATGTGGAGTAGACCTTCTCGCATTCCGTTCAGTATCGGACTCAACCGATTCAACCAAGATATCATCGACCATCTCAATGACAGAATGCAGAACCTCAGTGGATGCAGAGAGTCTCGCAAGAAAATCTTTATTCTGAACACCTTCGTCCAGAAAACTCTGAGCGAAATCTAATTCCTCCAAAAGAGCCTTTCGCATTCCGCCCAGAGCGCTTCTGTAGTAATTAACGTCCTGTGACATACTCACCTCCCTCGCAAGTTGAAATTTCAGACATCTTCACCTGATACTCTGCGTGAATATCCAGAAGCTTCAGAACGTGTTCGTAAGCAATTTTCTGTCCGTTCAACTGAGAAATCTGAGGAATCCCTTCAAGAGAATCCTCTATTGCGCGAAGTCGCTTTTCGATGGTCAGAAGTTGTTCTAGAACTTCCGTCTTGATCATACCTAAACTATCCATGTAGTTCTCCTATTTAAAATCAAAAACTAGTTGAGATCGGACACACTGGTTCACCAGTCGAGACAAAGCTTCTTTGAAGTCTCTAGGAGAACCCTTCAACATATACGATCCACGATTTGCATCAAAGACAAACCAATGTTCCAGAAAGATTTCCAGTTCGGTCTTACTCTCCATGTTGTTCTCCAACTTTCAACATCGCGACAGCCTTCGTTGCGCGATCCAAAGTATCTATTCGCTCCTTTTCGAAAAGACGCTTGAGACCTTCGATGTACTCATAGTACGCACCGTTGAGAACGAATGTCCCATCGGCTTTGAATATGTGCCAATGGTCTAGATAAATTTCCAATTCAGTCATAATTTTTCCTTATGCGATTCCTGCAGACTTTAACAGAGCCTTTCGGAGTTTAGGTTCAAACCGATATTCGCGAACGCCGGATCCAATCTGCATATCAATATAGTATGCAGTGTGGAAGTAGTCAGTCATAGAGTCTGACTTGTCAAACCAAATCGAACCCTTCATGGCTGCTTCTAATTCAACTAAGAAACCCTTCCAAGATCCAGAGAGACCTTCCGCTTCCTGATACCAATACGGATTCACTTGGTAGTATTCATACCCAGTGGAGTAATGGTTGGTTGCAGTCTTCGGAAGAGTGAAAGGGCCTTCGTTGATCGTGACTTTCAGAGTTGCAGAACCCTGACCCGAAATCGATCCCTTCATCTTCCACTTAGACAAGACTCGCTTGATCTCAGGAGCGAGGACTTGTTTGGTTTCTTTAGATACATACGCCATGTTGGTTCTTTCCTTAATTGATGTGTGTATTATAATCGATTTCTGAGGTTGAGTCAAATCTTTTTTATGTTATTTTTAGACCGATTTGATCTAAGAAACTCAATAATGAGATCGATACTCTATAGAGGAATACTTGAGCCGATTCTCTTCGAAACAATTGCAAGTGTACTCAAAGTCATCACTCTGAAAAGAATAGAATGGACTCTGAACCAATGTGTAAGTCTCACCAGTGGCCTTCACTAGGAACTTATGATTGATTCTATCTTCGATCTGAGAACCACAATATCTGTAGTGTTCATTCTCGTACATATTGATCTTTTTGGATTCTGCCATGTTTGCTACCTAAGAAATTTTTTTTTGAGAATTCCTTTTAGAATCACTCTAGGATTTGGGGGGTGGCCTCTTATAGACTTTGGTCATTTATTTTAGGAGTCCCATAAAACTAAACCTTCAGCCCACAGTCTCGGAGGGGGGGCCGAATTCTCATTCACTCGGAGTACTTTCCGAATCACTCCATAGCAATTAATAGCAATTTAGCGAAGTGACTCGGAGATCTCCTAGTACTGCCTGGCACATTTAGAGTGGCGCTCCTTTACATTAAGATCCGGACAGGACTTCTTCCAGATCTCCCTAGTACCAACCCTTCTCCATAGGCACCCATACCCTCGTACTAGGTGAGTGTGCCGGTTTTTGTGGAGTAACTTTTTAATTAATTGGAGTTATCCTTAAATGAATACAAAGCTATTATAAAGGTTCTCGAAGGTTTTGTCAAGAACTTTTTTACAAATATCTTTCAAGAATTGGAACTGGACTCCAGTAGAATCCAATAGGACTACCTTCGATAGTCTCACCACCACCTTCGGTACGAATAGTACACTCAGGAATCCACTGAGTTTCACCAGTAGACTCTCCGGCTTCGAACCACCAGACTTTGACTTCTTTCACGGACTCACCAGTTCTCTGGATAGTTGTGGTCTTCACACCAGTCACCATACCATAGTGAGGCTCGATCATCGCGCCGTAGTTCGCAAAGATTTCTTTTCCAATCATAGTGTTCTCTCTCTAGTTGATGTAGCTATAATACCACAATCTGAGAATAAGTCAAGGCTTTTAGCCAAAATAATTTAAATTATTTCGTAGACTTTATAGTGTTCTTCTGTGCGTCGAATGATACGAAGTGTAGTAGTGCCTTTGGGGCGATGGGATGCAGGAACATTTTTGACAGTTCTAATCTCACCCAACACCATACCAGCAGTAGATGGAAAGTTTTGAGTGATGGTGTCGTGTGAGAATAGCATAGTAAGTTCCTTAGATTAATTTACAGACCTGTCGCCACCAGAGGTCATCTTCCTCTTGATAGTGCTCTTTCCAAGACTCGTTTTCGTAAACAAAGTTCTTCACACCACCACAGGTATTGATCAACCATGCAGCGAACTCAACAGAAGTTCCAGAGCCCTTCAGTTCTCCCTCAGAGAAAAACTGATATCTTGGTTCCTCTTCGATAGGATTAATGCCTATCTCATCAATAAGATGTCCTTGCATTGCTATACTGCCACTCCTTCACGCTCATGGATAGAGAACTGAACCAGTTTCTTAACCGCTTTGAGTTCCTCTAGAGTCATCTCATCAAAGGCCTCTCCGGTTGCGACAAGCTTGTTTTGATTGTCTGCAATAAACTGCATTGCACAGGATTGCTTGACTCCGAATCCCTTGAAGATTTCCAAGAGTTGACGCTTAGTGGTTTTGGATATGATCATAGAGACCTCTCTGATTAATATATGAGCATTATAAAGTATACTCAGAGATAAGTCAAGGGCTTTATTTAAAGTTTTTTGTAACAAAGTGTTACAGAGTTGGCATATCCAGTGTGTTTTGGGCGGGCCGCCGAGTGTTTTCAGAAAATTATCCGCAGATTTAGTCGGACATACGAACCATATGTTTCTGCATCAGAATCGACACTTTTCCCCACAAAGACCCACTCAAAATCACTAAGATTTCTCTCTCAAACTACCCAGCACACAGGATACACACACCAGTATGCATTTCCGAGTCCTAACCCCCATAATATCAGAATCCAGAGAGGAATTTTTATCCAAATTTTTCCTTTTGACCACTCTCTGAATTTGAGAAGATATGGTGAGAGTTTATTCAGTATCCATTGACTCATTTCCAGACACCCTTCTTAAAGACATCTGAATATATCTCATGACAATATAGTTTTATCTGAGGTTCTGTATACCAATAGAAGTATGTAAGTTTAACATTATAGTCAACACCAGCCACCTTAGACCAGTTTCTATAATCCTCTAGAATATAATACCGAAAGGGGCTCATATTAATTCCAAAGACTCTATGTTCTAAGACTCTAAAATATTCTCCTAGTGCAATCGTTCTCATTCCTCAGAATTCTCTTCATCCAAGTCAATATACTCCACATCCCATGCACCCTTATTCATATTATTTTTTTTAAAATAATCAGAAACATCCTTTGCAAGAGTCTTTGCATATTCATCAGTGATATGAGGAAGGTTAGTTCCTGATCCAGAACCAACTTTTCTTAAAAACTCTCTTGCATCGTATACTTTATATGTCATTGTATGGCTTCCAATCCTCACTATCATCTATAAGACTTCCCCATTCACCATTAGACAGTGTATCGAAATCCTGTAGATCATTATGATTTTGTATTTCTTTGTTTGCTATAGAAACAATTTCCCAGCCATCGCGGCGTTCGATGTCATTACTCCATTTCCCGATTGATATGAGATAATGTTTGGCCTCTGTGCATCCAGCTTCATTATCCTTAAACAGAGTGTATTTCATAATCCAAGTATCCTCGCAATATCCTTGGGCGATGAACTGAGAGACCCACCTTCGCGTAGATGCGATTCCAGTTGTTCAAAGTAGAAAGCTTCACGATACTCGCCACGTTTTTCCAATACTGTCCTTGTTTCCTTAAAGAATATTGTGAGTGACATGAGGTTGATTGAATCTGCTTTCACTCCAGTAGAATGTGTCTTTGCGTTTCTTTGCATAGTGTTTTCCTTAAAAAAATTAGGGCGTTTCTCAGCCGCGTATCTCCGATACTCTCTAATTGGTTGCAAGATAAGATGCGAGAGCGAGCAGGACGAGCACAATTACGATAATATCTAAGTCTTCGGGATGGTTCATATATAATCCTAAGACGTGGCGAGGTATATAACTTCGATTTTGCAACCATTGCCGAACCAGTCCTGTACATTATCAAAAAACTTTTTGACATGAGTATAACCGTAAACCTTGTCGTTTGTGTCCATGCCTATTTTTTGTCTATCATCCGCAGCATAGAATATCATGACGCACTTATATACGTCTTGCTGTGTGAGGTTTTTCAACATATTACCCAGTGCAGCACCATTATATGCTGGTATAGTAGATGGAGCCATAACAGCCCAACCAACATCTTTATATGCCTTCATATTTTTAATTCTTTCCAACTCTGCTTCTAGCATTTCTTTGTCGTATTCTTTAATAGACTTTTTAGATCTTGCACCATCCTCATGATTTGATCTCCATTGTCCCACAGTACGATTGTTTATTCCATAACTGGAGAAAGATGCAATGAAAATTTCATCCTCAAGTAAGCTTGGAGCGTTATCCCCTCTCGCAATTGCACCATCAATCATTGCATAATAAGACTTAGCAATATCTTCTTTGGCCAATCCGACAGTTCTCTCTTCTTCTATATTAAGAAAATTTCCAAGAAGTTGAATATTTGCCAGTTCGCCATTGAGATCTAATTCAAAATGAACACAATATGCATCATACTGCATAATACCAACATTGGTCTTAATGACAACACCATGATTTCCGTCCAAAAGACCGTAGCTGTTTGCTGGGAAAATATCTCCTTCATATTCTACCTCGTTTTTGAACCAAACAACAACTGGCATTTTGAGATGTTTTATTTGCTCTGGATTCTCTTCGATCCCCGAAATCATCATACCACAAAAATCCATGTTAATAGATCTGGTTCTTGACTGCAACTGTTTTTCTGTACGCAGAATATACGAGGCAATCGCTGTTTTCACAAATTGTGACAGATCCATCTTTTCCTCCACTCGGGGCCATGAACCATCTTTGATTTTATTAGCAATATCTAGTATTCCTTCTCCTATTGCTAGAGATTGCGTGTTTGTTTTTATTTGTGCGACATTATTCATAATATATTTCCTTATTTTTTATTTTAGTCTTTCGCGTAACATTAATTCTTAGAGTCTTTTCTTAGAGTAGCACTCACATATGAGATATATTCCGTACTGGCGGCACACCTTCATTTCCGCTCGAGAGTGACAATGAACATCATCGGGGCCGAACTGTTCATAGTAGTTTTTGTTCCTTGGCTCCGTAAGATGTCCTTTGAGAGATGCACAGCCCATCATACTATACATCACCACCAACAATATTAGAATTCTCATAGTGCGTTAGCGGCCTCTTCTAGTGGATTAGTTGAAGTTGTCTCAAAGACCGATTCATAAAGATCAGAGAATTCATCAAAGGACTGTTGCTCTTCACCATAATTTTGTTTATAGTAAGTCCGCCCTAACTTACGAAGAGTTTTCTTGTTCAGATCTTCCTCGGCGGCCAGTTTATCGACAATCTCTTTTATGAGATCACGTTCCGCATCAATCCGTAAAAGTGAATTAGCAATCTCAGTGACTGCACCCTTGATTTTGATTTCCCGATTTTTGTCCATTAACCAATCCTTTCATATTTTTGAGACACTTTATAGAGTGTATAATATATTGTCAATTCCTGACCAGCACTAATGGGCTTTATCGTGAAGAGTTGACGTTCCATGTCTGTAGAGCATTCAATAATAACTGCATTAGGATTTTCATTGTGATTAATGAATCCACCTAACGGAGTCCTTACCCAGTCTCCACGGTATTGGATATGTGTTGTGCCAATATATAGCGCAGCATCTATATCCTCAGTTGCAAAAAGTCCCAGACCATGAATTGGACTAGAACTGATTGTCAATTCTTTGGGAAGAGGTAAATAAGTTTCCTTTCGTTCACTCATCTTCATCTTCGTCCATGAAGGACATATCCTTCATATCGCCCCAATTAGGCATATCTTCCAGCATCTTTGCGATCTCAGGATCACAAAACGTCAGAGTTTGGGGGCCTAACTCACAGACTGCTTGTAGAACATTGATAAAGTCCACATCTGGAGAATAAAAACCAACCGTGACTGAACCTTCATTGATGTTATCTGTAGTTGCTTCTGAAGCCTCTGCACAGAGAATTCCAATTTCATCGCTATTGAGCTTCTCCTTTTCTACCCACACAGTCTTAGTGCCAGCGAAGCAGATGGTTATGGGCACCTTGCCTTCTTGCTCTAGAACCTCTCCAGAGCTGAGATCTACTACCTGTCCCATGTTTTTTTTCCTTTTTTAACTAGGCTGTATTGCGACCAACTCATCCTCAAGACCTAGAAACTCAGCAGCAGTTTCAAGTGCTTTCAGAGTTCGGTTCTCAAGTTCTTCTGGTGATCCTCGTAGCTGACTTGCACGAGCCTTACCAACACCAAACTGTTCCTTGGAATTAGATCCAGCGAGATCAATGCAATTAGCGCCTCCATTGTTGTAAATATCGTAGAGTAAATTCTGAGCCAGACGCCATTCTTCTAACTCAGGAATTTCACTTGCACCAGAAGAAGGCAGTTCCTTATTCACTGCTTCAACTAGATCGTCTAGAGTGTGAGTATCCCAAAAAATCGATTCGAACTTATTAATCTTTTGTTCCCAAAGTGGTAATTTACGAGCCATAATTTTTCCTCTTGTATCTCTTTCTAAAACCCAGTATCCCATTAAACTACCAAAGACAGTCTAACGGGCTCTTCAAACATTCCGGACACTTCTGCGTATCGACGGACAGCAGGGTTGCGTTCTGATTCTAGCGCATTGAGAGAGATCTCGGCGGTCATGCCGTCAATCAGACCTTCGGTCACAAAGTCAGCGAGCCACTCTGCGTGAGGAACTAACTTGCACTTGCGTTGGCGGATGTGTCCAATGCGGTCAAAGTACATATACTCGTAGAAGGCATGACGGATTTGCTCTGAAGGAACACCAGTGTAAGTACCAGACTCAGTTACGGTGACTTCTGTTTCTCCTATTACCATATTTATCTCTTGTTTTTTGATTCTCTTATAGTATAGGGGATTATAAGGGACTTGTCAACATTTTTTTACAATTATTTTGTATCAAATTGTTACAGAATAATTAGTTATGTAGAGATGCTTGACTTTGGCATTAGAATGATCTCTATTTTTCCCAAATATTTGACTATACGAGAAATCTTCGCAAATTATATTAAAATCTTTGTATGAGTCTCGATAAAACTCATGATCCGAATGAACAATCATCCAATTTGATTTAGTATTCTTACAACACTCCAACAAATCTTCATGCAGCCTGTCGCCACCATCACCAGTTATGTAGCCAAGTCGATCAAGATAAGGCGGATCGATGAACACAAAATCTTCTTCTGCTAATTCTTCAAATACATCAACAAAAGATCCCTCTCTTATATCACATCTTTGTAGGAATTTATGATGCCCGTCAGACAAATTGCACGTTAGTTTTTTATAATGACCAAACGGAACATTGAATTCGCCCAGAGAATTATATCTTTCCATTCCAGAAAAACAGAGTTGTCTTACTATAATATATGCGATTGCCTTTTCTAGACAACCGTTTTCTGTCTTTTGTTGATTGATAATATCTCTGGATCGATAAAATAAATCCGACAACTTATCATGATCATACTCTTTATATTGATCTATTTGAGATTTCAGTTGAGAATACTGTTGTCTATCTGCAATCACTTTATATAAGTTAATGACTTGATGATTGACATCATTCAAAATTGCTGGTCTTTCTTGATCAAAAGATAACGCTGCGCCACCGCAAAACGGTTCAACAACTCTATCTATATTGAAACCATCAAAAATAGAAGGCATTCTTTTCTTGATACTGAGTAATTCCCTTCCCTTTCCGCCCTGATACTTAACTACTGGTTTCAACGATATCCCCAAGATTTGGAGAGTTCCGTAGCTTCATCAGTCTTCCAAAAATCACACCAATCGTTTAGAGTGAATGGGCAATCGAATTGATCTATCAACCATTCTATAGGATAAACAACAATTCCTTGCTTCTTATAACTATTGAACCATCCGGCTTTTTGAATTTCAGCTCGGGTGAGTGGCACAAAATAACCACTAAGATCAGGTTTCAATTCCTCTGTTATTGCCATAATTGTTTCGTTAGACTTTTTTCTCTTCCCAGAGTCAAGATCAAGATTGAGTTTGCATTCATGATAAATTACTTTACCTCGTTTAGACTTGAACAAGATATCAACTTGTTTCACCTCGCCATTCTTAATTCTAATGGAACCGCCGTGTTTTTTGTCCTTGAGTTTATATTTCAGACAGACGCCGGCTTCTTGTAGGAGATCGTTGAAAAATTTTTCAACGATCCGTCCCTGTATTGATGTAATACTATTCCAACTATATTTCGTCATTCCGCTCGACCGAGACCACCAAGAGTTGGTTATTGTTGGTGCAATTTCCTTAAAAGGAGAAAGTAAACCATTCATTAATGAATCTACTCCGGCCGGTTTATTAACCAATTCCGGTTCTCCGTCAACTGTACGATACTTCAGTTCATTTTTCATAATATTTCCTAAAAAAATATCCCTATATTATAGTCTTTTAGGAAACATTTGTCAATGATTTTGCTTTTTTTATGATGTTGCGGAGGCGATTAGCACACTTCCTATGAACAATGCGATACCCAGAACAGAGATTAACATAATGCTTGGAAGAATAAAGATCCATGTAGGACTAAAGTCCATTTTCATCCAATAGTCTTCTTCATGCCACTCTTTTATTCGTTCTTGGTCGGCTGTTTCAGTCGGTTTCTGCATATCTTAGGTTCACTTCGCTGTGTTTTGCCTCATCTGCTCTTACATTGATGATGAGATCTGATAATTTTGCATCGGAATCCATTCCATAGTACTCAATTGCGATTTCTGGTGCTGGGATATTCTCTACTTCTCCAGATTCTACCATTTTTAGGTATTCCGTATAACTCTTTACTGCCTCTTCCTCAAAATAGTGTATCATTTTATGTGCAGTCTTGGGAAAGATCACATATAGAACAAAATAAAACATCCAGAATGACCCCTGAGCGAGCAACACTAAGAGTCTCTCAAATAGATTTGGTTTAGTTATCTCAACGAAGAACATCAAATGCATTCTTTCATTCTCGGCCTCTGCAAGAAGTTCTCTTATCATAGGCCCATATCCGGTCTTCATTTGTCGCAAACTGCGTAAATGAACCCACATTCCGGCAACCATGCCCGGCACACCCGCAATTGTCTCTAAAACTACTGCCCTATGACCATATCTTTTCGCAAAAAAGGTGTCTGCGACAAGGCGAAAGAACCTAGTCATTGACATTGCGACCCAATTTGATATTTTATTCATTTACTGTTTTTCGTTTTGGCCTAGATATTAACATAGAACGAATCTTTCCGATTGCTCTGGTTGGATTAAGTCCTTTAGGACAGACACTGACACAATTCATAATACCTCTACATCGAAATACACTAAATGGATCATCTAGTGCGTCTAATCTTTGATCTGTCGCTGTATCTCTAGTGTCAGCGAGGAATCGATAACTTGCGAGTAATCCTGCTGGGCCGATGAATTTATCTGGATTCCACCAAAAAGAAGGACAGCTTGTAGAACAACAAGCGCACAATATACACTCATAGAGTCCGTCCAGCTTTTCTCTATCTTCTGGTGATTGTAATCTCTCCTTCTCTGGAGGCGGTTCTTTGTTGATGAGGTAGGGTGTAACTTTTTCATATTGCTCGTAAAATTGTGTCATGTCTATCACAAGATCACGGATAACAGGTAAGCCCGGCAATGGTCTTAATACCAGTTTATTCCGCTTTACTACTTGTGACAGAGGAGTTATACAGGCAAGTCCGTTCTTGCCATTCATGTTTAGACCATCAGAACCGCACACACCTTCCCTGCAACTTCTTCTATAGGTTATAGTAGAGTCACGTTCCTTTAACGTATGCAAAAGATCAAGTACAAATATATCTTTCTCTGGGCGAGCAAACTCAAAATCTTCCATATACGGAACTTCGTCTATGTCTGGATTGTATCTGTATAAACTTACTTTCATTAATAACCGTATACGTTTAGTTCTAATTTTGCTTCATCTGACATCATGGTAAGATCCCAAGGCGGATCGAATACTAATTCTACGTCTACCTTTTCCACTCCATGAGCCATTAATGCTGCACTCTTAACCCATTCTGGCATTTCTCCTGCAACCGGACAACCAGCACTAGTCAGAGTCATTACTATATGTACCGCTGATGCTACTTGGAATATGTTTATTTCGTATATAAGACCAAGATCATAAATGTTGACAGGAATCTCAGGATCGTAAACCATTTTCATACAGGCAACGATATCAGATTCTTGTATCTCTGGTCGAGATATAGTTTCCATTTAACCTCTAAGTTCTTTTTTCAACTTTTCGGGCATTAGATCTGGATTATCTTCGAAAAAATGCGGATGTCTGGGAACATCGTTTATGTCTCTAATACAAAAAGATGTACAAATGTCTGGATCTTTTGGTTCTTCTGGTTGGCTTGCTAAAAGAAAACCAACACTCCCGATCACAAAAGACATAATAATTACAATTGTTGACTCTTTGCCTTCCCTAAAATTCCACCAATAAGACAGTTTTTCCATTATAATATCCTCTTATAAGAAATTATAATTATTTATATCTTATGCTTCGATCTCCAAATTCCACTGACAAGAGTTTTTGGTTTTGTCTCTGTTCTTAAATGCACGATCCGCAAGATATTCGGTGTTCCATTTCTCAAACCAGTTTGGTCTATCTCTCTCAGCGTCTTTAAACACTCCATATGTCATAAATATCGCGAAGACAAATCCAACGTGACCATACACCAGTGGTATCACATTGGCCCACCCAGCAATTAATCCACAGAAAGTCAGTGTCCATAAAAGAGACAGAGCAATCATGAAGTACATCTGGAGACTTACATCTCTGATATAGCTTATGGGATTATATTTTAGATTCATAATACTATCCCAAGAGTAATAAAACCAAATTAATGCATTTTTCATTTCTTTATATTCCTACAAATTAATTATTGGAACTATAATGTACTAGCAAAATAGAACAACGGTATAATAATATACAATCCCCAAATCATTCTCTCAATTTTAGCGAGAGATTTTTCCATCTTTCTTAAATGTATATCTTCGGGAAATTCCATATTATGTCCAATATTATAACACTATTTAGGTGCGTTGTCCAACTTTTTATGGTCTAAAACTTAACTATAACTTGACCGCAAGAAGGACAAGAATTGATAATTGCACTAAAATTACTATCAATAATTCTATGCCTAGGATTGTATGATACCATACCCATCTGGTTTTATATGCGTTGTCTATTGAAAGAGATTTATCATCTTCTTCCTGCGTTGTTTTTTTGCCCCATAAAATATTTGTGATATCTTTTAGTTTCATTAGTCTCTCTTATAACAGGCGCATTCTCTTGGTGGCCCAATGCAGGCCTTAATGGTTCCTCTTGGACAATTGACTTCTGATTGTCGTTTCGTTTTGGTTTCTGTTAGAACTTCAGATACTGAAGGATCATTCGTCGCGCAACCAGATACTGCTACAAATAATAATCCAAATAATAAAAGGAATATTACAGCTCTCATAACTTGAGTATTCCTAATACCCAATTTTCCGCGGCATCTTCTGCATATGATTCGGAGTGTTCATACAATTTACTAGAAAGAACCTTATGTCCATTCTCATAACAATCGATGTAATAACCATTTATGTTCTTTTTTACTTCTGCTGTTCGCAGACGATTTCCACTAGAATTAGTTTCATCACTAAAATATTCAGATAATAACATAATCAATTCTCCATTTTTTCATATAATTCATCGAATCCACATACCATACAAAAAACTTCCATATGATAATCAAACTCAAATATATCAGACAATGTATCGGATATAGACTTTTTATCTACTATCGCACCATCATACAATCTGGACATGACTGCAAGAAATGCATCTTCTCGTTCCTCATCTGATGCATTTTGCCACCAGTCTTCAGATCGATCCATTAATTCCTTGGAATGATTCTCCATATCTCTCTTGAATCTATTGATTTTTTGTTTCAGCCGTTTATTATCCAAATTTGGCTCCAGAGTTTACCTTCTTAACATCCTTTTTTCTAAAATAGTCCAGTGGATTTTTTCTTTCAACAAGGAGAAAGGTAGCAAAAAAGATAAAAATAATAGAGCCAATACTAGTCCCAGCAAATACAAGAATGCCGATCCAGTTAATGTCAATCCCTTCCATAATTCATGTACTCCAAACATAATTGCTTGTATTACTACTTGTATCAACACCAACATTACTTTGCGTCAGTTGCAAGGGAGGCAACAGATACTATTTCTTCTGGTTCACTTCTAGATGCGGCAAGATTATCTAGGACATCATCCACACATTCACCACAACAATCATCTGTTCCACAATCATTGTGCTCTTCATCTTGATCGGGGAACTTTATCAGTGAGAATTTACCCTTTTCCACATTACATATGATGCCCCTTGGGCCCCATCTTGTAGTAATTCTGCCACCAGCGACAAAATTACCATTTCTGAATTCTTTATTATCTGATTCTTGACGCGAATATCTGTAATCGCCTTCGTCATCCTTGACCATAGGGATTTCAAAGTCCATGAGATCATCTAGGTCTGTGACCATCAATCCTTCGGTTTCTGGATTAATAAACAAACCAAAATATCTTGAAAGGCCTTTAACCTTTCTCCTTCGATAGAATACATCCACTGGAACATTAGGAACAGAGAAGTCTGTAGTACAAACATACATTACCTTTGCACCATCTTTCTCTGTATAATAATCGCAAATCATTTGCGTATCGAATATCGGATCGTGAATAACTTTACTTTTCATTTTTCACCTTCTTATACATTTCATTCTCAGAACCAAACCAACTTTCTATGAGTTGTTCTTTGAGCTCTGATGTAGGAATCTTATTAGGATTCTCTACTATATATATGTGAGAAGGTCTTAATGCTATTGAATGATTATGCAGTTCTTCTTTTGACAGTCGAAATCTTGCACCAGTAGTTTCATCGGTGTAAACCCATCTATTGCGTTTCTTTTCTATCATTATCTACCTTATAAAAATATGTTTATGGGCCCGAAGGCCCACAAACATAAAATCATATTTTAGAAAGTATACGAGATACTCACTGCGGCGTCATCCCAGAATTGGTCAGATCTAACTGTAGATCTTACCAAGAGAGATACATCAACCTTATCAGTCAAAGACTTAGATAATGTAACTCCTTTATGGTCTGTGCCATCTCCAAATTGTCCATATTGTACTGATACATCTACCACAGAAATGCCAGGCAAGACTGTACTTACTGAAAAGTAGTCCAAATCCGACAGTGAACGATCACGATTTCTGTAATATTCAACATCAAGTGATCTGTACGAGCCAGTTACAAAAACTTCCTCAGCCGCATCGTAACTATGGTCATACATATATCGAACCATTCCTACGCCTACAGATATTTCTTCTGTTAAAGAAACTCCATATCCGCCGTATAGATCGTATTCATATGACGCATCGTCACCAAAATCAACTTGACTACCCCACACGCCGACATAGAATCCTCCTTGAGAGATTTCTGTGCCACCACTTAATGCTGGGTTACCTGAGTTTTGGGATACGCCTCTCCAGAAGTAATCAGACCCAAGTCCGATTGTTGTGGACATTTCCACTGCGTTGGCGGATACTGAACCGAATAACAATCCAAATAGCACAACAAGTTTTGTTGAGATTTTCATAAGTTTTCTCCTTAGTTTCTCTCGCCGATGTCAAAAGTTTGTCACAATTTTTACCGACATACTATATATCTCAATTGTTTTTCCATTTTACCTCAATTATTCGTTAATCGGGGGGCGTTTCTTGGAATGTATCCTTATTGATCAACATAAAGTTTGGTTCTGGATTTCCCCATCGATCAAAGATGATGATTTTCCTTTCATGTAAAGACTGCAAAGTCCATTCTGCCCCTCTATGTAGTCCAGTTCTGTATGATGTGTAGGCAACTCCTATGATTACACAGGTTACTCCCAAGAATAATTCCATTACTTTTCCTCAATAGGTTCTTCCGTAAATTCAGCATCAGATACTCCTTCAGAATCCTCTGGAGTAACATAGGTAGAGTTATAGTCATCACGGACTTTATCCTCTACAGCCTGTCGTTTATTTCCAGAGAATAACTCTGCAATTTGTTCATCAGTAAATCCAGCATCATGTAGTGCCTGAAGTCCTTTTATCTGGTCTCTGATACGTTTTTTAGAAAAGAATAGTTCATTTCTATTTTTTCGTAGGGTAATTTTGCGCCTACGAGTTTCTTTGAGACTCCTTTTCGCGTTTGCGATATGTCGAGTCCGTTGAGCAGCACTCATTCGTTTCATTATTGACCCCCTTCTACACTAGAATCCAATTCATCAAAAGAACTAGACGCAAGCAGTTCTGCACTACCCTGGCCACTGTTTAGTGCCATGCTCAATCGGGCATCATTATACTTAAGAAGAACATATACACGATATCGTGGGCCTTCTTGTATAATCTCAGTCTTATCTACAGTATAACCCGATACGACTGTATCTGCAATTAAGTTCTTAGATGTTCTCTCAATATTTGTAAGAAGATTGACATTCTCTGCAGAATTACCTACACTAGACAAATAAGATTTTGTCTGTGACCGCAATTTGCCATTCAGACGATCCGCAAGAGTTCTCTTTGCGTTCATTATTGCAATATCAACTGACATCTGCAAATCAGGAGAAGTTGCAGAACCAGAAGAGTATACTGAAACTTCATCTTTGGGTAAATCAACATACCAACTAGGGATACTCTTCATTACCGATTTAGTAGACTTGACTGCCTGTTTGTAGTTTGCCTTTGCAACCTTCGCGGAGTTACTAGCACAACCGCCAAGTACAAAGAGTGATACAGCCGCCGCTGCAAGAATTTCGCGTTTCATCATTATATTTCCTCAAGTTTATTAATGATTCTGTCTTTCAGACCAGTCTCAACAAACCTATCTCTAGTTGCTTGAACCAAATCTGACCCTATGTTTGGATAATACGCCGATACGATCATACCCAGAACAAATCCGATTAATAATTTTTTCATAATTACCTACAAAAATACACTCCATTGTGGTTTTTTCGACATGACATTCTACCACTGTTATTATAATTTACAGCAATAGATTGTGTGTTCTTACACATCATGTCGGAGTTAGATGTTATAAATTCAAGAGATTTCTCTCTCATGACTTGTTCTTTCGCTTTATGGAGTGCTCGACTACACGCATCCTCTTCTGACATATCAGTATTAAATGCGTATTTACCATCAGCCCAGTGCCATTCTTCATTTAACTTTATCTTTGCAGATATATGACACATTCTAAGATCGTCTATATACGGTGTAACCGACTTCTTAACCATAGACACAGACTGTATTCTATTTTCATAGAATGTCTTGACATTATTCTCGTAGTCACAGTAAGGTTCTTGCGAGTGTGCGATGACAGGCACCAGAAGTGCTGTTAGGATTATTTTTTTCATGTTACACATGATACTAAATTTAGACCAATATGTCAAGTACTTTTTGTCGGAATGGTTTTTGGTGAGTGCGGATGTCCGTAGTATAGACGTTAAATCTATACTTTCGTATCCTATCGGACATCATATAGACTGGATTAACCGGCGGAACTATCATCTATCTTAGAATGTTTGAGTTCGGTTGATAATTGATGTAGATCATCAATCGCAAAATTGACATTGGAGGCCTCTTTACCTTTCGCGAGTAAATCTTTAATTTGTTGGGCCTTACTGGCAACCGCATCAAGTTTAGCACAGAATTGTTCCATATCTCGTTCCATATTATACCCTCAACTGTATATTATTTTTTCTGATAATAGATAGTAACATCATAAGAACTCGCATTCTTCTTTCGTCAGACAATTCCACAACAGCAGTTTGTTGCGTTAAGAGTCTTCTCAGAGTCACAATATCATCATCACTCGGCATTTTTGTTCTTCTTGAGTTGTTCTACAACTCTATTCCAGTACTCGTTTGCCCAAGTACCCTCTTTACTCTTCATTGCAAGACGCAATGCAGCACCAATTCTTCTATTATATAGGGATTCTGACATTATTTCTTCCCCAAATGATCATATAGATTCTTGACAGAACCTATCATCTCAGTCTCTTGTTTGAGTATTTCAGAAGTACTGAACCTCACTTCTTCCAATGCAACCATGGCCCTCAAGAGATCATGGTTTCTCTTTATATCATCAATCAATTTTCTTGATTTCTCAAGATTTGCTATCCGGCTCATGAACCTCTCCAATTACTTCAACCGACTCATTAGATTCCACTGTATTCGGATCATGTGCAATCTTAGCAGTATAATCCAAACCATCATCCCTACCCTTTTCTTTCTCAAGTAGTTCTATTTTCTTCTGTTGTAACCAGAGGAGTTTCAACAGATCTTCTTTACTCATTTCCATATTACCGTATACCATATCAAATAAACGAGGATTTGTCAATTATTTATGTGTTTTTTTATAAATAGTGTGACGTATGTAATGGAAGAGACATAATGGAAGCATTTTTAATATTTGCAAAAGATGTGGGTATACCTATCGCCGGGGCTCTGGTGATGGGTGTCTTTATCATGTTAGTACTGAAACAATTGATGGACGGAATTATTTCTACTTTGGGAACTCTGACTAGTTTTGCGGAATCGCTTGAGAATAGAGCGAGAGTGATGAGTAATGAAATATTGAAGATTGATTTATTAGTAAGTAGCGCACTAGAATTAAAACCAGACATAGACAGAGTTGCTAGGGCAGAAAATTTCATAGAGGATGAGAAACTCGACGTAAGGAGAGATTAACATTTTTTAGGAGGTAAGAGTCGTGAGCGATTTACTTAAATGTCACGATTGTAAGTTCAAGGGAACTGTCTTAGAAATGGCCTTTATATGGAATAAAACACTTTGTTCTAAATGTGCAACAAAGAGGTTGATGATTAGTGGTGGTGATAGAAGATTTAGATAACGGATAGATTTATGGATATGAAGATGTTGTCTACTGCTGTATCTGATTTTGGGTTTCCCATAATCATGGCAGTAGGAATGGGTTATTTTGTTTACTATGTGTGGTGGTTTATCAATAATAAGATAAACGTCTCACTAGGAACAATGCATAAGGCATTGATTAGGGTTATTGATCAAACTAGAATGATGGATCAAGACCTTATTCGATTACAACAAAAGGTAAATGTAGTCTTAGAGTATCGTGAGAAAGAAGCGATAATCAGAGATCAAAAAGAAAAAAGAGCCTTAGAATTATTAGAAAAAGATACTGAATAATTTTTAGGGGAGAGAGGAGTTTGGTATGGATACTGCAATATCCAAGGTAGTATTAGTTTTAATTGTCGGATTTCTGACAATGCCTATTTCTGTGGAAGTACACGGAGACGAAATTGTACATCAATTTAAGTCTCCATCGTTCTCTGGGAGAGGAACTGGTTCACACTATCTTACGATAGAGAACCAACAGTTTAGTAGAAAACAAGATATAGAAGAATCTCTAGAGTCGGCCCAAAGGTCAGCTGAGAGAGAAGCAGACAATACTACCCTCGCTAAGTTTATAAGGAACTTGGAGAGTAGAATCTACGCACAATTATCCAAACAATTAGTGGATAATATGTTTAACAACGAAGAAGGTGCTAGGTTTGGATCATTCGCACTAGAAGGTAATATGGTCACTTACGAAGTGGTTACTAGTGAGGATGGAAGCGAAGTCATTAGAATGACAATTGTAGACGATGATGGGACAGAAACTGTTATAGAAATACCTATAGGCACCGGAGGTTTCTAATGAAGATAGCGGCATTGCTCATAATGTCCATTCTTCTGATGGGATGTTCTAGTCTTCCTCTTTTTACCAAAGAGGGATTGGGGTGTAAGTTGGCCCCCTTCAAGAATCAGGAAGGGGAATGGCGAAAGATGGATTTTCTGGAGTGCGTGGAGGAACCGGAAGTTGTTAAACTTCCTAGTTATCAGAAGCTTCTGAACTTGCCTCCAGCAGAGAAAATGCCTATTGTCGCAGTATATAACTTCGCAGACAAGACAGGGCAAAGAAAGAGACAGGATAATGTCGCATCTTTCTCGACAGCGGTTACTCAGGGCGCAACAGAGATGTTAATAGATGCGCTCAAGACTGCAGGGAAAGGTAGATGGTTTCGGGTTGTAGAGAGAAATGGTATAGATCATCTGGTGAGAGAAAGACAGATAATACTCTCTACAAGAAAGAAACATCAGTCAGAAGATAGTCCGAAGGCAAATATACAACCATTACTATTTGCTGGAATGATAATAGAAGGAGGTATTATAGGCTACGATACCAACATAGAAACTGGGGGTAAGGGAGCAAGATACTTAGGAATAGGATTTACGAGACAATACAGGAGAGACTCTGTAGTGATAAGTCTAAGGGCAGTTAGCACACTCACAGGAGAGGTATTGTTGAACGTACAAAGTCGAAAGACTATACTATCAGTAGGTGGAGGCGTTGATGTGTTCAAATTTATAGACATGGACACCAAACTGGTAGAGTTGGAAGATGGTGTATCAGAAAATGAGAGTGTTACCTATGCGACAAGAACCGCAATAGAAGCAGCAGTCTTAGAGATGATATATCAAGGTAACGACAGGGGATTTTGGAAGATAGAGGGCAGAACTCCATCTTCTGAATACGACAGAGAGGAAGAAAGCAATGCTTAATAAATTTAACAAAATGTTATTTTTTGTTATGGCTATATTATTGCCGTCGAGTGTGTTCGGCGCAGCAGCGACAGATAACGAAATCTGGATACAACAATCAGGTAATACATTTATTGCTACGTTTGACCAGTTTGGTTACGGAAACAAAGTCGGGGGTACATTGTCTAGTGGAGTAGTCGCAACAGATATGTTGATTACCGCTACCACATTGACGATGAATATAGACCAAGTTGGTAACAACAACGACTTATTCGGGCCAATTATCCTAGATACGTCTACGATAGACCTTAAGTGGACAGGTAACACCAACACTTGGGACTGGAATATCGGAGCAGGCAGCAACGATGCGGATGATATGGATATGGATGTCGATATTACATCAAGTAATAGTGACATGGACTTAGATATAGCAGGATCATCAGCAGCAAATAACCTAAATTTCGATTTAGACATCACTGGTGGTGATGATAATGATTTTGATGTAGATATAAACTCAGCTAACGCCACATGGGATTGGGATGTTATTGGCGGAAATAACGATTTCACATCAGTCCAATCAGATTCTACTGGTCATTACATGAAGGTTAACTGGACGGGAACTGGAGGAACTGGTAGTTTTACTCAGTCTTCTGGAACCTGTAGTGGAATCGCATCATGTAAGGGTTACATTGATCTACAACTGAACTCAAATAGCGCAAATGTTACGATTGTTCAAAAAGATACTGGCGACTAGCGGTATTCTTTGTTGTTTTGGATTCACTATTGGCGACATAACAGAATTTACAGGCGAAACATCTATAAGTAGATCTGCCTCTGACTTATCGGTATCTTCCGGTCTGGATATTCTGTTGAATGATGTTGCCGTGACTAATAATGGGCGTATGGCTATCACCTTCCTCGATGAGTCAAATTTGCGTCTTACAGAACATAGTGAAGTGGTCATAGATTCTGTCATCTATGACCCCAATCCAGACAAGTCTAAAATGGTTCTCAACTTTGCACAGGGAACCGCGAGGTTTGCCTCTGGTAAACTTGCGTTGATGAATAAGTCCAATATACGAATCAATACTCCGGTTGCCACTATCGGTATCAGGGGAACTGACTTCACTACTACTATCGATGAACTAGGACGATCTCTTATTATTCTACTACCAGACGCAACTGGAGCAGCCTCAGGTGAAATAACAGTCACTAACGAGGCAGGAACCGTAGTCCTAGACGAGGCATTTGAAGCAACATCAGTGTCTACTATATCCAGTCCGCCCGTACAACCAGTAAAAGTAGAAAATATCACAGTCTCCCAGATAGACAATATGTTTATCGTATCACCTCCAGATGAAATAGAACAAGCTATAGATGAAGAACAATCTGATAGTTCTGATTCTAATATACTTGATGTAGACTTCCTAGAGTTTAATGAGTTGGAAAGAGACTACTTCAAGGACATAGGCGAAACTCTGGACGAATACAGCGAACTAGACATAGATCTTCTCAATGTAGACTTCTTACAAGACTTATTGTTGGTGCTGGATATACGAGATCCCCTAAGTCTTAAGAAGAAAACTGGTAGGGTAAACATAGAGGGAACAATGTTAGGTTATGACCCACAAACGCAGTATAATACTATCATAGATAAAGCAGCAGGGACTGTATGGTTTTATCGTCAAGTTACTGGTGTCATTAGTTTGAAATTTGAATCAGATGCTAATTTTGATATATATACCTATACAGACGAAAGACCTTCTATTATAAAACTTGGGGATGGCGGAAACAGTATCACCATTCGTCAACAGGGGGGATAATGGCATTCCATTACAAGATTACTAAAGATCGTATAGGTACTATTCTAGGAACTCTACTGATATTCTCATTTCTCATGTGTATCACATTAAAATCATATGGGGATAATAAAATAGATATTACTCAGAGTGGAACTAATCTTACATTTGATGTGGATCAGATTGGTTCAAATAATGAAATCAAGATGTTCTCAGGATCTTCATACTTTACTGGAGCTAACTGGAATGTACATTTCCATCAACAAAATGTGGGTTCACAGAACACTATAAATATTAATGAGATAACAGGAAGCAGCAACACACTAAGACACGGACAAGGAGCGTCTCTGACTGATAAAAATGATACTTCATTTACATATGATGGTGTTGGAAGTGGAGGGCATACCGCGAGATATGAGATATACGGCAATAATAACGATGTCGTAGGTTATCAAGAGAGTAATGGCAGCGGTTCTCATACATATCATCTCCATATGGCTGGTAGTGGAAACGACATATGGACATCTCAAAAAGATGACAGTAACAAGACTCTCAATTTGACAGTATATAACTCAGATAATACCGCGAGTATTGATCAATTAGGAAATGCATCGCATACTGCGAATGTAACACTGGACGGTACTTATGGTACTAACTTCTCTTTATCACAACAAGGCACAACTGCACAATCATATACGATCTCTCAGTTATGTCAAAATGCAGCAGGATGTAGTATTAGCGTAACACAGCAATGAAATTATACCATATTGGAATTACTTTTTTATTATGTATACTGGTTAAAGTTCTCAATCCATACATCTTAGAAGCAACACAACTAAACTACTTTGACTTACTCCAGAGAAACCATGAAGAGAATAAGTCAGAACAAATTATTCTATTAGACATAGATGAGAAATCTATAAAGAAGAATGGTAGATGGCCATGGGATCGTGATGTCCTTGCAAAAGAAATCAACAAACTACCAGACAATACTCTCATCGCACTCAATGTACTTCTCTCAGAACGAGGAAGAGGAAACTCTGATATATTCCTCGCAGAGGCATTTGTAAGGAAACCGATAGTCGTTGCGACACAGGTTATTGATGATTATGAATTCGAACCACAAATGCATATCGGGACAACTACACTAGGCCCCAGAGATGCAATAGATTTCGTTAAAGATTACAAAGGGATTCTTACCCCTATTCCGGAACTTGCACAATTCATTAATGGATTTGGTGCGTTAACTGCAGAACCATCTATTGATGGTGTAGTGAGAGAGGTTCCAATCATTGTCGGAGCTCATGGAGAGATATTTCCATCATTTGCATTAGAAACTATAAGAGTAGCAGTGGGAGATATTTCTTTCCAGATAAAGACAACGGAAACAGGAATAGAATGGGTGAGAATTCCTGCCTATAAACCCATCACCACATCAGACAACGGTGCGGTGTATAACTCCTACTGGAATAAGTTTCAGAGGGCATCTATATCGGATCTGGGAAATCTATGGATACCAGAAGGTAGTATTGTTATTATAGGGCCGACATTCGCTGGTTCTAATATTATTAGTACTCCAGTGGGTGGAATGTTCCCTCATGAGGTACAAGCGAACCTCATAGAGACGATTGTAAAGAACACTGTCATTACTAGACCAGACTATTTCGCGTTCTTAGAACTGCTTACAATGGTTCTATTGGGAGGTTTATTTGTCCTTCTATTGCGTAAAACTCCTATGTGGTTGAGTGGTATGGTGTTCCTTTTATTGTCTACTGGATCCGTAATAGGTTCTGGGTATCTATTCAATGCCCACTATATGTTATTCAGTCCAGTGATGATACTCTTAGGAGGAATACTAATATTTGGTCATACTGCGTTTATTGAATTCTATCGTCAGTTTAAGTTGCGTCAACAAATTAAGAAACAATTTGAGACATACCTTGACCCAAGACAAGTTGCACTTTTACAGAAGAATCCAGAGTTGCTTAAACTGGGAGGGGAGAGAAAGGAGATGACTTTCCTCTTTATGGATATATGTGGATTTACGCCCATATCTGAACATTATAAAAACAATGATGACCCCGAAGGATTAGTGGAGTTGGTCAACGAATTTCTAAATAAAATGTCCAACATTATCCTAGACAACGGTGGAACGATAGATAAATATATGGGAGACTGTATAATGGCCTTTTGGAATGCGCCATTGCCGTGTGAGAACCATGCGGAACTTGCAGTCAAATCATCAATAGAAATAGAAAAAGAAGTAAATGAACTTAAAAGAATCTACAAAGAGCGCAATTTGCCTGACATTAGTGTTGGTACTGGTATTAACTCCGGTGATTGTATTGTCGGTAACATGGGCAGTGAATCCAGATTTGACTATTCGGTTATTGGAGATGCAGTCAACCTCGCCGCACGGCTTGAGTCCACTGCCGCTCGGGGGGATTATATAGATTATAAAACTATAGTGTCTGAATACACAGTTTCGCAACTACCAGATACTTACAATAAGAAATCTATAGGCACAATAAAGGTTAAAGGCAAAGAAGAACCAATCAGAATCTATTCAGTATCTTGATTGAGTCTCTTTGCAAAGTCCATCAGTTTTTCATTTTCTATCATATCAATGATTTCTTTGGTCAGTTTTATCTCTGACATAATTATAGATAGTCGTAAATTCAGTTTGGATAATTGTTCATTATAATAAATAAGTTCTTTATCTTTCCGTTTTTCTGCATTAAATTCTGAGATGCGAATTATCTTAGATTTTTTTTGCATTTAATACTCCTATTTCTTGTACTAAAGTAATTTATAATTATAAATATTTCGAAACACACCTAGACCAACTAATTCGGAGAGAGGATTACATGGGCAACACATTCAGTTCAAGAAACACACTCAAAACAAAACTACTTGCTGCGATTAACGCAGCAAATACTGCAGATAAAATTGTCAAGTTATCTAGATCAATAGAAAAGGCAAATCTTGACGATGATGCAGACTTAGAGACTGCATTAGATACGAAAGTATCTTCACTTGCAGGCTCGGCAGAACCAGAAGATTTAGAAAAACTTGCATTCGGAGTTAAGAAACTCAGAACACCAGAAGGTGCTGGCGTTCCTACATCTACTATGGTTGCAGAAGGTTCTAGTAACCTTTATGTCACTCAGGATAGAGTCAGAGGTTCATTCAGTGCATCTGGAGACTTATCATATAATTCCGGAACTGGAGTCTTATCTTACACAGCACTACCGGATGCATTAACGGTTTACGCAACAGTCGCAGATCTTCCATCAAGTGGAGTTGCTGCTGGCGCAAAGGGAATAGTAGAAGAAAACAAAAGACTTTATGTCTTTACTGGTGCATCGTGGGTTGGCGTAGGTCTGGTTGATCAGAAACCAAGTTTTGATTCAAATCCAGATGGATCTTATGCATTATCAACTGGCGAGGCGACAGTCATTACATTGTCCGCTACTGATCCACAAGGAGATCCTATCACATATAGTCACCAAGTAACTGCAGGGGCTTTAGGTGGTTCTTCTGTCGCACAATCAGATAATGTCTTCACAATTACAGGAAGTTCAGATCCGGCAGATACCGCGCCATTTTCAATAACATTTAGTGCATCAGATGGAACTAATGTATCTACAACTACTCCTTCAGAGTTTACGATCAGCTTTGCTCCAGATTTCTCTGGACATTCTGCGGAAAGTGCTATCAACGGTTCTTACTATTTTTGGGATGATGCGGAAGGAGTTTCCAGTTTTGATGAATATGACGCAATAGTAGATAAAAATAATTCTGGTAAAGCAATTAGAGCAGTGATAATTAAACCCCGTACTCAGCCCAATAATGGAATAGATGTAAATCTGGGAACAGTTGCCACATTAAAGGGATTTGTCACTTTAAGTAACTGGACTAGTCCTGCAAACAATGGTTCTAATGCATTTGGTGGGCTGGATTGGATACAAGTTTTTAATGTAGATACAAATCAGTGGGAAACTGTTGCAAAAAATAGCAATGTCAGCAATGTAAAATATGGAGCACCAAGTCTTTTCACTGCTGGTCATAGTACAACAAATAATGATCCCGCTTGGGCATACGGCGAGACGGGAGTAAGGATTAGTAAAATACGAATTCGTGCGAGAGAAAAACACAGCAGTTCGACCATTCCATCAAACACATATGCACAATGTCCAAGAGCAATATTCCCGATATTCGGATAATTTAAATAGGAAACAATAATGCCTAATACTAATTTAGAAAACTCAAAGACTAACATGAAGACTCGTATTAGAAACCGAGTCCAAGCTGGTCAAACACCAAGAGATCTAGGTAGACTTGCGAAGTCTGCGAGGTTCGTTGGTCTTTTAGATGATGCTGAAGTAGAAACAGATATCGACACTCAAATGAGCGCAGCGATTCCTGCCGCGACTGTAGATGATCTCGTAGAGATGTCAGAAGGAATTAAAGAACTCAGAGGTAGTTCTGCAGATATGGGTCAGGTTGCAACAACAGATAACTTGACAGAAGGTGGCAATAAGTTTCTCAAAGCAGCGAATGTACAACCACAAATAAGTGTCGCTGGTGATTTATCGTATGACAGTGGTGTTGTTTCATACACTGCTCCTACTGCAGCGGCACTTCAAGTAGTTGCAACAGTCGGAGATTTACCACTAGACGCAACTGCAGGGACACAAGCAGTCGTTACTGCGAACAATAACTTATATATTAGAACCGCTGATGGTTGGTATGCAGTCGCACTGATTAACACCGCACCAACAGTATCTGGAAACGATGCATCATACACTCTTGCAACTGATGAAACTCCTACAGTTATTACATTGACTGCTACGGATCCAGAGAACGATCCAGTAACATTCTCACATTCAGTATCTAGTGGAGATCTTAATGGAACCACAGTCACACAAAATGACAATGTGTTCACTGTGACACCACACAATGCTAATCCGGCGACATTCGATTTAACATTCTCTGCAGATGACACCGTGAATGTTGCGACAACGAGTGCATCAAGTTTTTCGTTAAATTTTGCTCCAGATTTTTCTGGTCATTACTTGGAATACGGCCAATACAGTTCTTACTATCATTGGACTGCTGCAGAAGGAATTTCCAGTTTTGATGAGTGGGGGGCATTGACCTACTCCGAAAAAGAGAATCACATCAAAGCAATTAGATATATGGTATATAATCCTAGAGTCAATTCTGGCGTAATAGTGAATTTGGGAACAACTGCGACATTATTGGGATTTGTTACTGGTATGCAGTGGACTCCGGGCGGCGGTGGAGGTACTCCCTACGGAGGGACTAACCGGACATCAGTTTTTAATGTAGATACCAATCAATGGGAAGTAATTACACTTTATCCGACTTACGAGGGTTACAAATACGGAGCTCCAAGTCTTTTCACTGCTGGTCATACATTAAATACTAATTTAATGCCTCAATGGGCATATGGAGATACGGGCGTAAGAATTAATAAATTCAAATTCGAACTGTACGGCACTGGGCCCGATTACCGAGGGCCAGCGAGATATAACAGTTCAATATTTCCAATTTTTGCTGGTGGTTAATAATACAAATAGGAAACAATAATGCCTAATACTAATTTAGAAAACGCTAAAACTAATATGAAGTCTCGGATTCGAAACCGAGCAGCAATTAGTACAACTCCAAGAGATCTAGGAAGACTCGCTAAGTCTGCTAGATTTGTTGGTCTTATAGATGATTCAGAAGTAGAAACAGAACTGGACACTCAAATGGCCTCTGCAATTCCTGCAGCGTCCATAGATGATCTAGTATCACTCTCTGAAGGAATTAATGAATTAAGAGACAGAAGACCAGCATTGGGAGGAATGACTTCTACAGATCAAATGGTAGAGGGTTCTAGAAAATTTCTAAACGCAAATAGTGTTCAACCGGCAATAAGTGTCACCGGAGACTTATCATATGATAATGGTGTAGTTTCTTATACTACCCCGACATCAGCCGCACTACAAGTTGTTGCAACAGTGGGTGATTTGCCTGCTGGAGCAAGTGCCGGGGATCAGGCAGTTGTTCAATCCAATAATAAATTATATATCAAAACTGCAGAGGGATGGTACGCTGTTGCATTAATTAACACTGCACCAACAGTATCAGGAAACGATGCGGCATATACTTTAGCGACTGATGGGACACCTACAGTCATCACACTGACCGCTACGGATCCAGAGAATGATCCTGTATCATTCTCACATTCAGTGACCAACGGAGCATTGAATGGAACCACAGTCACACAAAACGATAATGTGTTTACAATTACTCCACACGGAGTTCTTCCTGCGACATTCGAATTAACATTTTCGGCAAATGACTCAGTGAATGTCGCAACTGCAGTTTCAAGTTTCACATTAGCATTTGCGGTAGACTGGTCAAGTCCAACACATTCTGGAACCGTTACGAGTACTAGCACTGAAAGTAATTCTCATGCGTTCGGATATAGTATGGCGTCAGATGATAATTATATAGTAGTGGGTGCATATGGTCATTATCAGGGGGGATATTCCTATAGAGGAAGAGTCTATGTATATGATCATTCCGGAACTCTCTTATATGAAATAGATAATCCTATGGGTATGAATGCGACAGGAAGGGGAGACCAAGGTGGCATTTCTTTCGCATGGGATGTTGCAGTCGGTGGAGGAAAAATCGCAGTCGCCGCAAGATTTTTAGATAATGGAGGTCATAGTGGAGACGGTGCAGTATTCACATTCAACGCATCAGATGGGTCTTGGGGTGATGGTAAAATCGCTGGGTGGAACAATCCAAACGATAACAGATATGCACAGTGCGTAGAAGTGACTTCTGATGGTAACTATTTTATTATCGGACATACTGGTCAGACTAATGATGTTCCCGTTGCTGGAGGTTCTGGGATGGTTTCAATACACGATACCACTACTGTCCCAGTTTCAGCAATTCACTGTCCGAATGGAGACATACAGTTCGGAAGTTCTCTAGCATTGAGTGATGATAACAATACTTTGTTTATAGGTCAGGGGCCTTATAATACATTCAGAGGGATTATTTGGGAATATGATATCACAGACAAGACATCACCGTCATACACTAGATCATACGATCCTACATCAGTAGCTGGAGTTACTTCAACTGCTTATGGACAATTCGCATACTATCCTGGCAGTATTAAAGTCAAAGGAAGCACTCTAATAGGTGGAGGATTTTCTTATGAAGAAGGTGGTGTAGGTCAAGTAGGGATTGCTGTTGTATGGGATACTTCAACCGGAAACTTAGTAACCCGACTGGTGCCTCCTACACCATATGAATACGGAGAGAGATTCGGATGGTCAGTAGGAATTTCTAATGATCAACAATTCTTCTTTGTGGGAGCCACGCAAAAGTCTCAAGGTGCGAACGGCGAACCAAGGAAAGGTGTCGTTTATGTTTACGATAGATCCGGAACCTTGGTCAATACAATAGAGAACCCTACCCCAAGTCAGTATCTACCAAATGAGTGGAATCCAGCGTGGGGCGGGGGTTTTGGGTCTTCTATAGAAGTAACAGATACCACTATCGCTATTGGAGCACAGGAAGATAACAACGGTATAAGCAGCTCCGCTGGTAAAGTTTACTTCTTCGCGGATTAATTTAAATAGGAAATCAAGATGTCAGATACAAATTTAGATCCTTCAATAATCTCAGTAACCAATAGAGCGGTAGCAGTTGCCTCTACTGCAAATCCGAGAGAGTTATTGAATATATCTAGGATTGGCCCTAGTCTGGAACAAACCGAAAATGCCAACTTAGAAATAACTCTCAACGCGAGAGCACAAGATCTCGCACCGACTGCGACTGCAAATGAGTTGCGAAGTTTGGGTATGGCAATCGGTAACTTACTAGAACCTCAGAGCACAGATCTTTTGATGGATTGGAGAGAAGGTTTTGTGCCAGATCAAAGATTCGCGGACGGTAAATTTCTAAGAACTTCTGGAAGTCATCAAAAGAGTTGGGGTGGAGTCACAACAACCACACTGGACGAATTAGAACTAACCTCTGTCGCTACTGGGGAATCACTGGTATATAATAGTGTCAGTGGAAAATTTGAGAACTCAACAAATACATTTACAATCACAGTATATGCAGCAGAAGCAGATTTGCCGGGATCTCCGATAACGGGAAGTCTTGCATATGTAACTGCAACTTCTGAAGTCTATTATTTTAACGGAAGTCTCTGGACAATTGTTCAAGATGTCTTCTCTGGTATCTACAGAGGAAATTGGCAATCTGCTGTCCATAGCAACTTCAGCATCTCCAATAGCTTTGATCCATTCAATTCATCAGGAACAGTGTTGATGGTTGATGGAACACAATCAACTGGTGGAACGACTGTTGGTGGAGACGTTGATACAACCTCTAGATGGGCTTCTAATGTCCATAGCAACTTCAGCATCTCCAATAGCTTTGATCCATTCAATTCATCAGGAACAGTGTTGATGGTTGATGGAACACAATCAACTGGTGGAACGACTGTTGGTGGAGACGTTGATACAACCTCTAGATGGGCTTCTAATGTCCATAGCAACTTCAGCATCTCCAATAGCTTTGATCCATTCAATTCATCAGGAACAGTGTTGATGGTTGATGGAA